TTTAATGCAGGCAACACAGATAAATGATTATATTATTGAAAATCGGGAGGACGTTGTAAAAGAAACATTGGTTCGTAAAATAGCAAAGGATAATGTAAGTAGTTCTTAATTACGTCATGCCGAATTCAGGAATGGTGTAGCGACCGTGATGTTTTTCGTATTTCGCAATGACCCGCGGATTTTCTTTCCCAGACATAACGTCTTCGGTATTATAAACATTATTTTTATCGTCGATGTAGTAAACGATACCACATATATCGTGAGCGGTCACATCAACCTTTCGTTTCATTTGTTCTAGCGATCCAGATTGACACATCAATCCGTGAGGTGTACCCTTTACGTGTGTTCCGCAATATTCGTGTTCTTCCATTCGTCGTCGTGTACACTGTTCACCACTTGCGCGTTTTGCATTGCAACGGTTTAATACAGGCACCGCGTTTTTAATGCGTTTACGTTTACAAACATCGTCCTTTTCAAATACTAGGCGTTCGTAATCATATACGAACCCAACCAACTCGCCGCTTTTTTCTAGTTCACTAAATTTTAGTTGATTAATCTTATCACGGATTTCATTTTTAAACTCCGTGATATATGTTTCAAATTTTACGTTCAAACGCTTTTCCATTCTTATATAAGTGTGCTCAAATATGCTCTTATATAATCTGTCTACGATATTTCAATTTTATGAAAAGTTCTGCTAGTCCGATTTCTCTTTAACTGATGTAGGTGCGACATCTGGACCTGGCACTTCTGTTTCGTCTGTTTCTTTTACCGGCATGTTCAATTCGTCTAACTTATGTTGAATAACCCGTATCTCTTTTAGAATACGGGTGATAAGTATATTGCTATTCTCATCGGACTCTATTGAAGCGGACGAGTTCAAAGGGGACGGAGGTTTTATTTCATACAGATAAAATATATACAGTATGCCGATTAGGAAATATTCATTGTAATATTCCTGACATTTTAGAAAGATGGCGCTATTATTCGCACGCGAACTATGTTTATCCGGGTGACACTTTAATACAATGATTTTATAGCATTTCTTGATATATGCTTTTATAACAGCTTCATTTTCGCTAACCGGTGTATCATCATCCGGATTAGGCGTATCACTTACGGGTTTCGGCGTCTCTTCCAACGGAGGAGCAGGATCATCGGCGGGTTTATTTGGATCAGTCGGAGCAGGGGGCGCTTCCGCCGGTCGTTTATTTACAGATATTTCCCTTGCAACAAATGCAAAAAACTCGTCGGCATTCATAAATGCCTTGAAACTATCGTCCGGTTTATATTTATTACCTTTATGCGTGTAGTTGTCTAGTATATTCTCATAGTGGTCCATAATTTGAAATATTTTGTAAAAGATGTTAACTGAACCCGCCATATTTGATATAACATATCGCTACACATTTATTATCAAGGAAGTATATTGGCCACCATATAAAATAATTATCAATCCCAACTTGCGGGACGTTGTTTTTTTCCACCATCGTACAATACTGCAAAATTCTCCGATACTAACCATTGATTGACGTGAACCTCGCCAATATATACATCTGCCAAGATGCGCCCATACTTTTCATTGGCAACGTTACGTAATTCTACCACTTTTCCGTAAATGAGCTCTTGTAGAGCGTCCCGTGTATTCTTGGCAAGATCACGCTCTGCGGCGCTTTTGCCTTTTATCTCGGGGGTGTCAATGCCATCAAGTCTTACCGAGAACCGATAAATCGGTCCATCTGTGTTTGGGAATTTTGCTGCAATCGTTATAGTGTCACCATCATATACTTTAATTACCTTACCATATTTGATTGGGAACGTAAACACTGTGGTATCCTTGTATTCAATCGTATCTAAATAATCGTGTTCGGCCATATTATGATATAGTCTATTATTGGATATATTGAGCGATGGTTTGTACGTACAGCAACAACAATGTTGTGTGTTCCCCATTTTGATATACAATGACGTAATGTATATCAAATCAATTTTACTAGACCCTACGCATGGACTACAATTCGTTTGGCGTGAGATTGTCCGTGATTGTATTTCTTAACCGATTTATTTGCTAAAACGAATGCTTTTTGTCTATGATTACAGCCTTTATCCAAAATATTATAGTCAACCGCCGCGGATTTTCCGCCAGTAATAGAACTAGCCAATCTAGCAAGTCCCCAAGATTGAGGTGTTTGATTTGGTCTAGAACCAGAAGAATAATAGGCACCCATGCCTCGCTTGACTATCTTATTCAGTGCATTCACTGAACAACCCGTTTGTGTAGATAATTTTTTATTTGGAGTAATGTTATTGACCTTGTACGTTTTACGAGCATTTACGATATGTTTGGAAACCTTGCTTTCAAATGAGGGCAATCCCTTTCGTGTGTAATATTTGCCGCGTTGGTACATTTTCTTTGATTTATTCAACATGCTTACCTGTTTATGTTTATCTTTTCCCGATAACATTTTGGGTACATATCTAATAGGCACTTTTACCGTTTTCATTTATAGTTTATATATATAAAAAAACATTTCACACATACAATTGTTTCAACGAATAATTAGAACATACCCTGGACACTTTTATATAGTTCGATCAATTCAACGCAACTCCGCCTGATATATTCGTGTACGTGTACCGAACTAGATGGTTTCTCAAACGCAATTCGTAGAGTGCTATCATCATTGTGTGGGTGGAATTTCTTAAACCCACAGAACGTAAGGGATTTATCACCTGCATAATATTTGCTATATAGTACATATTCAAGTGATTTTCCAATTGTATAATCTTCATTTTCTAAAATTATGTCATAACAGTTTTCCATTGTGGTTTCGCTGTTTAATACAGGGATAGTCTTAGCATCAATTGAGTTAATAATATCGGTCAACTTATTTTGTAGTACAACACACGCCTTTTTCACAATGGCCTCGTTCTCATATACGCCCAATGTTTGGATCACAAAATCAAAACTATCGGGCGTGAAGTGTCGCTGAGCATCTAATATCATAAAGTTTCGCTTTTGAAAGACAATTTCGTCATTAGACAGTTGTTCAGATTTTAACGTATCCTCGCGTTCCTCCCAAGCCTTATTCGCACGAACCATATCAGGAGTATTTCCATAAGAGCATTTTGATACTACATTAAACATTCCATTTTCTTTTGCGGTGTGTACAGAAAACTCAGCAGTTAACTTAATCCGTTCACCTGGAATATTTGCCCCAATTTTCGGGCGTATTCTAGCAAAATCAATGAACATATTTGTTTTTGGGCAAGCCGGGAATAATTTACGCGTTTCTTCTACTGTAATGTAGTTTCCATTCGCCTTATTTTTTACTTTGAAATGTTCAGTGGTAACAATGATTAATGTATCTGTTTCGTTTTGAATGTCTAATTCTAGAATATAATTACCAGGCAGAGTGTCTAGATCGCCGGTGTGGATAGGAATACAACTAAGTCGTTGTTTGAGTATTTCATTATGCAAACGCGTAGTATTAATCGGAATACTACACTGTCCGTCAACACTCGTATCCGTATAGAAGACGACAGTTGGGATATCAGACAATATTGTCCTACGAATTGCATTTGCTAAACTTACATTGATGCCACTCAACGTAAACTTATATACATCGCCGTCCACCGAGATATTAGATAAGGCTGGGTTCATTGGTATAAAATATACGCTTATAATTTTATATCATTATAGTCCAGATTATCTAATTCAATTTTCTAGATTGTATCGTCTTCCAAAATATATGTATTGATAAACCCCGTCCTCTCTTCTGGCGACAATAACCCCCAGAGAAATCTAGACCTGCGCAAATGGATACGAGGCCGCACATTAGGTCTATTATGCAGATCTAATTGTTGAAGAAATTCATCTGATTTGTCAGCTAAGCTGGAATGCCTTCGTAATATTTGTGTATATTTGGGAGATAGATGAGGTAAGAACCGATGTTTTGGATTACAAAATTTTAACAAGTCTACGCACAGAATACTGCTGCTATACATAGTGTGATATGTATTGTCTAAAATGTTATAATCCGAATGAAAGCTTCTGATATCACGAAGAAGTTGCTTTGGTTGTAATTCATATGTATAGGGTATGATACATCTATGTATCAAGTAATAGGGTAAATATTTTGCTACGTTGTTCTCCATGACACTATATGATATCAAGTTATTATCATATAGTTTTTATAAACAAATATTTGTTTCCTTAATAAATTACATACCTAACATCATCATTCCAATTATCAAAAACAATAGTAATATTGGCAGTAATACCAATACCCACGCAAATGCGGTTGCCCCGCCGCGACAAATGATATTCAATAACCACGTCCAGAACAATATGTAGATGAGTTTAATGACAAAAATCATGGTTGTGTTAGAAACATCGCAACTGTATGATCCTAAACAATATATCTTTGTGTTTCCTATATTCTGCATAAACATTACGATTAATGCGATACTAGAAATTACTAAATAAACATATGCAGGTGTACATAGATTTCTTAATCCAACATAAGACATATTTAGGTGGACTATATAGTTATATTACATAATATTATTTGTAATGCTAAATTTAGACCAGTTCGCTTGGTCCGTCTACTACCGGTTGCACATTGAGATTTGTATTTACTGTACTGCTGTTATTTATAAATTTTGACATATCGGGAATTGGCAATAGATCGCCAAACGAGCTAGCCGCGTTGTAACCATCGCCACCACCAGACATCTTATATCGTTTATTTGTTTTACCCTTACGTCCGCGTTTCATTCTTCTACCTCCACCAATTAATCTAGAAGATACATTTGTATCGTCTAATCTGAAATCGGGTGATGGAGGATAGTAGGATTCCTTTGGCAAACCATCAAAGGGATTTCCCCCACTCATCTGGTGTTGAGAATTACACGCAGTACACCCCTCGCCTCCGCGCATTTCTAAACTACCAGACGAAAGGGGTGATTGTAGTTGCACTTCTTCCGCGGTCGTATTACACCCGCACCCCCCACGTGCCTGACGTCTAATGCTTCTGGCGCGACGTCGCTTTGTAGGCTTTTGTTTTTTAGTTGGCTTTCTCGCCCTATTTTTTCTACTAATTTTCGGCATGGTTATATACTAATAGTATAAAAAAACTGACTGTATTTGCAAAATGATATAATTCATTATTTATTCAATATCAACGTGAGTAAGCATATGCCGACGACAACATACATTGTGTAATCCCAATTCATCTAGGACTAAACCTTCTGGTGTTTTATCTACATTTGTTTTAGTTAAATATACTACCTTGTCTACTGACATTCCGTTGCTTGTCTTTTTCTTCCGAACCTCGGTCTGGAAATACCTATATTTATCTGCTAATACACCTCCGCAAGTAAAGCACTTAATGGGGATAATCATGATAATTGATTTAGTTATATAAAACTACTAGTTATTTTATCATCAACCGCAAACGAGATAATTCAATTTTTTACTTTGCGGAAATAAATCTTCCTAATATATAAAGAAGTATGAAACTGGTTTTATGGATACTCATTGGTATATCTCTACTATCATTGTTATTTATTCACTGCCCGTGTGAGAGTGTATTTGAGAACATGGCGATAGGGAATGCAGTTGATGTCGCAAAAGAATACGTTGACAATTTGACCGAACAGAAAACAAGAGCAGATCAAACTCTTGGCGATGCGGTAAGATTAGTTAGTGCAACCAATGACAAAATAGCAACTGCAACATTGAATAAGGCGAATGCAACTACCAGCGACGACAGATTAAAATATGAACTTGAATTAATAGAGCTTAATGTTGAATTGGCCAAACATCAGAAGGAAGTTGTCTATCTTAACAATCAAATTACACGTTTAGCGGATTTAATAACTGAACAGATCAGCGCTAAGGATAAGTTAGTGACACAATCTGAAAATACCGTTCCAGAGACAAGTACAGATCTTAATGGTGTAGCATTCGTTCCTGGACCAGGCAATACAATGATTGAACTAAAACCGACTGGCGACTTGGGTGGATCGCAAACCTATTATGAACCTGGTACATACAAGTTTGGTTCGTCCACCTATGTCCCAAGCTATGAGGATAGTGTATATTTAAGTAAAACAACTGGCATGTCAAGCGTTTCTGGATATTTAGATCCAGCTACTATGAAAGGAGGTGCTTGTTCCTACTTTAAAAACCAACCACTTAAACTAGAAGAAATGTGTAACTCAGTTGACAAGAACAACTGTGGTGCAATGTCGTGTTGTGTATTATTAGGAGGTGCAAAATGTGTAAGCGGCAATGAAACCGGTCCGTATAGTAAGACGAACTATGGCGATATAACTATAAGAGACAAGGACTATTATTATTACGCTGGTAAATGTTACGGTAACTGCAACCCGTAATAATGCGTATTTTATTTGTTTAATCATTTCGCAAATAAAATATTATAGTCATTTTGATTACTAGTAACAAAAATTGAATCAAATTAACAGATTATACTCATATGTATAATGGATCAATCATCCAATTCCAGCGTTTATTACGTAACCCATAGAAATGAGAATTGTCTATTTAACCCCGATGCTTATTATGTAAAACATAATGTAGAACACAAGGAATACTTTATGCAACAATATGTATATCAGTTAGGTATCGTAAATGTTCCAGAAATTATTGAATATAACGCTATGAGTAAAGTTATGATTATGAAGAAAATAGGTAGTAACAATTTATCAAATAATTATGGCGAGAATGCAACCGATATTCCAGATGAACTATTTGAACAAGTCGTCAGAATAGTACGGACTCTTGTATTGCATAATATTGAATATCCGGATTTAACTGGGTATAATTTTGTAGAAGATCACGACGGCAAAGTTTGGATTATTGACTTTGAACATTCAAATATTAAGTCGTCAAAATCTATTGATAATTTTAATATATTAAATATTTGTAACGGCAACAAAGAATGGAACCCAGATTTCAGATAATTATACACCTTTTAATTGAAGAAATTTAACAAATAAGATATTATTGGTTTTGCAGTGCACGTATAGACAACATCGCCCGTTACAAGAGCTTGTACCCGGCGGTCGTTTTCGTTCTCTTAGGTCCGGCAGCATTATTCGGGGAATGTATCTTGTCGTGACATTTTTCACATACTGTCAGCAAATTCGCCGGATGATTTTTGTGAATGCTACCAATAAAACCGTTTTTGTCGGCATCCTTTTGCTGTTGCAGATGGTGCGTTTCTTCGCCGATATGGTTATTGCACATCTCACATTTGCCTCGCACTTTCCGACGGTTATACACCGACGGTTCGTTTGATAACTCACCACGATTTTCAGGATAATATTTATTCCGAATAGCATAAGCGGTTTCCAAGAACTCTTCTCCAAGATGCAGTGATTTGCACACTTCCAATCCATATATACGAGGCCCAGAGCCTTGCTTCAACACACGGTTATAAACCAAACAATCTAGTTCTCGGTTATATACTACTTCCATATGTTTTAACCCCAATTTTGTCATTTCGGTCACTTCACTGTACTCAGTCACCTCGTGGAAATGCGTCGCAAATATGTAACTACAATTCTTCTTGTCTAGTTCCATTAATCCAGCGACGAAGATGCTTAGTGCGGACTCCATTTCGGTGCCTGAACATAGTTCGTCTCCCAAAACCAAACTATTCTCATCTGACATTTTCAATATTATACGCAATTCCGACATTTCAACTGCAAACGTGGATAATCCCTTGAATATATTATCATTTCCAAGAATGCGTGAGAATATGGCAGTATATGGTTTGTATAGAAATTGCGAACACGGAACAAATAAACCCGACTGTGCCATAATAACCGATATTCCGAGTGCACGTATGAAACTGGTTTTTCCCACAGCATTTGTTCCATACAATAAAAACCCATTTATGTCGTCTTCCATTCCTACCGAAACATCGTTTGCAACATACAGTTCATTTTGTTGGATATGTTCAATTAAACAATGTCGTAATCCCCCCGCATTCACATATGATTTACTGGCCGCACAATCAATAATTGGTTTACAATAATTGTACTGTCTTGCGATATATGATTTACATACAATAACATCTAACTTTGCAATATACTTAGATACCTGTTCTAGTTCAACAAACAAATCTGATACGAACCGTGCTATAATTTCCAAGTATACCTTTGCTATCGCGCTGTTCAACTCTTCTTTGCTATTTAGAATTTTACGCGAAAGCGCGATAAGCCGGTCAGACTCAATCGTAGTGATAGAACTAGACGTCTTCACAAACCTAAGGTCGGATATACTAACAACATGACTACGGTCGGCTTGATTGCCCAGCGAAACGTCACTCTCAACACCAGAATATTCGCGAAACACATTCCCATTCTGCGTAGGCGGAATTGGCGGCGATGGATATGGCAGGCAGTTTTCCTTTTTCATCATATACATTTTCAGAGCCGTCGCTCGTTTCGTAGTTATTTGTAATGACATTCCCGATTTTTCAGTCTCGTGTAGCTTAACATATTCGGTATCACTTGTTTTTTCGTTTTTCCGCATTAATTCATTCATATATTCGCGGATATGTTCAAATTCTGCGAGAGAGGAATTATACTTTAAAATAATATCGTCAATTTCAGACGAAACGCCAGAAGCGATAATGTTAGTTGGAAATACCGTCATTGAAGTTGTTGTCGCGCAAGCGTCTAGTATGAGATTGCCGTGAAGAAAGTCAGTTATTTTGGTGCATATATCATTGACATATGTAACGCTTTGCCCAATATGTTGTTTTTCAAAGAATTCCGAACATAAATACTCACATATTTCTGGGTTCTCATATAAACACATATTTATCTGTTGAATAATGTTGACACTATCATACAAATGATATAAACTGCTCGGATAGATTTTACTGGATACTAGTTGACGACAAATCTTTTCGGTATCACGCACCTTACCAAATAGCTTTCTAAACGCATCAATGTAATGGCTTTGTTCATCTGCTAATATAAGTGTAGTCATATTATATTCTATATTTAACCATTCCTCATTAAATGTGGGGTTCGTCAATTGGTATTGGAACTTACGTCGCCCCATTGGCGTACAACATTTATTTAACAATGACAGAACAGATGACACATTCCCGTATTGTTTGCTACTGGTTATGGTATCATCAATGATATTCAGTTGACTAAGTGTGTGGTTTGCCAAAATCATTCGTGTAGATGTATTATCAAATTCTGGTATAGCAATTCGTTTTATCAAATTCGGATTATGTTCTTGGATAAAATTCAGTAAGTAACAAAATGATTGTGTTGCGATTGCGTCACGTTGAAACTCTGTGCATATATTATACGTCTCTTCGTTGTAAAATGAACTGATAAGTTGTTTGATATATGTTTGTTCAGAGCATCGTTTTAATTTCTTCATCAAGACCTTGTCGTCCTTGTCATTAGTGTTTATGTGATGTAAGGAACCGGTTTTTATACCGGAGTATTGGACCACTCGTTGTAACTCGTCCCCTTGGAACGGAGATATTAATAGCAATTCGCTCGGTGAATATACCGACAAACATCTATCTAATTCGTCAAATGTAGTAGTATTCATAAAAAACGGTGTTTCATACTGAAATATAGAAGATTTTCCAGTAAAAATATTCACGACCGACATTCCATATACAAGACTTTCCCGAGTATTTGACTGTGCTGCCTTAGTTGTCTTTCCAAATGGTTTGTGTATTTCCATCCAGATACACATTATGTTATTGGTCATACATGGTAACGCATCTGTCTCACAAGAAATGATCGTGCCAGGCGAATATACTTGGTCAAACACGCGTTTAATTGTTTTACCTACTTTCTCTTGTATGAATACTGGCAACGTATATCCACAATCAACCAACTTTGTCAAATACTTATCAATAGTATAATCCCGAAAGCCGGCCATTAATATCTGTGACCCATCGTAGACAGATTTTTTTTCGGATACGTTCAGTTGGCAAATCTCTGCCATTTCCATAATAGAACTACCATATACGTCTCCGGTATCTGGTCGTTTTAATCCATACACTTCAAAAAACGCACCGACTTGCATTAATACAACCGTATTTGTTCCATATTTTGCCTTGTATTCTTTTGTTAATCTAAAATATTCATCATAAATGCCTGTATCTGATGATGATTGTGGTGCAGGCATAGGTTCCAAATCTTCTGCATCTTCTTGATTTGTACTTTCCATACAAAGGATTAAATTGATAATGTCTTGTTTTGTTTTAGTTCCAGCAATATGTGTTCGTCCAGCAGACACTCCTTGTAATGTAGATAATATATCCCGCAACTGTTGTCCAGTACATTTATCTAGGTTCGCCATGCGTTGGCGTTCAGTATCATCCTTTGGTTTATATGCAGGTGGTTGTGACGTTAACATTTGTATCCGGTGATAATATTTATATCTTTTTATTTCTATATTCATTGCAAATAATATAATTACATTATTTGTAATGAACATAGAAAATAGTGATTATAAATATGTATATGGTAAAATACTTAGTATGCATTTTATGTTCAAGTAATGTTAGATTAGTAAAGGAGTCATTATACAGTGTAATCAATCAGAGAGGTGTTGATGATTATGATATTTTTATTATAGTAAATACATTACAAGAGGAATTCTATCAAGATATATTGTATGAGTTTGGAAAACACAGTTATCCAAAATTAAAAAAAATTATAAGGACTGATTCAAATGGTTCTCCCGGAAAAGGTCATAACTCAGTATTAAAAATATATTATAGAGACCTTAAATATGAAAATTTGATTATATTAGACGGCGATGATTTTTTATTCCCATATGCGTTGGAAAGAATAAACAACATACGTGAGATTGAGAACAGTGATGTTATTTCCCTATATGGAAATACCAAAATAAGTAAACTGCCTACTATATATAATAAAGATCCGGCTGGATTAACCGACGGCACCCATACATATAACTTAGAATGTAAATATCAAGTTAGTGAATGTAAACGAATACGCAATCTATGCAATGAATATAATACCATACTTGCAACACCCGGTAGAATAATATATACGAACCGTAAATTCTTATCAAAATATAGTGAACTATACGATGAAAGAATGTATATATACGATGATTTTATGGGTACTGTATTAATGTATAAAGAAATCAATAATGATAATTATAATATTACACATTTATCGGACCCATATATCTATCTGTATAATGCGATTAACGACGAAAGTGTATCAAGGTTATCTATTAATCACGGAGAGAGTGACAATAAATACAAACAAGACTTAATCACGACACATTTAACAAAATATAATATTACTGATACAGTTATCAAACCTTACTCCAGCATTCTTAATGATACTATTTCTGTGGACGAAATGGCTCTTTTCCATAAACAAATGATATTGAAATTACATACGTTACTTCCAATAACAATGCCTATAAAACGTATATTATTTATTGATTATTCTGAATGGGATTATAATACAATTAATAAACGTGCGTTGGGTGGAACTGAGGCTGCTATTTACAGCTTATCAAAAATACTCTCGAATAATTATAATGTAAGTGTTATGACAAAAGCCACTAACAAATTTACGGTTCACGAGAATCTTCAATATTATCCATTAAATGAAGAGCTTATAACAAAAATATGTCCGGATATTGTGATATTTCAAGGTAAATGTGTATTAGACAGAACATATTTTACAAATATAAATCCTAATGTCAAATTATGGAATTGGAACCCACACGATATTACCGTTCATTTTATAACAAAGGATGTTATTAACTATCCATTTGACAAATACATTTTTGTAAGCAATTGGCAAAAAAACCGATATATACAACAGTTTAAACTTGACCATAACAAGTGTATCGTTATGCAAAATGGTATATCACCTTTAATTAAAATGAATGAACTAGCGGTTTTACCAAAAGAAAAGACATTAGTTTACTGTAGTACACCATATAGAGGTTTAATTATAGCATATCATTTATTTCAACAAGTTAAACTATATGTTCCTGACGTCAAACTTAAAATCTTTTCGTGTTTTTCTCGCGAGATCGATAAAAATAAAACAGAATATTTACCGCTTACGGATGTAAATGATGTAAGTAGTGTAGACCTGGATATATACTATAAATCATTATATCAATTATTAATCGATGACAAAAGTATTGATTTTTATGGTTCAGTACCACAACACGTATTATTCAGTCATATGAAATCATCTATGATATTGTTTTATCCAAATACATATGCGGAAACATGTTGTACGACTATTTTAGAAGCTATGGCATATAGATGTAATGTAATATCATCAGAATTAGGGGCAATACCAGAAACGTCCAATGGATTTGCTAATTTGTTTAATCCGAATATCGATGTTCTTCATGATAAAATATCAACTGATGAAATGGTTAGGCACCCCATACAGGTCCAATCAATACCTACAAGTTATCAACGTCAATTTGTGGAAAAAACAGTCGACATATTAAATAATTATAATAGTAATTACAATCAACAACTTTTATCCAGACAACAAGATTACATCAAGAATTGTACTTGGGAAAAACGCGCTGAAATCATAAAACAACATATTCCAAACGTATAAGCCATGATATGTTTTTGATCTTCTATATGAATATATATAAACTTATCGAATGAAGACCATTGTGGTTCGTGCGGAGAATATGCAATTATAAAAAAAGATTTACACGGTCATATTAGTTCTACGGAAAATCATACAACAAACGGTGTAGATGGCAAAGTTTAATTAGAGATTACAACCCCGTTATACCAGAGACGACAATGCCTGTGCAACTTCGGTTAATGCCATATTAATAAGACGGGACCCTCTTCCTGTCTGTAATGAATACCGAACGTAATACAACCGGTTTAATAGGTACGTTTGATTTGTAACCGTATTATTATCTAATGTTCTCAATCCAGATATAATTTGGTCTAAGGCATATATTAATGTTCTCGTTGGCCGTCTCATGCTTACCATATTGATTAGTGTATATAGCGAGTATATCAACCTTTTTATTGAGTTTATTTCATCGTAATTCGGCGTGGGTGTAGGTATAGGTTCAGGGTAAGGTATAGGTTCAGGGTAAGGTATAGGTGTCGGGTAAGGTATAGGTGTTGGGGTCGGTGTGGGATAAGGTATAGGTGTTGGGTAAGGTATAGGTGTTGGGTAAGGTATAGGTGTTGGGGTCGGTGTGGGATACGGCATAGGGGTGGGCTGGGGATAGATACTACTTGGAGGAGAAACATTATCTATAAATTGCCCAATAATATTGCCGGGTGGAGCAGTATTCATAGTAACGTCCACAATCTTTGTTGCAGTATTATATGAGTAACCCATTCCAAATTTTGTACTTGACTTCCAAACTAGACATGTAAAGTGTCCTGTGCTCGGGGAATAGCCTGGATTATTAAAATTATATAATTTAATCTCATCATACCAAAGGTCTATGCTTTTTTTGATTAACGTCATCATCTCATTGGGGTATCCTTGGAAATAAGCAAGGTTCTCGCCGTAACCTTCTTTCTTGCTATGTTGAAATAAACTATTTGCAACTAAAAACAATGAGTACTCTTGCGCGAACGTCATGATGGTATCGTCCCACACCATTGGAGGCGAATTATGCTTTGCTCGGTATGAATTAACATAGTCCACTATTTCAGATTTTTGTGAATATGTAAAATCGGCTTGCTCTATTGACATTGTGGATATAATAACTATTACATTATTATATCCTAAATATTTTTAATTCTGTTATGTTACCATCAATGCAGCTACAATTGTAATTACAGTTATACTTATGTGAATACCGATATGACTGTAATTACAATCGTAACTACATATTTGATAAACCGTTCTAATCACCCAAATATAATGATAGTTTATATAAACGATGACACACCCGACATACAATGATTATGATCAATTTGTAATTTTAGACTTGGAAGATGTAATAGAAGATCGTTATAAGTGTAACCGTCCCATATACTATCATATTGCCGCAAGATATAATAACCCTATCTCTATTGACAACCCGAATACTACGGACGATTATTGGATAAATGCTATACCCGTACACGCAATAGGTTTATTTGTGTTTGGTGTTACACTGTACATAATATTCTAATGTTCCTTCTCATCGTTGATGAAATTGTAAAGTAGATTGTCGGCATTATGGTTTTGAATATCTCCACACATAAGCATTGTACTCTCATACATCTTACGTAGCACATCATTCGGGGTAGTGCTACCGACACGGATCAACCCTCTTTTAATGAGCTCTCTTCGGACTATTGGCATAGATACCTGTTTTAGGAGTTGCGATTTAGTTGTAGCATTATTACGAATTGTTTTATTTGAAACGAGAACAGCTATCTTAGGTAATACAGTTGACCTCCCTATCTTATATGTTCGTCGTACAGTTCTTTTCTGCATCATTCGCTTTGGCCGATTATTATTGCGTACTCGTGTCATTATAGCCTCGGCCTGTTTTAGTTCAGCCATTCGTTTTAAACCAGATGTTAATTTTTGGTCAATGATATTTATATTTGACATATCTTCAACTAATTGTTTCGGTCTACTGATTACAGAACTCATCAATGGTAACGTGTTTATAGACATAGTAGGCGGTGACATTATAATATTGTTTGGCTGACTAGGGCTCACTTGCAACTGAGTTGGATTGCCAATTTGAATTATAGGTTGATTTTTAGATGTTCTATTATAATTTCTATACGTGGGTAAATTCCCATTTTTCATGCAACCATACATTGGTGAAACTACTGCATTCGGGGGTTTATTGCCAACAGCATTATGGCTTGTATTACTAATAGGCAAGCTCGCAGATTGTATTATAGGGTGACGTCTAATAGTTGCATTATGACTATTGGTAGAAGATTCTTGTTTTTCTTTCAGATTATTTAAATACTCCTTTGCTTTTTCTAACTCAGTATCCATTTTAACCATTTCGGGGATTTTCTTATCAATTTCAGGAGAACTTTTATTGGAGCTCGTACCAAATAACTTATTGTAACGGTCTTCTTGTTGTTGTCGTATCATTCGCAGCAATGAGCGTTTCTTCAAAGTATCTAATTTTGGCTTACTCACCTGCGTCTTTACTTTTATTCCAGGACCCGCTTTATCTTTTGTTTTTTTTTTACGAGTTGTATTAAAATTAAAATCAGCAATGTTTATTTTGATTTGTTTCTGTTCACTCATATGGATATAATAGATAAAGGAAAAAAAATAGGCAGTGTAACCAATACATTAAAACGCCTACACATATAATCCAAAACTCGGTACATCTTCTTGTTTCTTATTTAATAAGAATTGTGTATATCCCGCATTTATATCCACCATGTTAATACATTTCTTCACCACCGTTGTATTGCCATAGATGCGCCTACTATGTGCAATCTTTGTATATGTAAGCATGGCTTCTATATCCCGCCCATAATTACTAAAACTCTTCTTTTTGTCTATAAACCATTTATCAGGTAACACGACATCGGCGTCTAATGTCCACTCTTGTTCTAAAACCATCTTACGTAATATTTTAACAAGTTCTTGCATTGTATATGGTTGCATGTTAAATCTCCATATAAAACGGGATATTAGACCGGGGTTTGACTTGAAGAATGTATTGTTCAATTCGGCCTCGTACCCGGCAATAATAACCATCAAGTCATTTTTATGTTCACTTAGTGCTTCACATAAAATATCAATACATTCCTTTGAAAAACTATCACTTTGATCAGTAGATGCCAATGAATATGCTTCATCTATAAACAACACTCCACCCAAACAATCAGTAATTACCTGTTTTGTTTTAATCGCAGTTTGTCCAAGATAACCTGCAATGAGGTCATTCCGCGTAACTTTCTTAAATGTATTTTTTTTTAGGATACCCAGTTTGGAATACATTTGCCCAATAATACGTGCTACTTCGGTTTTTCCCGTTCCTGGGGGTCCACTGATAACCGTATGTTTAAAATCACTCACATTCTCTCCTACGTGGAGGTTCTGTATAAAATACATTAATTGATTAACTATTGACTGTTTTAAGGTATCCATGCCAATCATTACATTCAATAAGTTCAATTCAACTGCTATCTTATGTAAAGCCTCCAAATCAATGTTATACTGTGTATCTGAACAATATGGGTAACGAACAGTTATATCTAACAAATCACTAATTGAATTCACTTCAATATCTATATGACATGTCTTAGTGATTAATGGTCCAATACACGGTTTCTCGGGCAATAATACATTGTCTATGGAGGGCGTTTCGTCAAAATGCACCTCTGATTGTAATTTCCATAATTCATAATGTGATTTTAGCCCCGCGTGTGTTTCTAATGGTTGAAAATATAGCCGCCATAGATTATAATCTAATTCTGGAATATAAAACGGTTGCATTAACGGTTCATTAATAGGACTAGTATTAGGTAAAGTATAGTCATCTAATAGTTGGACAAATTTCTTATATTTAGACATTGGATAAATATACAAATAGGCAAAGTTTTATACCATTTATTAATGAGTATTTCCGCAAACCATATGCAAAAAATTGAAAAATAACTTTTTAACATCATTATTGCAAAATTAGTATACAATGAGTTATGAAATGAAATCCGCAAGTGTAGGGGGTGGGTCTTACATAGGAGACGATGATGTGATGGAAAAAATTACAAAATCGGTGGGTAAACTTAGTCCAAGCTACTCTGACAATGAGATTGCACAGGAGATTGAGAAAATCATTCAGATGGAGAAAACGGTTCAATCGTGCATAGACGAAAACATTGCCGGTCTGTCAGGTGAAGAAACCACCTTACTGGACCATCTCGGTAGCTACACGGAAGAACCATTTGACATCATTGAAACGTACTTTGACGGAAAACACTTAGACCGTTTGGTGAGGCATCAGATTGAGTCGTACAATAACTTCATTAACTACCAAGTACAGCGAACTATACAAATGTTTAATCCAGTGACAATTCACTCTGAAAACGACTATGTCGCAGAAACCGACAAGTACTTCTTAGAAATATTCATATCGTTTGTCAATTTCAAGTTATATCCTCCTCAAATACACGAAAACAATGGCGCGACAAAGACAATGTTGCCACAAGAAGCCAAAATACGTAACTTTACATATGCATCTACAATGACGGTTGATATTAACATACAGTATGTTATTCGTACAACTGACAGCATGGACGCTCCGCGGACAATTGAAAAGACGTTACCAAAAATTAATATTGGTAAAATGCCAATCATGTTGAAATCATCTGTATGTGTATTGACACAAAACCCCCATCTTAGTCATAACTATACCGGCGAATGCTCTATGGACTGCGGGGGATATTTTATAATCAAGGGTTCCGAGAAAACTGTGCTTGGTCAAGAACGTGCCGCTGAAAACAGGATTTACTGTTTTGACGGAAAGAATACTACGAAATGGTCTTGGTATGCAGAAATTAAATCTGTACCAGACTTCAAGTGTATTTCTCCCAAACAGATTGAAATGTTGCTCTCTAACAAAAATAATGGCTTTGGATATGGTATATATGTAAATGTTCCTCGCATTAAACAGCCAATTGAACTGTTTACCCTGTTCCGTGCACTCGGTGTAATGAGCGATAAAGAAATATGCAGTTATATATTATTAAACAATGAGGCCGGTAACCAAGGCATTAACGTTGGTCATTTGCAAGCATCTGCCATTGATGCGAATAAGTATATGACAAAGGAAGATGCATTCAATCATATTGCCACGTATGCCGCGTATACACCAATTAATATGGACAAAGAAACTGGACAACGCAAGAAGCGCGAATTTACACAGGATGTTCTCAACAACGATTTGTTTCCACACTGCAAAACGCTTCAACAAAAATTGTACTTGATCGGATATATGGCACATAAGCTCATTCAAACTAGCTTAGGATACATACCGCCGTCCGACCGCGACTCCTACGTAAACAAACGAATTGAATTAACCGGAACTCTATTAAACAATCTGTTCCGCAATTACTTCAATAAGTTAGTCAAGGAAATGCAGAAACATATTGTACGCGAAATCAACGGCGGTTCTTGGCGTTCTACCGAAGATTATGGAAATATCGTCAACAATATCAATATTTATAAGATAATGAAGTCCACTACCATTGAAAATGGAATGAACCGTGCATTATCCACTGGTGATTTCAGTATCAAACAGTCTAATACCAGCAAGGTTGGTGTTGCACAGGTTTTAAACAGACTTACATATGTTTCCAGTCTTAGTCATCTTCGCCGCATTAATACCCCATTAGAGAAGAGCGGGGAACTCATTGCCCCACGTAAACTACATAATACAACGTGGGGATTCCTCTGTCCCGCAGAAACTCCGGAAGGGCAATCCATTGGTGTTGTCAAAAACATTAGTTATATGGCGCATATTACTATACCGACCAATAGTTCGTCATTATATGAGTATGTAGAACCGCATATTATATCCGTTGACAATGCAACAAGTGCCGAACTATTCGGCAAGGTCAAGGTGTTTATCAATGGATGTTGGGTCGGAATTGCCAAATCGCCGATTGAGTTTTATCACAATATGTTGGATAAAAAGTACCAAGGGATTATCAACATTTATACGTCTATTGTGTTTAACTATAATGCGCTAGAAATCCGCATTTGCAATGATGGGGGTCGTCTGACACGACCGGTATTGCGTGTGCGCAACAACAAGGCTCTCATTACTGCTGATATCATTAAGCGTCTATCAAACAAAGAAATCACGTGGAATGACTTGCTTACAAACTGCAAATTGACGGAGTCTGTGATTGAGTACATTGACCCAGAAGAACAGAACTTTGCAATGATTGCAATGAAATGCAAAAGTTCATATATTCAAGACATCAAAGCACATTTCAAGTACACACATTGTGAAATTCACCCCAGTACTATATTTGGCGTTCTAGCGTCTTGTGTTCCCTTCCCTGAACACAACCAAGCACCGAGAAACACTTACCAATGTTTAGACCCAAAAGAAGAAGTATGGATGGCATCGGGAATTAAAAAACCAATCGGTGAAATAACAATTGGTGAAAAGGTGTTATCATTTAACCCTAAAAATATGGATATTACTACTACAACCGTTTGTAATCATTTTATCCGAAAGAATGATTTTCCTATTTATAAATTAACAACAATTAGTGGTCGTACCATCATTGCAACCGAAGACCATAAATTTATGACAGACCACGGCTGGAAAACAGTTAAGGAACTGATTTACAATAATCTGTTGAAAATAGGTATCTGTATGACAAACTATACCAATAATCTTGTTAACATTAAGGATGTCAAGCTTATTATGGCAGCCGATGCATTTATTGACAAAATGTACGAGTTAAATATTGATGAAACTACAAACAGAAGGGTAAATAAAATACAAAAATACGCAATTCAATTGAAAGATAATAACTTATTGCCCCTGCATAACAACAATGATAAACTATGTGTATTATCCAGAATTATTGGGTTTCTATATGCAGACGGTTCTATCAACATATATGAAAAAAATAAAAATAATAAATATAAATATAAAGAGTTTCAATGTTCCTTTGATTTTGGTCAATTAAACGATGCAAATCAGTTTAACAACGACGTTATTGCTTGTGGATTTAAACCTTCCAAAGTTATTTGTGGTACACGCACATTTACACCTACCGACAGCGAACGTTCACAAACACATAGCACCTTTTCCTGCACATATAATGGATGTTTTCCTGCATTCTTAATATCATTGGGAATTTCATATGGAAGAAAGACTACAACTATACGTAGCAGTATTCCTGAATGGATTATGCAGACTCCCGAATATGGCAAACATTTTATGAAGGGATTCCAAGGAGGTGACGGTTGTAAAATATCTTGGTTTAAAACAATTGATGCCAGAAAAAAAGACCCAACTACCTATATCATTCGTACTGCGAAGACAAGCCAACAAGTTCATCCGGACTATAAAGACCATCTTATTCATTTTATGAAACAATGCCAGCAAATTTTACATCAAAATGGTATTAAAACTACCAATAATATTAACGAAGAACCAATTTCAGATACTCGTGTTTGTATATCTTATTCCATATCAAGCAATAACGACAATTTAATTCAGTATTTTGATAACATAGGTTATGCTTACGCTGAAACCAAAAATAATCAATCATTTCAAGTCATAGAGTATCTAAAATCAAAACGAATGCACGCAGGTAAGTATATTCAATTTGATGAATGGCAAAGTAATGCTAAGGTACATAATGGATTTATATTCGTAAACCTATACTCTATCACACAAGAACCAGATGGACTTGTTTCCGATATAGAAGTAGAAAGTGAAAACCATTCATTCATTGCTTCACAATTTGCTAGTAGTAATTGCGCGATGGGTAAACAGGCTATCGGTGTATATGCAACCAACTATGATCAGCGAATGGATAAAACCGCCTACGTATTGAACTACCCGACACGTCCACTGGTAGAAACTCGTCTGATGAACCTCATTCATTTGAACAAAATTCCATCTGGAACTCAAATCCACGTCGCGATTATGACACATACCGGTTATAATCAAGAGGATAGTGTTCTTATTAATCAGGGGTCCATTGATAGAGGGCTATTCTTAGCCACTATCTATCATACCGAAAAGGACGAGGATAAGAATATTATTCGTGACGAGATCATTCGTTGTCGTCCGGATCCCGCAAAAACGAGGGGTGTAAAGTTCGGTAATTACAATAAACTCAACTCGTCAGGCTTTATACCAGAAAACGAGTTGGTTGAAAACCGCGATGTCATCATTGCAAAAATCGTACCCATCAAAGAAAACCGTAATGACCCGACAAAGACAGTCAAGTATGACGATCAAAGTAAGACCTTCCGTACAAACGAAGACACATATATTGACAAGAATTATACTGGCAGAAACGGCGATGGCTACAACTTTGCAAAGGTTCGTGTTAGAACTCTCAGAAAACCCACATTCGGAGATAAGTTCAGTTCTAGGCATGGACAGAAAGGTACTGTTGGTAATATTATTCCAGAATGTGATATGCCTTTCACCAAAGACGGACATCGTCCAGACATTATCATCAATCCTCACGCTATTCCTTCTCGTATGACAATTGCACAATTGAAGGAAACTTTACTAGGCAAGGTGCTTATTGAATTAGGCCTGTTTGGCGATGGAACCAGTTTTGGTAACATGGACATTCGTACTATTTCAAAGGAATTGCAAAAACTAGGATACGAAAGTTATGGCAATGAAATTCTATACAATGGTCTTACAGGAGAACAACTTGAAACCAGTGTATTCATTGGGCCGGTATTTTATCAGAGGTTAAAGCATATGGTGAGTGATAAGCAGCATAGCAGATCCATTGGTCCGATGGTAAATCTTACTAGACAACCCGCCGAAGGAAGAAGCCGCGATGGCGGTTTTAGAATAGGCGAGATGGAACGTGATGTTATGATTGCGCACGGAATGACAAGGTTCTGTCGCGAACGAATGTACGACGCATCTGATAAATATAGCGTGCACGTATGTAAAACGTGTGGTATGGTTGCTTCTTACAATGATGGCAATAAAAGCAGATTGTATGAAAATGCGGATTTCACTATTCACATTTGCAAAAATTGTGATAATAAAACAGATTTTGCGAAAGTTGAAATACCATATGCATATAAACTAATGGCTCAAGAACTTCAAACCATTAACGTTGTGCCTAGGATTATTACCGAATAATAATTATGTAAACTTAGGGGGGGTCAACCATATTTTTTATTCTTTTGAGTTCAAAACGGGCGGACGTTTGTATGGACCTAATACAATATATTATATCAAAACGAATGGAACCAGATTTACCTAGTGTAGCCGATAATACAAATATAAATGATGCTAGACAACCCGGCGATTTCAAGTCAATTACATTCTCTAATTACAAACAAACTGCGGTTCGTAGCAAACTCATTGAAAATATGATTAATGGACGCATAGAACCTGCTTGTCATTGGTGCTGTGAACTGATTTGTGCCGGGCATTTTATGGACCTATGGGAAATTATACTACATTTTGTCGGAAAACATATACATATTGGCAATCCAAAAATAACGATTTATTTAGAAAAACGATTTGAGCTGTTTCGGAATATAATGGAACAAGGTAATTTTACACAGGAACTTCAATTACGCAATCACCCAACTATTCGCGAATTATTTGCAGAAATTATATGCACGTTGACAACATCCAATCGTAAAAATAGCTTTGAAACCATAAAGATCAACCGAGAAGAAGAGTTTGATATGACACAAATGACAGAACGATTGAAGGCGCCAACTATTCAATATGCAGTACCTATAATGAAAGAAGATGACCCCAAAGAATTGTTCATTGCCATAAATGAGTTCGCGTATCACTTGTCGCCCGACAGTCGCAATGTGTTCACTGCCTGCTACTGGATTGAATGGATCATAGAATTTGATTTACTTTGTAAAAAACGCAAGCAAGCGACCAAATGTCAGACCCGCACATATGTTCCCGTTGAAAATAAGTATAAAAATGATATTATTTGGTTAATATGGGACGCGATATTTGACAAATCTAATACTATAAACAGCCCATATATTACACAACTACTTGCCTCTTTAAGAAATATTTTTTGTATCAAGTACTCGCAAGCCACTGCGAAAAAACGACGATATCTAATCTACTTCGCAGTAACGCTAGTGATTGATCAAGTGCCGACTGACATTCCACTTATGCCGAATAAGCCGGTCATTACGACTGCGGTTAGTCAGATCAACCATATTTATAAACAGATTAAGAAAAACGAACAAAAGCCGAGCACTGATTATCTATTTAAAAATCTGGAAAATGAGGTCGCGATGGAACGCTCTTTGCGTAAAATGGAACTCGTTAATTCCATTGATATTACAAACAAATAATCTAATAATATAATATAGTCATGTCCGCTAAGGTGCCATCGCCCCCACCTTATCCCCTATATACTTCAGATTCCGATGAAGATATAGCAGAACCACCAGTTATAGATGAAGATGCTGTACAACCTATAGTTATAGGAAAGGGTTCTTATGGTTGCGTACATAAACCACAGATGAAGTGCAAACAGAAGTCACGCAAGAAGGGAAGAGTTTCTAAATTGTTAGTTAGAGGTGAGGCTAACAATGAAATGAATGAGTTTGAATATATATCCAATGCAGATAAAAAGCATAAGATGTATTTAGGTAAACCGACTATGTGTGAGATTGATGAAATCGCTACAAATGTAGCCGCAATGAACGCGTGCGGCGATAGCAAATACGACCCAGCTCAAATAAGTAGTTACGCGCTATTGGTTATGAAGGATGGTGGACGAAACCTCATACAGTTTGCGGATGATGCATATAACAACTGGAAAGTCAATGCAGCAAATGTTAAAAAAATAGAACTCTTTTGGTTAGAGGTATCTAGGTTGTTCTATGGTCTAAAAGTATTTCAAGACAACGGTCTCATGCATCACGACTTAAAACCACAAAATATTGTATATAATGCGTCGACTAACCGATTGAACTATATTGATTTTGGATTTATGACACGCAAAGCGGAGGTTTTACAGATGGCAAATGATTCTCAATATTGGTCTAGTAAAGCACATTGGTCATTTCCGTGGGAAAACCAGTTCTTAAATAGAACAAAACATACGACAATTGTGAATAAAAACTCCAAAAACAATACCAAGTTTTATAAGAAACTAGCTGAGGACGCTTGGGCCGACTTTGCCGTATTCTTTGAAGAAATACTGCCGGTTGGTGAAGTTACAAATACTTCCGATATGGCAATTCAAATGGTATATAGTTATCTCACAATGATTGCGGACCGCGACCACGCTGGATATAATGATTTTTTAACCAAGTCAGTTGATACTACAGACAGTTACGGTGTTGGGATTGCACTTTTGTATGTATTAAATCGCACGGGCAAGTTTATCAGTCTAGAACTATTTGGTAAATTGGCTAGTTTATTTACCAATATGGTTCATCCGGTTCTGTTTGTACGTCACAATGTAGACAGTTTGCTGTTACAATATGAAACGATTATGCAAGAAAGTGGTCTTTTGCAAAAGCATACCCGAGTATATGTAAATCATCTACTCGCAGCTGGCACTCCACTTCCCGCTGCTATTATACGAACAACCGAAGCGGTTATCAAGACGGACAATACACCCAGTGCGAAACAAATGACAGAGATTGCATTATCTATTTCGCCCATTTGTGCCGAAGGAAAGGAATTTAATCCAATTTCTAAGCGTTGTGTGAAAAAATGCAATACTGGCTACAAGCGAAGTGAAAAGTTCAGATGCATCAAAGATAAGAAAGTTGCTTCTTATGTTCCTTGTCCTAATGGAAAGGACCGCAACCCAATCACTCGTCGTTGCGTTAAAGCGTGTAAACCTGGCTTCTTACGCGATAAAACATACAAATGTCGCAAAGCCGGAAATCCGTTTGACGAGTAAAATAAACTAAAAATATATAATTTATGCTATTACACAAATTATATGGATAGATCCTGGACGCCGTCTATCTAGAATGCACCAAATGCACCACCAACTAAACTGTTTGCGGCCATTGGACCGGCCATTCCGAAGTCATCTCCTCCATTCTGACGCATCATGTGGTCGTAACCGCCGGCGTCTTGTCTGGTTGTCATTGTAGGTGCCGGGGGGAACACACCACCTTGCATTTGACTGCTGTCTAAATGGTCTGCTTGACTGGGTGAATGCATTGGTTCACGAGTAACGCGGACACCTTTCTTTACGGCACCCTTCCGGTCATCGCTTGAAGATCCAGTCCATAGTTCAACCAAACGGTCAAACATTATGTTTACCTTTAAGCCCAGCTTTGTCTGTATACTTAGTACGATTATCAAGAATGCAAGTACTACATTTGTCGCATTTAAGCTTTCATATTTAAATCCACTATATGTAGGGAAATAGGTTATAATGCGGTGAATAATTATTACGCCGCAAAACATGATTACCAACTGAATGAATATTTCTGCTAAAAGTTCTAGACTTGACTTTTCGGGATCTGCCTCGGGGATAAATCGCTGGATTGCCTTATTTAAAGCTACAACGGGCACCACGCCCATCAACGAATATTGAATGACATTTAATAATTCTGCTTGTCCTTCGTCGGTTGACAGGAACACATGTGATAGAAACGTCTTTCTTGCGCTTCCCAGTTGACCACCTTCTAATGCTAAAAGTTCCATTATTACTTATGATATATATTTACGTAATAAAATAATATTTTTCAGTCTTCATTATTTGGTGGATAGAACACGAATAAAGGCTTCCTTGTCATTTTTACACTTTATATATGTATTCATTATAGCCGCGGGAGAATATGCATATTCCGGGATACGCCTGAGCTGGCGCTCCGTAATTGCAACGCCGAACAATTTATTATACATGTCACTGATTACTTGATGATTAGCGTGTTTTAGCTCCAATGTTATGTCTATACGACCCGGTCTAATTAGAGCTGGATCCAATTTATTGTAGTGGTTGCTAGTTATAATCATTAGGCGTCCTGGCGTTTCTCTTATACCATCCCACAAATTTAATATATCGTCTAATGTGATTGGATCCGTAGATTTATCCTTCGTCGGGATTGCTTGGATATTGTTATCGGCTGATGCAGTTATGCAATTTAATAGTTCCCCAATATTTGCTTCTATACTCATAGTACTTTGGCGGTCGTTTGGTTTTGATCTTGCATTATGCCCTTCCGGCAAAGATTTCACAGTTTCACGACTTAATACAATGTCTGTACAGCAATCAATATCCTCTAATAGTAATATTTTTTTATCAAAATGAATTGGGGTTTTATTCTTACAATTATAGTAATGTTCAAGGAAGAATTCATATAATTGTTTTCTGGTTTTTATTAACTTCAATGATAAAACTATAATATGACGCTTCGTATAATTCGCGATGCATTTCACCAATGACGTTTTACCTGTACCCGGTGGACCGTGTAATCCAATGCCTAATGTATATGGTATTCCTAAATCGGCATACCAAGACTTATTTTCTAAAAAGAAAGTTAGTTGTTTTATCAATTCCGATTTTCCAGTGAAGAAGATGTTATCAAATGTAAAATTGCTCTCAAACTCGTGCTCGCTCCAACAAGATAGTTTGTCTTCGTCATATGAAGTTTTTTCAAGAGTGTATACATATTGCTTATTGTCGCGTAACTTATTTATCTTATCAACATATTTATTGGTGATATCATCTATAAACCAAACGATTTCCTTTACTGATGATTTTCGTGAATATAGTTCAATTGTATATTTGACACGTCGCTCCTCATTCCCAGTCTTTTCATTTGTCGTACCGTCATTTGATGTACGAGTGATTGCATAGATATCACGTTCTGCATCAATCAAAAAAGCCCAGTTTTGATTCGCAATAAATACTGCTTCTTGATCTGTATCTGATGTATGTTTTTTCAATACTTCACACATGCTTACTATCATGCTATTATTCTGCATATTATCAAGTACATGGCTCCATAACGCATTAAACCTTGTGCTAAATAATACGTTTATATCTGTTCCTCCCCAATACCTTGACTTATGTACTATTTCTCCGTCTAAGGTTACAGTACGTCTCCCGAGTAAATATGCAATTAGAACTCTTATATCCAACATCATACTTTTTGGAGCGTCCATGAATCTATTTACTATAAATGTTACCAGTGCCAATATCATTGATGTCCATATTGTACTAATGAACGATTGTGAACTGTTTGGTGTAGATGTATTCATACCCGGGAGTGCGTTCATTGCTAAGAAATAGGACGGTTTTAACTTTATATCGTTTTTTATTTGTTCTACCCAGTTTCTCGGTTCAACCGCCCATTATATTTGTTGTAATATTACGTCAATCGGACACATATTTTCATAAATAATAATTTTATATGCGTCAAGATTTTGATATAAACATTTTTCCTTATGAAACAATAAACCTATTTCATTTAATTTATTAATAAATTCAGCTTCATTTTCGAATGAATCGTAATTATAAGCGTAACTAAGAATAAAAGTTTGTTCTTCTCTTGCTGGACCTTTTTGATGTTTATGTTTATAAGCATATATCGTATAATGGTCTATAAACGGATATCCTCTCATTCCAGTAATTAATTGCTGTTTTTTCATTAATCTTGTACGTTTATCTACATTTTTAACATTATGAAATTGTCCCCAAACATTTGTTTTTTTAATAATCATATCATTGTTCATCTTATTTTAGTTAATTGTGATATTTTTATATTATAATTAATTAAGATAACATGAATAATGGGCGTTTGAAATGATAAAGGGTGTAACAGTAAGAAATTTGTAGAAAACTACTTAAATACTCCCTGTATTGTTGTATATACCAAATGTTGAGGCGCGTAGTTGAATGCAACCAATACCGAAACCGAGATGTGAACTCATCCGATAAACACGAGGAGTACCAGTATTTGAACCTACTTCAAGATATTATTGATGAGGGTCACGACGAGGTCGGACGAAATGGCAATACGCGTTGTGTCTTTGGGGCGGCGATGCATTTCTCTCTGGAAAATGGCAAAATTCCCATTCTCACTACCAAGAAAACCGCCTGGAAAACTTGTTTGAAAGAACTCCTTTGGTTCGTCAAGGGACAAACCGACAATAAAATCCTTACCGACCAAAATGTACATATCTGGGACGGGAATACTAGTGCAGAGTTTATGGCATCTAGGGGACTGTCACATTATACGCCTGGACGACAAATTGGACCACTTTACTCACATCAATGGCGCTATTGGAATGCGAAATATGAAAATGACCCCGATGCGGATTATACCGGCAAAGGCATTGATCAACTTCAAAATGTTATTGATACTTTGAAAAATCCCGAGACGAGAACCTCGCGCAGAATGGTAATCAGTGCGTGGAACCCCGAACAATTAGACGAAGGCGTACTCCCACCTTGTCATGTTTTGTTTCAATTCAATGTTGTTGATGGAAATAAACTAAGCTGCTGCATGACGCAGAGATCAGTTGACGTTTTTCTTGGAAAAGTTTTTAATATCACTTCATACTCGCTGTTGTGTTGTCTAATCGCAAAGCACTGCGATTTGGAACCATATGAATTTATCCATTATGGCGGAAATTGTCATATATACGATGACCACTTTGACCAAGTAAAAGAACAACTGACAAGAACGCCGTATGAGTTCCCAACACTAGAAATATTGAATAAAAGGGAAAACATCAATGATTACGTCCTAGAAGATTTCAAAATTAGCAATTATCAACATCATCCACAAATAAAGGCTGCGATGCGGGCCTAATCGCCCCTTTATTTCTATTTACTTTATATACATAGATGAGCAGACGAAGAACAGATTTAGCCAAATATAGACGTGGAATAAAATGTTATCCATATACACCTGCCCCGCCAATTATATTTAATGGTTTGGTAGTTTATTTTGATGCAAATAAACTTGATAGTGTATCTGGCTATTATAAAATCCCCCCACAATGGACAAATATTATTTCCGGCGGAATTTCATATAATGCTGACCTATCCGGAGACACTATACCAGTATTGCTTGAAAATGTTGTTATTCAATCATTTAAGTTTGTTCGTTCACCAATTATTTCAATCGCTGGTGTTATAGGTAACTATATGTCATATTTGCAACCAGTTACCATGTTATACAATTTTACATACTGTGCGTGGATAAAGACAGTGAACGGCATAGGTGACGGATTAGACCATCTGAGTTTAATGCATTTAATTTCAAATCAAACAGGTTATGTTTCACCCTCTACCGGTTTCAGTATTGGGATTGATAGTAATGGGAAATTAGCTTACGGTGACAATAAAACAGATATAGGTGAAATTACGGTTCGGTCGCTAAGATTAGTCAATTCCGGGTTGTGGACATTTATTGCAGTTACGCGAGACAGTACGAATGGAGTAGTTAGTTTGTATATAAACGGTATTCTGGATAAAGAAGGGGTTTGCAATGACGACGCATTGGTTGCAGGAACACACATACGAATTGGGTCAATCAACAGCGATACCGGCAAAACATTTGGTGGCAATATCGGTGCTATTTTGGGATACTCCGCTGCATTAACCGCCGCCGATATTCTGAATAATTTCAATGCTCAACGACAACTCTACACGCTGCAATAAACATTTATGTTATTTACATTCTCAATATTCTATTCAATATACATTATTATATAAGTTATATTGTATATGCCATTATCTACTACAATTTCTCCACATAACCTTATTCCTGGTAAAAAATATATGATTGATGTTCAGTGGAATTTAACCAACGATCTTCGCCTACCGAACAATTATACCATGATCGGTACATTTATCCAGTCCAATTTTGTTAGAGGGAGAACACAGTCATTTGATACCGGGCTTCAATTATTATTGTCCCGTTCTCGTTACGAAACACTTTTTAACATTGAGGGAAAACCGCGCATAGTTAGTTCGGTGAATAAGTTTTATGAAATTATTACGCCTTCATCGTCGGAGTTTGCTGGATTACGTCAATTATATTCCCTTCCTTTACCAAATGATATCAAAAAATACATTTGTTCTTTTACGGATATTGCTTTACACCGGAAATACCGGAGGCGACAAAGATGTCCTACAAAGATTTAGACCTTTTTGAATAAGTAACCGGTTATAGTAAGTAAAATGTTTATTGTTATAACAACTTAGAGAAATGTCGTAGTTATAATGTATATTTTATACAGAAATGAGTAGTTCAAATGCTGCTGCTATTCGCCGTCGGGCAGGTATTAATCCTCAACCTGCTACATCCGGACCAGGACCCGCAACAACATCAAGATCTTCGTCTAGTGCGCCATCAGTTACTAAAACGGACCCCCCAAAGCTTACATTGCCAGAAGTAATATCAAACTTTGATAAGCGTATCATTAAATTAGAGGAAAACATCAAAAACATCTCGGGACAAAGACCACTTTCTATTTCAGAACAAAACGTACCCAGTAATATCAATGAAGTACTTGACGAGTTCAATCTCCGGTTTGAGGTTCTCGCAGAGGAGATTTCTATGTTAAAAGATACGATTTTAAAACTGCAATCGTTTACTATGGACGTCAATAAGGTACTTATGAATGAGCGTGTTAGAGTTTTATCCGACTTGGGTTCAACATTGCAACTTACCAATGACGAAGCTGATGTTAACAGCGTATTTAGTCTTGCGTCTGAGGTAATAAACGGTAAGAATGACATTGGTCAAGAATCTCCTACTACTAGCGTTGACATGCGCGATGAAATTAACAAGTAAATTGTTTATACCATAATATAATATTATTTTATTGTATTATGAAGCATAACGGGTATGCCCTTGTAAAATATTTGATGCTGATGCATAAGAATACAATCTTGGTAATAGTCTTACTCACTTGAATGTGAGTAAAATGACTGGCTAGAAGTGAAATCGGCGAGCGTAATATATGATTTACCCCATTCGCGTATAAGTGCATATGCTTGTTCGGCCAATAACTCGTCTATAATGTCGTCCGCAGAAACTTTTCTCTTCTTTAATTGACGTTTCATTGAGCGGCCGGCATAAAACTCACTTTCGAATCTTGGTTTAAAATATACTTTGCTCAATACCTGTTTCATTTTATCTCTAGACACACCCTTGTATTCAATTGTTTCCATATTCGCATTGATAATGTGGTCAATAGCCCCCTCGGTTAAATAAATCTTTGCCTTCGCAACCTTCCTCACTTTTTTAGTCGCGGATGCAGGAGAGGCACTCGCTTTCTTAGACGCAGGAGAACTATTGGATGTAACGGCATCGCAATTTCCAGTTTTTTTGTTTTTACGAGAACCTTTCGGACAACGCGGCATCTCTCTATATATATCAGTGGACATTTAAAATGGGACAATTGTCTAAATATAATGAAAATTATATAGTATCGCAATGGATGGATGATAAAGAAAAATTAAGGATTTAGAATAAGAACTAGACGCAACCAAAGACCATCTTAAAAAATATACAGCACCAGCAAGCCGAAAAGAATAAAGATTAGGAAAAACCACGAACCCCATAATATCAACAAATTACAAGAGCAGTTATGAAGCTACACCAGAACAAAATACGGAGTATGCTCGTCGTGCATATTAGCACCGAGGCAAAACTCGTTTTTTACCTTGCACCCAAGATAGAAGACAACTAATTTATTCATTCGTTTGTAACCAACACAAAAAACAACATATTATCATATACTATAATATACTATGTCGTCTATCGTAAACATTATTTTATTTGTAATTGTCCTATTTCTATACCTTCATATTGCGCATCAGTTAAAAACGAGTGAAGATTTAGAAATATACGAAATGGATTTTACTACAAATGCTCATCTTCAAGAAGTATGCGATGTAAAACAACCGGTGATGTTTGAATATACCTCCATTTCTCCCGACTTATATAGTGAAATTACGTCAGACAAATTAGACGAATGTAGCATTTACGAGGTAAAAGTCAAGGACATTAAAGACTATTATTTAGAAACAGATGGTAGTTCTCCCGATTATGTTGTCCTCCCTTTTCAAAGTGCCAATAAACTGTTAAAAAGTGATACTCATTCCAGTTATTTTACTGAGCAAAACCACGACTTCATTGAAGATGCCAACTTGTACCAGTTCTTCCACGCAAACGATGAATTCATTAAGCCATCTGCCACCGTTCTCACTAAATACGACATTATGATGGGTGCATCTGGCACATATACCCCGCTAAGATACCATACCGATTGCCGACGATTTATATCTACATTATCCGGCAAAATAACGATTAAGATGACACCCTATAAAAGCAGTAAATATCTGTCTCCGATTAAGGACTATGAAAACTATGAATTCCGTTCTCCTATAAATGTCTGGGCCCCTCAAAAGAAATATAAGAGTGATATTGGGAAGGTCAAGTTTTTGGAGTTTGATGTGATGCCCGGATTTATGTTATATATTCCTGCTTATTGGTGGTATAGTGTAAAGTTCTCGGGTAGTCAAGATACTCTGCTTGCCGGATTTACATATAACACTGTAATGAACTGCATTACCAATATTCCTAACTGGACATTATATTACTTACAACAACATAACACCAAGACGCGTATTGCCAAACCTATGCTGATTGAACCGACTACAATTGATAAAGATGTTGAGGTGGAGGTTGACGTGGACGTAGAACCGGAGGCCGAAACAACCACTACCAGTGCAACCGGCAGTATTTAGTCACTATTGTAAAGTAAAAATCTAAATAGTATGTAAATGAGTTCCGAACAAAATAATAATGGGGGAAACGAATTGGAGAACACTCTCGTAACCAATATTGAGAACAGCGAGACTATCATTGATATAAGTTCCAGTGAAATTAGTAATAACAACATTACAGACAATATTCCCGTCACCCCCAATTCTAGACGTTCTTCGCGGACAAGTACTTTATCTGAGCAACCTCCTCCCGCCACATCTATTCTCGCACGGCGAATACCCGTTGCCGATAGTAAAGCCGACATTGATTGGTTCGCTCAGCGAGAATATATAATGTTTAAAAACGAGTTGACATCTCAACGCAAGATTAATAACTTCATTTTAAAAGAATGTAAGGAGAACAAGCGCCTATTAGATTTAAAATGCAACGATTTGACTAAAACTGTTAACAATATTCAGACTTCCGTCATCTTCGTATCTACCCTATCAGGGTTCTTGCAAGCTACAAAGATGCAATTCGGCATGCCATCGGATGTGATTGAGGTTATCTCTATTACCATATCTACCTACATCGCACTTATTCTATCTATTTCCAAGTACTATAAATTAGACGAATTGAAAGAACAAATACAGAACCTACGCGAAAAGTACTCGCTTTTACACAATAAAATAGAACATAGAATGGACGTTCTCGGTCCTTGGAATAATAAACACCTTTGGGAGTATAAAAATGCAGTAGACAAGTTGGCTGAATGGAGAGAGGTCCTTGCCGATATGAATGAACAATATAAAAACCTCATTGACACGAAACAGAGTTTAACCACGGAGTTTGAAATTATAATGGATACTATATCTCGTAACAAATACAATTCTATTAATGCGGATATCAATTATAACAATCGGGCGACACTCTTTGCTATCCAAACCAAAGAGGAGACATTAGAACAGAGGATTGCTAAGAAACATTCAAAAAGTCCTAAACATACACGTCCTAGTATCATGCTTCAACACGAGACATTAGACAATTGGGAGGATGAAGAAAGTGTTGTGTAAATCAGATAAAGATACATTCATTACATTATATTATGTCCGAACATGAATACTTTATGTCGCAATTGAGAACCGAACTACACATTGCACAAACCACGCCTACTCTTGTTCACCCAGTAGCCAACACACACGTTTCTCTTGAAACTATGGTTGTCTTGTTACAAGAACGAGTTACCCTTCTTGAAACGCAAATAGCTAAACTGTTGTCTAATGCCAATGCATCAACGCAAACAGACATCGGTGCTTAATTACTATATATATGATATATTTGTTATCATGTACATAATTTCACGATATTAGACCTTCACTAACGTCTTGTCTATCTGCACATCTTTGAGAATATTCTTTATAATCTTCTCTTCAAACTTCAAGTCTTCTTCCTTACCATAGCCTCCCAATGTGGACCTGTGATATTGGAAATAATCCTCACATACATCGGTGCCAATCTGTTCCACTTCGGGTTTATTATCATCGTACCATTTCCACATTTCCTGCTTGTTCTTTCTGGCTACTCCTCTCACGGCCTTTCGCATATTTGTCTTGGCCGCATCGTCTTTCTCCCATTTGTCGGCATTCTTTATGTAAATAGTTTCTCGTTTTAAATCCGTACAGTGCAGAGGTCTCGTATGCATTTCCATGTCGCGAAAACGGTGAGCCATAACCGTTGAAATGCCTTCAATGTAACCCACTTTTCCTGTGTGAAGGAAATCCTCCCGCGTCACTTCAAATGAATTGATAAAATCGTCCATTGATATCGCATCTTTACACGTCTCGTTCAGAAACACGTTCAAGTTGAACTTATTATTACAGTTCGTATTGTTCGTCGTATTTCCGATTTTACCGTCTTTTACCGCCTCCAATAAATGGCTATTTTGGACTTGCTGCTGCTCTAATAGCATCTGATTTTGGTATTGCTGGTCGGCCAATTGTTTTGACTGTTCTATCATTAGTTGCTTGAACTCTTGGTTTTGCTTCAATAACTCTATTACTAACGTTGTATCCATTATCTGTGACAACGATGTCGGGGTAACTTGTTCAGTATACACAATTTCTTCGACCGATGAACACGACCGTTTATGTTTGCATAAGCCAGACATGTGTTTATATATTTTGCCACACTGACACTGATGCCCTTGCATTATTTCATTATCATCCATTATCCGGTTGTGTTTAGTAGTTGATAAATGCACCACATAATTACTTTGTTTGCTGCATTTAAAGTTACATTTTGCACATTCGTATATAATGGCATTTTTTGGCATTTTCGGATTGTCTAAATTATCCATCATTACTTAAACTAAGATAACATAATAATGCCTAAGTTGTTTTTTATATTATATTCTTATTGTTTTAGAAATAATGGTAGGATTATTGGTGGGAACTATTACGTACGGCATTAACCCATTATCTTTGGTTATCCAATGAGAGTAATGCAGTTATAACCTAATATAATTAGGCGACGAATGACACCATAAGCTTACCATCAGGGGGTCAACGTATACATCGGCATTATATGGCATTTTTTCATTATCATTATTGTCCGTAAATGCGGGAAATGGATAACAATAAAATGCCGTAGCCCACATTTTCCCACATGTCCCCTTTTTTTGATGCAGTCATACATTTTCGTTAAAAATCCGAAATCACAGCATAATGCTCACAACGTGTTTTTTTGAGGGGTCGTTTACAAGATTTCCCTGGGCCTTTTGAATTTTGGACATTTATTTTTGTCCATTTTCGCGGAGCGATGCCATTTCTTTTTACATGTTTTATAAGAGTAAAAATATAATAAAGTAATGAATATAAAGAAATAAGACAAATTGTATGAAATATGTATCCCATTTAAGTGGGGGCACATATTTATACTGTATTATTTGTGTCATCAACGTGGTTTGAGAGGGGGTCGGTCAATATACTTTGGGGGAACTTTTGAAGATTGGGCCGCCTTATTTTGTCCAGTCGGTGGGAGCGGGGCAGAATATTTCCTTGCGTTATATATAGTGAAAAAGTAGGGCGTTAATACGGCCGCCGCCCATAATGGAATAGAGTAAATAGGACGCATATTCAATAATGTATTTTATCGTAATAACCTCCTTAACTAGTTTTCATAATAATATAATAAACCGCTACCGATGCAATGCAATCAGGCAAATGTATATTGATAAAACCAGCACATAGAAAGCGCGAAATGACAATTGGCGATAATTTGCCCCGAACACCAACCCCAACCAAATATTATATGTTATTACAGGTGAACGAAGAGATAGTACGGTCAATGAAAAAATAGTTGGATATATTATAGCGATGTCTTCAATGTCATTTAAGGAAATTGGACTATCCGCGATTACAATGCTTACACTTGACGGTTTGTATATACAAACAATGAAAACCCAGTTTACTGAACAGGTAATGAAAGTACAAGGTTCTCCTCTTGTCCTGAAAATCTTTCCAACAATCTTGTGTTATATATTGTTGGTGTTTGGTCTGAACTATTTTATCATTAGTAAAAAACAATCATTATACGACGCATTTTTATTAGGAATAGTAATATATGGCGTGTATGATGCAACAACTTCTGCTCTATTAACAAAATGGTCGCCAAAATTAGCCATTATAGATACATTTTGGGGGGGCATATTGATGACGATAACGACATACATTACGTATCGTTTTGCGTAAGGTTATCCGCAGTTGTTTTGCGTTTTACAATTCTACTCTTGATGGTATAATTGTATTTTTCACAAAAATCCTTAACAGAAAGCATCGTTTCAGTTCCGGTTCCACACCGTCGGGTAAACGCGGTTTGTGTCGCCTCATCTGGTTCATAGTCCCAAGTGCTACGAAAGGCTTCTTCGTGATCGTCATTCGCAAACTTAACTGTTTCATTCTCGTAGTCAATCAATCCATTATGAATGGCAATGCGTTTCTCCCAAATGGGACTGAATGAAGCGTAATATAACCACTTTCGTGTAAAGGCATCCGCAAAATCTGCGTGCGTCATTGTATTAAATAGTCGGTGGTAATCTTTGCAAATAGAATACTTACCGAAGGCGTCAAGTACGCGGCGACGGTGAATGTTGGAGGCAGAATGTGGGTCGTATGTAGCATATTGAGCGATATACTCGGGAGTTAAATTAACGACAAAATGTGTCTTGTTGGTTGGTACATCGTGGGCTTCAATGTTTGCATATAAGTATTTGCGTGTAAACTCAATCAAGCAATGTGGACGCACAGCCAGGGTATAGACGATAGAACCAATGTCCGTACCGTCAGACAGTCCATCTTGCCACTTTTTATGTTTAGCGTCAAAGTTGGCCTGCAACGAGGGGTTTCGTTTTTTATAAATAGTATTGTAAACTGTGAGAATGTAATTATATACTTCCTCTTCAAATCCCGAATAATATAGTTCATATGTCCAGAAAAGGGCTTCTTCTGGATTGTGGTCTAACAGGGCGATAAAGAGCGATTGCTTGACTTCAACCATTTGGTACAAGTACCGAGTAAAAGCGAGCGAAATCTGAATAACCGGCATAGTTGAGTAATAGTTGTACTAGAATATGACCGAATAAAGCGTTCAATTTTACCGTGCTCAATAAGTAGTAGAATTGTAATTAGAAAATCAGAATAGTAAATATGTACTGCCTAACAAAATATTTTAGCAGAAAGCATTATGAATACATAAAAATATATTCATAATGTATAAATAAAATGCACAAGAGTAAGTCAATGAAATCACGTTTGAATACGCGTAATCGTAGAACCAAGCGCAATAAAATGGTGGGCGCAAACTTGCATTACACGAATGCATCAAAGTCGCACTTGGTTGGTGTGTTCTTAGAAATGTTAAATATGGTGAAGTTGTACCATTGGAAGACGCAATCGTTTGCACAACACAAGGCAACAGATGAACTGTATGCAAGTCTAAATCAGAACGTGGACCGGTTTATCGAGGTTTTGTTAGGTAAAGATACTAAGCGTATCCAGATGATGGAAAAAAAGATAGACTTGATAGACCCGGCGAATGTGACGGAGTTTAAAACGAGGATATACGAATATAGAGAGTTTTTGACAGATATGAACTTACATTTTAGTGAGAAGACGGATATGGATTTATTGGCAATACGAGACGATTTGTTGGCGGATATTAACCAGTTTTTATATTTAATGACATTCCGAAAATAGGTAGTCATTGGAATTGTTCACACGATATCGTCGGCTGTATTTATAAAGCATTCCTTTGAGAGTAGGCATATAAGTGGCATCAGGTGGGTATTTTGCACTGACTTCAAATAAACGTATGGAATGCAAGTTCATACGTTTTTTCATCACATTTTTTCGCGTTTGAAATACTGATTTCCACGTGCGCTGAATAAGACGTAACCAATGCGTTTTTACGACGACATCATATGTGGTATCGTTAAGGATATGCAGTTGCATAATGTCAATTCTTGGTCTATACACTCTGAACACGCTATATAACTGCAAGTAGGATAGCGAGTGAGCGTAAGAATGCTTAAAGAACGTGCCGGGGCGAATGGCGTTTGCATATAATAGAAGTTGGTGTGTTGGGAAGTATCTACAAAGACCGATATAATGCTTACCATCTACTTTTTCTGTATCTATGAAATCACATTCATCACGATATACATTGTCAATGACGTATTCGTCTTCGTGCTCGTCATCCTCGCTATATATTTCTTCGTCACTGTCTACGAGAATAACCGAATTCGTGTCTTCTGACATTAACGAACCGTGAGAATTGATGCTGTCGCTGCGTTCTGTGTACATATCAAATTGGGTAGTCATGCTGGTCATATCTGTTCAATTAATATCCCATACGGGTATTGTAAGTTGATAAAAAATACAGTATATATAATAGAGTTCAATTTTTTGTAAGTAAGGGTAAAGTGAATTAGTGAAATGGCTCTATTTCACACGGGTGAAATGGCTCTATTTCACAAGGGCAAATGAACCCGTATATAGTGTCTTCCAACGTCCAGCCATTTGCGTGTAGTGTCATGATGGCACGCTCAGTTTCTGGATATTCATATTCCGTGTCTGACACGTCCGGGTCAGGTTGCATAAGATAATTGATTTCATTCAGTTCGGACAATGTATAGCTATCCTTGTCTTTTATTTCAATCTCTGTATCTATCGCGTCGCAAAGCTCTTCGCAAGAGACACCTGGCAAGTCTTGGAAGGATACAGTGCTTAATGAAAGCAGCCGGTTTTTCTCTGCGTAATTCATTTCTAGCGTAAATTCTCCACTACGATAGGTGGTTGTAGCCAACACTGAAACACGCTTCCCGGACTCAAGGGAAACTGTCCACGTTTCGGTTGCATAAGTCACGTGCCGTTCTGTGGGGGTAATCTTGTATTCAATTAAATCAGACATTTTCATTCGTTGGTATATTCAAACAATAGAATAGAATGGAAGTATTCAATTTTTTATGTAAATTTTGCAATGATGATTTTATGAATTTATGAATTTAGAACCGAGTTTATTGTAAATGGGTACATATCTAAACATATAGGCTTTGTGACGTGGTAACGTATTTCAAAACAAGACCTTCAATTTGGTTTAATTTATGCATAAACTCAATTTGTCCGATGGTTTCAGCAAAATTCATAAATTCTTTTGTAATGGTAACAATTTTCAACATGGATTTTGTAAAATCGCCGATAGAAATGGATTTACTGGCGACCTCATTTTGTATGAATGATTTGCAATCGTATTCCGTGGCGCATTCACACCAAGTCATAGATAAATCAATAATATCATAACAAAGAGCATCATTGTAATCAATGCCACTATGTACCCCATCAAGTAATTCTTGGTCTTGATATGAATGATATACGCGTTCAAGTGCCAAAATCTTCTTCCGAAGAAAGTCATCAGAAGAAGCCGGCTGACTAGACCGCAAATCACTCGGCAATTTGATGTCAGTAAAGCAGGAAAACAGGCCGATTAGCTGTACAGGAGAGAACTCGGAAAAGAAATTCCACTCCCGAATAAGCTGTGAAATAGGAAGAGGGTGTATTTCAGCGAGGTGGGACGCAATTATACCCAAGTCAGTGAACGAACAATGACCCACGTCATCTTGTACGATAAACCCATTCCGGATCAAGACATTACATACAAGAGAAGTTTGTTTATGTAGATAGGTTTGGGTAGTATCCAGTGAGTTAATTTGATTTCGTAAATCGGTCTCCAAATTGGTTAGTCTGCCAATTGCCTCAATGTCTGACTTAATATACTTATGTTGATCTTCCAACGAACGTAGGTCTCGTTCTGCTTGACGTTGTTTTTTATTGCTCGTCGTTTTAAATGTGTCTAATGTCTGAATATAGGTTTCACATATATTTCTGGGAGTGCGTAGTGTAACAAGTGACCTGGTGTTATGTGAAATGAGGTCTTCTAAATAATTAATATTGCGTTGTATATCGTTTGTAGAAATGGCGATTTCTTGCTGTACCATGCTTTTCTGTGAAAATAGATGGAAGTCGTGGGTCTGCCCATTCTTAATGAGATTGAATATCAGTGGATATGAAACACGGAATTTGGATACCAGTTGCTGTGGTTTACCGCCCATCATAGTCTTGTATTCTCCCATGGAGGGAGTTCTAAATAGATTATTACAATGAACCACGTGTCCGACGGTATCAATTCCGCGACGTCCCGCACGACCCGCCATTTGTGTATATTCGTGTGCCAGCAAATATCGGTCCAGATTACCATCAAACTTGGTAATTCCAGTAAAGACGGCGGTTTTAATCGGACAATCTAAGCCAATGGCAAATGATTCGGTGGCAAATAAGAGTTGAATATATCGTTTAGAAATCATCAGTTCAACGATTTCACGCAAGATGGGTATCATGCCGGAGTGATGGATGCCGACGCCGCGTTCTAGCATGGAAACGAGCTGAACATACTCTGGGAGTTCCATATACTCTTTATAATTGGGTAGTTTACGTATAATGTGGTCGCATTCACTTCTGACCAGATGAGCGTGATTGCTATCCGTTTCGGTTAATGGTACAGTAATGTCGGCGGCACACGATTCCACGTTTTTTCTGGAAAAGACGAATGCAATGGCGGGTAGCATATCTCGTTCTCTTAAAAAGGTGGCAAGTTGGTTCAGAGCGTGCTTACGATTGATGCGAACTTTGTTATCATCAAACAGTTTGTTTAGCTTGACAATGTTCTTATATCCGACTTCATTGAATAACCCATTCTCATTTTGTAGAGGTATAAGGGTATTGGTGTTATCTCTGATGTCTTTTTGAAGGGTTTTGTCTTTGATATGTTTAAACACTGTTTCTGCGGTGGTAATATAACCATAGTGAGAGAGTGGGACGACACGATGATTAGTAGACGCGAGGTAAACGCGTTTTGCGTCATCCGCAACGTCGCCCTTTTCACACCATTTCGCGAAACCTTCTGGATTATCAATGGTGGCAGACAGCATAACCATTTGAATATGTCGTGGCAACATAAGGATTGTTTTCTCCCATGTTTGACCGCGTTCGGCGTCATTGATATAGTGAACTTCATCAAACACGACACAGGCGAGTTCATTTTGAATATCAATTTGAAATTGCAGACCGGACTGCTTTGTATCAGAACCAGATACGACAGACGTAAAAAGGTAATTCATTAGGATTTCGGTGGTCATAATGAGAACATCCGCGTCAGGATTGGTCTTAATATCGCCGGTAAAAAGGCCAAACGAAATATGAGGATATTTTTTGGTGAATTCGTAATATTTTTGATTAGAAAGAGCTTTGATGGGACTGGTATAAATAACTTTCTTGCCGAGAGCGGTGAAATGTTGAATGGCGAATTCGGCGGGCAATGTTTTGCCAGAGCCGGTATGAGCAGTAACAAGTACGTGTTGTTGTTCAACAATGGCTTCAATTGCATATTTTTGAAAGTCACTGAGAGGGTATGGATACAATTCAAAATGAGCATCATACTTTGAATTGGACGGATATGGAGTGTTACAGATTTTTACCATCGCTGTGTATTACAATATATAATAGATAGGTGCATTTATATTATTTAATATAAACAATTTATAGACCAGAATATATTATTCATAAAGATGACAACAATCGTATCGTGTTATTATAAATTAAATACAAGTAAACATAGTCACGCAAATTATGACATTTGGATAAAAAATCTGTTATTAAATTTAAAAGCAAATATGGTTATATTTACGAGTCGCTCCGATCAACCATATTTGAATGAAATTGCAACTAGAAATGCGGAGTTGAAGTGTACCATTATCGTAAAGGAACTAGACGAATTGGAAATATACAAGAAGTATCCAAGCATATGGGATAACCAAGAAATGCTAGACCCCAATAAAAAATGCGGTAGAGGAAAAGGATGTTATATGTTATGGAATTCAAAGTTTCATTTTATGAAAGAAGCGATAGATATGAACGTATATGATAGTGAATATTTTATATGGAATGATATAGGAAATGTACGCGATAATCGCATTATACCTGTGTTAAAAACTTATCCAAAAAGCAAACGATTTTCAAAGGATAAACTTGATATAGTATTATTACAATCATTTAATGCAGTGCAAGAATTTTATTGCGATGAAGTACATTTTTCAGGGTCAATGTTTGGAGGACATAGAGATACGATTTTGAAAATAAATGACCTGTATTATAAATGTTTTAATCATTATGTAGAAAATAATAAATTTATTGGGTGTGACCAACAGATAATATCGAGTGTATGTGTAAAGAATATACACTTATTTAATCCAATATTTCCAATTGATTGCAAAGTGGACCCGTGGTTTTACTTATACCAATATTATAGCAGTTAAAGATTGTTAGACCTGCACGTTTGCTTAAAATGTAATGAAAATTATATAAATATTTTCATTATATAGTATAATAATTTACGGATTTGGATATGATGCTAGACAACAAATCTGTCCAAACTGTGTATGATAGCGATTTATAGGAATTATTGTATATGTATTTATACTATTTTGCGTAAATAATATAAACGACATTTTGCATTGAGTATATGAAAGTAGCGGTATTAATATCGGGGCAGCCTATCGCTGCTATAAAAAATAGTCAGCATATAATAAATACAATTATTGCTCCAAATAATGCTGATGTATTTATGCATATGTGGTATGATAAAGACAACTTATATGCTGCTAATAAATGTGATGTACGGAGGGAATGTGTATTAGAACCAAACCTAGACGAAAAATTATTAGAGATATACAAACCAAAGTCTTACTGTGTAGAAAAACAAAAGTTTACTAACTTTAATAATTATGATGGTTCATACTACGCAATGCCCGAAATGCAACTGAACAATTACTGTAATTTTCCAGGCAACGCACATTTGACGCGCGAAGAAGTAAAAAATCGTGTAATAACATATTCACATTTAAGTCAATTTTATAGCATTTATAAATGTAACATGTTAAAAGAAGAATACAGCATAGAAAACAACGTACTATATGATTGCGTTATAAGAATTAGATATGATACAAAATTAGGATTTATATTAAATTGCAATAATGTGCCGATGGACCAATTATACTATATAAATCTTGGACAAAAAGATAATATGATTTCTGATTGGTTTGGCATGGGCAGCAATATGATAATGAATATCTATTCGTCTGCATTTTTAAATTTAAAATATTTAAACGATACTCGGGGTATATATAAACAAAATAAAAGACAACCGGTTACATTGTGGGATACTAGTATCGGAACACTTGGACCCGAGTACATCATTCGTGACTTGATGGACTTGTATAACATACCACGGGCAATAATAAATAAGCCAATCTCACTTGAACCGCCGTAAGCAATATTTTGACAGACTAGCCACGCAGTATAAAAATTTATTATTATTTCGTTAGTTGAAATAATAATACAATGACATTACAACAATTTTAAAAAATTCCATATGTTCTGTTTTTTATCGTCACTTTCCACAGAATGTAGTGTGCCAAATATTAAACTCTTTGTTACCGCAGTTAAATAATCAACATTTAAGTTTAATTCTCTACATTTTTTTATAAAAATTTCTTTATTTGCCGCAATATATTTATTATCAATGCTACAATTATTTAACACTAAATCGTAACCCAATATGCTCTGATATAATTTACCATAATCATAATATATATCCCCATTTAACGTTATTTCGTTATCAACTTGTCCTTTCATGTCTACGCATTTATAGTTGTCATCATATTCTAGCATTATATTTGAAAACCAAAAATCGCCGTGTATTATGCCGACAACTTTTGGCGAATAATGCACAGTTAAATCTAGTATAATTCTATCAAATACTTCTTGTGCATCTGTAAAATAGTAGTCATTATTATTAAATCGCCCGTGCAGTTTTTTGAAATAGTTATTATGTATTCTAGCATTGTCAATCGTGATTGGATATTCAGTAGTGTGAAATTGTTGCAACATGTCAAATAAGCTATTAATGTGTTTTTCTGTGAATAATTTATTCTTATATAAGAAGTATAGTGGTATTCCACTAATATGTTCAATAGTGATTTCCAAACTATCACCGGTTTTATTGTAATCCATTAACTTTGGAAAAAACTTGGTTATGTTTTCTGGCACATTTTGATAAAAAAATAGTTCACCTTTCATGAATTTATATGGCCCCATTTTTTTTATAACATTGTTCGTCTTGTTTATCTTATTATATTTATTATTGTCAACCTTGTTGTGTATAAAGTCAGTTGTTTCTTGAAATAATCCAAAATGTGAAATGTCATTGATGTATGGGTTTATAGCTCTGTCATCAATATATATATCCGCAATCGGTTTTCCAAATATAAGTTCATCGTACGGAATATTATATTGTTCTAAGCAATTGATAGTTACTAATGCAATGTCTTTTACAACCTTTCCAACGTTATTATTATGAGTTTTCATTCGCCGAGCGGTATAAATAATAATTTCGTGCCCTTGCGATTTAAGTGCATTTAATAATGTTATCATTTTCGGAATAGGTTTTACAGAAGAATAGTCATTTGGAATAGTTGGATAAGTGACCAATGTATTATCTAAGTCAAAACAAATTCGCAATTTATTCTTGCATTCAGCATCAGATAGATTATAAATATTAGTAACAATCTCATCATAGGTCCCAATGTGGTGAGTTTGTTCAATATGTATAGGCAATATTGTCAAATCGTCTTTTAACATTAACTTATACATAAGAGAAAAATAGAATTCGTTCTTTGTTTTAAAGTTTTGATCAAGTATCATTTTTGCATATTTATTAAACGTAACAATATTTTCAAATCCGTATATTCCGCAACAATATAAATCTGAAATCTTTATTTTTTCTTCAATGTTGGTGACTTTATTTGCCTGCATAGTAATAAATGAATAATTAGTTTTATCATAATTTTTGCCATACCCGATAAAATTCCCGGTTGTTTTGGATAAAGAATTATTAAGTGTATGTATATTATCATTATCAATGAACATCAACGGTTCATTTTCTGGAAACTTAACCTGGTTTAATCCGACATATGCGGTTTCAACCGCGCCGCGGGTAAGATAGTCAACTTTGCAAAAAACGAACTTCTTAGATTTAAACAGATTTGTAACAATTTCTTCAAAATTATATTGACTTAAATATACATTGTATATTATGTAAACTTCGTTGCTTGGTATATTTTCAATAATGTATTCAATCATGTATTTTCCATTTATATAGTTTAACGGTTTTGGTAAGGAATAATTGTTAAATCGTTTTCCGATTCCTCCACATAACAAAATATACTTCATTATATCAGTTACCAACGCAAATCTTTATATTATATACGCATTTAAATATAACATGCAGATGTCAATAATATAAAGAATAATAATATAATAATATAATAATATAATATACTATAATGAAAGTTGTAGCAGTTACGTTCGGCGGAAGGAAATGTAGTCTAGAAATTCTGTTTTCCTATATCTTAAAATATAAAGAATATATAGATGAGTATAAGATATTTGTGGCTACGACCATTGAATCAGACATATTATATATGGAAGAATTTGCTAGAAACAATAGTAATTTTGTAAAATTAGAATATGTTTATGATGAAAATAATAACCGTATAACTGGAAATACTCTTATTTGGGACTATGCATATAATATTTGTCAAGACGATGATAGCGTTTATATTAAGTTTGACGATGATATTGTGTATTTTGATGAAACATTATTTACTGACTTTTTAAAATATAGAATAGATAATCCAGACATTCCAATGTTGTTTCCAGTTATAATAAATAATGAAATAATTAGTTGGATTCTTGAACAAGAAGGTATATACTCTCCAAAACAAAAATCCTATATAGGCAATACTTGGCCTAATACATACAAACGTATACAGCCGGCAATATTAGCAAATATTGGAAAACAAATAAAAATTGGACAGTTCACTCGCACAAGTGAAGTATTATGTCCGATGGCGTGGGGAAATTTGGAGTATTGTGTTGATTTGCATAATCAATTTATACATGATTTGAAGAACAATAATGTAGATAAATATAAGATGAAAAATAAAATATTAGAACACAAAGAGCCGGTTTCTATCTCGTGTTGTTCTTGGTTAGGCAAATCACTCAACAATTATATTAAAACTGTTGGTAAAGTTCTTGAGGACGAACCGTGGTGGTGCGTATTTTTACCCACCTGGATAAATAAAAACAATGAAATATATGGAAACTGTGTGGTATCACATTATGCATATTATAGACAGCGCGAGTTAGGGTTAGATAATACTAATATATTAAAACAGTATAAAGATTTGGCATTTGGCAATAGCATAAATAAACCATTAAAAAATAAAGATTTGGCAATTTGCAATAGAATAAATAAATTATCATTAAAAAATTTAGATTTCTACATTAAAAAGACGTGTGAATGTTGTTTTGTTAATAAGGCGGTAAATCTAGATATGTTATGGAAACAACACATTATGATAAAATTTATCGAAGAAAATAATATTCATCCAAAATCAATATTAGATATTGGGGCAGGAGAAATGGGTATATCTGGTTATTTGATATCAAAATACGACTGCGAATATATTGGCGTGGATTTAGGCAAGGGCACAGCACAAACGTTTATTAATTTTTTAACTAGCAATAAAATATCAACAGATAAAGTAAAGTATTATGAAATGGATTTTTTAACTTATATTCCAATTAAAAAACACGATATAATAATAGACGTTTGTTCTATGATTCATTTCAATCCAAATAAAAATATATGTCACAATGATGGGTTATTTATGTGTGGCGAAATTGTTTACAATAGTTTAACAGATGATGGTCTATTTTTATTTACTTCTGATTGTCTAAACCGACTTTTACCTAACCACTATAACGTTCTTAACAGAGAGTATATTGAACCAGAACAAATAATTGAATGTTTTGAAAAGGCAAATTTGCAATATTTACCCGAACATTCACAATTTTTAACAAGAGAAGACGTCAATGCTTCTCACAGTGAAATTAATTTAAATGTTGTAAGCGCTGGCTGGAATAAATTTGATTGGGCACATGTAGATGCATATGATAGGGTTTTTTTAGTCTTCAAAAAAAACACAATATATCGGTAGGTTGTCGTTTTGTACCATTTTTCTAATTATTCAATGATGCAAATAAACTATGAATGCATTTTGGTGCGGAGTTAGAACGGAACGAATATGTTATTAAAATGTGTATATTATACTTCTTAGGATTATTATACTGTAATAATCAGTTAAAGCTATCGCATTTTAAATTATTATATTGGATATGTATAATAATTTACTAACAGAACTAGAAAACGCCACATTCTCAAAATATAAACGTGTAATAGTTTGGGGATTTCCACTCAATACTCACACACATTCGTATATTCATGCAATGTGGATAAAGGCATTTTCTATCGGGTTTGGTAAAGAAACTCATTGGTTACACGATAACGAAATCCCAAAGGAGTTTGATTACAATGATAGCATATTTATAACAGAAGGTTATGCCGATAATAAAATACCAATAGTAGCATCTTCTGTATATTTTGTACACAATGCAATTTCTCCCGAAAAATATTTGAATAAAAACGCAAGATTAATAGAAATACGATTTAATGTAAATGAAATACACGATGTAAACAACGATTTTAAATTAGACGATGGTACTCATAATCTGATTGAGCTGTCGTCCCACGCGAAATATGAAAAGTTAGTTTCAAATAAAGATATACATAGGAGTAAACGCAACAATGAAATTAAGTTAATGGATTATGAGTGTATATATATGTATTGGGCAACTGATTTATTGCCACACGAATTTAACTATGATGATATTCATATAGAAAAAGAAAAAACAGTTTATTATATCGGTTCGCCTGGCAACTCAGTAAACTATCCAAATTTTGCAAACGCCTGTCTAAAAAATGGCATAAAATGGGTAACATCAAATCCGTGGAATACGCCGTTAACATTTGAGAAAAATAAACAATTAATGCAAAAGTCTATTCTATGTCCAGATTTTCGCCCAATAGGAACTCAACGTGATACAAAAGAATTTGGTGTAAAAAATGGGAAAAATCATTTAGAGATTGGATATTTGCCGTGTCGCGTATTAAAAGCGATTAGTTATGGTCAATTGGGGATAACCGATTCTATACACGTGAAACAGATATTGGGGGAACATGTGTTATATGCGGATAATATGGAAACCTTGTTTAAAACTGCAATGACAGAACGAACGAATTTGCCTCGCATTCGTACAGCAATGGAATATGTTCAGCATAATCACACATATGTTAACCGTGTGATTGAATTAATACGTGCATTGTGTCAATAATTAAACGTCTTAATATAATGCATATAAACACATTTTTCCATATATTATAGTTGTATGGAAAAATACATAATTACAGGTGGGTTGGGATTTATTGGTTCAACATTGTCTGAATTTCTAGTAGAAAAAGAAAAAGAAGTATTAATCATTGATAATGAATATTCCGGTGTAATTACAAATATATCAGAAGAATTTGTTAATAAAATAACAATTATAAAAGATGATATCAGAAATCCAGAGATAGAACAATATTTTAATAAAAACGATATAGTTATTCATCTAGCTGCTATATCTTCGTTACCAGAATGTCAAAATAATCCAGATTTGGCTTATGATATTAACGTGAGAGGTACTATAAACATATTAGAAATATGTCGGATTAAAGGCATCAACAAATGCATATTTGCAAGTACATCCGCGGTCTATGAAAACAATACAGAGGATACATTTTGCGAAACGCTTGTAGTAAATCCAACATTAATTTATTCAATGACGAAAAAGAATTGCGAGGATTTATGTTTAAGTTATGTAAAAAATTACAATATGGATATACGCATTATTCGTTTTTTTAATGTTTATGGAGGCAACCAAGATTATAGAAGGAAAAGTCCGCCGTTAACTATCTACATTATTAACCAATTAATAAATAATTTGCAACCGATATTGCATTCAAACGGTAAACAACGACGGGATTATATTTATATAGACGATTTGTTGGATTTAATATACAAAATAATAGAAACCGACAATTTAAAAGGTTGTATTATGAATGCGTGTTCAAATACATTAATAAGTGTTGAAGAAATTTTTAACATAATTGCCCAAGAATTAAATAGTGACATTAAACCAAAATACGTTGAATCAAAAAATTTATGGAATGGATATAATAATTTGTTTGATGGGCATTATAAAATAAATGAAAACGTAATAGAAAATGAAGTAAATAAGATTACACTTGGTGACAATACATTTGCAAAAAATAAATTAAATTGGGATTTGAAAAACACTTTTAAAATGGGCATAAAACAGTTATTACATAATTTTTGCAATTCGTCAAACCGAATATAATTAGTGGTAGTTCATTTACGATTTTTATAATAACTCTGATTTATAGGCATATTAAATTCGTAATCTACCGCATTATGCATTTGAATAGATAATAGTTATGTTAGAACCAATATAAACAGTATTTACCAAAAATTATATAATATGAAAGTTGCAATAGAATATTCTGGACATTTGCGTTTTATCCAAGATACATATCCGTTAATTAAACAGTTTTTCATATCAAATGAAAATATAGAATTTTACATATTTATTCATACGTGGGACGAAAGTATGAAGGAAGATATAGATTATATGATAAACACAATTAAGCCGCATAGGTTTATTATTGATAAACAGAAAAATTTTGAGCGGCATCCATATACATACATAAATAGCAATATTACCCAAGACGAATATAAAAATGATATAGGCAGATTACAAGAGAATGCAATTCATGAAAAAACAAATCCTCAGTATGTAAAACATTTTTTTGAAGTACCATCGCCAGATAATAATTATAAATTTGATAAAGACCTTGAAGTAACACGAGCATACACGTATAGTCATTATCCGTATAATACATTAAGTTTATTTTATTCTATACATCAAGTGCACGTATTAGCTATGTCATACAAACACGAGCACAACATTAAATTTGATTTTGTAATTCGCATGAGAAGTGATATGACAATGAGTACGGTTAATTTATCTAATGTGAATAAGGATGCAATCACAGTATTTGATGCAGCATTCCATCGTGGAGAGTTTGGTAAATACACAATACAAGACCAAATGGCGATCGGCAATGAACAGAACATGACAACATATACCGATTTATTCGTATATTTACCAGTATATTATTTTATATTCAAGTTAGATTGGATAAGTGAAATATTGGTAGGTTTTCATTTACAATATAATAAGATTCATATAGAAAAAATAGAAAGAAGGTTTAAGTTATTAAGATATCAAGATAGATTGACGAGCGACGTTGGTCGTCCAACCAAATAATCTATATTTGACACCGCTCATTAGTCATTTATTTAATGGCGCAATAGATATAAAAACATAAAACATGACATAATATTATATATTATGTCATTTACATTTGTTACCGCGCTATATAATATCAATCGCGCAAAATATGATAATCGGGACTATGCGCAATATCGTGAATGGTTTTCCAGAACACTTACAATACCAGTTCCTATGGTAATTTATACCGAAGAATGTAATCGCGATATAATTGACGCAACCCGCGCGAATTTACCAACAAAGGTAATATATACAAAATTAGAAGAAACGCCGTTCTATTATACACGAGATAAAGTTCGCAATATAATTGAAAATAGTCAATTTAAACACACATTGCAACATCCAAATGGATTAGAAAATCGGTGTTATGATTATATTCCGATTGTAAATAGTAAATTTGTTTGGATGACAAATGCAATTTCTGAAAATTATTTTCACACTGATATGCATTTTTGGATTGATGCCGGACTAAGTCGTTTTATGCGTTTTAATATAAGTGAACCATCATTCAATATGCAGTTGATAAATGAACTACATCAAACCAATTATATATATATTCAAGTTGGCAAAGAAAAAGAGTTGGTTGATTTACTTGGTGGGAAGATTACATTTCACGATAGTATCGGTAAAAATATTAATTTTATGATGGCTGGTTTCTGGGGCGGAAATTCACAATTGGTCGCAGACATATGCAGACAAGGCGCGGAGATGTACATCACTGAATACATTGAAAAGGAAAGAGTAGATAATGAACAAGTAATATTTGGCTATATTATGAGTAAATATATCAACCAATTGCGATTAATTCGCAATCATCCAGGTCAGGAATATATAAATTATTATATATTTTGTGGTAAAATATAATCGGTAAATTTTAGAATAAAGATTATATTTTACAAATATTTTCGGCATATTTGTTTACAAGTATCTCCCAAGAAAAATGTTGCATTGCGTATTGTCGTATTTCCTTGTATAAATGTTGTTTCTTTCTATTCGTGTTAACTACATTTTCAATATACGACAAATCATTTAACTTGTCATCACCAATTACATCAATAAATGGTTGTGTTAAATCTAAGTCGTCTGCGCTATATTTATTTACAACAATCGGCAATCCTGCCATAAGTGCCTCTTTTAATACAAGCGGCGTTCCATTTTCACCAGTGCTCAACAGTAACATGTTACCATGATTTGATAAAATGTTTAATAATTCTGTTCTAGTTGGTTCTCCCTTATATTGTTCTAGTTTATTGAAAGTTTCGTCGGTGCAACGTCCGTAAAAATTAATATTCGGCAAATTTTTATATAAATGCTGACATTTTCGTGGTTCTATTTTTCCAAGATAAATGGTTTTGTTAGATTGATTTTTCTTTTTCTCCTCAATAACAGCTATATCATTAGAATTTGCACCATTATACATAAGGACGAGCTTATCTGTATTTAAACTGAACGTCTGAAACATATTATAGTCTTTTTTTGATAAAGCAAAAATGGTATGATTTGCATTGTTGCATATAGATTGAAAAGTGTTACTATAACCGTCTGCCATATGTTTACTTGGTTGATCAATATATGGATAATGACTAGTAATTCCTACTTTTTTACAAGTTAAGAATGGAAGAATGTGATATAGGCAGTCATAATGCAAATGTACAAAGTCATAGTTGCCTGAATTAATTTCTGTAATTAACTGTTGACAATAAGACGAGTTCGTATCATTTTGTTCTCTGCTATTCTGTCTTAACTTATTTACAATATTTACTTCGTGCCCTTGGTTTAATAATTCATTAAAATAGTCCCATATTAAAATTTCAACCGCGCCCCATCCTACCGGAGGAATTGTCATAATGCCTGGCCCCACTAAACAAATTTTCATAATAGCATAATAGAAGACGTATGTTTAACTGCTTTTACGAATAATTTGATTGTAGTTCTGCATTATACTTTTCCAGGAAAATATACGTAAGCCATATTCACGTATTTCATCACGCTTAGTAACACTCACGTTACGATTGTCGTGTATTGATTTTTCTACAAATTCAAGATTGGTTAACTGATTATTGGGTATAACAGTAATGAAGTCTTTTGATAAATCTAGATTTGCAGATGCACATTCGCTTACAACCACCCCCAATCCACATATAAGAGCTTCTTTTATGACCAATGGGTCGGCTTCCCCATCAGATAGCAAAAGTAAGTTTCCGTAATGACTTAAATTGGCATAAAGTATCTCTTTTTTCCACTCACCTAAGTAGTTTGGATCTGAAACGTCAAACGTAGAATTATGATAATTTCCTACAAAATCAATGTTAGGCAACTGTTGATATACATATTGCTTTTTTCTTTCTTCTATTTTAGCCAAGTAAATTGTTTTGTTTAACTTAGATGGTTCTAGTTGAAATTTAAATGCATCTTCCCGAGCGCCATTGTGCAAAACGTGGATCTTGTTTGCTGGGAAACCATACTTTACGTACACATCTCTTATAGCTGGCGATATAACATTGATAGTTATCTTCTTTTTATAAGCGATTACATACTTGAATATATTTTGAAAATACCACTTCTGACTGGTTTCAAATTCGGGGTGAGTAATATATGCGTAATGAGAGGTGTAAAATATATTATAACATTTTAAATGCGGGGCAATAATAATATGATCGTCGTACATGATGTGAACCATATCATAGATTACTGAATTTACTTCATGTATTACCTGATTTAGGTTGGCATTGTTGATAATTGTAATATCGTGGTCATCTTTTAAATTCACATAATAGTCCCAAATTACCGATTCTACCGCTCCCCAACCATCTGGTGGTATGGGTTTATATCCAGGACCAACTATGCAAATTTTCATATACACTATTGAAGAGATAAGGAAACAACTTTAAGTCATTTCCGAAATACACTTGCAGAGTAACCGTTCATATACAATAGACGCATTCTACCAACCCGCCGTTAAAATATATCTTCATACTCTATATATATTTTAGCATAAATGAATTACCAATCAAATAACCAAATCCAAGGTGCGCACCACGGTGTTCAATATGGCCAAAATGACCGGGTAGATGAATTAAATGACCGTATTAATAATCGTGTTATCCCAGATAGTCCACTTGAACCCAACTTTAACCCCCGCCCGGTTTCAACCAAATATGCTCAATTTCCCATAATCAATCGCAGAAAACAGGTTAATGAACCAAATGTCCCTTACCCCGCATACAATCAGCATATTAATTTTACCCCCACTACTAGCAAGGGTCCCTCGTCTGGTTATAGAAATAACGTAGATGTAGAGAATAGTCTACGCAATCAGGAATATGCATTACAGCATGGTGCAGACCAAAATGTCTATATTCCTTCTCCCAATAGCGATATGTATAAACCGACAATCGTATCTAAGCCATCCGAACAACCTCACCCAGGTCTATTTCAACAGCACCGGTTTAGTTCAATGCCTCACCCTAATGTGGAGAATAGCGTTATAGGCAGGGACCAATTTTTTAACCATACTCGTACACAATTGCGCAATGCAGTTTAATCGGTGTAAATGCCATAAAAATATCTAAATTATCATATATACATAATAGTTGAACATATGATAAGCTATATCACATCTATATTAACTTCTACCAACCGAAACAATCTCCTCTTGAAATGTTTGGTTGTACTAGCAATCGGTCATGCATTATATGTAAACTATATGACGAGTGATCACCCATATAATACAAGCACCGAAGGGTTCTATCAAAAAGAACAATTTGTGTTGAAACGGAATGATGATGTTTACGACGATTTTTATGCTGAAATTTACGATGGTTTACACGATACTAAGAAACGTTCTCAATGGGAGTTAATGAAACTACTAAAACATACTAGCTTAGATACTCGCAATAGTGTTATTTTAGATGTTGGCAGTGGTACGGGTTATGCATTAAATGAATTGACTAGTGCGGGATATAAGGCATACGGGGTAGATAAATCCAAATTTATGGCAACTTACTCGGAGACAACCTATCCGGACGTGGAGGTACTTTGTGAAAATGTAGAGAACCCGATGACATATGAAAAGGACACGTTTACCCACGTGTTATGTACAAACTTTACTATCTATCAAATGAAAAATAAAGAAACGTTTTTTAAGAATTGTTATAGTTGGATGAAGCCCAATGGGTATTTGGCAATACATCTAGTAGATAGAAATAAGTTCAACATGACTAAACCGAACTTTGGTGACGAAATTAAATGGAAATCTTTTTATGATACTCCGGATCCACGCATTACATCTGTAACAATTGACTATGAGGATTATAAATATACCGCTGGATATAACTTCCCAGTTAATTTAGAAGAGACGAATGTCATTACAAAAATGGAGACGTTCAAAGATAATGAAACCGCCCATATTAGACAAAACGAGGAGGTTCTCTATATGGATGACTTGCAATACATACTAAGGGTGGCAAGTGCTTGTGGGTTCATTGTTCACGCAAAAGTAGACATGAAAGATTGTAATGGTGACGAAAATCAATATTTCTATATATTGGAACGAATGTTATAACGAGTGCATCGTCTTAGGTCTATACTTACATACAGTTTCATCTATCTTATTAGAAATATAATTATACGTAATGGTTACACCGATGACCGACCCGACAAGTGTCATTGTACACAATAACACAATAGTTATAACCGGCTCCATGTAATTATATTAGATATTTGCCGTTAACCATAATAAATCATTTATTAGAATATATTAGAGTGTTTTATGCTTCAATATATTCTCGCAATAACGTTTTTAATCTTGGTGGTTCTCTTTGTATATATAAAAATTAAATATCCCTTTTGGAATATACAACCAGTCTTCCACACGTATGATTATTGGCGATACTATTATAAAACCCCATTTGTCATACATAAATTTCGGCCAGTAAAAAGCAAGTTCTGTGATTTTGCGAATGTTAGTACAAAGAACCTGGTAGATTGTACTGATGAAGATATGAGAGAATTGACAAACCTATTACAATGTTACTATGTATCATCAGACCGTATCATACATTTAATAAACGACCAGAATATAAGAACAATATTAACCGGTATAGGAGAACCTAGCTATATTTCAATATATTATGAGAAAATACTACATAAGCCGACTGCAATAGATGACATTGTAAGCGTACAACGACCCATTGGCAGTATAACATCAAGGGCGTTTAAAATGAGCTACCGACCGACGCTTAGTGAGCCAATTTATTCTGAAATAATGATATATTATATTGATTATTTATGTGTTCAACGAGAACAGGATACCCGCAAAATCACCCGAAATCTATACCAAACACACGAATATAATCAACGAATAATGAACCCGAATATTTCCGTCTCTCTATTAAAGAAAGAAATAGATTTATTTGAGGGGGTGGTCCCTTTCATTAGTTACCAATCAGACACATTCTATTTACGTAAGAGTAAACTTCCGATTTTACCTAATGCATTTCATGTATTACCTATAAATGATAAGAACATAGATATAATAACCGATTTTCTGGATATCCAAACTCACCTTCGGTTTGACAACCAACCGTGTCTATTTGATATATGTATTACACAGCATAGTGGGTATTATTTATCACTCATTAATGATAAACAACTACATATATATTGTTTAAGAAGTGAAGGCCAAGTGTACGGTATCTATTTGTTCAAAGATACTAAAACACAATATGAAGACATTGAAGGTAATACATTGCAATTGGTGGGTAGTATAATGAACTCAACTGATGAGGCTATCTTTTTCACCGGGTTTTTATATAGCTTAAATATGATCAATAAAACGAATACATATAAGATGTTTATTATAGAAAGTATATCTCATAATCTAATTATTTATAGACATTGGAGAACCAAATACACACCAGTATTTACGAACAAAAACGCCTATTATTTGTATAATTATGTGTACCCGTGTTCTCCTCTATCTCCTGAAAAATGTCTTATTCTAACAATATGATCATATACTAACAACCCAAAATATACACCTTCGGACATTTAAGTTCGCACAAAAATTGTTACAACAAATATAATGAAAATTATATAAATATTTTTCATTATATATATTATCATAATGGATAAAGATGAAATAATAAAAGAATTAGCAGAAAAAAATGCTAAATTAGAGGAGGAATTACAAGCAACCAAAGAACATCTCAAAAAATACACAGCGCCCGCAAGCAGTAAGGTTTATTATGAAAAACATAAAGAAGCGCAAAAACAAAGAGTTAGAATATATAAAGAAACCACGAACTACAAACCTACACCAGAACAAAAAAGGGAATATAATAAACAATCGTATTTGAAAAGAAAGGAAAAACTCAAAAAAGAAATAGAAGAAAAAACTAATAATGAAAACATTTAGGAAAAGTAATTATTTATAAATAACTACTTAAAATTATTTTCTTTATCTAATTTATAGGATGGAAAATCCAAAAGATAAACCTCCCGAGTTTTTCAAATCCACCAAAACCTCACTGAAAAGCATACTGAAACACACTGAAATCAATACAAACAAAATTAATGATGTTGTTATTAAGGCGCACAAAATCGTTATTCATACTTTACAATTTCTAAAATTGTATATGCTTCATCATTACGAAACGAATAATCATACCTTACCAGAAATTGATAAGGTATTGATTTTGAATGTTATGAAAATTGTTTGTGGGGAAAAGCATACCAACACTGGAAAACCACCCAAGAGAGAAACGATTGAACTCAAAGACAAACTTACTGCTTTCTATACAGAACATTACAAACCATATACCCAACCAGAACAATTAGATTATGAATATATGAGTAATGTGCTTTCCTACTTATGTGAAGACATTATGACGATGTATGAAAATAACATCCAACTACATTATGTAGATTATGTGGAACGCTTTGTAAATGTTGTTTGGAAAAAAAAGATGCTGGTTGAGAAAATACGAAAAATATTTCCTACCAAAAAAGAAAAGGAAGCACGGATTAGACATTTGGAAAAGGAACTGCGAAAAATAAAGAATGATTTGCTAAATGTTGATAATAGTGTTGCTTATACAGCACAACCACATTATCATAAATGGATTACCCAACAAAAGAAGCATATTATTCCCAACAAAGATAAGTTCCAAAAACAAAGTATCTATTATGATTTGAAATGTAAACCGATGGATTATTTTCCTTGTATGATTGCGATGATGAAACACGTTGAAAATGAGTTGGAAACTATCAGTAATGTTTTTCCTTTGCGAAGCAGTATTGCTCCTGGTTATATTCGGTTAGATACGATTACATTGGTAAATATGCTTTTACGAAAAGAACAAGGAAAAAAAAGTGATTACAGCAATCAAGGTAATACTAAAAAGCACGAAGATAAAATATGGAACTTCTTTTTCCGCACGGAAAAGAAGGTATTTCGTAAGACTGATTTTTCATTCCATCATATGATTTCTACTGATGGTGTTGGTGTTTCTGTATTATTTATACGAGAAGATTTGGTGGGGAAAAGATTACCAAGCGCTAAAAAGGGTATATCATGCGAATTGTATATTGATGAACTGAATGATTATTCTGGTTTACAAGATAAAAAGATTGTGGGCGTCGATCCGGGAAAAGAAGATTTGATTTATTGTGTAGACGATGCTTCCAAAGATGCGAATATATTTCGTTATTCACAAAACCAGCGAAGAAAGGAAACCAAGATGAAAAAATACAATAATATCATATTAGCAATGAAAACCAATAAAATACAAGGAAAAAGTGTGATTGAATATGAAACAGAGTTATCCAATTACAACCGCAAGACACTTCAAATAGACAAGTTTAAGACATACATAAATGAGAAGAACCGAATAAATAATATATTATTTGGTTTTTATGCGAAGAATTTGTTTCGTAAATTGAAATTTGGTAAACATATCAATATCAAACGAAATGAACAACAGATGATTAGTAATTTTAGGAAGATGTATGGTAATCCCGATGAGGTTGTTATTTGTATAGGTGATTGGGAACAACGCCAACAAATGAAATACAAAGAACCAACATTAGGGATAGGAATGCGAAGTTTGCTTCGCAAGAACAAATATAAGGTGTTTTTGGTTGATGAATTTAGGACATCTTGTAAATGTTCAAATTGTGATGGAGGAGTATGTGAGAAGTTTATGGTAAGAAAAAATCCAAGACCAAAACCAAAGAAAGAAAGAAAATATGATGAAATGCGGTTGGTTCACGGGCTACTACGCTGTAAGAGCGGTTGTGGTGAGTGGAATAGAGACCGCAATGGTTCATCAAACATCTACAAGATAGCATATCAGGCAATACATAATTTAGAAAGACCAAGTTATCTATGTAGAGAAATCAAAAGTAATCAAGCAGTTTTACCGAATTGCTATAAACAAAATATACACAAGGTATGAAAGGACCTAAACTTTGGATTATTTAATTCGTATTTTTGTGCGAATTTAAATGTCCAAAGGTGTATAATACAGAATGTGTGTGTTTAGTAAATTCAAGGACGCATTAGGAGTTGCAGGGCAGGGATTTCATGAAGCAAGGTTGTTGAGCTCAGCGATGTATGATTATATTGGAAGTATTCTACTAGCATTATTATTAACGCTATTATATCGTCAAATACCACTAGTAGTTTCAACCATATTGGTTCTCGTTTTGGGTGAAATTCTTCATTATTTATTCGGAGTTCAGACACAGACAATGAAGTTCTTGGGATTGACCTGTAACAAATAATATCTTGACAAATAACATAAAATATTGTCAATATATTATGCAAAATGCTGAACATATTAGTTGTCTACACTGACCGAATACCGTGTTACGAAGAACACTTTGGCCAGATGACCAACTCAGGTATTACATTGCACTGCACCGACTGCCTATTGACCCTGGGCCAAGAGTACAACGAAGATGTTGCTAGTTTTAGCGTAAAAAGTGTGTTTCGGCATACAAATGTCATTGTGTTTCCGTTTGCAGATGAACCGACATATCAACAAACATATAATGATACGGATGAACGCGCCAAGCAATTAAATAATTATTATAAAAGTAAAGCGGCCGACAACATATATAAAAGTACCGATTTTTACGGAATAGTTATCTATACACATACCAATGTTCTCAATATACCCAAAATAGATTGGAGTTTATTATACGAAGAAATATTAGGTACTAACTGTCTGTATGTAAACAGTGACCGGACATTTGTTTGTGGGTCAAAGTCAAATATGATTAAATATTTACAAAATACATCGCCAAATCCGAATATACCTGAGCGTGTTCTTGACATGCTCACGGAGATAGTTGTACCACCAATAGAAAAATACAATAAATTATATGGGTTTCGCGGGTTAGAAGAGAGTTGCGACTCCGAACGATACACTAGTCATATTGATGTAGCAACACGAACATATTCGTTTGATAAGATGAATGCATATGACACGCTGTATTTTAGTAATTTAACATTAAGAAAGGTATACAAACAGTTATACAATTTAATCAATAAACCGTTTATTCTGGTGACGGGAGAAGGAGACTGCGAATGTCCAAATCAACTCTTTGAAACCGACGCAGAGTTTGCCGAGTTTTTAAAATGGGATAAATTACAACATTGGTTTTGTCAGAATTGTTTGATAGTACACCCGAAAATTACATTGATACCGCTTGGCTTAGATTATCATACTATGATGTATTATTCCCACATACGGGGGGATCGTGGTCCAAAAATGACACCAATTGAACAGGAAAAACGAATAATGGATCTACGTAAAATAATGAGACCCTTCTGGGAAAGGATACCGGTGTGTTATGGCAATTTCCAGTTTCTAACAAGCACTAAATATAGTAGCGACAGGAAGGACGCCATTGCAAAAATACCCACGAATGCGATTTATTATGATTGTAAGCATGAGCGAAATCAGACCTTTATAAATCAAACGGCGTTCGCATTTGTTCCGTCACCATTTGGACAGGATTATGAATGTATACGAACGTGGGAGGCATTATGTCTAGGGTGTATTGTAATTATCAAGAGTTCTCCATTAGATAGCTTGTATGAAGGATTGCCTGTGGTAATTATCCAGGATTGGAGCGAAGTTACAACCGATTTCTTGCAAAAGACGTTGATAGAATACAAAGAAAAGCATTTTAACAATACGTTTAAATACGAAAAGTTACATAAGCATTATTGGATACGGTTGATACAGCAGATGAAGGAACAAATATTGCGAGGAAGTTCTTAGGTGGTTGACAAGTATTGTATCGTAAGATAGATGACGATACAATTCATAAATTTACATTACGTTTTTACGAACTCTTCTTGATTTTAGATATATGATATCGGTTTTCTATTTTATCTTGTATATTTACCTGCCCGAGCAAATGAATCCACCACAAATATAATAAAGATCCCTAAAAATGAATAAAGAATGAATTCTTCTGTAATATTATCCGTTTTCTCGTGTTGTTGTTGTTCTAGTAAATGTATCATATAGTTGATTTTCTCTAACAATTTACTATCTCCACCTCCACTGGCATTAATACCCATATTTGCATAATACGGACGAGTGAACTGAGGGGTGGCACCATAGCTTTTGTCATAATTACTATAAACGGGAGCTTTTGCATCATTTGCACCATAGGCCGGCATATGCTGACCTCCATATATATTGGATGCAGTGCCTTCATTTTTAAACCGAGGAATAGGAGGCATATATTGTTGTTCATCTACATTATCGCCAATGTCTCGTTTGGGTTGAATTGCCGGGTGAGAAATTGGATTAAACTTACCCATGCTGGTATCCTGAACGTCAGTCGCACTGGTAATTTTATCCAAAAGCATATTTACTCGGTTATTTCGATTATCATTTTCTGCTTCAACCTCGTCAATGGTGCTGGGTTTCATAGATTGATAATGTTTATTAGCGTTGGACCCATCTTCCTGATTAGATTTAGAGAGGGCAGATGGTTTTCTAAGAGAAGGCGTTCGTTTTTTATTAGATGAATCTTCACTTATCCATGCCGAAGCGGTTGTGACTAATGACATTTGATATAAATAAGTATACTTAAAAACTAAGTAGAAATTAATTTACCTATAACGAACCGAAATTTGGAAATATTAAATCGTGTTATAATATAATACATATGATAAACAAGATATCTCAATTTATACCGATAGTGGCAATATACTTATTATTAACCCGACACAGAGGGTGTATAGAATTTAGTCATACCGTTACCGGAAAACTATTCGCCGTGATGGTAATCATATTCTATTCAATAATAGACAAAACTGTCGGACTGTTTGTTTGTGCATTAATTATTCTATTTTATCAAATGGATTGTACTGAAAATATGCTAAACCAGGAGGCCTTTCATGACATAGACGGAAAAACGATGTCTGAATTAATTGCCGCGAAAGAACGTCAACCGTTGGAATACGAGGAAATAAAATCCGCTAAATCTAGTAATAAAAATCAGATAGAAACATTTGGAAATTATAATGAAGGTTATAGTGTAGATGAAATAAATAAAGAATTTCGTGACCAAAATTGCAACAAGGGTGTATTAAAGTATAAAAATATGCAGGTTAGAGATGAATTGGCTAGTCACATTTACCCCGAAGTCAAATTTACAGATGAATATTGCAATGTATGTAGGCCATCATGTAAATTTTCCATTATTGAGGCAAAGTTTGAGGCAGAAACAAAAATAGCCCCTACCGAGCTAGCGTAATTATCTAATTACACAATATACACTGGAATGAAAGAACCAACGGGATCATTTAAATCATTGTTTAATTATTTGCACAATCAAATACAGGCAGTCAACGATAGCAAAATATTCGCAGGGTTAATGATAATTGTCTTAAATGTTGTATCAAGATTTGTAAACATCAATTTAAGTAAATCTATGGAGTCCTACTTAAAGTATACAGTTAGTCGTCAACTATTGGTATTCTCAATCGCATGGATGGGGACACGTGATATTTATATAGCAACATTCATAACAGTGTGTTTTATAATACTATCCGAATACCTATTCAATGAAGACAGTGCACTATGTATTTTATCCGAAGACTTTCAGGATTATCACAATACGGTATTAGAGAACAATAAAGAGAACGATAACAAAGTATCAGATGATGAGATTAAGAAGGCGAAAGCAGTTTTAGAGAAAGCAGGTATGCAAAACATTGGAAAAGACAAAGAGGTTCAAGGATTTTCCATGAAATAATTATTACAGCATGATATGAAATAAAGTGTTCATATAATATAAATAGTAGTAACGCGAAATGGATATACAACGCATAAGAATTATGATGGCAACGAATATACCAAATAGCAAACCAATAGAGTTTACCGGTAACATGTTGTACCACCCATCATACCCTGAAATGAAAAACATTGGAACATATCCTTATATAACGGATACTATTGATTATTCCGATATGTATATAGATGACCTAATATACCCACAAATAGCAGCAATCTTTTTTGATCGGGTGAAATTTATTCGCATGGTCTCTAAAACTAAACCTGTAAGCGATGCAGATAAACCTGCGACACTTGAACGCAATGTGATGACCATGTTAAAGTTGTTACTGCCGACAAAGTTTTTTGCAGTGAACAACCATAAACAATCTATTAAACTACTAGACCCAGAGGTAGATGTAGTTGATTCATCAAGTATATTTTATAATCCATTGAAAACCGAATCGTCTTATATAATTATAAATGGCAAGCGGTATACCATAACAGAGGTGGTCTGGTTAAATGATATACTGAACCACCCAACGTACCGAAAGTTATTAGAAGAAGTATATATCCTGAACCGATCATTGAATACATATAAGTTGACATTAACAACTAAAATTGACGCGTACAAAGACCGTGTAATTGGCCTAATGGACGAAATAAATAAAATAATCGCCGATGCTATACAAAATACCCCTTCTGCAACAGGGGTTGCCACACCAGTGTCAACCGGTTATGCGAATGAAAAAACATACTCTGCAATATTCACAATACTACGCCTTAAAAAACTCTTATTGGGGGAACCGATTGATATAGTGACAATATATAATGAATTGTATGAAACACCCAATACAGCGGGTAAAGTAATTCAATCAGTTCCTGTTTCATCTGTAACCAGTGCTACCAATCCATTTACAAAGATTACTAAAATGTCTAGTGGTATTACTTTGGAAGACCAATTGAATAGCATAGCGACGGAACCCGTGACGGATTTAAAAAGTTCTCCCGTTCAGATTAGCCGTTTTGAAAAGGTTTTGGCTCTAATGTCGGAATATAGAACCGAGCTTATTAGGACAATAACTATGGCTGACAATGCCGATAAGGTTGCATTAGTAACAAAGACAACCGAGTTGTTTAATGTCACTGTATTAAAAGAGGGAAGTAACCTCGCCGCACAACTTAAGGCAACTGATAGTATAGTATTTTCAAAGCAAATATATGGATCGCCGGATTACATACCAGTATTGTCCCAGTTTAAAACAAATACATTATATAAATATAGGAGACCCAACTTAACCAGTGAAAACGACAAATTACAAGAATATATTGATAATGATACCAATCCAGCTCTTGTAACCGAATGGTTCAAAGAGTTTGGTGCAATTTACGAGAAGTATATTTTAAAATCAAATGCTAGTCTTAACATAAAAAAGGACCTGTTAAGTTTAAAAGTAAACAATATCAATATGGAAACTACCGACCGCAATCAACCTACAAAAGATATGTTCATTCGGTTAACCGTCATTGATGGAGAAGTAAACAATGACAATAAAACGCAGATATACTGTCCGCTTACAAGTGATAAACTTGGTAGCGAACTATTGACATTAATTGAAAATACAACTGACTATGCAGATCTATTAAACGAAGATGTGTCATTGTTTGCGGTAAAAACACTAAGCGCTTCTGTTGGTTCCGACAAAGGTCAATCTTCTCTGGGTGAAGCCCAGAATGCGCAAGATAAATATGATCCAAACAAGAATGTACCTAATTTAAACAAGAATGTACCCAATCCAAACCAAAATTTACCCAATCCAAACCAAAATTTACCCAATCCAAATGTTCCATCTTTTGCATATACACAGAATGCATCTACAAAGTTTGGTCCTATATTGATTGCGTCAGCAAATCCCGATGTATTAAAAGACCTTATAATGAGTATACGACAAAATCCGACGATTAAATTGGACCTTGATCCAGAAAGCATTCTTAGGTTTATAAGCAATACCTACACAGATAGTACTGGACGAAGTTCGTCTGATAATCTCCCAGACTTACCAAGGCTCATTAACGAATGGAGCCAAAGCAATAGAAGAGCCAATAAAGACGTAGAGGAAAAGGTTACAATAATGAATGCCGACCTTAATGGGAAACAACTTATATTTGAAAATAAGATGAAAGATAGCAAAGTCGTATCTAATCCCGCTGAGCGAAGTAAAGTTGCCAATCAACTCGCAATTATTAAGTTTTATAAATATATTGGGGAATTATTATTAAAAAACGAGCAGTCAAAGGCGGTTGATAAACAACTAGGGGGTAAGAAGAAAAAAAACAAGCGACATACTACAAAATTAAACGCGAAGGTAGTCAACAACACAAGCAAGAGACGTAAACATTAATTTTTATTATATGAAGAGCACAACAGATTATTTCTTATTAAATACAGGTTTGCTGTTAACATAGTTTCCAACCGCAGGTCCGACGTCTTCATTCTCATCAATTGAATAAATAACGCCGTTAATTTCACTCGTGGTATAATACCCCTTACCTTTTATAGTAACTTCAAACACTTCTTCCTCAGCTTCTTCCTCAGCTTCTTCCTCAGCTTCTTCCTCAGCTTCTTCCTCAGCTTCTTCCTCAGCTTCTTCCTCAGCTTCTTCCTCGGTAACTTCTTCCTCAGCTTCTTCCTCAGCTTCTTCCTCAGCTTCTTCCTCGGTAACTTCCTCCTCAGCTTCTTCCTCAGCTTCTTCCTCAGCTTCTTCCTCAGCTTCTTCCTCAGCTTCTTCCTCAGCTTCTTCCTCAGCTTCTTCCTCAGCTTCTTCCTCAGCTTCCTCCTCAGCTTCCTCCTCCGCTTCCTCCTCCGCTTCTTCCTCGGTAACTTCTTCCTCAGCTTCTTCCTCAGCTTCTTCCTCAGCTTCTATAATCTCGTATTGTATGTTTGGTTTCACGGGGGTGTCAATAAACTCAATATCATCATCGGACACGCAGTCTTTTTCTACCTTAATGCTAGTGGCAGCTTGAAGAGTGGGGCGACTGCCTCCAATATGAGATTGGCAACAACACGTCTTGCGAAATTCTGGAAGAGAATAAATCAAATTTTCTAGACACTTGTTACGCTTGGCCAATTTTTTATTTTTCTTGATCAACTTTTGCACCATTGGCAATGCCAATAGCGCATCATAGTTTGCTTGGTAGATTTGGTTATGGGTTGACATTATATCTGAATAGTTACGATATAATGTAAATAAGTCTTGCGTTCAATTTTTTACAAGAGCTCGTATGTAGTATGAAAAGTTACCATGTAATGCGCTGCCAATCGGTTGGAAAAAGGTCAGTTACATCGTGTTTTGCACTTGGACCAAACCATTTCATTGGATAACATACACGTTTATTAAGAGTTGGATTTAAATATGCCCCCCACCAACTGAACGTACTATTCGCAATAATATTATCTTGACAACTAGCCATTAGTAACATTTGTTCCCAGTCACTAACCGCATTATCAACTTTTACAAATTGCACGTTACGAATAACACCTTGTATTTGAGAGATCATAAGAGAAACAGTATCTATATCTTGTTGTTCACAGAAATACAATACACTACACGGTTTACCATTATGCTGCATTAGTAGGTACTGTAACGCAGAAATATAATATTTTACAGGCATTATGGGGTGATAATCTTGAATATTCTTATAGTCGCCAATTCGGAAGTGCATGCTAACCGTAATGATATTTTCAGTAAAATATTGAGAATAAGCATTGCGTGTGAGATAGATTTGGTTTTGTAAATTCATAAGAGAACATATTGTGTCATAATGTTCTTGAAAATAACTCGGACTTTGGAAATAGCCATATAAACGCAATTTGGGTACATTGGAAGAGCCGATTGGCTTAAATCTATACCCATTTTCACGAAATGTATCAAATTGTGCAAGGCTGTCTATTGTATACTGTGAATTATTAAAAGTCGTCATATGTTTGATTGTTTTAAACAATGTGTCCCAATAGGTTGAACGTACAGTTCCGGAATTTAATACATCTGAATATGGAAGTATTACGCGGCGCGCGCGACGAAGGCCATATGAGATGCATGCAAATAGTTGAAATAATTGGTTTCCCAGACCACCCATAAGAAATACCGAAATAACATTTTGTTCGGACATGTTTACTAATAGTAATTGTGAATACCTATTTATGTAGTTTATCATAATAGGTATTACTATAAGGGTAAAATATATTGGGCATTGGCGTGCCATTCTAAATATTAAACGGTTTATACAAGTCATTTAATCTAAATACTTTTGTTTCTGGTTCAGTGTGATAAATAGCGAAATCACTGAAATTGCCCTGCGATAGAAACAATACATTACACGGCTTGAACAATGCACAATCTGTCATAGCATAGAACCCTTTGACAAAATTAGAAATATCTTTATTGCCAAAGTGTAGAGAAAGGCTCTTAACATAGTCATAGTTTGCACGTTGAACCGGGTCCGATGTTTTTCCATATCGTATATTATCAAAATCAAACTTAATTCCACTCGTAGAAGTCGTGGATCTAGTAGAATGATTATTACATACCACGTTATCAAACTGTGTCTTCATGTACTCTATAAATGGTTCTTCGTCGGAAGCACAATACAACACAAACTTGACGAATTTGATTATGTATACACGTTCATTATAGTATTTATTTTGTCCATATTTACAAGCGTAATTATGGACAAAATGCCTATCTAAAATCCGAACTTTTCTTTCATAATGTCGGTTTTACTCGGTCCCTTCTGTTTTTCACTCTGTCGTTTTACCTTATATACTCCCGTAGTATTGCTGTTATATTGTACCGATCTTCCGCCATAAATATTTGCACCCAAATCTTCTACATCATCGTGTAACTCTGGTAAAATCCTAGTCATCGGTTTTTCAACAACAAGTAGCATTTGTTCTGTTTTTAACAGCTTTCTATATTCTTGGATGGTAAGATTACCATAGAATTTATCAAGAAGGTAATATGGATCGGGTGCGGGCTTAATATTCTTGTTATAACCAGATGCTTTACCATAAATTTGATTAATTAGATGATATCTCTCAAATTTTACGGTGTCATCAATGTTCTCCTTCATCAAATATGCTACCGCACACTCTGGTCTACAAAACGATCCGTATCCACACATTTCGTCATTCAGCTCAAATTTGGGAATATAACACGCTGGATTGTCGTATTCATATGTACACCAGAAACAAGCCGATTTTTTATCTTGATTAGATGCTTTATACAGCCGGATTTTAAGGGCTTTGAGTTTAGATGAGAGGTCTTTTGTCTGAATATTATCGGAGTTATCCGGATTGCTATCAAAAAAATCGGGGACGTTTTCATTACATTTGCTACAAATATGTGGTACTTCTGGTTGCATAGTTAATGGTAGCTCATACGCGGTTTTATCAGATTTATTATTAGTATGTGTTTCGTCATTGGCGCTGTTATTATATGATGCATATTTATCGGTAGTGTCTTTATCATTAAATGTAACAATGGATGGCGGAACTGCTGGATTATACTCCAATGGATTGCTAAGTAAAGTATTCCGGTCTTCATTGTATACATTAATATCCGACAAGGAACATTTCAAGTGTAAAATAACATTGTTTACGTGAGCTAGTGGAGAAACTGGGTCGCTTTCTTTTACGACTAACTTTCCACCCTTTGGTTTACGTCCACGTTTCTTCGGAATATTATCACTAGCTGCGGCATTATTTGTGTCGTCTGCTACTAGTGATATATTCTGAACACCCAGTTCGGAGTTTGCTATAATAATATCAACCTTCTTCTTTCTGCCTCTTCGTAGTTTAACAATTTCAGGCGTAGTATTGTCCATATCTGGTTGGAATACAAATCTAGACGAAACGTTTTTATATAGTTTAAATTATGTTTTTTGGGATTAAAGTAGCTTACACGGTGGCCGTCCGGCTGTTATAACAAGCTCTGCATAAAGGGACATAGTTATCTGAACCAATAACTATTTGTTCATTATCATTTGTGATACGATATGAGCAAATAGCGTCCTTGCCGCAAGTATCGCATCTAGCGAATAATTTTACTATTTTGTCACATATGGGGACTAGGTCTAGCAGTGTTCCAAATTTTTTACGCTTAAAATCGCCGTCCAGTCCGCAAACGTAAACCCGTTTTTTGTGTACTTCAACCAACTCGTATACGGTTTCATATAGGTCAGGAAAGAACTGTCCCTCGTTGATTAAAACAATATCAATATCCACAAGACGGGATTGATCACATACATCAGAAATCCTGTTTGTAAATACACACGGTATCATAACCTTATCATGTGTAGAAAGCATGGTGCTATGGTAGCGTGTATCTCCTGAATAGTTAATAACCTTAATGTTACACGTTTCATAGAATTGATTATAAATATTAATCAGACGAGTGGTTTTTCCGGAAAACATGGGTCCAATGATAATTTCTAAATATCCGCCTGTTGGGAATGATTGAACGTCGGTCATTTGTAATATAGATATAGTAATGAAATCAGATTTTAACGTATTCAATTTTACAAATGTAATTATAAAACACATAAATAGATACATACTTATAACAATAGCATATGCAATCAAACGATAATATTCCGTGGGTTGAGAAGTACCGGCCAACGAACTTTGACAACATCGTATTGGACCCAGCAAACCGTGTATTGTTTAAGAATATTATAGAGAATGCGTATTTTCCGAACCTGCTTTTTTATGGACCCCCGGGTACGGGTAAAACAACAACTATCATAAATTTAATTCGGGAATACCAAGTCAGCTGTTCACAGCGACAACAGGGTACTGTTCTACATCTAAATGCGTCAGATGAACGAGGGATTGATATTATTCGCAATCAAATACAGCAATTTGTAAAGTCAAATAACATGTTTGAACCGGGGTTAAAATACGTAATATTGGACGAGGTAGATTACATGACAAAGAACGCGCAACAGGCATTAAAGTATTTAATACAATCATCAAGGTACAATGTTCGGTTTTGTTTGATATGTAACTATATAAGTAAGATTGATACTTCATTAAAAAATGAATTCATATGTATTCGGTTTAATCAATTACCAAAGCCCGAAATATATAGGTTTATAAAATCAGTGGCATCATCAGAGAACATTCAATTGTCAGACGATGTTATCTATTCTATTCAAGAAATGTACAACTCTGATATTCGTAGTATGGTAAACTTCATACAATTAAACCAACGAATGGACAATTGGACAAATAGTATAATATCAAATATTACATGGGAAGAAATGCATAAATTATTTACAGAAAATGATTACTCAAAAACATTAACGTTTATACAAGACACGAGCGTGAAATATAATATTGATAAAAAGGCATTAATAAAGAAATATTTCAACTATGTTATACGAAATCATGATGTGTATGTTACACCAAATTTCTTAGATACGGTGGAAGTTGTATTGCATACGACTGATATGAGCATTACAAATATGCTATTATATATCTGTCATCATTTATACCAACGAACATAAAATTGAAGTAATAAATATTATTAAATTGTATGTAATCACAGCAATGAATATGAATATAGAAGATGAATGGACAAAGTTTATTTCGTCGCAAGCAACAAGTGGAAACAGTATGGCATCGTCTAATAATTACGGGCAATCAAATTTGAAAAGCTCGTCGGCGGTTGACGTCCACGGTGATGAAGAAGATGATGATGTAGAGGCACCTCTGGGGGAAGATTTATATATTTCAACAACGACCAAGGTGATGTTCTTAAACCAACCGATAGATATATATAATGTCTTCTGGAATATCCCGATAGTTGAATATTGGCGCCCGCAGGCCGGTATCTTGAAAAAGCAGATAAAGGTGGTATCAAATACACCAGAGGAATTATTGGAGTATCAATCAAAATTAGTAGGCATACCATATTACAATGAAAATATTATTAAACAGATAAACAATCCGTCTGCTCGTAGATTGCGTTTCAAAGATGAACGTAAAATAACGATTGGTATGTCAAAAAAAGATATTATGAATTGTCGCGGCAAAGTAAAAAATGCGTTTTACAATTGTTTCGCAATTATCATGCGGTTTATGTACGAGGGAACGTTTCGTGAAATGCACGTAAAGGTCTTCAATACCGGTAAGATGGAGATACCGGGAGTTGTAAACGAAGAGTTATTAACGATGGTAAAGCATAATATACTCAATTTAGTAAAGCCATTTGTTGAAGCGCCATTGAGTTTCATTGAAACAAACGAGGAAAATAACATTTTGATTAACTCAAACTTCAATTGTGGTTATTTCCTAAACCGTGATGCTCTGCACGCCATATTACGTAGTTCAAAATATGGGATAGAGACAGCATATGATCCGTGTAGCTATCCAGGGGTGAAATGTAAATTCTATTATAACAACCGGCTCGGCTTAGATGATCCGTCACAAAATGGGCAAATAGTAACGTCAGACCGTGGAATGAAAATGAGTGAAATTGGTGATAACAAAACGTATACAGAGGTATCGTTTATGATTTTCCGAACAGGGAGTTGTTTAATCGTAGGTAACTGTTCTGAACCGGTTCTACAAGTGGTATATAGATTTATAAAAAATATTCTGCGTATAGAGTATCAAGCTATATATGTTCCAATGAATGATCAACCTATAAAAGTAAAAAAAACAAAAATACGAAAACGCACAATAGAGTTTACATCATAGATGTTAGGTTACGTGTTGCTATACAGCCAATTTACCAATTCTGTCATATTACCTGCTTCATATTTTTCCTTTACAATATCGCGATGAAGACTGAATTTGGTAAGTATTTGTTCATTTTTATCTTGTTCGGTAACGGAGCCGCTACGAACCCGACGCATTTTTTCACTTTTAGTGATCATTGCAGTTAATAACACGATATATGTGGAGACGTTCGGTGTGAACAAACTTTGTATATTTTCCAAATATATAGTTGCAAAGTCCAATTTATCTATTGCATATAAGTAGCGTAATAATAAATCATCACAAATGGTTTGACGGTCTTTAAATGTATAGCTATTATTATTCCAATAAAACAAAACATTTACCACGCTTAGTATGCGGGAGTACATGTTACGCCATTCATTATTATTAAAATTTAACAAGTCATCTGACAATGTTAAAATATTACTTATTGTGCTAGACGTAGCGCTGCTTTGATCATCGTCATGTATTTCAAAAATGGTTTTTTTATATACAAAAAGGACAGCATCTGTATTATTTAAACTATGCGTTAAATTAGATAGATGTACCTGTTCTATGTATTCCAAGAAATAATAGCATGCCTGTTGTGAGTGATATTTTGCGTGTTCAATGTTCTTTCGTCGTAGTAATACATATTCAAATACACGATGAATAGCATTTACTCCAATAGATTGAATTATAGGTAGTTTGTCGGAAGCCTTAATAATTTCAGATTTATCAATATGTGTAAATAGTTCTCTAATAGAATGAAAATATTGTTCAGCAATAAGATGTTTTAGGGACTTTGGTTGTGGAGTTGACATATACTAAACACTTATACACATGGTTGCCATACAAATGTGCGGTTAATTACGCAACCGTTGAATATTTAGAAGATATATAATTATTCGTTAGAATGACTTAAAGTATTCTCTCACATGTAATTTATATATTCAGTGCAAATGGATAAAGTAAATGACAAACAAGTTGTTACCAGTAATGGATACAGATTGCCTGAGAATAATACGCTACAACACGCTACGAAGCTGTCTATCGTGGAAGATAAACCAATCATGATGGACTACTGGACGAGTTCATTAGACAAATCGGTATTGATTGGTGTAAAGGATAACGCAGAGAAATTGCTTGTAAAGAGCGAGGAGGAATATACTAGTCCGGTCTCCAAGATATATAAGGTGGGTAAAGAATACATTGTTATGACCGAAAATTCTATTTACATTGTGGACGTTGAAATACCTACTAAGCGAATTAGTGCATAAATAGATAAATATTTGATATGAAACCGCTCTTATCAAATATTATAGTATTGTGGATAGTCCGACAATTTGTTCCGGGGTCAATGAACCTGGAAAAATCACATCAAGTTCTAAAATCAAGTTCCCAATCGTTTGTTCTCTCGTCATTCCCATCATTTTGAATAAATTGCGATGGCCAGGTTTTATTACTGATGGTTTATCTGTGTTGTTTAGTCGTAGGCGTTTTCCATTAAGATGTGTAAACTCTACTGAAAATCCACATAGTGCTTCTTTTAATTGTATAGAGTGCTTGTATATCAAGTCCAGTCCGTTTCGCGCAAAGATAGAATTGTTCTGTACCCTTGCTACAAGCCGTATATCGCCGCGCACATCTGCATTTACTACGTGTCCTTTTTCCTTGATAAGTATAACTTCATTGTTATCTATTCCTTGTGGAACAGTTACATACAAGGTCTCTGTTTCAACTATGCGTACGCCATTATTCAGTCGCCAACGTTCAATTTCTACCGGAAGAATACAACCTGTGTAACTTTGTTCAATGCTTAATGTAATATGTTGCATTATTGGATCGGGCATGCGAATTGGAGGTTCTCTATGTTGCATATTAACTGGTATTCCTCCGTGAAAAATACGTATGTTTGGTTCTCCCATTCCTCTCATTCCTCCCATTCCTCCCCCAAACATCATATTAAAAATATTATTTATGTCTGGAAAATCTCCTTGACCGGCCATATTATGGAATGACATTCCCTGAGCCGGTCCCATATCATACTCCCGTCGCTTTGTATCGTCACCTAATGTTTCATACGCTTCATTGATCTCTTGAAACTTAGCTTTCGCACCTTCATCTGAATTTCTATCGGGGTGATACTTTAATGATAGCCCACGATACGCCTTTTTTATGTCTACCGAAGACGCCTGTTTGTCAACTCCCAATACATCATATAATGTTCTAGTTGACATGTGTCTTATATTATGATTGGTGTAAGTAATTTTTTATATGTTAATAAAAAGAATATATAAAGTAAAGTAGATACACAATTATCTATATTTATAACCAATGACGACTAATATTAAATTAAATGATACATTTATAGCTAAGTATAAACCATATTTTATTGATAATTTTACATTTGCACCAAACATTATTGATACAATCAAGATATTGATTAAAACCGATAATTTAAATACATTATTCATAGGCAATCCTAGTTCCGGCAAAACATCACTGTTATTTGCAATCGTACGCGAATATTATAACTTGGACAAAGATGCCCCCTTTCCGGAAAACAATATATTATTTATTAATAATCTAAAAGAGCAGGGGATACAATATTTTCGCACAGAAATGAAGACATTTTGTCAGTCACATTCGGCGATTTATGGTAGAAAGAAACTAGTAATAATTGATGATATTGACAATATAAATGAACAGAGCCAACAGGTTTTCAGAAATTATATAGACAAGCATAAAAGAACTGTACACTTTATTTCGGTCTGTACAAATATTCAGAAGGTGATTGAGAGCATACAATCAAGAACGCATATTATAAAGCTGTCACCGACAACGAATGAACACGTTAATCGCATAATGTCCCATATTATAGAAAATGAGAAAATCCAAATAACTGATGATGCTAAGCTTTATATAATATCCATGTCACAAGCTTCTATACGGAATATGATTAATCACATTGAAAAGATTTACATATATGGCAAAGCGATTGATCTAGATACTTGTAAAAACATTTGTTCAAGCATTTCATTTCATAAGTTCAATTTATACATTGAACACATTGAGACCGGTAATTTACAAGATGCAATTAAAGTATTGTATGATATTCATGATTATGGCTATTCCGTAATTGATATATTGGACTTCTTCTTCACTTTTGTAAAACAGACCCCCCTGCTATCGGAACAAATTAAATACAAGATTGTACCGTTTTTATGTAAATATATAACTGTTTTTCATGATATCCACGAAGATGAGATAGAATTGGCGTTATTCACAAATAACCTTATAAGTCTTATGAAAAAGTAATACTGTAAATATGGATATAGATAGAAATCTATAATTATTGATAATGTCAGAAAACACTTCTTCTGAAATTATTGATACCACGCAACTAGATAGTGTAGTGAAATCTGTGTTGAATAAGTTCACTGATAGAGCGAGGTTTGGTAAAAAGAAATATGGCACGGACTTGGACCGAACCGACTTGAATACAGTTCAATGGATTGAACACACCCAAGAAGAACTGATGGACGGTATTTTGTACTTAGAGAAACTAAAACAGCACTGTAAAGTTTCGCAACCAAATGAACAAGATTTTAGCAAATAATATAATCTAATATTGTATATACGCCATTATTTTACATGTCATCTCAGATATTTAAACAGCCTGTTCCAATTGAACTGCTATATCAGCTATTGGATCAAATTTGTTTAAAGACACCAAAGTACTATGTCATAGATATGAATGCTTTTCGTAAAATGCATTTTTCAAATTTACATATAAAATTTTGTGCTGAGATCTTGCCACATTATCATCTGGGAAAACAATTCTATGTAAATCGCGAAATGACATATAACTCATTTACTACGATTGTTAGACAGATATGTAAACAGCATGCCATCATGTTCTCTTCCCAGATAAAATATAATGAATCAAAATATAATATAAACTATCATATTTACCATACGATCTAAAAGAAATATATACAATCATACTATAAAGGGAATATAGATATGTTGTTTAGTTCAAAAAATGCATCTACATACATTTTAACAATCGGTTCCATATTAATTGCGAGTTATTTCGCAAATACATACAAACAGGCGTTTGAACCAAATGATGAATATGAGTTAATTCGCAAGTACTTGTTGAACGATTCGCCATTGTATGGATATAACCGCCCCAAATTGTGGATACATTCTAAATATGAATATAATGCACGTAAGTGGGCAAGTTTTTATTCGCGCAGCAGTACTGATTTAAATCAACCATACATACATTTGACTATTAAAACAATCCTTGACCATTGTGCTGATGATTTTAATGTATGTCTCATTGACGATCAGTCATTTAGTAAATTAATTCCTTCTTGGGATATTGATATATCAACTGTGGCTGAACCAAAGAAATCACAGTTAAGAGACCTCGGCATGTTACAGTTGATGTATTATTATGGTGGTCTTATCATACCCAATTCATTTATATGTAAACGGAGCCTGAAACCGATGTATGAGAATGGCATTGCAAATGGAAACCCGTTTGTATGTGAAAATATCAATCGTAGCGAGAATATTTTAGCTTCTTCTCAAAAAAAATTGTTTGCGCCTGACGTATTCATTATCGGTGCAAAAAAGAATGATGACACCATCTTATCACTAGTGGAGTATGCGAAGAAACAGAATAGTAATACTCATTTTACTAGTGAGATGGATTTCAATGGCTATTATTCAAAAATGTGCGGGTTGTTTATCCAAGATAATAAAATGAATTTATTAGGAGGCCAGTTTGTTGGTGTAAAAACCGAGGATAATAAACAAGTATTGTTGGAAGAGTTAATGGAAGATTCTTACATAAAGTTTGTTCCAGACGTGTACGGCATCTATATTCCAGCAGAGGAAATTCTTAGACGACCAAAATTCCAATGGTTTGCGGTGTTGTCGTCAGAACAACTGTTAAAGACAAACACGGCGGTTACAAGACATCTCGTAGAGGCAATATCTGATGGTGTGGACGAGTATAAACAAACATCTGAAACCCGAAGTGTAGTGACAATATAAACAATAAAATAATGCATATAAAGTATATGTATTATTGACAATATACATATACAAAATGAGTTTGCCAGATGAGTTGTATGAAAATCAGAAGAAATCACACGCAACGATAAACGAACTATATCATCGATATGAAATGGACCCGGCTATGATATCTAAAATTACGTCTTATATATGCACACAATTACCAAACATTTGCGAGAACATTAAACACACACATTATCAGAGGGCGCTTCGCATGGAGGAACTTAATACGGAACAAGATACGTTTATCCAATCGTTTTTAACGAATAATCAATATTTTTATGTATCAGCTACTGATAAATATTTCTATTATGACGGCATTCAGTATCAAATTATTAGCGAGGACGACATCTTACATAAAGTCCTTTCGTCAATTAGTAATGGTCGTAATCTGATGTCTTGGAAACAACGTACACGTATTAGTATTATGAAGCGTATTCGGGAAAATAGTCTCATTCATACTATACCAGAATCAGAAACCATACAGAGTGTGCTGGATACATTATGCCCGTCTATCTTCGCAACACGCAATGAAGCAAAGTATTTTTTAACTGTTATGGGGGATAATATACGACGAAAACATACAAATCTTATACACTACATACCACAGATGTCAAAGAATTTTTTACGAGAATTAAATACTACTTCTCAATTCGTATTGGGGGTTAGTCTGTTTCAAACATTTAAACATAAGTTTCACGACCATACATACAGTGATTGTAGGCTGGTAAACATAAACGATATAGTGAAGTCCGACAATAGTTGGACCCATATAATTAACAATCACGCCCTTGATTTAATTTGTGTGGCTTGTCATTATTCTAGTAGGTACGATTCGTCTGATGATTATTTATTAAAATACAGTCACGACTTGGAACTATCACACACAGTATTCTATTTGAAAGATAAGATACCGTTGAATATCGTGGACCAATTTGTAACATCGTACTTAGATATTCATAAAAGCCCGATTGATAACGCAACAGCAAATATAACAGATACGCAAACTATCCGTGGTACACAAATCACATGGAAAAATATGCAATATCTGTGGAAACATTATTTAGATGTATGTGGATTGCCATCGGTGATGTTTTTACAAACGTTCAAAACGTTACTAACTGATAAGTTAATGATGTATTACAATAAGGAATTAGACACATTTATTGGTATATGCAGTAAACATTTGCCCGCCATTCAGACCTTTTTAAGTTTTTGGGAGGAGACGATTGTTGTTGACGAGACTGAAACTGACTTTGAAATTGATGAAATGGTAACTTTATTCCGCCGATGGTGCGAACTAAATGGTCATAGTGTTACCACATTGAACGATAAACAAATATTAGATATTATAGCATACTTCTTCCCGTTGGTTGATATTGATCGGGATAAGTATTTAACTGGTATACGGTGTGCCTTATGGGATAAACAATTAGATATTCATATAGCACTTGATGACACGAAGAGAGTATTACGGGAAACACATTCCCGTACTGATCGGTCGTTATCTCCATCCGTTAATCGCAATATCGCCATTTATGATGCATATATCTTGTATTGTAAATATTACACGAACACATCTGATACACGTCATCTCATTGTCAGCAAAGCCTACTTTGAAAAATTCATATTTGATACGTATGGGCAATATGTAATTGACGATAAGTTTATCTCCTACGAGTGGTATATATTATAGAAAGTAGGAAAATATATATTATTATTATGTATATGCCACTCGTTCAAATACCGACCTTTCCATTTTATGCGATATTTATTCTAGTATTAATCATTTCTGCGAATTTCCTTGCACAATTATTCCCTTGTCGGTTTCAACGAGCATTACAAACTAATATGTATTTAAAACATCTGTTCGGTTTATTAACACTTAACTTTTTTGTACTGTTGTCTATGCCCGAGTTCAGTTCTTCATTGTATGAGGGGGTAAAGTCATCGGCATTGCTATATGCTGCCTTTATGATTATTACGAGAACCGATGCGACTATATTCTACTTAATTTTATTCTTACTAGGTGTAAGCTATTTAGTCCATTTGAACATAGACATACTTGTTAAGAAAACGGAAAAACACGGGACTGTGGTTGATGATATTGCAAAACCGGACGTTGCTTCTGTATCTAATCCGAAAGAAAGTGATCAAACTATCACACAAGAAAATAAAACCATTACTGATATTGAATACTATAAGAAGGTGGCTTATTATATTAACATTATTACAATCGTGTTAACATTTATTGGGTTTACATTACATCTTGGAGAAAATAAATATGAATACAAATCTAAGTTTAGTTACATGAAATTCATGTTTGGACGAACAGAATGTCTAAGCAGAATGCCAAACATATCATATCTAACTGCAATAAAGCATGCATTTGTGAGTGTTTAAAGGAGCCTACTTGGACAAATATTGTAAATAGAATATATTACTATTCACAATATAATTGGTAAATTGTTTCTGGTACACGGTCTTAAAATGCTGCATTTCACTCGTCGCTATTTAATTACGTTTGGCTTTGCGGGTGCCATTCTTCTTAACATAACCAAACTTTCCCTTCTTAGCGAAGTAACCTGCCTTCTCTAATCTCTTCTCTTGTTTTGCGGTCTTGTGCTTGTCTGCTGACACAATTCTACCCCACTTGTTCATAATCAAGTCCTTGTACGTAAGACCTCCGGTGGTCTTGTATGCAGTTTTGTTATGAACTTGTGTACGAGAACCTCTCAACTCCTTATACGTTTTTCCACGAACGTGGTACATTCCATCTGGTTGGCGATCTGGACGTTTCATTTATATTCTTTTGTTAGAAAATAATATAACGAATTTGCCTAAACCACCCTTATGTAAATGAAGTAATCTGTAATTTTTTTATTGATTACCAGTAGTATTCTGATGTGGGCGCGTAGTTCTTATATATTCAGAATAACGCATAGCCTTAGTAATAGAGGGATCATTTCCGCCAGTCACTTTTTTTGAATATTGCACATTTGTATCACACACTCTACCGTTTTTACCGTCTTTACCATCAGCGCACCATTTTAGTATATCAAATTTCGTTCTAGGCATATTCTTATTATATTATTGGTATATTTTGATTTCCAGAAAATTGAAGTAATTACAATGCAGTGAATGATACATATAATAACCAGTTATTCATAATGAATTCCGCTAACGTTACAAATGACCTTGCTAAACAGTATCAACGCAAAACCGATAAACAACATATCTTGGATAATCCAGATACGTATATTGGTTCAGTTGAGAATGTAGACGCACAGTTATGGGTATATGATGATGCGACGAACCGAATTGTTCTACGCGATGTAGAATACGTGCCGGGCTTGTATAAGCTATTTGACGAAGGTATTGTAAACTGTCGCGATCACGTAATTCGTATGATACACTCAAATAATTTGGAAAAAAAGTTTGTCACCTACATTGAAACGCAAGTCAGCGACGATGGAACCATTACTATGACGAATGATGGAAATGGCATTGATATTGCTAAACATCCGGAATACGACGTCTGGATCCCAGAAATGGTATTTGGTCAACTACGTACCTCTACCAACTATGATAAAACCGAAAAACGTATCGTAGGTGGAAAGAACGGCTTCGGGTTCAAGTTGGTTCTAATCTGGTCATTGTATGGTCGGGTGGAAACGATTGATCACGTTCGTGGTCTGAAATACGTCCAAGAATACCATAATAATTTGGACACGATCTCCCCGCCGATTATTACAAAGGTGCCAAAAACGACTAAACCGTATACCAAGGTAACCTTCAAGCCAGATTACCGTAGATTGGGCGTACAGGGTCTAACCGTGGATATGCTCGCTCTCCTCAAAAAGCGTGTATATGATATCGGTGCGGTGACTGACCACTCAATCAAAAAGATTAAGGTGGTATACAATGACATTCAAGTCCCCGTAAAGAATTTTCAACAATACATTGACTTGTATATTGGACAAAAAGATGATGCAAAACGTGTATACGAGGCGCCGGATGAACGCTGGGAATATGCAGTCGCAATCTCTCCCACCCACGAGTTTCATCAGGTGTCATTCGTGAATGGCATTTGTACATTCAAAGGCGGAAAGCATGTTGACTATATTGCTGGACAAATCATAAAGAAGTTATGCGATTATATTGAGAAGAAAAAGAAAATCAAGGTCAATCCATCCGCAATCAAAGAACAGATTATCTTGTTCTTGCGGTGTGATATTGAAAATCCGTCGTTTGATAGTCAGACGAAGGATTTTATGAACACTCCACTAGCAAAGTTTGGGTCGGCGTGTAATGTATCCGACGGCTTCATTGATCGGGTAGCGAAGTTAGGTGTAATGGAAATTGCGTGCTCGCTTACAGAAGCAAAGGACAATAAATTGGCCAAGAAAACAGATGGTTCCAAAACGCGTACGGTGCGTGGTATTGCCAATTTCATAGACGCCAATTTAAGTGGTACTGTCCAATCCAAAGATTGTGTTCTCATTTTGTGTGAGGGACTTAGTGCTTTATCCGGAATTGTATCTGGGCTATCTAGTGATGACAGAAACACAATTGGTATCTATCCGTTGAAAGGCAAGCTATTGAACGTTCGTGGAGAACAAATTAAGAAAATCGCAGAAAACAAGGAGATTAGCGATATTAAAAAGATCCTAGGTTTAGAAACCGGTAAGGAGTATTCTGATATAGATGACGTAAATAAAAATCTTCGTTATGGTAAGATTATGTATATGACCGATCAGGATTTAGATGGGTCTCATATCAAAGGACTTTGTATCAATCTGTTCCACAGTGAATGGGCGTCTCTTGTTAAAATCCCTGGTTTTATTTCGTTTATGAACACTCCCATCTTGCGTGCAAAAAAAGGTGCGCAGGTCAAGTTGTTCTATAACGATGGAGAATATCTAACTTGGAAGAATACATTTGAAGACAGTAATCCGAATGGTTGGACAATTAAGTATTTTAAAGGATTGGGTACGTCCACATCAGCGGAGTTTAAAGAATACTTTGCGAACAAGAAGGTTGTTGATTTCGTGTATTCTGGACAAACTAGCGATGACACAATTGACAAGATATTTAATAAAAAGCGAGCAGATGACAGAAAGACGTGGTTAGAGCAGTATGACAAGACTGCATATCTGGATACCAGTCGCTCATCTGTCCAATATGAACAGTTCATTAATCAAGAGATGATACATTTCAGTACGTATGATTGTGCGAGGTCTATTCCAAATATGGTAGATGGACTGAAAATCTCTCTTCGTAAAATCCTATTCTCTTCATTCAAGCGTAAGTTAACTAGTGAAATCAAAGTTGCTCAATTCTCCGGATATGTATCAGAGCATAGTGCATATCATCACGGCGAAGCCAGTTTGAATGGCGCGATTATCAATATGGCACAGAATTTCGTCGGTTCAAACAATATCAACCTATTAGAACCAAACGGTCAATTTGGCACAAGATTACACGGAGGTGATGATAGTGCGTCAGAGAGATATATCTTTACTATGCTAAATCCTCTTACCCGCTATATCTTCCCGGAAGTAGATGATCAAGTTCTGAACTATCTAGATGATGATGGAACTGTTGTAGAGCCGGAATTCTATGTTCCTATTATACCATTTGCACTCCTCAACGGTATCTCCGGAATTGGTACGGGGTTCTCGTGTAGTATCGCTCCGTACAACCCTACTACCATTATTCAGTATTTGAAGATGAAATTGACTAATAAGGAATGTAGCGATATTGAGTTTGTGCCTTACTATGAGGGATTTAAAGGCACTGTTCGGAGGATTGCCGACCAAAAGTACCTAGTAAGAGGTGTCTATGAGAAAATTGCGGAGGATAAAATCCGTATTACCGAATTGCCGGTGGGAACGTGGACTATGCCATATACGACCTACTTGGAAACTCTTGTAGATGGTGCACTCAATGCAAAGACTGGCAAGAAATCCCCACCACTCATTAAAGACTTTACGTCAGTTTCAACCGAGGTTACAGTTGACTTTATTGTCGTATTCGGACGAGGTCAATTGGCCGAACTAGAAGCCACTGTGGACGACAATCAATGCAATGGAGTTGAGAAGTTATTAAAACTATTCACTACTGTCAGTACTACCAATATGCATATGTTCAATTCGGACCGCAAGTTGCATAAGTACGGCAACGTCAATGAAATAATTGACGATTTCTATGGCGTTCGGTTGGCATTGTATAAAAAGCGTAAGGATAGTCTGATTGTTGATATGGAAAAGCGTCTCGTGAAATTGTCAAATAAGGCAAAGTATATTCAGGAAACATTAGATGGTACAATTGATCTTCGTCGTAAAACATCTCAGGTGGTGAATGAAATGCTAACCGAGAAAGGGTATGCGATGATTGATGGAGATTTCAAATATCTTGTAAAGATGCCGATGGACTCCGTTACCGAAGATAACGTTGCCAATATTATGAAGGAAAAAGAAACCACTGAGACCGAATTGACTGCGCTTAGAAAGACGCCGTTGGAAAAGATGTGGTTAAATGAACTAGATAGTTTGGAGAAGGAGTATGCAAAGTATAAGGTAAAGCGTGAGAAAATTCAGGTAGGTGAACCGGCAACCAAAAAGACCAGTGCGGGAGGAGCAAAGGTAGTAAAAAAAACGAAGACAAAGTAAATCCAGTAATATATTATCTGTAAACCATATATATATTTTTTACGGTTAGTATTATGGACTATGAACTAATTGTTGCAATGAGTAAAAACGGGGTAATTGGATCCAATAATAAGTTACCCTGGCATCTTCCAGAAGATCTCCGTTATTTCAAGGCGATAACGATGAATTCTATTATTATTATGGGACGTAAGACATTTGAAAGTTTACCGACTGGACCCCTTCTTCATCGGGTTCATATTGTTATTACCAGAAATCCGTCTAGCTATGTGAATGCAGATAGAGTAAAGTATTGTAGTTATGCCGATGCTATAAATATCATTGAACGAGAACGTGTTTTACGTCAAAAGGTGTTTGTCATTGGTGGGGCGGAAATATATTCATTGTTTTTTCAACGATGTGTTAAATTGCATCTTACGGTGGTTGATGTGGAGGTTAACGGTGATACCTATTTTCCTTATACTTTTGATGACTTATCAAAACACGGGTTCTCGGAATGCAATACAGGTTCTATTATTTTATCCAAGACAAATGATATACACTTTCAACATCTCATTCTTTGTCGCGATAAACAAACTGTTTAGAAAATTGATTATTGATTTATACAAATATGTAGTGATATAATAGTATATTATTTATTATAATGACAGAACGCTGGGAACAACCTCGCAAAACAAAGAAGGATAAGGCGCGCAGAAATGAAGAACTTTATGGCAAGTTTAGTCCAAAACATATCCGCATGGGCCAGGCCTTGGCTGAAAAACGGCTTGCGTCTCAAAATAAATATGTAAATGTTACCGAAACAGATGCCTTACAAAAAAAGAATTAAAATGTAGCGTGTGAATGTCAGTATATTCTACGTAATTGTTTAGTAATTATCTTCTATATATAATTTATATATCATAACATGAATTTTTTGATGTCGGCAACTGGTCGCAAAAGACAATTAATTAACCGTGCACCAGAGGAAGCTGCTGCGAAGAAGGCTGCTGAGGAAGAAGCCGCTGCAGCTGCGAAGAAGGCAGAAGAAGAAGCCGCTGCCGCCGCCAAGAAGGAAGCGGAGGAGGCAGCTGCGAAGAATGCGGCGGAGGAGGCAGCTGCGAAGAAGGCGGCGGAGGAGGCAGCTGCCAAGAAGGAAGCGGAGGAGGCAGCTGCCAAGAAGGAAGCGGAGGAGGCAGCTGCGAAGAAGGCCGCTGAGGAGGCAGCTGCTAAGAAGGCGGCGGAGGAGGCAGCTGCGAAGAAGGCTGAGGAGGAGGCAGCTGCGAAGCAACAAGATACACCCTCAGAATAAATATATTTTACTTATTATTATGAACAATAACGAGAACCTTGTTCATAATACTACTAAATAGTTACTGTCTAGAACCACTTTTTCAGCTCTAATTGTTTATATTGACGATCTTGATGTCTGGGTAGTTCAAGTGGTACAACCAGCGTACTCTGGTCCTGGCAATATTTGAGATAACCAACGGTCTCGTTATAAACCGCCGGAACCGCATAATCAAGAACCAGTTTGTTTAGGCGTTCTACCTGTTCGGTAATTTTATCTGCATAATGCTCGGCATATTGTAAATATGTGCTACGCATAATAATTTTGAGAGTATCAATGTTTTGGGGGGCAATAACATATTTTTCATTTGATGCTTTATATACACCTGCACGTAGTCCATTTTGAACAATTTGTATGTTCTCCTTTGAAAAAAATACTTGTGCTAATACATTGTCTTCCCATGTTCCACTTAATGCCTGACGATACTCTGACGTTTTGTTCTTCAAGGCAATACGCTCCTGCATCTTAAATATGATATCTGTGGACGGAGGTTCAACTATATTAACCCGCCCGTTATAGCGCTCGGCTTCTAGAATTCTCTGTTTATTATTAATATTATCGGGTTTTAGAATGGACATTATATGCTATATTCTTTCATCAGAAATAAATGTGTGAGTTACGAGTACACTAAATACATTTAGTGTGAAAAAAATATGTATAAATACTTTATAATGGAGAGTTTCTATTGGACAGTTTTAGTTATAGCAGTATTAGCGCTGATTGCAGCATTGTCATATGTTGGTATATTAATGGCTTATTATACAGGATCAAGCACTACATATCCACCCGCAGCATCTTCTTGTCCAGATTTATGGAGATTATCAGATGCCAATACAAAAGCGTGTGTTATTCCACCAACCCCTTCATCGTCTAATGTTGGCACGATATATACAAGAGAGAATTCAGTGGTTAGGTTGAATTTAAATGCACCTGGGACGGGAGAGACAGTTGTTGGTTCTGATAAAACACCTGGACTAGATTCGTCTAAGACCCTAATTGATTTTACAGATGCCAGATGGGGGTCAAGTAGTAATGCGACGTGTGCTAAGAAGAGATGGGCAGACCAATATGGATTATTCTGGGACGGAGTTACGAATTTCAATGGTTGTTAATTCTGTATTAAATCATATTATCTTATATGTGTAATATGATTATTCCTAAATATTAAACTTAATGACGCGTTGTTCTTCTGCCGATGAAAAGTCTAACTGTGCAAGAGAGGCGGGGTATTGAAATAGTGTATATACTGGTAGACGTCCCGGCGTTTCTAAATTGTCGTCAGATCTGATCATTTCCATAATCTGGTGTTTTAGCATACGAATGTTACGTGCTTCTGGTATAATATCATTTATTTGGATATCAATCGCTTCCTTTAATAGTTGAACGTTTTGGGTATTATTATATTCGGCGACCAATCTACGGCTGTTTTCAATGGATAGAAACATTTTTTCGGATTTTACTTGTATTATACTATTACGGTGTTCATTATGGTATAGTTCATTGTACTTGTCTAAGTAATACTTATACATGTCACTATTTAGTGTGTAGAGTTCTAGTTCTTTCTTAAATAGTTTTACGGATTGTTCTTCACTGGTATAACTAAATAAGGTGTCTAACTTTTGTCTAATAATGGTATTCTTTACATCATTAAAGTCGTCTGTAACTGAGACAAATATATCTCTAAATTCGTTTAATTCCCCCGGGTATATCTGTATATCAAGTTCACACGGATTGCGTGTATCTCCGCACACTGCTTCATATCGGTTTTCGTTCCGACTAAAAATGGTGCCGACGGGACGTTTACATTTGATACATTTTGGCTTTATCTGTAATACGGCCTTTTTTGCTTGTTTCTTGTTCGGGTCATTCTTATAAACCTTTCGTTTCATATTCATAAGGTCCGTTTCGTATTTGTCTTTTAATTTAAAATATTCATTTAGCGCCTCGTTATAATTATGCATTCGTTCAGCCGTCTGTTCATCTGGATTTTTGGTCATAACTGCATCTAAATTAGAATTACGGTATACGATACTAGGATTGTTCTCAATTTGTAGGTCACTCACACCATCTGGTAGGTTCTCAATTAACGTAATATTATTATTGGATGCGTGTAATTTGGATAGATTTATCACATTCGCCAAGTTTAAGAACTCAATTTGGTTGAATTCACATACAATTTCCTTTATATTTTTGGGAAGGTTCTCAATGGTCTTAATTTTATTGTGTGAAATATTAAAAGTTTCAAGGTTAGTCAAATACGATATATCTATTTCTTCAATAATGTTATGAGATACGTTCAAATGGGTCAGGGATTTTGGTAAATTTTCTAATTTTAATAGTAGGTTATCATGACATTCAAATGTCTCAATGCCTTTGGGTAATATAACCGATGTGATCTCGCCCTTGCCTAACATAATATGCTTAATCTTACCAAACCCGCGGTCAGCGAGAACAGACAAGTTGAGGTCGCCGTGTAATGGGGCATTTATACGTAAAGTGTTGACTTCTTTGGAATAGGTTTCTAAAATATCAGACAATTCAGTTTGTGCGACATTGTTTTCCTTTATAACCTCGTAATGTTTGTCTTTGTTGAGTGTCATTATATAGATACTATTCAGAATAAAAATATGTATATTATCCTTGTGCGAATGGTAAATTAGTTAATCGGGTAATATGCTGGTTCTCTGTATTGTCAACTTCGTCTTTATAATACCGTATCTTGGACATTACGTATTGTTGGTCTCGTATTAGTTTTTGTTGACGTTCATACTCAGTCGGTTTATTCATACTACATCTATACAATATAGTGCCTACCACTGCAACAAATAGTAAAAATATACCGATATTAAAAATATAATAGTATACATTCACACGGTTTGTATGACACTGTTTTAATGTATTAAATAGGAAATCCTTCATGCCCGCTTCTATGAGAACCGGAGCGTCCATACTTGAAATTGGATTTGTATATAATAAAAATGTATGAAAATTTTATTACATATACGCTAAATAAAATAATACGGCTAAATAACTCAAAATTGCAATATTGATTGAAATAAGCCAAATGGGGATGACTGTTTTGTGACGATATCCTACACCAAATGGTCTAAACCCGCCTTCTGCGTTGTATAATAAAGCCGGTTTGGTTATATGGATTACCGTAAATATGAGTAAGAATAGGATAATTGCCACACTTAATTTGTTATATCGTACGAACCCTTTTAAATTATACATCTAAATCTTATAATAGTTATAATACTATCACAAAATATGTTCAGTTAAAAATCGTAATATTCACCTTGGTCGCCATCTCCCGCCTCTTCCCCTTCTTCGCCATATATATATCCTTCTTCCTCTTCGGTAGCGGCAGCTGCGTCAATCTTGTCCAGTTCAAATATATCAAGTGCCTCAACTTGCGCACCGGTGAGGTTCACGTTCTCAGTATATAATTCATTAATCATTTCATTGCGTTCTTGCGCATATGTATTTGGATCATATTGGAAAAGTCCCTTTTGCATTCCCACATTCCATCGGCCAATCTTATTTTCTTTCATTGCGAACTCTATATTACGTTCGGTTTGTGTCATATCACGGAAGTAAGTTAATATGCGCGACTTTTCTTTGTCCTTGGACCGATTGACCTTTTTCATGATTTGGTCATACGATATATCAATTGCATCTTTGTTCTCTTCTTCAATATCTAACAATGCAATTAACAACGTACATACTCGTTTCTTTAATTCTTGACGGTCACCTGTGATTTGCATTTCCTGTAATTCATTAGATTTTTCTATCATAGTTTCATCTAGACTAGTTTCTATGGAATACAAAGCATTTGACGGATTGAGTTGGTTTGCCCTCTCTGCTCTACGATCCTTCTTATTCTCTTGAACATCTATACGTTCATATTCGCTATCGTTTGAGCATATAATATATTCGTATATGGCACTATAAAAGCAGTACGTATAAAGCATATAAACCGTTTTTTTATCTAATACTGAATGAAATGATACAACCTCTTTGTCCACCTCTTTCAAAATATCAGTATGCACTGGTATATGTTTTAAGAATGCGTCCAGACTAGTCAAACGGGTAGTAACGTCTTGTAATAATCTTAACAGAGTTGTGTCGCCCTTAAATGGCTCCAATTTTTCATAATACTTGTCAATGAACTTTTGCAAGTCGTTTACGTGAAGATGATGTATACCCCAATGCGCAGGAACCGTTTTAAAGAAGGAGGAGTCAGACAACAATGCCGCCGGATATACCTTAGAAATATGATAAATTGCATTATGGATAAATTGAAGTGCAGTATAGAACCCTTCTTCGTAATAATTACCAGATTCCGCCATAGATGTATCTACATTCCACTTCTTAATATTAGATAGGAAGTAATTTATGTTGTTTAATTGTGATCGCTTTAAATTACCGTGATCCTTCAAGAATGCAGATAGCTGCTGTAATAGTTTATTATTTGCAGTATTCAGGTAGCTCGCCAGGTTGGCTAATCCAGTAGTTTTTGTATTTGATAAAGAATTTGGTTTATATTCATTGAGAACAACCATCAATAGCTTGCGTAATGGCCCACCAATAACACTAGAATCCTCTTTCTCCATTCGTTGAATAATATCTTTCAATACATCTACCTGATTAAATGGTTCTGGGGTGTCTGTATGTATTATATTTTTACCATTCACAATCCTCATAAGTTTTGTCAAATCTGATTCAGTATATTTCTTTCCATTCTTCTTCAAGAACTCAATCTTGTCGGATAACCTCCATTTACGGTCATAACCATCTGGCCGCTGAGAAGATATAGAATGGTACATCTCAGGTACCGGCAAGTCTCGGTCAAAGTTACAATAATGAATAACTGCTGAGTATATCTTATCTTCTATATTGCCAGCGGAAACGATTGAATAATTTATACCAGTAAACTCATTGTGATATAGTATAGGAGCTTTGGATAACAAGTTTACGTCGTGTAGTAATTTACTCATACTACGCACAATACTTATATTTGCATTGATACTGTCATCTTCTATATTAAAGTATGTAATTGGGTTAACTACATCGGTTTCGTTACAACACGCATTTTCCAAGAACAGCCTAGTTGAACTCTTCAATAATAAGTCTTTCGTTCTCACAATATCGTTTATGCTTTCAATAATACCAAACCCATATTGTAATATTTTACTTTTTAAAACAGCTAGACTTGTGTGTTGATCTTTGTGACCTTTCTTCAACAATTCAATAAAATCAGATTTAAAACCAGAGGTGACTGTATGTAGATTGGTTTTAACTGAAAATTCAACTAATGGTGGTAAGAAATGTATCCACTTAGATATACGATGTTCGTCTTGTGAAACAACTTCGGGTTGAAGTGCGAGGTATTCTCGTTTCTTAGCGTACAACTCATCAAACTCACTACGGTTAACGATATGAGCTGCAATAATTTGTTGAATGCGCTTTGCTATTATATCCGATGTATACTTTTTCAATGAATTCCACGGAGATATTGTACTCTTTACTTTATTAATAACACACGCAATGTACTGAATACCCTTTGTATCTTCAACACCCCCCATAGGATAGCCACTGAATGAACGAACACAGGTCGGGAACGTACGTTTTGGTTGGAATGAAGGTACTGCGGTTTGTATAGCAACGATTAATACACCAGCGACAATAAATATAGTTGTTTCACTAACATAGTTTACATATGGCTGTAACCCCTGTCCCTTCTTTTCTTTGCGCTGTGCGGACATTTCGTTATAATCCTTCTCGTACATAATGCCGTTTTTAATTATAGCACTTGCTTCTCTTAGGATAAGTTCAGAAAAGGGATCAATATTAATATCAATATTAGAACAAATAGTAGAGAACACGTTGTAAATAGATTCAGATGTTTTATCCTCAAAAACACGCTTTACCTTTTTGCCGAGGTTCTCCATTACAACTGTTCCTAAGTCTTTTTCAATAATATCGTGACTAGTAACACGGAACCCGGCTTCATCATATTCATCAGTAGAGATAAATTCTCTTTTACGGAGAACCATACCGCTATATTTGTCAACTATGTCATCTGCATCATCACTTAGAACACCTATCGTTTTACACAATTCGTCTAATTTTTGTATATAAGTTTCCGGATGGTTAATGAATGTATGGGCTAGCTCATAAATAGATATAGGAAATAACTTGGTATTTGTATCCTTACAATACAACCAGTGTTTATCTTCTGGTAACTCGTTTACCATCGGCTGTCTACAATAATTGGCGACAAACTGGTAAATCATAAGTTGTCTATTAGGGAAATTAGGTTCCCCCATAATGGTGTCGCGCATCGGAATATGAGGCGACGTGATATCATCATTATGTAATACAAGATTGCCAATAGCAAATGCCAAGTTATTTGCCTTCTTCAATTTAATATCAGAGAGAACCTTTAACCTATTCAAATGTTGTTGATGAAGTAGTATGTTCTTAGTTAATTTGTCACCTAGCTCTTCTACTGAAAATGAGAATCGTTTATCAAATTCTCCTAGTAATTTTTGACGATTAAAACTATTAAACCGAGAACCTGCCATTTCGTCGGTTTCACATGTCTTATTTGTTAGATTTTTATAACATTCTTGACTAATATTACAGAACAATGTATTTGTGTCAATAAATGCTTCGTTATCAATAGTAGTATCTTGGACCCAGTTTGCATTTACTCGTCGGTAATAAGTAACGCGTTTTCGCCAGGCCGTTTCTACCTGTACTGTTTGTTTCTCCTTCTCGGTCAATTTGTCTACATCTACATCACTTGACAATTGTGGGGCGTTTTCTAAAAATGCAAACTCCCCGTCGTGTATGAGTTTTTTTCCCGCGATTAATGTAGTTGCCATCTCATCTGCATACTCTTTACTTACACTATGAATATGAATAAGGTTCTCGGTAAGAAACTCATGAAAATCTGCTGGGGATTTCTTTTTCTGGTCGTCCTTATATTTTTTTAGGATATCATAGGGCGTATCATCAAAGTCTTTGTCATAGTAAATTTCCGGGTTATTATTGTCTGTTTGTAGTTCACGCATTGACGTATACTTCTTTGTTAAGAAACGGCGTGAACAATCATTCGGTTTAATTCGTTCAGTGTCAGTCATATCGTCTAATGACTGCGTTGAAAGTGCATCTGTAAAATTATTCGGTGTAATCAGTGATATTAATAATGAGGTAACCATGTTGTTATATAAATTACAGTTATCCAATGTGTTCATACGCATAATAATCTCCTGGGCAGTAAGTTTTGTATTGAACTTATCCTGTAAGAATGGATAACTTTGAAAAAACGCGTCTGATACCTCTTTCTTATCATTTAATACTTTGAGGACTGTGTTTGGGTATTGAACAGTACGGTATTTAGTAGTACGAAGTAGGTCAAAATCCTTTGCCCGGGCAAGTAATTGTTGTTTAATCTCTGTTATACGGGTCTTCATAATATACCGGATTTCATTATAATGTCCATAGTTAAGATCAGATGAATAAATCATATATGGTTCAAGTTTCTTAACGATATCTAAAAATGAAATCTTATCCTTGATGTGTTTATGGATAAACCGAATAAGATACCGCGTTTTGGGAACAACTACATCAAGTAATTTCTTAAATTGATCGTTTCCTTCAAACCGTTCAATATGCATATTTGGATCCAATGCAAAAGACTGTATACTATTCAAAACGGATAGAGCGCTTTCCTTTTCCATTTGTTCATAATCAAATTCCTTAGAAAGGTCGTCTATGACATAAGGGACTATATCTGCATTCTTACGTAATAACTTAAATAATAATAAATAATTATGGTGTAGGTTAGTACGTTCCATAATATTGGTAGATGGCAAATGAATGGCCGAGAACTTAACAACTGGTTCGGGTAAAAATAACAGGGATTTCACGGTAATTTTGTCATTCGGCGTCATTTCATTCCTCATATACAAGGTTTTACCCGATTTCAAGGTTTCCTTTTTAATATTAGATAATCCAAGATTATACCGCTGAATGACAAAGTTTCTGGTTTCAACCTCATTATCCTTATTGAACACACCGGACTTGAACTTTCCTAGATTATCTACAATTGTATCAAGATTTGTTAAGACGTCTGTTTGAGATAAGAAGTGATCAGGTGTATCAAACTGTTCAAACGGCATCATAATTGACTGGATCTGTCTATTAATATTGGAATAAGTCAATGTAGCGTCCACATTTTTACGATCATAATAACGGTGTTGTAACGTTTCAATTGCGCGAAGTTCTCCCCCTGGACTATTATATGCCACGTCAGTAGCAATTTCATCGGAAGTTTCCCCGTATATTTTCTTACGCTGTGATACAACTGGGACTATCCACTTCAATAAATGATCCATCTTGTATATACGCTCTACGAGTGGTTTATAATTTTGGCCATTCGCCTTAACACCATATACATCGTTATGACTATCAAACTGAGAGTATTCTTGTCGCAACTCCCTGAACCGTTCAATCATAGTCTGTATATTAGCCAAGACCGTAAGTGTACGCTGACTATTCGGAATAGTAGATAACAGTTCATCATTCAAATCGTTTACTTGTGCCTCAATGCCATATCTACGCTCATTTTCGGGTATCTCTACCCTTTGTCTTATCGGCTCCAATCGTTCCCCAAATACGATATTATCGGCGAGAAGAAACATTTCTTGTAATTTGTCGTGTATATTTACATCAATTGGGCTATCTTCTGGTATTGATACAATAGATTCTCCCGTCTCTGTAAACTCTAAAGACGGACCAGAGGTTACGGAGGCTTCATCTTCTTGAACATCTGCTTCTACTGCCGCGTCTTCACCCAAAGACATAGATGGCTGTACAACCGGAGAAGGCTTATTACGAATAACTATGGAATCTATTGGAATGTTCTCAGGTATGCCCTTATAGCTAAAATCAATATAAATAGTCTTTTCGTTCGTCGTTCCAATCTCAATCATATCTTCCTCTAAGTTCGTGATTTCTCCTGTAATGACGGCAGGGACTTCTCCACCAAAGTGAATATCTATCCAGATACCGGGAAGTAGGCCATTTTGACGTGCATAACCCTTCTCGTCACTTCTACTAAGTATATTGATCTGTTTAATGGATTCGTCTGTAAAATAACCTGCATCGGTCGTATTCAGTGTGTACGCCGACCCATCTTCTACATTAACCACAGTTAGCTTCTTGTTATCAATATAACGGACATATGCGTATATTCCATCAATGTCTTGATTAGTAGGAGCAATAATCTCAATTATATCACCTAATTCAATTGTAATTGGAATGTCCTTAGGTTCTATATCGGTCGTCGTCTCATTTATGAGTTCTTCTTCACCTGAACTATTACTCGCGGCTATTTCCATTATACTATACAATTATAATATAAAATACATTCTAAATATGTATTATGTAAAATACATATTCATAATATTGGAATGAAATTAAAGTGTGTTATACATACCCGAAATCTTGCTAAGGTTCTGAATATACTTGGCACAATGTTGTTTGTTTGCTTCGTCCATGCCCCTGATAGGTGCTCTAATTTTATCAATCATATTCATAATATCGGCAGCATTCGCCAGCGCTTGAACGTCCTGACTATAATCCTTTTCAAAGAAGAATGTGATATCTCCCCCATCAATAATATCCTTATATGGAAGATATACGTGTTTATACCAAGCCTTCACCATGAGCGCCGGATTTGCCTTCTTTATAGTCTCAAACGTAGACTTTGCCTGAATAATATCAGTATTGCTGGGATAGATATTGATAATATCTGCTAAAAACTCAGTTAGATGAGTATTAAATGCTCGTGATAGGGTGGGCTTGTCTGCCATATGTCGTATGTGTACTTATTATTATAGAAGAAAGTTTATATTGTTTTTTTAAATAATTAATTATGTTTATCTTAACATTGGTTGATTGGTCGCAATGGCAGACATTTCGTCTATTCTGCTTTGCTGTAATTTATCTACTGTAACATTGGTAGAAATCTTGTCGGCTTGGTAAGTTTCTTCTGGTGTGTTTATTAACTGTATATTATCATTTGCTGAAACATAGTTATACATTTGGCGTTTACCCCCCATGCCTTTTGCACTTAGTTCATCGGGCGTAAGGTTATACATGGTGTATTGTTCTGATACAATATTCGTCCCCCCGGCGGACTTGCCTAAATAAAATGCGCTAGGTTCTCCTGCTGGTAATAAATTTTTTGAATTAACTTCCTTAAATGTATCGTGATAATGTTTAATAATATCATCTCCTATTATGATCTTATACCCGTGTTTGACTAGTAACAGCGACGGTACACTTTGAACATTTGGTGGGAGTACAACCTTGCTTCCATTTTCAAGCGTAATAAGGATCTGGTTCGTTTTGTTATCCCGGGTTCTCTTATCTATACAAATAAAACTAATCTTTTCAGACATATTTGCTTTGACCAATGTCTGTATGATCTTCTGAGAGTGTTTACAATAATTGCTATAGTATAATATATCCATTTGATTGGGTTATATTATACTAAAAAAAGGATTTCGTAAAGAAAACGAAATAGTCCTAAATTTATGCCATACCGACGCACATGGAATGCAATAGTCTATTTTGGAAATAGAAAATGGCATACCCTAGCGCAACCGAAAGCATTTGTAGGTAGAAGCCGAAGTTCTTTCGTTGGGAAATGCCAATGAAGAGAGTAGAAGCAACTAATATTGCCAATAAAAACATACCAATCATAGAAAGGTAGTAAAAGTAAATACAGTAGTCCTTGCCAAGAGGTCCAAACAGAGTTTCAGCTAAATTGTCCATATCTATGAGATAGTAACAGATAATATTGTGACAAATATTCTAAATTATTCATTGACTTACAATATTATTCAAAATGGGTATAAACGCTAATATTGTATCTAAAATATATTCACCTAGTTTATAAACAGCATTATGGACAATTCTGCGATATGGAATGTAATCAATAAATACTTTGAGGATAATCCACAAGGTTTAGTAAGACACCATACGGAATCTTACAACGAATTCTTTAAAAATGGCATCTTTCAAGTATTCAAAGAGCAAAATCCCATGCGTATTAATACCAACTATGATGAGGAATTAAACGAGTATCGTACACAATGTATAATGTATTTTGGCGGAAAGGACGGTAGTAAAATTTATTACGGTAAGCCGGTGATATACGATGATAATAATTCTCATTACATGTTTCCAAATGAGGCTAGATTACGAAATATGACATATGGCATGACCGTCCATTATGATATTGAAATAGAGTATGTAAACCTATTGGATAAAGGAGGTGCACCTTCTTATATTATTCCAGATGGAATATTAGATGGTGGCGATGCTACTGATACACAATTTGTTAACTTGAAAAAGAACACGGCGCTGGATATACAATCTCTGGAAATCAATGAGGATTTAAATGAACAAGATGGCGGTATGCCGCAGTCAAGGCGTAAAAAGCTCCCCGCGGGGTTAACCACCGAACAGACCGCGTTAATACGCAACCTTACCGAGCAATCCATGGTATCTGAGAACAAACAATCCCGCACGGTCATAATTGAAAAGATCTTCCTGGGTAAATTCCCAATAATGGTACAATCTAATTACTGCGTATTGTCTGGATTGCCGCGGGAAGTCAGACATTCAATGGGGGAATGTTTAAATGATGTGGGTGGATACTTTATAATAGACGGAAAGGAGAAGACGGTTATCTCACAGGAGAAGTTCGGGGATAATATGTTGTATATTCGTAAGTCGGGTGACGAAAGCTATCTATATTCAGCAGAAATAAGATCTGTATCTGAGAATGTATCAAAGCCAGTGAGAACCTTGTCTGTGAAAATTGTTGCTCCAACCCCTTCTTATACATTTAAGAATATCGTAGTAAATATACCCAACGTAAGAAAGCCTGTACCGCTATTTATCGTGTTTCGTGCACTAGGTATCGTTTCAGATAAACAAATTATAACCATGTGTTTGTTGGATTTAGATAAATATGAAAATATGATGGACTTATTTGCACCTTCGGTTCACGATGCAGGTGGAATTATGACCCAACGAAATGCATTAAAATACATAGCTTCCTTTACAAAAGGAAAAACGGTCACACACGCATTAGAGATCTTAGCCGACTATTTTTTACCTCACGTGGGAGAACAAAATCATATACAAAAGGCGTATTATCTCGGATATATTACATTCCGACTATTGTCTGTATATATTGGAACTGACCCACCGACTGACCGCGATAATTTTAAATATAAACGAATTGAATTAGTAGGAGAACTAATGAACGAGTTATTTCGCGAATATTATAAAATACAGATGAGAGCTGTCCATCTTGCATTTGAAGTAAAACTAAATATGAATTTGGCTATATACGAGAACAATTTACAAGCATTGATTGAACAAAACTATAAGGAAGCGTTTAGTGCCCGAGAATTAGAAGCTGGATTTAAGAAAGCGTTTAAAGGAAACTGGGGAGCATATCCACATACAAAGCGCATTGGTGTTGTGCAAGATCTAAACCGCTTGTCGCATAACTCCGCACTTAGTCATTTACGTAAAACAAATTTACCACTTGATCCGAGCGTAAAGTTAGTAGGACCACGTGTATTACATAGTACGCAATGGGGATTTTTTGATCCGATAGATACACCAGATGGAGGTAATATTGGTATACATAAACATATGGCGATGTCGGCGTATATAACACAAGGATATTCGCGCGGTCCTATGATAAAGTGGTTACGTGAAAAAGCAAAATTAAAGTTATTAGAAGAATGCAGCCCGATTATCCTATCTAGAATGACAAAAGTGATTGTAAATGGCCTATGGGCGGGGGTTATTGATGAACCACAAGAAGCAGTGAATAAGATGAGACTGTTCCGTCGTAATGCATTGATCCCCGTGTATACAAGTGTTACGTTTAATATTAGTCATAATACTATATATATATACACCGACGCGGGTAGAATATGTCGTCCGGTATTTTACCGTGACAATGAAACCCGTAAAATGTCATTTGAGCAAAATATAGCCAAGATATCTGGGAATGATTTTACGTGGACCGAACTAATTACCGGCTTCAATAAAAAGAAGGTCCTTGATTTTCACCCAGATCAGTATAAGATATATGAATTGGGCGACTTGTATGACGGAACGAACCTGGAAACCAATCCAGCAAAATTCAAAAAGTTCTTAGACGAAAAATCAGTCATCGATTATATTGATACAAATGAAACCGAAGATGCATTAATTGCAATTAATTTGGACGAATTATTAAAAGACAAAACCGGAAAACACACACATCTAGAAATACACGAATCATTAATTTTTGGAATGTTGGGCAATTTGATTATTTTTCCGGAAAACAATCCGGCAGTACGTAATTCGTTCTCGTGTGGTCAAAGCAAACAGGCGTGTTCCATGTATCACACAAATCATCAGGTTCGTATGGACAAAACCGCAGTGGTACTCTCCTATGGACAAACTCCATTATTAAAAACACGTTATTTGGAACACATTAATCATGAGAGTAATCCATATGGCGAGAACACAATCGTCGCTATTATGTGTTATACTGGTTATAACGTAGAAGATGCAATTCTAATAAATGAAGGAGCATTAAAACGAGGATTATTCCAGACCACCTATTACAGTACATATGAAACACACGAAGAAAAGAGCCAAACAGATGATGGTACAATGGAGAAGAAATTTACGAATATTGAAAATGATGTAGAGATAGTAGGTACAAAAGTGGGGTGTGATTATAGTCAACTAGATAAACATGGATTGGTGAAAGAAAATACCGAAATTACGGATAAAACCGTTTTAATTGGACTATCCGTCAGTAGTTCTCGTCCAGGCAGTTCTAAACAAGACGCGTCTAAGACACCAAAAAAGGGGCAGGTTGGTATAGTAGACAAAACATTCATCACCGACGGCGAGGAAGGTACACGTATTGCAAAGGTGCGTGTTCGCGAAATGCGAATTCCCAATATCGGCGATAAGATGGCATCACGTGCGGGTCAAAAAGGAACGATTGGACTGGTCATACCAGAAGCGGATATGCCATTTACTCGTGATGGATTACGACCAGATTTAATTATCAATCCTCACGCTATTCCATCTCGTATGACAATCGGACAATTGGTAGAATGTATTATTGGTAAAGCGGCAGCAGCATATGGTGGGTTTAGTGATTGCACTGCATTTAATAACAATGGTTCTAAGATTAAGGTTTTTGGTGATATGTTATCCAAAGTGGGATATCATTCTAGCGGGAACGACATATTATATAATGGAATGACCGGAGAACAATTAGAGAGTGAAATATTTATTGGTCCAAATTACTACATGCGATTGAAGCATATGGTGAAAGATAAGATAAATTATAGAGCACGTGGACCGAATACCGCATTGACAAGACAACCTGTCGCCGGTAGAGCAAACGACGGTGGGTTGAGGATAGGTGAAATGGAACGCGACGTATTAATCTCACACGGTATTTCGGATTTCTTACGCGAATCTATGATGGAACGTGGCGATAAATACCAGATTGCTATATGTAATACAACCGGAATGATGGCAATTTACAATCCAGACAAGAACCTGTTTTTCAGTCCTATGGCAGATGGTCCATTAAAATATACCGGTGATTTACTATCTAATAATATGCGTATAGAGAACGTAACCAAGTTTGGACGCGATTTCAGTATAGTAAGTGTACCCTATTCATTCAAGCTACTGTTACAAGAACTTCAAACTGCCAATGTGCAGATGCGTATTATAACTGAAGATAATATTAAACAGTTAGAGAACATGACATACTCAAAAAACATTGATAAATTAACATTTAAACCAAACGTTGAACCGAGATCAATTGTATTTGACAACGTCCGTCTTCTTGCTGAAATGAACAAGGATCCACATAATATAACTCCAATCCAGCAAAATAGTCCCGACACTCCGCCCCATGCACCATATAGTCAAGGCGCGGTTGAACCAGACCAGTATAGTCCAATTATGGTTGAACCCGAAAGTCCGCCATATGCACCATACAGTCCAGTTGAAATGACGGATGCAATGATTGCAGCGGCAGAAGAAGCGAAGCGCAATGCAACCTCACCGCAATATAACCCGAATACGCCCGATAAGGATAGTCCGCCGTATGCACCATATAGTCCAGTTGTAATGACGTCAGCAATGATTGCAGCGGCAGAAGAAGCGACGCGCAATGCAACCTCCCCCCAATATAAACCGTATACACCCGAAGACGAGGAATTAAACGACCTCTCTCAGCGTGCACGAGAATATAATACAGGGGACACGATATATTATAGAGGAGACGAGACCGCGAACCGTATCTGGCAAGTAAGAAGCGTCGGTGATAAGTATATTAAAATTGAGACTGATGTGCCAAGTATAAATGACGCGGATACTATTAAAATGGTAACCGCAGATGATATTTATAAAGCGGATCCATCACTCACGCCAAACTCTCCTATCCCTCCTCCTCCTCCGAATGATGCCTATCCAGGTGCCCCACAAAATGGGGGAGGATATAGACAGGGACAATTTGATGGTGGGTTCAATGGGTTCCCACCCAGCTTTACATTTGCCCCACAGATCCGGGTAATTGGGGGGAATGATTTCTCCAATGGTAATGATATGGTATCGCCATTACAAGAAACACAACAGCAAGCGCAACCGGGGGGCGGTTTGGTACAACCTGCGCAAGCAGACGCAGTCGGCACAACACAACCCGGAGGTGAGTTAGGAACATCTACTGAAAATCTAGCGCCCGAAGAGAGTAACCAACCAATTGATTTTAGTAAATTGCAGATACGTAAAATTCAATAATTAAAAAATTGAAACACAAACACAAACAATAGATATATAAAAAGTATACGTCTTATTATATATTATAATGGCATCAACCAATAACCGAATTTTGAAGCTGTATAAGTCTCGTACAACAGTTATTAAACAGCTACAATCGTTAGAGTATAAAGTAGGAGATTACAGCGATTTTAGTATAAATGAAATAGACGCAATGAATAACAACTCACAACTAGATCTGCTTGTTACACATCGCACAAATGGTAAAAAGGTATACGTGAAATACAATTTAAATGCCAAGCAGCTGAATGCACAAACAGTTGACAATGTGGTTGAAGACTTGTATTCAATCGATGCAGTATTGACAAATAAAGATACACTCGTGATAATCACTGATGTAGAACCAAACGAAACTATTTTATCCAAAATACGCTATCTATACGACCACAGCGGCATATTTATTGTAATACATAACATAAATAGACTCCAGTACAATTTATTGTCACATAACTTGGTACCCAAAGCACGTATTTTAGGAGATACAGAAGTAGAAGAATTAAAGAAGTCATATAACATACTCAAATTGTCTCAACTACCGGAAATATCCCGGTTTGACCCGCACGCACTAGCTTTATGTTTACGCCCCGGAGAAGTTTGTGAATTTACCCGCGACAGCGCAACCGCATTAAATTCAAAATATTATAGGGTTTGCTTGGGTTAGATGCACGAGTTTACTATAAAATAAATATAACTTGATATAATATATCAATGTCGTCATCAGATACCATTGTCGGATACAATAAGAATGATTTTTTTTACGTAAACGCTGAAAATGCGGGCATAAGTTTAACACCCGAAATTTGTAGCCTATTAAATGTAAACTCACCCACATGGGATATTAGTTGCAATGATGCATTTTTTTTTGACAATTCGGCAAATTGTATGAAGAAGGAGTTATGTATTAATAAAGAACAAGCCGCCAAACTAAAATCTTTACAGCAAAATCATAGCGGTGCAGATGAAAAATATGATAACTCAAAACAAGTATATGACCAAACATTTGCACACACAATTAATTTAGGAGGAGGAATACTGGCTCTATTATTAATAATGTATAAAATAACATTAAGCTAACTTTTCTAATGATAACATATATTATATAAATGGGAGAGCCGAACAATGACCCTTTTCCCAATATGAATGATGAATTTGAAGACCGATTGAAATCCACACCGTTAAGTGCTAAATGCAAGATTGTCAATAGCAATAGAGGATTTGATGTTAGTGAATGTGACAACCCCATATTTAGAGGCAAATATCTCACCCAAGCGTCAATCCCCGTTAAACAATCATCAATAAATAGTATTTTTTTACAAGGACAATCCGGAAATATCACATATGCAAACAATTTATATAACAAAATAGGCAATTACACTGGTAATACATCTACACAAACTATTACCGGTGAGAATATTAGAGGTGAATGGATACAAATAACATTACCATATAAGGTATTAATTGATGTGTGTAGATGTGTTAAAGATAGTGATCCAATTAACAATTATTCTAAACCCTCTGCTGATGAAATAGCACTACTCGGGTCAAACGATTCATTGAAATGGACATTGTTAAAAGCTAAAAAACATTCAACGAAACCATATTATTTTATTGAGAGTAATACAGAGTTTAATACGTATCGGTGTGTCATCACAAAAGGGTTGCGCACAAAAGGGGTGCGCACAGAAGGGTTTACCACAGAAGAGTTTACCACAGAAGAGTTTACCACAGAAGGGTTTACCGAAGCATGGAGACCAAGATTTAACATAAGACCTAGGGGTAAGCAAGCACCAATCAGCAATAACGTAAAAATAGGTAAGATCGGTTTATATGGATCATATCCAAAAATAAATCTGGCCGGCCAAACTATTACCACCGATGGTTTTAGTAATATAGAAGGACTTGGAATGATGGCGAATGAAACACAGTTATTAAATGACTTAAATGTTTTTAATGCAGCATATGGTTCTTATGTGGAACATTGTAAAGGGTTAACTAGTAAGAGATGGACCGACCCATCTTGTAATGACCTTTCGGGAAACGTTATGACTTCATACAATAAAATTGCGACTTTTAATGGCGGCAATGTACTTACCGGGGGGAGTTTATTTGAGGTGCAAAACAGTTTTGTAACTAATTACGTCAGCCGGGAAGTGGCAGACGCTTCATTTAATAGTATAAAAACAAAACACAAGGATATTATGAAAATGCGCAGCGAATTGGACGTAAAACTAAAAGAATTAAATGCTGCCGACGGCTCATTTACACAAGAACAAAAACGGATTTTTGATGGGACTGTATATACTAGTGTGATATGGACAGTTTTAGCAACTACGACGTTATACTATGTATTTAAAAATATATAAATGTAAAGAAAACTGATATAATGTAAAAGAATTCTATCAGTAGTATAGTATAGATAGACTAATGTCAGATAAGCCAGTACCTATTATACAGGTATTGCCCCTACCTGATGGTAAAGTTATGATGAGTTCTAAGCAGTCAATAACTGGTATTAATAATAATAATAAGATAGAGAATTATAATCCGAATGGGTTGTATGAGATTACTGCGTCTTCATATTCTAGTAATAATTATCCTTACCTTATTGCTGGCAGTGACATAGATAAATATTGGGAATGTGGTACTACAAATAGTGCTTATCTACCCGACGGCACTCCGATACAATATAAACAACCACCATATACCGGCAGTCGCATATCATCACCATATCAAGGGGGGGGGTCATCAATTAATGTCAATACATGGACAACGCCCGTTGGGAAATCTACCATAGTAAATGTACGGGGCGAATGGATACAAATACGTTTGCCATATGATGTCTACATAAATAGATATACATTACGAACACCACAGTTTAGTGATCCCGCAACGAATACATTTCCAAGTAAATTTGTACTGGTGGGGTCCAATGATGGTACAAGCTGGACAAGAATAGACCAACAACTCATCAGTCAGAATGAACTGCCAGCAGGAAATATAATACAGAAAGGGTTTGACATCAATTCACCTGATAAATATTCGTATTTTAGACTTATTATTATAGGAATGGGTTCAAATGTAGATAAAGTTCGGATCCAAGAATTAAGATTGAGTGGAACATTAAATGTATCACCGCAACCAAAAGAAACATTTGTCACGCTAAATCGGGCATTTAGCTTAACGAATGGTGATGACGTTGAGAGCGAGAGCCCGGAGACAATATATCAAGGTATTAATCCGTACGATCGTCAATATGGAAAATACAATTTAGCTAAAATAGTAGATGAACCCAAACAAGATGTACCGTTACAGGCAAGAATAAATAACCCAATGGATCCGATGAATATCATCAACACAAGCATTATAGCCGGAATTGCATTAACGAGTGTATTTATTTACACATTAATAGATAAATAATCACACTATTCCGACAAACCGATTTCTGGAATAAAATCGTATGTGTTATATATAAGAAAGGTCTTTGGAGATGAGTTTACCTACAAGTGTTATTCATAATAATATAATGCCTGCAAATAGAACCGATAGTGCAAAATATGCTGAATACAGGCAAACCCCTGCATTATATGAATTGGGAGCTACACGTAAGCGTAATATTTCGTCTGGACCGAGTGAACCAGATACAGACAATTTTAGCAATCACGGGTATCAATCACCAACAATTACAGATTGGACAAAGAATAGAGAGCAGGTTAAAACTGAAATACAAACCAAACAAATTGACCCAATGATAAAAGTGGCAGATGACTATACTCAACTTATGAAAAGTATTGATTCCAAATATAGCAATTTAAGTACAAATATAACAAATACACAAAATGTACAACTGGATTTAAGCAATAACCCGATTTATGGCCATTTTGACTACAATTATGATATGGGTCCACCAATAAAAAATGTAGTTGACCTGCGATTGGACGATATAGATGAAGTTATTTCACAGACAAACGCGGCTTACACATTGGGAACAATTACTGCAATGACCTTGATAATCGCGGGCATATTTGTGTTTCGTAACTAATATATTCAAAACAAGTATATATTTTAATATTTTTATAATATATAAATGGCACTTAATACTGATTTGTCGGGTTTATTCCATATACAAAAACGGTATTTATTAGATGTATCCGGAACTGATACGTTATACGATGATAAAGTTAGGGATTTATCTACTAAATTAAATGCATTATATGGTGATTTTTCCACTGCAAATGTATCGAGTAGTGCAGTTTTAGAAAGACAACAAGAAGTCGGTTCTATTATAGACATTGAACGAAATCGTCTTGAACAAAAGAAACAGAGCATAGATAACGCATTGGTTGGTAAACAGCGAGCGATAAGTCTAAATGAGTCATATCGTATGAGACAATCTCAATACATGAAGATGAAAATAGTGTTTGTAATAGTTTTAGCGATATTTATTGGGACAACTATACTAAGTCGTCGGTATCCAATTGTGCCTCCTTTTGTTATTTCATTGATTAATATTATAGTTATATTAGGCGGTGGCATATACTGTTTGCTTCTATACGGATCTATTAGTAGTAGGAGTATGATGAATTATGATGAATTGGAATTAAAAGGGCCTACCGTATTATCCGGGTCAGAGGTTGATGCTAATCAAATTGCCGCGGGTAAGGCGGGCGACTTACTCGGATCAATCAATCTATTTGGTTGTATGGGGCCGAAATGTTGTACTGCTGGGGATACTATGTGGGACGATGCAACGTCCAAATGTGTTCCGATGTGTGCAACCGGTTTTATTTGGAATAAAACAACCAAACAGTGTGAAGCTGCTCCGGCAAATCAGTCCGGATTTACAACAATGGACAAACGCGACCCAATTGCGTATTCGCCGAATGAGTACAATAAGTATAGCGAAGTAAAGAGTATCAAATAAAATAAACATAATGTGTATATATATAGAGACATTATGGGAGGAAAATTAAGTAAACCCAAACCACCACCACCACTACCTAATTTCGAAAACAGGGATCATATTATTAATTCACAAAATAGACAAATAAGCTCACTTGGTGATACATTATCGTCTGAATATGCAACCAGATCATCTGTATACGATAACATCAGTTTTGCTGATAAGACAAATCAACGGCTTGACCGAGAAACAACCGAGTTGACCGGTATAAAACGTGAAAAAAAGAATACAGTTAATAATTTAATTGATCCCCGAATACCAACCCAACAACACGCGAATTCGGTTGCGAGCGACAATATTGATACTTTGATTAGAACAGCCGAACTTAATAATAGCGTTGAGGTAACTACAATATTTGGAGTTATGGACCGTGATATCCAGCTGGTTGCAAATATGCAAGATACAAATGCCCAGAATAGAAATATATATATAGGAATGAATACAATAAACCACTCATTGAATAGTACGATAATTAATAATAAAAACAACCAAACAACAGATGTATCCAGAGTAGCTTATCAATATCAACAAACCGAATATTTTAGCGCATTAAACAAACTATTACTGATATCATATATGATTTTGTTGTTTTTATTCTTATTAATCGTCGTGTTTTTTAAAATTCCAATCAATATGAGTGTATATATGAAATTATTTACATTATTACTATTATTGGTTTTACCATTTATTTCAGTAATATATTATCGGTATAATGTATAAAATAAATGGTGGGGTTCTTTACATGGAAAAACCAAGGTGACGCCATAGCTAGCTTATACCGAAGCATTGCAGCCAAGAATAATGAAATTGTGGTTGTTCGGAATAACATATCATCTCTAAGAACACAATTGGCTGAAAAACTGGCAACTCAATCCACAAAGTTGACTGCCAACAATACGCTAAATGACCAAATACGTAAATTATCAAAAGATATTGCTGAGCAAGAAGGTATTCTTGCCGGGTTGGAGAAGGAACACATAAGGCTAACCGACAGATACAACACACTAGACGCTTTAATTAAAAAGGGTATTGCTAGTTACTCTGCTATTGCTGCGGGTGCTGAGACACAAGCCACGGTGTTAACCGCCGAAACAAGCGAAAATATAAGAATAAATCAGATATATTATACGGATATACAGTCTCAAAATGAAATATTATCCAATACAGCACGAGAAAATAGGGCCCAAACTACCACATATGAACGTAGAAATGATATAGAAAATAAAAATATAATGGCATATAGTCTATATGGTACATTGTTGTTCTACATATATTATGTGATACTAGCATTGTTACTGTATATTATATATGCAAAACAGCTTGTTCCAAACGTGTATTTGTTTATTGCAATGGCCATATTACTGGGAGGTTACCCATTTTACATCTTAATGATTGAAGAGTTATCATTTAAGACGTTTAGATATACGTGGGCATTGATGCGAGGATTACCATACAATGAAGAATAAAAATATATTTATAAGTACAAATACAAATATATTTGAGCGATTTTTATAGATGATCTGGGGCAATATTGTCATCATATTCCTCTAATAAATCATTCGCATCTGTGTCAGCGTCATCGTTTGTTTCTTGATATTTGATTTTAATGCCTGTCCATTTCGCATTCACACATTTTCCGTAAATTCGGTCCATATATTCGTGCAAGTCTTTTGGACTGGGCCCGCGACCGCCGTAATTCGTCTCATACCAACGATTGAACTCGTTGTTTAATTCGTTCTTCTGGATAGTACCATTCTTTTCTCGTAGAATACAATCATTCGCAAACTCAGTCAAGTAGTCTTGACTTTTTCTGTATTCATTGCTCTTCTCCATAACAATGTTGCAATCTTTTACAATACCATTTGTTTTGCACGCACGATCAATTAGCATAGACAAGAAGATCTCCTTCCAACTATCAAACTTTTCGTCAATAGACTTGTCTAACTTATATTGGTATGGTTTCTCTGGGTCGTTTGCAACCGGGTTATCGGTAAACAGCGACTTGAAAGGAACCGCACGAATACGTCGCCAAGTTCCGTGATCATTACTCTTGATTTCCATCAAAACGTTACACGTTACTACAAGCTTGAACTGTGGGACGAATGAAATCGTCTGAGGCATATAGGGTGCTCGTCCTTGGATCGGGTCCTTACCGCTGGTAAGTTGTTTCATAATACCTTCGTTAATACGGTCACCCTTTGACGGCTCTTGCATAACTGCATACCGCTTTCCTTTTAATTGGACAATTTCAGGGGCAAGACCGCCAACTTTACCGCGTCTATCCGTAACCAATGTAAGGGGTACATCTCCCTTGTATTCGCCGAGTACAATCTCCATTAAATTTACTAATACAGATTTGCCATTCTGTCCACCACCAATATACATGTTGAATGTTTGGTTTGTTGATGTTCCGAGTAATGTAGACGACAAATGGTCCCACATATACTGACATAGTTCTTGTTCGGGAAACAGTTTATTCATAAAATCAGTGATTTCGTCAACGATAGATTGATGCCCTGCCGAGTTCAACTTAATATAATCAATGTTCGTTGTCATTGAAATGTAATCCTCGGGATAACCGTTTCGGAAGACCTTCTCTTTAAAGTCAAATACGCCATTCTTACAGCAAAGCAAGTAGGGGTTCGAATCTAATTTATTGATGAAAGACCCGTCATAGAATAGCTCCATCGCTTCTCGCATAATATTATTTTTATCATTTGTCTTAGATAATCGTTGACAGATGGTGAGAATACGATGTGACATTACCTTTCCGTAATCCTCTGGTTCTGCAACGGGTTCGTCTGTTGTTCGTTCAATCGGCGCACTACGAGTAAGTTCCGCCGACTTGTTACGATAAACGTCGCGTAATGCAGTAGAGATTGAATGCCGAAGAGTAGTGCCCATATCATTCTCTTGCCAACGATGATTTTTGTAGTGTACCCACCTCTTTCCAGCAACACTGGTACATACATACTCGTGTTTGAACATTTGATGCAATACACGTGCAATGTCAAAGTCACCTGGACCACCCGAGTCACGTTGTCCCGGCTTTCCGCCGATTTTGAGTGTCTCATCTACAAAGTAATCAATTGAACTCAATCTGACCTTTTCAAAGAGGTCCGGCGATTCCGTTTTAGACCAATGCATCAATGATAGTTTAGTGACACCGTTGTGTAATCGGACTTCAAAACTTCGCCATTGTTCGCATAAGTCTGGTATAGAGCTATAATGAAACGTCGGTGCCTGTGAACTGAATGCGAGCCAGACAATCAATAATCTTTCGCTTGTATTCTTTAACGACCAACCCACTTTTATCCACTTATTATAAGATCCGTCGCCATAGTAGCTTATTGGTAGCGTCATCGTATAATAATAAGCGTCTTTTAGTTCATAATTAGTATTTCCAACTGTATCAAGAAACTGTTTCATTGCAGCGTCCAACTCCTCTTTGTTTCTAATACTAGATAAGGATGAATTGTTGCCAGAAAAGTGATCTACTTGCTGACAATTCGTTGCGACAGTTTGTCTAGTCGTTTGTGCATTGCTTCCCCCACCTCCCATACGATGTGTTTTTTTATATTCGTCGTACACCGTCATAAATCCACTCTTCATAAACAACGACAAATTACCGGCGTTACGCACAGAGAGTTCGCTGATATTCGCAACAACATCGTATCGTGTTAATGGGATTTCAGTTCGCATAAACTCACCATCGGTCTGGTCAAATGTTACTTCATATGCGATGGTCAATTTGTACCTCTCGTGGTTTGGTTTTCTAGAACCATATAGCTGCCAACCAACCGTTCCGTCGGTAATACCCTTATCAAACACATCTTCCCAGCTGTTTATAATGGGAAGACCGTCCCAGGCTTCGGCGACTTTTGGCATAACCTTCTCGCGCAATATTGACTGCACAACCCGGTCAGCTTTAAGTCCGATAATAATATGGATACCGTCTTTTGTGCAATTCTTTTCAGCTACACGGTTTACGCTCGGCTTTTCTAACACGAAAATCTTAAATTTGCTTGTATCGTCATACTGAAACATCTCTTTCAGTTCCTCTAAATATATGTGTATCATGTCTTCGATGTGGTCCCGTGTATATTGTCTTTCGTCCGTTTCATAATCGTGACGCAAGTCAATGTCAATCAATATAGGTCCGTCATTTTCCAATTGACGTTCAGTCAAGTATTCCTTCTTATTTGTAGCCAATATATCCTTTGCGTACAACTGTAAGAAGGTTTGATACTCCGTCTCGGGAATAGAATACGACCCGCCGTAGATTTGACTTTCCTTATCTCCAATGCGAGTATTTGTAATCGGTCTAGTTGTAGTAGCTGGGTCGCCCTTCTTTATGAGATGTTTCATCATAAAATCATTAAACCCGGCATATTTGGTAACCACATTCTGCGCTTGTTTCATGTTGGGAACAGTCGGTTCCATTGTACTTTGGTTATAATGAGAAGACATTTTTATTACCTTTATAACAATCTATATTATTTAAAAGGTGATGTCTTACTGTAACAGGTGTTACTTTGATATTAGATGAAACCATTTTTGGCTGCATAATCAATTCAATTTTCCAGGACAATAGTATTCTCATAAAGTGTGAGATTGTAATGATAAATATAAGACCAAAAATGAGTTAGACAACCACCAAAACTGATATCAGAATATTAGAGATTTTATACCGGCACATAAAGTGTGCCTTATTAAATGGTTATTGGGGACGAACCTAGACAAAAACTGGCACAACGAGCAATTTTAATTCTTCTAGGTTTAATAATGTACCTATTCGTTATAGAATGAAACATAAATTACGCATAGTAACCGCCAACTTATGTAATGAAAGTATTGGTAAAAAGACAACATTAATAAACAAATGGATTACTCATTTAATGAATATAAACGGAGACATTATATTTCTACAAGAGGTTAACGCATATAATTTGGAAAAATTGGCAACCGAACTCGGGTTAAAAATACTAAATATTAACCATTCAGAGGGAACAAGTGTTTTAATAGATCCAAATAAATTCACGATTATTGATAATAACGTAATTACTTGCAAAGCCGACAAAACCCCGTTTTATGTAGGGGCGATACATTTAGATGATATTCCGTCAATACCACATCATATCAACCATATGCTATACAAGTCATCTGAGATTATTCCATTAAAATGTAGTTTAGACCAAATTCTAAAAATGAGCGCAAAACGTAGACTGCCAAGAATAAAAACCGAGCTAGAACACGCTAAAAAATATAAACGGGCAATTATTGCAGGTGATTTTAACGAGCCATCTCATCTAGATTTAGAGCTAGATCTACCCGTGTCAACCGAATTTGAAAGAAGTGGATTTATAGATACATATAGGTCAGTGCATCTTCGTAAATCTGATCAATATGAAACCGGTTACACCTGGCCAGCAAACGCATTATACAGAGATGAACCGGTTCAGCGAATTGATATGATATATGCAAAAGGAGTTACTACCGAAAAATCATTTTTATACGATGGTACTACTGGAATGACAAAATGGATAAGTGATCATAAAATATTGATAACCGATATTGTATTATAACTTATCCTGAAACATATACACTACTTGGATTTAGGATAATATAACATATTCACTCGTAACTAAAAAATTGAATGTAAAAAATATTAGAAGTAGTAATATATAGATTAAGTATACAATATGAAGTTCTGCGACAAGTGCGATAACATGTACTATATTGGGATTGACCAAGAAGATACAAACAAGTTAGTATATTATTGTAGGAACTGTAATTATGTTGACGAGACATTGACCGACGAAGGTGTGTGTTTATCGAACACTCAACTCACGAGTGGTGGACAAGACTATGTAAATGGCATTAATGAATACACCAAACTTGATCCAACATTGCCTCGCCTATATAATACAAAGTGTCCCAATGTTGAGTGCGAAACCGAACACGGCGTAATTTATATGCGATATGATAAGGATAAGTTAAAATATCTATACTTGTGCGTTGATTGTGATGTTACATGGAAGACTGATGATAAAATATAAATTTATATGTAATTTGCGACCATATTTTTTATTACAAAAAATTGAATGTTAGTAACAAGAATAACGATTTAGAAAAACTACTTTATCTATCTATATATTAGGATTTAACAAATGGACGGCGAAGATTATGACCCGAATGAATTGGTAGATGAAGAAAGCGAGGACGATGACGTTTCAGTTGACAATACAAAACCTACTGTGAGAAAGTCTGTCAAGGATAGTAGTAGAGTAAACCCGTTGGCCGACGAAGAAGAAGAAGATGATGACGACGATGACGATGATGATGATGAAGAACCCGACAATGACATACTAAGTGAAGTATCAGAAACCGATATTATGGCGCGATTGCAACCAAATATAGCCGATGGAAATCGGTTTGTTGATTCAGATGAGGATGATAGCGACGAAGAAGCTGCCGATAATAATTATTTGCAGAGATTTGATAACACTACCAGACAAAATATACTATCCGAATTTCACCCGGAATTACATAATCACAATCAAGACGAAATTGCGAACATGTGCACAATCGTAAGAGATGCACACGGCACTCCGATTGATCTATTGCATAGAACTATCCCAATATTAACTCGGTATGAGAAGGCACGAGTATTGGGCGAACGTGCGAAACAGATTAATTCCGGTGCAAAGCCTTTCACCATAGTTGATGATAATATAATTGATGGCTATTTGATCGCATTGAAGGAATTAGAAGAAAAAAAGATGCCGTTTATAATTAAACGACCTATGCCAAATGGTGGCTGTGAATACTGGAAATTAAGCGACTTGGAGATATTGGTTTAAATTGATATAGAAACAGTTTCATATATATTTTTAACGTATTATATGAAAAATCCGACCCCCAGACCAATACATTGTTCCTTTTGTTTGGAAGAAGGTCATCATATACATAGATGTAAAGATGCGTCCGTCTCTTTATTAAATGAAGAAGTAGAAGAAGTTGCAGCAATAGACTGGAAAGTGGGACTAAATGGGGGATTATTGCGACGTAAAATGGCTACGCTTACAAACCCAGATATAAAGGTATTAGGTTATAAACGTACCATTCAGAATGTAAATAAGCGTCCAATTAGTGATATAATTCAAGATCTAATGGGGGTTTTTATGGAGAACACCAATACACATCGGTATGTGATTGAAAATCTAAATACAGGTGACATGGACTATTTTGTAGAAAAGGTCTACTTATACACACTTACCCTTGACCAACACGACCCTCTCTCCCTAGATGATATACGAGATAGACTAACCAATGATACATCGCCAGTTGAACAAAAAAATGATATTACGGATTATCCAGTTATTTCATTAAATAACCGAGACACCGAACTAGTTTACTATGTAGAATTTATACAACCGGTTATTGATACGTTAAATATAAATAGCATATCTGGGTTTATTACGCTTTTGTATTATCCGTGCTATACGATTATTGCAATAAGCGTTTTCCTATTATTTTACACCTCCAAACAAGACACGTAACACTATATTTACGACTTCCAATTCTTACCACAATCCAAACAAGTTACGAAGATGGTTGCTGGTTCATCCGCGCTTCTTGTTTGTAATTCATAATAAGTACAACGTTTTGATTTACATTTTTTACAAGTAAACATATCCGTAGATGCTTGAATATTGGTAACGAATTTGGTTGCATCGCGCTTAATTTTTTGTTCGATTAGTTCCTTCCAATGGGTTGGATTCATTTCTTGATGTGTCATTGCAGCAAATGTCTGTGGTAAGAGTTCCTTGTTTTTTAACACCACGAGAATGTCATCGTTTTTTAAGTTAATGTATATTGTACGCAACCGATCTAGATACACTTGCACGAATGCGGGATTTTCCCACTTCTTGATTAGCTTTTTGCTTGCAGCCTCTTTGAGTGAATAATTAAATACCCCTTTTTCTAAATTGATAGCAGTTATATTGTTACCAATTATATCCGTTAACTTGGTACAAATATTCTCACGAAACTTACTGGCATTTTTAATCACGCTCATCCTAGTTAATTAATGTAAATTGAATTAGAGTAAAATGTTTAATTCAATTTTTTCATATTTCATATTTCCGCTTGGTGTTGTTTTTTTGTTTGTTGTTGAATTTCAGAATTTGATAACCGATCTTGTGGACGACGAGGCACATTTCCATTTAATAGTTCTAAGAAACACGCACATACAGGTATACATAAGAATAATAATAACCCGCCCCCCACTGCAAGAAGAATATTCGCGGTGTAGCTCATATAAGATGTAATAATGACTTATCTTCTATATTAGTTACTCAATTACATAGTCTTCCTCGCATAGTTCATTCGTACAATCTAACTCTGTTTCTACCTCTGTAAATGCAATCACCGGTACAGTCTGTGGTTTGGGCTTCGGTTTTAATTTAATAATTGGTTTCTTGACATTCTTAGACTTGCGCGGTTTCTTTTTAGGAATATCATCGTCATCCTCCTCTTCTTCTTCCTCCTCCTCCTCTTCTTCTTCCTCCTCTTCCTCCTCATCGTCTACAATAAATCCATCTTTTACATAGCCACTTTTGGTTCTCGGGACATCATCATCACTCTCGCTATCGCTCTCATCTTCGCTGTTTGCATCATCAAATCCGCCATATAATTTTTCGTAAATCACATTCCATTCTAGCTCTGTCAGATCTACCAATGTATCCCCAATCTTATTTATTATAATACAATTGCCAAAGAATAGTGTGTTATCAATTGGTGGAGGGAATTCATATTTATTTTCTTGGTTGGCGCGACCATCAGTCTTGCCATAAACAAACAAATTATATTTTTTATTATTTACATTTTCAACCAACCAAGTCGCGTGAAGTGTAAACCCTTCACAAGTACGAAAACCGGCCTTTTTATATAAGTCTTCTTCCACAAATTGTTTTACATTATTTTCTTTAATATTTCCGTCCTTTTGAACAATGAGAATAGTCGCCATCTATGCCGTTTTATTAATCTAGAAAATCTTTTTTATATCATTTCACGTTCTACTATACCAAATTCTATATAAACAGAGAATATACATATAATGCTCATATTTACTATTTTTTACTTCATTTTCAAAATTGTCGCGTTTATCATTATTATATACGGCTGCCAATATACTTGGGATATTATAAAAGATACATATACTAAGCCGAAAACCAAATATTTAGTCAATTCACAACTCAAAAAATATAAGGAAATGTTCGGAGATACCGCAATTAACTTAGTTCCAGAAGTGGTTACTCCAAATATCCTTTTCCAAACAGAAGAGGATAAAAAACAAATGAGCGATGACTTGTCGCAGTTTATATCCACGCACACGAATGAATTTGTATAAATCATATAGAGACAACTCATCGTTTATTGTATAATGGAACAACTTTCACCGCAGACAAGGTATGCTCTCTCTCGGTTTCCACGTTTCGAACTTTCGTATGAAACAATTTCACATACGAAAGTTTATAACACATATGACATTGGTTTAGCTATACCTCACGGCAAGAAAGGTTACTTATGGTTTACTTTTGATAAATATCACGACGTATGTTATCTATTTGAAATAAATCGTGAAAAAAAAATTGTAAAAGGAAATCAAATTAATTTGGGATTTGAACGTTCGTTGTCTGTGGGTACTGTATTGTATGGCACAATACTTACAGACGATCTTGGTGCTACTACGTCGTTTATTATTGAAGATATCATGCACTACAAAGGTATCCCAATGGACACTGCTCGTCAAATAGACAAGCTATGTATTTTAAACAACCTATTTTCTAATATTAAGGAACCTACTAATGATAATATACGTATAATGCTACCGTTTATATGGCAAACTACATTTACGTCTAATGATACAGCATACCCAGACGTTTTACCAGTTGACGCACGGGACAGCTTACCATACAATGTACATCATATTCAATACAGATCTTCTACTGAAAAAATGCCGTTTATCAATGTCTTTATTGCACGAAAGAGTGCCGGGATATCTCTGCCTACACCACCGGTTATTGCACGTCCAACCATCCCGGAATATGTTCCCATTAAAATATCGTTTGCAAAGCCACAATATAAGTATCCGGCCATTTTTCATGTAACAGCCGACATTCAATACGATATTTATCATCTATTTGCATTCGGCAAAAACAATCAACGTGTTTACTATAATGTTGCTTATATTCCAAACTATGCAACAAGTGTATTTATGAACGGATTATTTAGAAAAATTCGTGAAAATCAAAATTTGGATTTTATTGAAGAAAGTGATGACGAAGAGGACTTTCAGTGTTTGAGCGAGGATAAGTTTGTTGATACAAAGAAAACACTTCTGATTGAATGTATATTTGATCGGAAATTTAAAAAATGGACACCTATACAGGTTATGGACAGGCGGTCAAAGGTTGTACATATTTCACAACTTTAATCTAATTGTTTAGTACTGTCTTTGTCTTTGTCTATTTGTTCTAATCTCTTCGCATTTTCACGCATTTCAAAGATCTCATTGTTTCTTTTGCGTATCTTAGCTCCGTCTATTTGCCGTGCACGCTCCGCGATTAACCTGTCTCTTAACTTATTTTGCATGTCAATCGTATGTTGCCTGGTTTGGGCTAACTGAGTTTGTATATCTTGACTTATGATATTTGTATTATCTGTCTTTTGTGGATATATTATACCATTTTTTAGGCGTAATTCGCGCCGGCGTATGAATTCTTCATTATTTGCACGAAGTTGTTGTTGACGTTTAAGACGCTCTGCTACGAGTGCGGTTTTATAATCACCCATACTAAACTCGTTCGTATCTTCATTGTTCATATTTAGCACTTTCTGTATAATACTACCGCCCTTATGTGTTTGTTTTATACTTTCAAATAATGGGGGGTCTTGCGTGTGATCGTCCATTGTATGTTAATATTTAGGAATTTTATATAATCTAAATAGAATATATAATGGCTGAACTGTCTACTGTTGATAATCAAATGGGCAACGTTGAACAGGTTAATCAAGTCTTACCCGACAAGTTATCGGCCGGCACTGGTGGAGGAGAGATGAACGCTCAACTCAATGGTAATGTCGAAACTGGTGGTAGCGCCGAGTTGCCGATCCAACTTATGGATGGTGGTAAAAAACCCAGAAAGTCCAGAAAGTCTAAGAAGTCTAAGAAGTCCAAGAAGTCCAAGAAGTCTAAGGCATCTAAGAAGTCTAGACGCAACAAGTCTCACAGAAAGTAAAGCGTTATTCTTCAAACTGTATATCTATTAAACATTTTCCCTTATCCGTCCCCTTGATAGGTGACTGATAAGTGGGCTTACACCCTTCCTCGTCTGAACCGGCCTCCTCTTCTAATGCCATTTCCGCGTTCTTTGGTTCATATATACGTTTCCACGTTTGGTCCGTTTTCCAATCAAATGACATACCCTTATAGTTTACCGAATCTATTTGGCGAATACGATAATTACACTTTTTATAGAACCGCCTTCGCTGTGCCCATTGATTTTGAAAGATATCGTGTTTATCTACTATATCCACAACAATTGGATTTGCGTGTTTTACTCTCAATATACGACCAATTGATTGCGTAATGTCTGTCTTTGGGGTCACCATAATCAGCGATGACAGCGTTTTAATATCTAATGCCTCCGCCGCCATTGCATATGTCGCAAGCACGATTTGTTTTTCTTCGGTTTCTTGTAGTTTGAGTTGCTTCATTCCGCCTACATAATAGCCAACACTCGCTAAACCTCGGTGTGAGATGCCTTCAAATAAATACGTCAGCAGCGACCGGTTATGACACAATATCATTATCTGTTTATCGCTATCCTCGTTTAATAAATCGCCAACGACCCTTATTATAAAATCGCTGCGAGGACCGTAACTGCATAACTTGACTATCATTGTGCTATATTTTGGATTGCCGCGAAAATCTCGGTCAACTTCATTAAACTCGGTGTCGTTGGCAACATAGTTTATTGCACGAACGGTTACTAGATCGTCATTTTTACGGTCTTCGCTGTAAATCATATCGCCGATAAACATATACAATACCTTGGTTAGTTTGTCTTTTCGTTCAACGGTCGCCGAGATGCCCAGCATATATGGTGTGATGGTTTTAAACAGGGTTCTGGAAAACTGCTCGCTGCCGATACGATGAACTTCGTCAATGATGGTTAGACCAAACTGTGCGAATGCGTCTGGGTGAAATTCCTTGTCATATAATGTCTGTACCATTCCAATAACAATGTCTTTGCCTTCTATATCAAACGTCTGACCTTGTATTTTGCCGACACTTGCCCCTGGCAAGAATTCGGCTATGCGTTCTATCCATTGGTTCATTAGGAATTCTTTATGCACGATAATGAGTGTCTTTTTTTTTAGGTTTGATATTATTTTTAAAGCCATAACAGTGTTGTGTGTAACCGTGAAATCGCCTAATACGAAACGATGGTTCCCATCTATTTCAAAACCATAGTAATCATCTACATCTAATTTTTCTAATCGGATTCTTGTATTTAAAGCATCCTTAATCTGTTTCCTTGGATAGCCTTTCTTTCTATGGCTTTTTACGGGTATATCTTCCAATCCTTGTCCCGAAATACCCGCTTTGTAATACGTCCCTTCCCTTTTTTCTCCTTTATACATACACGACTTCTTACACGCAGTTTTATACGCCGCAAATCCTAATGAACGTGCAACAAATAGAATATCATCTAGCAACGTTTCGTTTTTTTGTATGATTTCATAGCAATTCTGATGATAGTACCCATCCGAGTCAATTAATCCGGCGAGTAGTTCCAATTGAACCGCACGGTCATTGCATTTATAATCGTGAGGAATGTGTTTGTTATTGACTAGGTTATTTGCACGCAAGAAATCCATCATAACATTTTTATGTGTATATTTTACTGAATTTATGCGATAATCATACTGAGAACCGGTGTATTGTAAATACAATGAAGGATGTTTATTTTGAAAACAATCACTCGTTAAATACTTTAACACGGTTGATTCTTGTGTTGTAATGCCAGTTCCTTTTGACCAACCGTCACCTAACCAATAACCAAGCAAATATGGGTCTAGTTCTACTTTAACATGCGGAAATACAATCGGCACACGATAACCAACGAGAACGCCTCCTCGTCCGTGGTATGATTTGGGCAAATTTAAATAGTCTAATACTGGTATATCAATAACCGTTCCTTTTGGTGTATGTTTATTCACAGCAGAACTGTATTTTAATGACAATATATGACTTTCATTCACTATATATGGGTCGCCCTTGGTTGGTATGACCTTGTACATCATCTCTCTGCCACGTGCCAGAGTTAATACGTTTCTTGGAGTAGAATCATCTCCCATTATTACATCGCCAACTTTTATGTCTTGAACCATTTTGATAGCACCATCATACATAAGGATTGGTGTGTTTAAACCCACACATTTTCCAGCACCGCAGGGAACTTGCAGTATGCCACCCGAGCCAACGAGTTCAGAACCGCTGCATATTGGTGTATTCACATATTTTGTATAAACCCCAATAATTTTTTCTTGATAATCCCGCAAAGGTTTAGAAAACGTTACGTTAATATCAGCCCCTTGTGCGATTTCTGAGCGACTAGGCAGACCATAACGATTAATTCCGTAAAATCTGGGAAGATAGAATTTATTCGCATTTTCACGAAATACGGGGAACGCACTCTCCTCGTCCGAAGGATTGCCAAAATTCGCACCGATAACCTCCGGCTTTACAAAGAGTTCCTTGCGTAAATATTCTTCATCTTCTTTTAATAGCAACGATTTGGGTATAGTGTATCCCTTTTTGCCGATATAGGACGCACTACATATTTGTGTTTTATAATCGTCGGTCAACGTAAATATCGGCTTAGTTTCTTTCTTTTTATTCGGTTTGAATTTGGAAAACCGGCTCATCGTCGGCTAATGTTATTCTATACTAACAGAACATTGTATTTAGGATATTTCAATTTTGTCAATATAGTTTGTTCGTCTGAAAAATATAATACTATCTTATACTATAAATGAACGTTCCGTCAGCTATAAAGTCATTATCTAACTTAGAGATTTCCGCACTCGTTGTTTTTGCATTTTATCTTGCAATGCCTATTCATATGCCGGCTTCTGTTGCAAATATGATTGATTCGCCACTGGGAATGGCAAGCATTTTTGGTATAACTGTCTATTTGTTTTTGTATTCCAATCCTATTTTAGCCATTTTATACGTATTTGTTGCCTATGAGATGTTGCGTAGGTCTAGCAATATTACGGGACGCACCGACTTGGTTCGTTATACTCCTAGCCAAATTAAGAAGGACGCGCAAATGAAAGCCATGAACCCCATGAAAAAGACTACCCTTGAAGAAGAAGTCGTCGGACAGATGGCTCCCATCGGCCAAAGTGACCTAAGTGTATACACGTCTACGTCATTCAAGCCAATGGCCGAAAAGATTGGCAGTGCGTCTATGTACTAAATCATATAATAAAATAATTTACTTATATGATTAATATGATGATTGTGCAGGTGCAGGTGCAGGACCAACCGAAACTTCATCCTTAATAAAATCTTCGGCTTTGCCTTTATTATCACTCCACAACCAATTATATATCCATGTTATAAAATAAAAAAAGGCCTTAAATACCCCATTCACGACTTTCCCCAATTGGAAGTTTTTGATGTCATCACGTTCTGGGTCCTTATCCTTATACGTAATTTCTATTTTATTATATTTCATAAACGATGCATCACTTTTCTTTATATTTATCAATAATATGGACTCGAATGTGATAAATAATATCATAAATCCAATACTAGTGGTTGCATAGCTACTATCATCTCCCAACATTCCAGTTAAAAGCAAGCTACCCCCTATGAGCAATAGTACAAAACATAATAATAGATCGAGTACACGCATATTCCCGATTGTTCTAGAATTTACCTTCTTTGCACCAGCTTCTACCGTAGCTTTCATTGCATAACTCAATACAGTCAAGTGATATAACCCCGGCACAAACATCACTATAAGAATAGAAACCATAGCAAATACACCGAATAAATACATTGTACGCATAGCTGCTATTGCTTCTTGTTTGTCTCCCTCATCACTAATAACAGGTACATTGTACCCTACTACTGTTTCAGCGGATTCGCCGGTCGGATTACAATCTATATATATCTCGTCTTCATTTGGTAACGCAACATTTGACTTTGGTACGACAACATATGATTTAGTTGGTGACTTAGTAAATAACGATGAAATAACACTTAATCTCCTAACTTTATCTGATGCTGATTGATTGATACTAATCGGTGTAGTGAATACAAATACAGTGGATGCAGCGGGAGAACCGCTATCGTAAACAATACAACTTTCTAGTGGATCTAACGATTTATTTAAGTCAATTATTGTAGATTGTTGGTCTTTGTAAGCATTAAACAAAATCATCTTGTCTATATCATTTTCCGCACTATCGGCAGTATATTTCAGAAGAAAACATACATATATTTTCTTATTAGAACTACTTACTTGTTCGTGCTCTATAACTAACTCGCCATACTCCGCATCTTTACCGTCTGTAATCGTGTTGATATTATTATGTATCAATCTGGAAACGTATGATTTTTTATGATTATATACAGTGCTGGCTCCATCTACTGTATATATAAAATTTGGATTTGCAGAGCCATTGAAAAAAGTCATATTTAATGCAGTAGGAGTGGCAGTAATTTCGGACCTAATAAGCGTAACCTTTGGGTAATTATATACTATCTTATTTTCTTGTTTGACGTTAGTATTTATGTCAAATTTTGTCATGTTGTATATTATATACTATATTATACAATAATATTATTATGTTATCAACTATATCTTCTTTGTCCTAAAGGTTTGGAATATAACTGAATAAGTTATTTTCATACACGGTAACACGGAAAGTATCTTTATAACCTTCTACGTAAACTACTTCCCCATTATTTATGTCATCGCACCCATATTCATTTGTGCAGCTCTTGCCGTTCAGGCTAATTGGGAGTTTAGTATTTAAGTTGCCAGTATTCGTCATTGTATAGTACTGCCATTTATCGCGCCCACTCATTACTCGTCTTCCCATTAATGGTAGTATCATATCATCATTTGTGTTATTTCTGGTTAAAATGCCGACCTGTTGGTAATCACTATTTAAACCGCGTGTTTGAATATTTACCGGAACGCGTCCGATTGGTGGTATCCCACGAATATCACTGGTATCTGTTGGGTGATAGTATCCATTATTTTTTAGAGGAGGTGCGTATGGGTCGTTGACTGGGTCTCTATGTGCCGATATACTCATTGGGGGTAGGATAACAATACGTTCGCTAGGTTCGTGGTCGTATGGACGTGTCATTGAGGTCATCATCTTATTTCGGTTATACATAATATATGCGGCAAATAAGCCTACAATGATTAAGATAAACGTAACATTCTCAATACAAATAACCCCCGGTACACATTTTTTTGCCATATTCTATAATCTATGTGAACATTTTCTCTAACCAGAATATACATTAAAACGAAAGCGCATTGCCTATTCTCGTTAATCCCTGGAACATAAGCCCGACACCACCGGTTAACAATGGAACGATTGGGCTCTTAATTGCATCGGCTGTTTTCTGTGTTTTACTAACAAACGCGGTAGGTTTTAATCGCCTACAATTAAAACACGTCTCCCGTATTGATTTTGGAAAATGTATAATATGTATGCCAATATTATCTATAAACCATTTGTCTACATCTTCTAAAAAATCCCATAGGTCTTTCTCCCATGCACTTGCTGGCATGCCAATTAGATTTAATACAAGGATAAGAATTCGTGGCCCCATATATAGCATCTGACCCATAACGTCCATTATATAGAACAATGCACAGTATGAAGCATTATTCATCATTCTCATTGCACAGTTTAGATTTGTAAATGCAAAAACCCATATTGTTTGTATAAATATAACGATCTGCACCCAAGCTAAATATATACCGACCGGGGCTTCTGCTATTTCTCTTCCTACACCTCCTACAATTTCAACGGTACCATATCCTACATGCCCAATTGCAGTGAATAATTTTCCAACTTTTTTAAAAAATCTACCAATAGCAGCAAAAACCATCTGTTACTATAATTATGATATATATTTATGACAATATATATTATAATATAGGTCTACCGCTACCTTATTGAAATTGTGGTATTATTTATTAGACCCTCCGTTCTGTTTGGCCATATATTTTTCCGCTTGAATTAATAATGGTTCCATCGCTGCTATGCCCTCCAAAATCTTTTCTTGTACGTCTTTGAATTGCTTGTCCTCTTTGATATCGTATGGTCTTACTGTATCGTCATCACTTTTTGTTGGTTTCTTCTTAATATCTTCTTCAATAACTTTCTCATCTCCACCTTTCTCATCTCCACCTTTCTCATCTCCACCTTTCTCATCGCCAACTTTCTCATCTCCACCTTTCTCATCGCCAACTTTCTCATCTTCAACTTTCTCAGCTTCATCTGATCCATTCTCGTTAACGGTATCTTTATTTTTTAACCCTTCGTGTGTGTTTTGCTTAATTCCATATTTTAATATACTAGACAATGTTAATGTTATACACAATATGACAATCATATTTTTACTAAAAAATGATACGAGGAACCCAATTAGGCCCATGGTTATTAATGCGGCTATATCTCCCCCGTTTACAAAATATAATATTTGAATGAGTGTCATTGCAAAAAAGGCATACAAGACAATTTGGTTTCTCAATAATGGCGAAAAGTTATATTTTAGACTACTGAGTTTTGGCAAGGAAATCTTTGGTAACATATTATAAATTATATGCCGAAATTAATATTATATTAATTTGTTATTATCAGTATCATTTAACTGTTCGTCACTATCTATAATATAATCGGCTGGAAGGTCACCCCCATAAATATCTAATACTTCTTTTACAACCGCTTCCCTCAATATGTCATCTTTATAAAACTCTATACTTGAAATACTTGATGAACGCTTCCCTTTAAACTTACTTAAAAAATCTTCTAAACCATTTATTTCGTTCGGACGATCATATTGTTCTAAATCTCCTGTTACTACTAAACGACTATTTTCACCTAAACGCGTCATCAACATTTTCATCTGGGAAATAGTAGAGTTCTGCATTTCATCTGCTACTATCCAGCAGTTCTTAAATGTTCGTCCTCGCATGAAACCTAATGGTGAAATTTCAATAATTTTATCCTCCATTAAACTAGTAACTTCCTTTGGACTAATAAAATTATACAAGACGTCATATATTGGTCTTACCCAAGGTGCCATTTTATCTTCTAATGTTCCGGGCAAATAACCTAAATCTTCGTCCACGCTTACTGACGGACGTGTAAATACCAGTTTCTCGTATTGTCCGGTTAAAAACATTTTTACACCATGTTCCGTAGCAAACAGTGTCTTGCCAGTGCCCGCTGGTCCAGTTGCCACAACGATTTTCTTTGATTTTTGTTTTAATAGTGTTGCATAGTAAGTCTGACTATCATTCTTTGGCTTAGTAAACTTACCCTCAAACATTGCTCGTTCATTACCAGATAAATGATGCAGGTTCTCGTAATACGCCCGTTGTTTTGCTACCCCACTTTCATTTTCAATTTCATCTCTAAACTCGTTCATCAATTCTGTATTATTTGATTTTCTCGGTTTCCGTGAACGTTTTTTGTCTTCGTTGGGCTCTTCTCCTAATTCTAAGCTATTTTGCCTAGACCGGTTTTTCATTTACTAATATGAGATATACAGTATCAAAAGAATTCTTATATGACATACTAAACTAATTATATCACGTGCCAAATATCTCATAATAGGCCGTTTTTCTATACAAATATATGGTTTCAATCTACTGGGATATAATTTGTGGGTCGTCTACTAAGCTTATAAAAAAGGAAATAAAATCTGGCCTATATATTATTTAGACAACAATGTCCGATAATGCGGTTACTACCGAACCCCTGCTAACGCCTGACGAGAACCGCTACGTAATGTTTCCAATACAGTATAATGATGTATGGGATATGTACAAGCGGTCCATTGACTCGTTTTGGCACACTGGTGAGATATCTTTGGCGCAGGATTTAAACGACTGGGATAAGCTAACATCAGACGAACAACAATTTATTAAAATGATTTTGGCGTTTTTTTCTAGTAGTGATGCGTTAGTTACCGATAATCTGGGGACAAGATTTATGAACGAAGTACAGGTATCCGAAGCTCGTGCATTTTATGCATTCCAAATTGCAATTGAAACAATACATTCCGAAATGTATAGCATTTTGATTGATACGTACATTAAAGATAAGGACGAAAAAACGAAACTATTTCAGGCCACACAGAACTATCCGTGTATTTTAAAGAAGTTTAATTGGGCACAAAAATGGTTAAATGATAAACGCAGTAGTTTTGCTACCAGGTTGATTGCATTTGCTCTGGTAGAAGGTCTATTCTTCTCGTCTTCATTTGCGGCTATTTATTGGATAAAGAAACGAGGGTTAATGCCGGGTCTTACCTTTTCAAATGAACTTATTTCCAGAGATGAAGCGCTACATACCGAGTTTGCAATCCTGCTGTATTCCAAATTACAGAGAAGGGTGTCAAAGAAGAGATTTTATGAAATCGTCTCCGAGGCAGTGGAGATTGAAAAGGAGTTTATTACAGAGAGTATACCTTGCCGCATGATTGGCATGAACTCTAAATTAATGACACAGTATATTGAATTTGTAGCAGATCGGTTGTGTCTGCAATTGGGATATGATAAGTTGTATAAATCACAGAACCCGTTTGATTTCATGGAATTAATCAGTGTTGAATCCAAAGTCAATTTCTTTGAACGTACTAATTCCGAATATGCACTTGCAAATAAAACGGTTGATACAGATGTGTTTGACTTTAATGCTGAATTTTAGTAAATCCACATAATACATAATAACTATTGCCTTTATTATGTATACACTTTCCTAATTATAATAGGTTATTTGCGGTCTTTGTAAATTTTTAATGTCCGTGCACTCGCATCCTTTGCATTGACGTATTTTGGCATCCAGAAATAGGGTATGATTTTTCCCATTCCCGAATAATGTTTCTCAAATTGTTGCCTATAATAGAACTGTTCAGTGGTCCCTGGCAAAAGATGATCTCCGATCAGTGCCAAGTCAGGATGTATTTTTGAAATGACCGTTGAATTAGACGCCACAATGTGGTTAAAATACTCGTATTTCTCCCCCAAAGTTTCTTTTACAACCCTATCTGTATATTCTTGAATAATCTGGTACAATGACCTACTCTCAGTTGAAACGCCGTCGCTGAATGCCTCTTTTCGTCTCCACAAAACATTACTCGGTAGCAGTTGTGCATTATCGCGATTTAAAAAATGTTCTTTTGAGAAAGCCAAGCGCAATATATGTTTCTCCATTACACCGTCTTCCGTTACATATCTAAATCTATGAGGAATAGATAAAAAGTAATCCACCCAAGACCTATCTAAGAATGGTGTTCGCGGTTCCAGACCGTGTGATGAGATAGACTTATCCGACCGGAGCACATCAAATGTATGAATATCTTTCAGTAACCGTCTGCATTCTCTATCAAACTCAATCCCGTCACCCGCATATTTCATGTATAAATATCCCCCGATCAGCTCGTCTGATCCATCTCCATTAAAAATAACCTTTGCTGTGCTATGTTCAGAAATATATTTCCCTAATAGCCAGTTACCAATACTTGCCCGAACAGTAGTCGTATCGTAGCTTTCAATACTAGCAATCACTTCTGGTATCGCATTCAAAAAGTCATCTTCCGTAAGTACAACAGTAGTATGTTTGGTTCCAAGATATTCAGCAACTTCCTTTGCATATTCTAAATCTGTGGCTCCTTCCAGTCCAATACTATACGTTTCTAGCTTAGGTAAGTTATGTTCCTTATGGTATTCATTCACTAATGCGGCGATTAAACTACTATCAAGACCCCCAGATAGTAAACACGCAATTGGTCTATCAGTTGTACAACATCTCTTTCTTACTGCATTAGTTAAATACTTCTGTACGTTTTGAATAACGTCGGTCATCTCGTGTTTGTCCTCGTACATGATACTGCGAAATCCGGGTTTATGATATGTAATTTGTTCTTTACACGACCAATGTGAATGTAATCCAAATGGCATAATAAAACTCATATAGGTTCCTGGTGCAAACTGTTCAATTGTATATTTATTATGTCTAACTACATCACCGTTCTGAAATCGCTCCCTACGCGTAAGTTTAATTAGGTTGGTATATATGCCGTACAACACTTTCATTTCACTCGCAAATGCAAATCTACATGATTGCTTCAATTTAGTTTGTTTTGTATTTTTTGGTTTGATCCAATATAACGGACGGACGCCATATTGGTCACGAGCAACATATAGTTTGCAGTCTCCGCCATAACAACGATTGTCTAGTAGGGCAAATGCAAACTCTCCGTCTAACATTTGTAATGTTTGTTCAATTCCATATTTAATATATAAATGAATGATTACTTCACAATCTGAACCAGTGTGTGGTTTTACTCCCATCATCTCATATAATTCCTTATAATTATAGATCTCTCCGTTACATATCAATACAACGTCATTAATACAGATTGGTTGATTTGATTCTGGATTTAGACCATTGATTGCCAAACGATGAAACCCGAATAGTGTATTTAACATAACTGATCGCAATGAAGAAAACTCTGGCCCCCGCTTTTGACCCTTGCTAAACTGCTCCTCTATGAATGAATGCGGTAATTCATCCGTGCTACCGTCCGAATTAAGCAATGTAAAAATTCCACACATGTTATCTTGCTAATGATTATATTAAAAAATCTTTATATTTGTATTTTATTCATTATGAATATATTTTGATATAATATACAATATTAACGATGATGATGTTTAAAGATATAGATAATATACCGAATGTTTCGGGTTTAAACACTAACGTCTCGCCTAGTTTAGGCAATAGTAACGCGGTCGGCACATCTGATCCAATGCCTCGGTGCGGTTGCAAATCCAATGTGGCGACAGTATCTAATTCAACTCTCACTATGCTGCCGTTCTCCATTACGTCAGACAATAATTCTAAATATTATAGTGCTATGAATATACCCCCAACTACATATGGGGCGGTATTTGACGAGATCGGATACGGGGCTGATGATAGCGATATAGATGAAGATGACAGAGCCGACCGCACGAAAGTTGATCTAAATGTAACATTTGATTACATGACACACGTATACATGAGTTCAATTGCAGTAATTGGACTATATGCATTATATCGTCTTATCAATAAAACCCGTTAAAAATATGTTAGTGAGAGAACCTATCATATTTTTGTCAGATATTTACCGAAATAATTTACAAATACAAAGTAACGTCTGTTCATACAGCTTCTGTCTACTTGCCTCCCGTTTCATAGCAAGTAATTGCAATTTTCTTCTCTTTTCTTCCACCTGCTGTTGTATTTTATCTAGACGTGCCTGTTGTCTAACACGCTTCTGCTCTGTTTTCTCTTGTTTAGCGTTCTCTCTTTCTTTCTTTTGCGTAAGTTTAAACCTACGCTCTTCCTCTTTTGCTTTTTGTTGAGCAATTTTTTGTTGTTTTGAGCGTTCTCGCTTTTCTTCCATTTCTCTTTGCAAAATCTGTTTTCGCTGAATGTTCTCCTCTCGCTCGTGTATTCTTGCTATTGCTTGTGCCTCTTTTTCCAACTTGGCTTGTTGTCTCTCTTGTTGCCTCAACTGTTTCTCCTCTTCTCTTATGCGTAAAATATCAGCGCGTTCCGTCGCAGCACGTTGCTGTTCCACCTCCTTTTCAGCCTGTAATATGCGACGTTCTTCTTCTATTTCAATCTGTCTCTGAGCCATTTTCACAATCCGTGCCTGTTCTCTTTCTAGATTAAGTTGTTGTTGTTCTGCCTCACGTCTTTGACGGGCCCGGATACACGTTCGTTTGTAGACGTTACTCGCCAATATGAGTTGAAACGCTACCTTGCGAATATAGTAGTTGAATTCTCGGTCTCGTACATCTGTATTCTGTAAAACAGTTAGCGACAATTGCAATCGGGTTTTGACTGAACCGATGTCTTGTGTGCGTAAATTGTCTATCATATCATAGACTGGGTGTGGCGTCTTAATCAGTTGTGGTTCTCCTGAAACGTTTGTGATAGAAGCTTGTGTGTAGCCATAGATCGTAGTCTGGGGTAGTCTATTCACAAACGTGGGGTTCAACTGCCATCGGCGTGAACGCTCATTGTATTGGAATAGTTTACATAAATATCCTTGGCGGTAGATAACAGATAATTCCTTTTCAGTGAACCATTCAAATATATCGTTCCACTCATTTTCATCGTCATCGCGTCGTTGACCTAGACGTTGCATCGTTGGATATCGGTCCATTATGACAGACAGTTTGGTGTCAAAGTCAATCAGGTTATAGACCTCTCGTTGTAATTCATACGGCAATTTACTAACTGCGTTCAACACTCCCCCTGTCCAGTATAATTGGTAACAAACCGCCATTATTCTTCTTTAATAGAAGTGTACATAAGTTACTATTTATTGCTTTGTAAAAAGCTTTTCAATTTTTTACAAAATGGTAACATGTTTTGACTACGCGTGGTATCATTTCAAATTGGTTTATTTGTGTCCACAATATCCCAGTACAACAATTGTAAGTAAATGGACAAATAGTATGTGTGTAAACGTTGACCTATATGTTAACAAGCAACACTCGCAATAGATTGACTAAATGCTAAAATAGAATTTATATAATATTTGTATACACCCATATCTAGAACTGCATGTTGGTACTAATATATTATCGTCCATTATATAATATATTATAGCATTTATCTATCCCCCTTATAGTTTATAACGCTTGTATAATTCAAGTGCGACCAGTCCACCGAATACCTGTGCCATGCAATATGGTAAAATCTCGGTTGTTGATATTTTGCCGGCTGACGCCATAGCAATCGTTACTGCCGGGTTAATATGTCCACCAGATATATCTCCGGTCAACACGATCACTAGTGCTAGTGCAGCACCTATGGCTAGGGGATTGCCAGTAGCTAAGATAACATAAATGAAAAATGCCGTTCCCAAGAACTCGACTAAATAGTTGTAATACATTCTATATATATGCTTACGAAATTATTTAATGAAATAGAGTAGGATATTTATTCGGAACAATGGTAGTTGTTGGAACCGCGGGCGCATATCTGGGCGTAATAGGGTTAAATGTCTGGGCATTCTTCTTTGGTGGGGCAACTGCCCCACCTGCACGCGCACGACGCAATGCATCATTCGTTGTATTTACATCTTTATACGTTGTGAACGATAACACGTTTGGACTGACATTTATACTGCCTTTTCCTACCGCTGCAATACGTCGTCGTCTAGCTATATCTGACGCATCTCTTACTGCCGGCATCCATTTTTTAGTTGGTTCAATTGGCTCCGGTAAAGTATCTATATACATCTTCCTTCCCATTTGAAAGCTACTCGCATTATCACTTGTAATATCTTTTTGAGGCATAGCCTTATCACCACTCATTGCCCCATTATTTGTGTTTTGTAAACTAAACATCATTTTATACATCTGGTTCTATAACGATTATAGTATATGGTTATAGAATATTTAACGTGTAACGCGCATTAAGGCTACATATGATCCATTGGACTGATCACCGCCATTCTTTGCATCATTATAGTTACGGTTCGTCGCCTGCTGCTTCTTGAACTTAATGTAATCAGACGAGTCGGATACAAACCTGGGATTACAGTTTGATGCTTCTACACCAGTGTTATCACAATTAGATATGATTGAACCAATGCGCCCCCTCATTCCCGGCTTACTTGCGTTGACCTGGTTTGGGCCCCCACATACATAATTCTGACGAGCCAAAAAATCACCTAAATTGTTTACGGCTCTAAATGGCGTAATAACACGATCTTTTCCGTTTACGGTTCCAGATGCATATCTGGTGTTCCACGCACTACGCAACACACGTCTGGACATGGTCTGTTCGCTATCCTTATAATTCGTCACTGTTTGTTTTCCAGAGTATCCATTGAATGGACCGCCTAAGATTGATGACATGCTTATATTATACCATAACCATATATTTTCTTTCTCAGATATATAAAAATATATGTAATAAAAACTGTGGTGTATATATAACAATATGGATATTGACAATGATAATCTTGAAAATACAATTGACGTTACACCTTCTAATAGGGCAATTGATAAACTCACTCTTGAATTATTAATGAATAAATCCCATTACAAGCGATATATTGCTAATGCTGATCCAGAAAAACACGCGGAAATGGTCAAGCATAATCATTTGGTTACTAAATACAAATTTAAGATCATTGAACTTACCAATAATTTATTGTCTGATCCAACGAAACAAATTACTACTGATGTAAACGAAGCATTTGCCGGATACATAAAAACGCTCCTAATGTATTTCCAAATGAAAGATTTGGAAAACGCCGCAACAAATCGCTCTGATGACGAAGATATATTGTTCGGTGATATAGACGATGTAGAAACAGATTATGGTACGAATGAAACAGTTAATATTGAACCCCTGATGAAATCGTTCTGGGGAGGAAACCAGGTATTAAAACAGAAGGGTAAGCCTAATCAATTATTTTAGCAGACTGAATTATAAATATATAATATATAACCGAGAACCTAAATGAAACAGGTACGTAAAAATGCTAAAACTCGCAGGGTTATATTGTCAAATCGGCGCAGACAAACTAAACGCTCTATGCCCGGTACAACCCCGACAAGTTTCACTAAAATGAATTGTAGTCCCGCAGTCAAAGGGTTAACCCCTGTTAAAGATAGTTGCATAACGATACCAATTTTAATACAGCTAAGAGATTACTATAATAATAATTACCCTAATTCTAGAATTACATCGGATGAACCAAATGTAATATGGAAAGAGTTAAAAGACAACATGGAAAAGACGAAACAATGTTATAAGGAAGATTGTTGGTTAAATTTAATTGATATATATAACCAGCGCAAAACGATTGATGATTATTTATTTGCGCCTGACCAACCCGCTAGTTGGAAAAAAAATCCGCATGCTTGGCTAAATACAACTGATATATATAAAGTTCTCCGTCAATACGAGTACAGATACCCCAACTTTTGCACCATACGGCCTACACCTATTGATTTTGATACCAAGGTTGGTGGTTATAACGAATCTAGTTGTGTAACCGATGAATTATGCAAATTTGACGTGAATGAACAACTTTCTCTGAAAAAAACCAAAATTGGTATCGTATTTAATTTAGACGAACACGACGAGCCCGGTTCTCATTGGGTGTCATTGTATATTGACCTTGACGACAACTTTGCATTTTATATGGATAGTGCAGGAGATAGTACACCTACTGAAATTAAGAAATTAGTTGAACGTATACAAGAGCAATGTTCAATGGTAAATAAAAAAATCAAATTTTATGAGAACCACCCAATGCAACACCAGTATGGCAATACCGAATGTGGTGTTTATTCACTATTCTTCATCATTACAATGCTAACCGGAGAAACCGACCTGCATAAGTTTAAATCAGTCAAACAGAAGATCAACTTTTTCAAGAATAAACGTATTCCAGACAAGTATATTAGTAAATTTCGTGAGTTATATTTTAATGCATAAATATATAGACTTAATATAATATAATACATAAAATGAGTGCACTTTTGTCAAAACTCCCGGTTATTACTGCTACTGGTGATAATGCTATTACTGGTGATAAGGCTGATGATATTACTGCTGCTATTACTGGTGCTCCTAATGCTAAGGCTGCTACTGATGATAATGCTGATGCCACTGCTAATACTACGGCTACTACTCCTATTGCTAAGGCTCCTAATGCTGCTAAGGCTCCTATTACTATTGCTGCTACTGCTAATACTACGGCTACTACTCCTATTGCCAATGCTGCTGCTACTGCCAATCCTGATGATGCAAGTGAATTGACTAGTGATAAGAAAGGTGAGGAAGAGGAAGAGGAAGATGAGGATGAGGAAGAGAAAGATGAGGAAGAAGATGATGAGGAAGAAGATGATGAGGAAGAAGATGATGAGGAAGAAGATGATGAGGAAGAAGAGGAGGAGGAGGAAGAGGAGGGGCTAGGAACTCCTGCTCAGGCTGATCCAGAAGAAGTTAACGATAGTGGCGTATCAAGTAAGAACGATGATATATTACAAATTATATTATCTACTATTATTGATAAATTTAGTGATCTCAATGACGACCCAGACAAGGCATTAAAACTTGTTAATAAAATAACATTTGATTCGTCAAAATTGACCCATGGAAATACGGGAAGACTAGTAGACATAAATTTAACAGTTTTATCACAATTTTTAAAAAAATATGTTCATAATGATGTTACTGACCTAGATAAATCTTTTCTTCCGAGTTACAATACTACTATAAACACATCTCTGGCTCACCCTGCGATAGAAACTACGCCGACTGGTAATGCACCAGCTAGTGGAATAATAGTTAATAGTGGGTCCAATAACATTGACGATGGCAAGATGACACCACATAGAATGACAGGTGCATTATTAAGTTTATTCGAAGAAAAAAACCGATTGTTTCTTACGTCTGGTAATCTAGGCACTCCGGATAATAACTATTACCGAATCGCAAATGACCCAATAACCATACCTCGCGATTCGCGTAATCCACTTCTAAATTCTTGTTTCAGTGGAACGGGCCAACTAGATGCAGTAGAATTTTTACAATATATACTTGAAAATTTACCAGACGATATCAAAACGTTTAACATAACATATAACCCATCACTTAGTACAGGGACGGGTCCGGTTACAGAAGATGAAGTAAGGCAAATTGGAGATAGATTTAATGCAAAACATTTAATTAGACTAGCCGTGACAACCGAGCCAGAAAAGAGTATAATAAACCAAATTTCTAATATTGACAATGTTATATTCAGCAATAATGATCGGGATATTCTACCAAATTTCCAGCTCAATAGCGAGTACGTTATATTTACAGTGCAGCCGATCATTAATGATCAGAACGAGATTGTATATGAAGGCGAAAAAGACCGAGAAGGAAACGTTGTGCCAAACGGACATTATATAGCTCCAATTACGTTTACATACAATCATAATTTCATGAATAGTTCGTATAAGTGCGAGGGTCTCGTATTAAAATATGGCAAAACCCACGATACTGGACATTATATATATTTACGTCAACAAGATGTTAATAACGATTTAAGTCAACACGATGTGCTAATATATAACGATAAGAAGATATCTATACTAGATTTTAATGAAGTAAACAAAAATATTACCAATAATCTCAACATCGCAGAGGCAATGCCAGCTGGAAAATGTGTTCCAATAATACTAATATACAAAAAGGTTCCCCCGATACTTGTCAACCAACCACCACTTGCACAATCGGTTGCACCACCACTTGCACCCACAGATCAAACTGGAAAAAAACGTGCTTCCCCTCTCATTCGGTTTAATGTAGGTTTAGACAACACCCAAAATACGTGTGCTATAAATGCTGTTATTCAATCTTTATGGTACAATGACGAATTATATGAAGCATTACAACAATTTATATTAGATGATATTGTAGTCCAATACAATGAAGCGTCTATGCAGAGCGCCACCGAAATAAAACACGGTGGACGAACTAGACGCACTACGCGAAGAAAGTCTATGAATAAAATAAAACGACCCAACCCAAAAACAACAAAACAAAAACGTAAACAATAAAGATATAAACATATGACGTTATGTTCACTATATAATGTCATTATTGGTCCATCCAGAGAACCAAAAGCTGTTATGGGATATAATCAACAATAACCCTTTTGTAATCCAATTTTTTCAAAATAATACTCAATTTAAGAAAGAGGTATGGTTTAGATCCACGATGGAGCATTTTTATAACACATATAAGGGCCGACAAATTGATAAGCCGGAACTAAACCAATTGAACAAAGAGGTTCTAGCGTACATGATACAAGGTTTACATAATATGCTTGCTCAGACGGTTGCACCAAAATCTGAACCGGTTATTCCACCCGTACCAATCAACGCATCTTACAGTAATAACATTTCCACTCCACCCATTCCAGAAAATAACAGAGAAGAACAGTATAAACAGCAGTTTATGCAAAAACAACAGGAATATAAATCTATGTTTGATAAAACGACGCCTGCTGCATTGGATTTTAGTGAAAAGGATAAGGATGTTGCAATTTCAAATATGGACGAATTAATTAAGAAACAAATACTGGAACGAAATACGTACTTAAATGTCCACCCACCACCAATACAAGCTACCTTACCTATTCAACCAAGGGTTGTGCAAGAAAATATTCAACTTGTACCCGATGAAACACCCAATAAAAAAAATAATATACTATGGTCAGATGAAGTAAGTTCAACACAGGTGTTAGATTTATTACGAGAACAACGGTCTGAAATATCCTCATTAAAATCAATGATTTTAGAATTATCAAACCGGCTATCTACGACAAATTATGGAGTTGTTCCTGTCTTGAATGCACAACAAGAACAACCTCAACCGAACACTGTAAATAGAAATGACGGCAAGGTAATCGTGGAAACTGTGGAAAGTGATAGCGACTAGGCAAATAATAAATTATGTAAAAACCGACATAGACATTTCTTTACGGTATTTGTAAATATGGAATTGTTTACAAATACATTATGTATTAATCTGGCCAGTCGCACAGACCGAATGGAACATGTTCTCTCCGAGTTCAATAAATTCGGACTGATCCCTGAAAGAGTAGATGCAGTGAAAATGGCAGCCGGAGCCATTGGTTGTACGCTTAGTCATATTAAATGTCTAGAAATAGCCAAGTCCCGTGAGTTGGAACACGTTTTCATATGCGAAGATGATATTACGTTCTTAAAACCAGAATTATTACAAGAGAACCTGACCAAATTCCATAACAATAAAGAGATACAATGGGACATTTTGATTATTGGCGGTAATAATTGCCCGCCATTTCAGACTGTAACAGATTACTGTTCTCGTATCTTCAATTGTCAAACCACAACCGGGTATATCGTGAAAAGATGTATGTATGACGTTCTCCTGAATAATTTTAAAACTGGATTAAATCTTCTGCTAAAAAATCCAACCAATAAACGAGAATATGCAATTGATATGTACTGGAAGCGCTTACAAACACAATACTTTTGGTATATAATTACACCGCTCACTACCATTCAATATGAAAATTATAGTGATGTTGAACAACAGAATGTGAATTATAGCAACTTAATGTTAGATATGAACAAGGAATGGTTGATGCAGCGTAATAAAATGAAATTTACATAGAACCTGCTGACAGAGACCCCCGATAATGAACCGTGTATTACAACCTTCGCTTGTCAACATAGAAAGACGGATTATTATTATTGCGAATATGCATATTTTCCATTGTCATTGTAAAGATAGGCTTCCCTGTGCGATAAAAAATATCTAGCTGTTTTTGGCGCCAATTCTCTTGTTTTTGTAGTATTTTTTGTTGTTCTTCGCGTGTTGTAAATAGGTAATGTTTCCACATTATGATATAATATATATTATTGTATCATATTTCTACATTGTTTATCATTCAAATATCAATTTACAACAGCGACGATTTACATAGAACTGTTAAGTTAACCTTAAAAATTGGGAAAGTACTGCCTTGTTTTTTTCGGCATATTGTATCGTTTGCAAATGCGACGAGTGTTCCTTGTTCATCATTCGTTCTCTATATTCGCGTTCTTTTAATGATAACATTCGCTCAGCTTCTGGTTTTTCTAATGGGGTCAACGATTGATTACCGCGTTCTCGCATAAAATGATCTACCGATGAATACTGTTTTACATTATTAAAATCTCGTTCACTTACTGCAAGTACGGTTTCATTCTTATGTACTTTTCGCAAATCATCAAATTTTAATTTGCTAAACGGATCACTTGTAACATATGTCTCGTCGTCTTCCTCTTCGTCGTATAAATTGCTCCCACTGTTTGCTACTAAATTATTTACACCTGTATATCTCACCAGGCCAGATTGTTTTTCTTTGATTTTATCAAATATTTGACCCATATTTTTTGCATTTACGTCTTCTATGTTCTCGTATACCGCTTCTTCCTTTGAGAACCATTCATTGCGAGCTCCGTTCGTCTTTTTAACCATATTGTTCTCAAAGAGTGTATTGAACTTTTCTTGGAATTCTCGTTTATCCAATTCATTTATAGCAGATTTGATTTGTTTGGTAGTGCTTTTACCTGTGTCTGATATAGACGTGGGTACATATGTTGTATTTTCGGCTGTTGGGCTTTGGGTTTGTTTGTTTTGATTTTTATAGAAATTAACCACGATATCAAACGCTTTTTTGTAAAACAGAAAAAACTCAGCAGGTAGCTTTGACTTATCCGGGTGTGTCATCAATACCTTTTTCTTTGCTCGTTTTAAATCGTCCATGCTTATGTTATAATCAGTATCAAATAATGCCAATAAATCTTTAAGCGAATACATATGTATATCTAAATTGTATCCGTTATTAGTTGCTGACATGTATAATATAACATTCTAGTATATTGTTTTACCTACTTTGTCCGAAAACAAGATAAAAACTTACTATGTTATATTATATTATACCAAATGTCACTTCCCATCATTACTAATCTATGCGACCGAAAGCAATTCGCGGAACTGCTTCAAGTCAACCCCGGGTTGATTATTATCAAGTTTGGAGCAGACTGGTGTGGTCCATGTCGTTTAATTGAGCAAGATGTGATATCTGGATTTCGTTCTATGCCTAACAATGTGCAGTGTGTCATGGTAGACATTGATGTAAGTGTCGACCTATATGCGTATTTAAAAATGAAGAAGATGGTCAATGGTGTTCCGGTACTATTATGCTATAAAAAAGGGAATTTGAGCTTTGTTCCAGACGAGGCAATTGGAGGTCCGGATAGTTTAAAACTACGAAGTTTCTTTCGGTCGTGTCTAGAACACCTAGATTAGAATAAGCATTTCATTTATTTGGTGTAAATTCCAAATTATTTCTAGAAATAAACCGGTCTCTTAATGACATTGACATTCTATATTTATCAATGCCATACCCAGTGATGTCGTATATTTTATCCCAAAAATTGGTCTCGTTGTAATCGCGAATTTGTATCTTTGTCGTCGGATTTGCCTCTATTTCATCTAATATATGTTCAAGTTTATTCGTTGCCATGTAGTTATGTCTATATAACTTGTAACAGTATACGTAGTTATATAATGCGCGCCTATATCCAAACCAGTCATAGAAACACTCTGAATAAAATCGGTTTTGTTCCAAGTCTAATACACGTTGTATTGCTATTGGTATAATATTCGCGGACATTCGTTCAAAGTCGTTGGGCATATTTAGATACTTTATGAAATTGCATACCATTAAGTTCTCTTTGGATATATTTAACCGGGACGTAAATTCCATTAAACGCTCCATAAAACTGGTTACAAATGTCTCTGTACAATAACTGTTACATAATATAATATGTGTTCCGGCGGTTTCATACATTTGTAATAAGTTATTGTTCTCTATTTGGTTATGTTTATTATGAAAGTCGTCTATGACAATTATAAGGGTTTGGTCATCGTTGTAACTCTCCTTTGCTTGCAAGAAGCCCGGCATCATTTGATATAGTGAATTCGTTGGTTGTTGTGTTTTATCACCAAACTCTACCGTTGGTGCGTTATATTTACTACCAAATGACACATATATCTTATTTAATGGATTTAATACATTGTTTTTTATATTATTTGCAATTACAAACACGTCTAATGCGTTTGTAGGAGATAAGGTTGAAATATATGTCATTCCGCTGCTCATTATTTGGATAAAATATGTTACTTATTCTGTAATATGTAATATATTTTCAATTTTCTATTTGCTAATTTTTTTATGTATTGTTTGTTTTCGTTTATTCTTTCTCAGTTTTTTGTCTGTTCGTTTCGTCTTACGCGTCTTCCCGCCCGCCTTTTCGTATAATTTAGATGACGGTTCTGGTTCCTGTATTGACACCAGTTCTGCCTGTGCTGGTTCCGGTTCTGGTTCCGGCTCTGGTTCCAGTTCCGGTGCTTCCGGTTCATCGGTAGACTTACTATTAAATATATTGAGTGATGGCAAACTACTTGTTGCAGAACTGATTAATCCATCATCACTAACTATATTGGCATTTTCATCTATGTCCATAACGGTTGTATATGCTAAGACTAGTGCGGTAATTCCAGCGAATACATAGTTTATTGCTGGTATCGGTGCTTCGCGCATCTATTATTTATTAGTTATATTAAGCGTATATTTTTTGTATTTAAATTAATGTCATTAATGTCATTAATTCCTAAATAATATGCTTCCTAGTTCTGCGCTTCCAATCGTGTGCGAATGGCAGCAAACTTATTCGTCCATCTATCCTTATTTTGTTGGGATACGGTCGCATTTAAATGTCGTTCATATTGTTCCGGACAATCAAAAAACATTGTTTTCGTTTCACTACCAAAATCTCCGGTTGCAAAGCATACTTTAAAGAATAGATCTTCGTAAATTGAGCCTACGCGGCAAGCATTATTTGTCGCCCCAGTGATAGCATCTCGGATATATGCACCCGGAGTAGTGCGTGTGGAATATACACCCACACGTTCGTCTGCTGTTCCACCATAACGTCTCATCTTGTGATATAGTTTATCAGTCATCAGATATGCGTCCATTGCATTTCTGTTATTCTTTCGTGTAGGTGCGACATCTGACGTAACACTACTTTCACTGGCCAGAGTATAATCGTCCTGTTTATATGCTGGTTGGTATTCCTGGCATTCACTTAATACAGATACGTCGTCGGTTTCAGTCATTTAGAAGGTATTGGTTGGGAAAGCCCTAAATATATAGCGTCTGCTAATTATACATTCATTGTACTTTCATCTTTATATTATTTTTTATTAGTTTACAGCTCGCGATAAAAGTACAGTGTATAATGTATACAACAGCTAAATCATGCTTGGAGAGGACAGTTCATTACAAACTATTAAAGATAAATTCTTACACCAAACAAGACGTGTTACCACTGACGCCAATGCACAAGTAAGTTTGTTAGGTATTCCGGACAATATAACTGACGATAATGTAGTTGGTGAAAATGAAGCCATTAACAATCACTCATATACATATCTTACCGATGATCCCTTATCTAGGATAGTCAATTATGATATAGATAATCACCCGCCGCTATTCGTGTGCATGTATACACAACATTATGATTTAACACTTCCATATATCAAATATTATCTTGTCCAGCGGGGGAATTACCTAATGTTTCCAGAAGCGAGTAATATTAGCAACCCGAACACGCACGAAGGAGTGGAACTAAATGAACAAGGTAAATCAATGGAAACAGAGAATACTGAACTGCCCAAAGAAAATGAAGAACTGCCCGAAGAAAATACAGATATTATTAATGAATCTCAACCTGTGCTGCTGCCCGAATTAAAACTCGTTAACCCGGGTAATACACAAGTACCAGAAAACGAGGACTTCTTTTATGAACAATGTTCTCAATATATAAAAAAATATATGGAAACAGACGATGAACTATCCGTAGAGTGTTACAAAGGATATGTTGAACACGATGGTAATATTTATTTATTTGTAGATGTAACTGATACGCATTTTAATGGAGAATTTGACAATGTTCTCGTACCATGCATTATTGATGAAATCATAAACACAAAACGAGTAGATGAGTTATTAATCGGAGAACCAATAACCGAACTGTTTGTAAAAAATGCGGTATTAACCTACTTTTATAATGATGCAACAAATAAACCGTTAGGTTATCCGATATGTGTATACGTATGTGAAAATATAGACGACACTAACACTTATAAGAATTCTAAGCTTGCCGAGCAATCATCTATCTCTATGGTTACTAATCATATACATCACCCAGTAGTTGGAAGAACCTATTTGTTTACAACGGTAAAGTTAAACTCATACGAGAACCCGGTTGTGAAACGATACACGTTGTTCCATCAAGACGCGACATACGTATTACACGAACCATTTATTAAAACAGAATATGAATTAATTGTGGATAATGAATGCGTATGTTTCTTATCAGACGGCATTGAATATTGGTCTGTAAAAAATGTCTCGTTGTTCTCCGAAATATAACAATATTTAGTTTGGTCAATAAATAAAATATTGTTATGCCGTATCGTCTTGTGCATATGTCTCTAAAAACTTGCTCAATGTATTTGCACCCATTTCGTTTTCAAAGTTCTCTTTCAACTCATCTTCGGTTGGTTTTCTGAAATATATATTCATATAACCAGTTATATATGCATTAATGTTGGCAACTTGCTCGTTGAATACTGTATCTTGTATTTTGCGTGACTGTGCTGCTCGTTCTACGTTCTCCAATTTTACTCTTACACTAGCTTGCTGCATCTCAATATGACGGTTTAATTCAGCTTCCTTCTCTTGTAATAATTGTTTCTGTTCTAATATAAATTTATCTCTTGTGCGGATTGCCGCATCATCTCTCGTATCAGATAAGTCATTTGATAGCGAAATGAGCTCCTCATACCATTTGTTACGAGTTTCATCAACACTCACGATGGTATCACATATATCTGGTTTTCTTAGTTTATCAAAATGTATTCTCTTATCGGTCCCCGGCTTTCCACTGAATTTAGCTATAAACTCATCAATCACGTTGTCGCCAATAGATGGGCTCGTCTCCATCAATCGGTCAAACTCTTGGCGGCATAACTTCAAAAAATGACCGGCTTGGTCTCTTTCCGCGGGTTTCTTAGCAAGTTCGATGCGTATATTACGGGCAAATTTATCCCAAGATATAGCCGATACACGGTGCGCCTCATTCAGTTCAGATATCTTTAAATATTGCTGAATGGTTGTTAAGATGCCAATGAAAATATTAATGCTACCGATTATTGCCGGTGCATAGGAACGGATGTGTACCGGGAAACTCTCTTGCGCAAATGATGCAGTTCCGCTTATAGTAGAAAATACAATCGCTGGTATAGTAAACCAAGCGTGCATAGTCGATAGTTTTGAGTGACATCGGTAATTTAACCACTTATAACACTGTGCTACATCACACCATTCTATCATTATTTTTTCATTATCAGGCGACCATTCTACTTGCATTAAATTACTGTCGCTACTTCCAGTAAGAGATTTGTTATCAATTGCCCCATTGCTAGGGGGGTCTACTGGACTATCTAAACATAGTTTGTCCGGTGCTTTTTTGTCTGTCATGAATAATTATATAATAAACTTATAAAATAAAATACATCGGTACTATTGTAAATACTACCGGTGTAGACTATACACAAAATATTACGCATTAGATTTTGGAATATTATCTGTCTGCACTTCTTCAACTAGTTCTATTCTCACCTGTTCAATTACATTTAAGTTTGCTGAACTGTTATATTGCGATATAGTCCCTGTATTGTCATCATCGTCAACATTAAAGAAATCATTACTTGATTCTGTGTTATCAATGTCATCAATTGAACATAATGTATCTACATTGAGGTTTGCTTCAATATCGCCATCAAACTCCTGTAATTTCACCATCAACCGTTTTAAGTGTTTCTGTTGAGATATATGGAAAAAAGCAAGGTAGTTCAAATATAGACTTATCTGTTGCTTCACCAGTAAGTTCTCAAATTCCATTGTATTTAAAAAATTAGAGATAGAGAACCCGACCTTATTCTTTGCATTATAATTGCGTATGCTATGTTCATTTGTTTCGCACCTTGTTTGAAGATGCTTAATAAATACAAGTATTGTTGCGTGTAACGACTTAATATCGTCTAAATTATATTCTACATAAGGTTCCAAGTCCTTATATGGGGTAAATGTGCGCATATCTAAATGTTCAATATCTAGTTCTTCCGCATTGTCTTTCATATATGTCGTAATTATGTTATATAGTTTGTAGTAATCACAATACATACGATTATTTAACAAAGTACGGTGTTTGTCTAGGTTCTCCATCTCAATTGAATATGTCTTATATTGAAAGAAAAATGTATCAAGGCAGAACAAGTACATCTTCTTTGTATTCTTTTTTGTCATTTCCCCGTATGCAGTTTTTAAATGATTTAGTTTTACAGAGATTGTTTGTTTTAACTTCTGTATTTCGTCCTTCAAAACCCATATGTTTTGAAAATTGTGTTGTAATCTGGTTAATTCAGATGTTTGTGTATATGACATTTCGCGAACTATATAAACTACACTTATAAAAAAAACACACACATACAATTTTTTTATTCGGGGGGCTTTTTTGCTAGAATATTATAGCTTAACTGGCAAGAAGGGGGGGTGCCAGAAGTCATATTTGGCGTCCCACATGTTAAACGCGTTTGTTTGTAAATTGGCCTCGTAGTCAAAATCGTCTAATACCTCTTCCCGAGGTTCTTCTACATAGCCAATCGCCTTGGCTACACTCATATAAATCTCATGTGTTACCGGAAGAATTGACGACTTACTTGTTCGTTCCGTTTTTGGAACGTGTTTCTTGATTTCCCAGTAATAACCAGCCTCTTCGTCGTATACCAAATTGATAGACGATTTCTGGTTCAAATCTGCGAGAACACGCTTGGCGGCGGGAGTATTGTATAACTCTATTTCTAAAAACGCGAAATAATACACATTGTTGTTCTCGTTTACTTTGCGATGCATGTCAATGTAATATACATCACCGATGGATAGCCGATCAAATGTGTGGGTTAGCATCTTTTGGGTGACCCCGCTCAGGATACGGGGAATGTACATCTTGACTACTTGTTTCTGCATTCTATTCTTGACTTTGTAATAACGTAGATACGTCGGAAGATTGTAATTATAAGGTCACATAAAAAGCTTTCAATTTTTTAGCATATTATATTTTATGCTACAAACGAGTTAAATAAATCGCCAGTTGTAATCATATTATGGAAAACACAACTATTCCTACTAACTTTACCTCGCTTATTTACGACTTTACAAAGGACTTAAATGCTACTTTCCCCGAATATGTTCATTTATGGAACGATATGGTTTATCCTGTGTTGCCAGAGGACCTATTGTTAAGTATATTTGAACACTGCAAGAAAGTGTATCCAGAACGTTTCTTTGATATCTTATATCAAAACGACGATATATTTTCTTCCGAAAGTCAAGTAAATGTAGAATTCTTACCACACGTTGATTTCAAACTTTTATATAATACAGAGGGATTGAGTGACAATACGAAGAAAACTATTTGGAAGTATCTACAACTAATGTTGTTTACGGTAATCGGCGATGTTAAAAACAAAGACAACTTCGGGGAGACGATGAATATGTTTGATGGCATAGATGAAAAGGAATTACACACGAAATTAAGTGAAACCATGAGTGGGTTGACCGACTTTTTTAAGAAAATGGACGATACACCTGCCGAGGCGAAGCCAGATGAAAATACAGAGGATTTTAAAAACGTGTTTGATAAAATGGACGGAATGCCAAACATGAATAATATCCAGGACCATTTAAAAACTTTGTTCAACGGAAAGATTGGTTCACTTGCGAAGGAAATGGCAGAAGAAATTTCCGGAGAATTTGCCGACTTAATTGGTGAAGATGCCGGAAATGCAGAGAACCCACAAGACGTTATTAAGGCATTGATGCAAAACCCAAAGAAGATTATGGATTTAATGAAGTCAGTCGGTGGCAAACTAGATGCCAAGATGAAAAGCGGGGAAATCTCACGTGAGGAAATTATGAAGGAGGCGGGCGATCTAGTTAATCAAATGAAGGGAATGGGGGGCAATGATGAACTTAATAATATGTTTAAAAAAATGGCAAAGGGCATGGGTGGCCTTAGTGGACTTGCCTCGGCAATGGGCGGCAACGGGGGTGGGGGTGGGGGAGGTCTTGATGGTCTGGCGGCTGCAATGGGTGGATTAGGCGGTATGGGTGGATTAGGCGGGTTAGCTGCCGCGATGGGTGGCATGGGAGGTCTCGGTAAAAACGTTCGTCTGGATACAAACGCGATGGATAGAATGGCAAAAAAGGAAAAACTCAAAGAGAATGCAAAGCGTAGAATGGAAATTAAACGTCTACAAGAACACGCGGAGAAGTTAAAGATAGAAGAACAACAACGTGCTTATGCTGAAATGCAACGTCAATTGGCTGCAAAATATTCGTTACAACCGGGCAATGGACAAGATAAATTTGTGTTTAGGTTGGAAGGCGAAGCGGCACAAGAGAAGAGTTTTATTCACCCAGACCTATTGAGAGAGATGGAAGAAGACGATAAGAAGAAAGCCGCACAAGCTTCTCAGCCATCTCAACAAAAGAAAAAGAAGAAGCATAAGAAATAAATATTCTGGCATGCATAAAAATATGCGTATATTTAAAATAGCATCGTTATGAGCATATTCAAATTTATAAGGCTAGACGTATTCATTCTCAGTGTAGCGTTTGGCTTATTCGCAGTTTATATCACAATGCCCGATACGAGGAAAATTTATGTTTACCCTTCCCCGGAGAATGTAGGCGTTTTACAATATAAGGATAAGACAAACACTTGTTTTTCATTTAAACCAAAAGAAGTAACTTGTCCAACTAATGAAAGTGAAATTAGTAAAGTGCCAGTACAATCTTAATTATATAACCCATTTACAATTTAGTGATTGTATATTATCATCGTTTATAGTATACAATGAATTTCAAAAGACTATTAAATACACCTACTGGACAAATCCTAATTTCCATTTTATTGGGATTAGGTTTAGCCACATTATTCCGGAAAACGTGCGCAGATGATAAATGTATTGTTTTTAATGGTCCTGTAATTGAAGATATTGAAGAAAAGACGTTTAAGCATAATGATAAATGCTATAAATATACAAGTGAAGCAGGTCGGTGCGACTCAACTAAACGCATTATTGATGTAAGTGCCCCCCCCGTTACCAACGAATAACTCGCCATATTCGTAAAAACTCTACAATATTGTTGTTCAATATTGTATAGTCAAATGGAGAATTCATTTACACGAATTTCTGATCTTCCAACCGGAAATAATCCCGTTAACAAACCACACGAGATGCCAAATAATTATGTACCGATTAATATCCATCCAAACCCTTATGGCATTTCTGATAAAAATCCGATTATTGAAATGCCACAGAATGCAACTGCACAAATGCCGCAGCTACCGCGGAATAATCAATTGTCAGATATAGACATTTCACAAATAAATACACAACCTCCTCAACGATTACCATCACGTGATATACAACACGATACGTCCGAGTATTCTCACGATGAACGAGTTCAACCGAACTATATTCCGAAAGCAAGGGATTTAGATGATTATGTAAGAGAACATGAGAAAAGTACCGAAAAGAATTTACGCGAATATGAAGACAAAAAACGTAGACGAAACACCATTGATGGCATCATTACAGATATTCAAACACCCGTTTTCATTGCTATATTGTTCTTTATTTTTCAAATGCCCATTATAAATAAAATTGTATTTAAACGGTTCTCGTTCTTGTCTATTTATAATGATGACGGCAACTTTAATTTGTATGGATTACTTTTAAAGAGTATTTCGTTTGGATCCGTTTACTATGCGATGGTGCAATTTACCACATTTATTAGCGAGTTTTAACTACGGCACGTAACATCTCGACTATTGTCTTCTTCTTGGGAGACTTTTCTGTTTTATCAGTCGTCACAATTGACCTTGCCTTCCTAGTTTTACGCTTATTCGTGACACCATTATCACCGGGTGTATATTTTAAGAACCAACGTTCTTTTTCACCATCATCTACCGCGTTCTCCTTAAATTCCTTGTGTTTACGCGCCTTCTCCGCACGCATATCTTCCATCGTTTCTTGTTTTCCATAACAATTCATATTAAACCGTTTGAGTAACCCACGTTGGTTTAACCGGTTCTGGGTTTGAATATCAAATAGGAACTTTGCCATACATATTAATCGGTTGTAATTTAGCTTTACGTCTACATAAATCATCACCAAGTAAAAACTTAAAATAGTATCTATCGTTGCAACATTTATTTCGTTATTATTTATAACTATTTTATTGTAACTATGGCACGCGATTGGTTTATATATATTCGCAATAGTCTCTTTTCCTACTAATATCTCTATTCGTTCGGGCACTAGTTCTCCGATCGGCTTATATTTAATTGTTTTTATATTCTTAAACTTATTCTGTGTTAATTGTTCCTTTATAATCATGGCTGTACGGTCAGGGTCGTCTGATAATACATCAAAATCTGGTACTTCTTTCATTTTATACTTTTTATCAGTTGAGTATCTGGAATATAGTCCAAATGCATATCCACCGAAAAATACTACTCCTTGGTTTATTAATGTATCGCGTACTATAATATACAACTGTTCTTCGTTATCCATCTTAGTATCCAATCCTCGCTGGAAGTCAATTTGTGAACACTCGTCGGCGGACATGGGATAATATTGATTTAATAAATTTAATCTGGTTAGCACCTTCTCCCATCTAGATATATCACCGGCTGGCCTAGATAACTCTAAATACATTGCCATGCGCAAATAATTGGGTGGGGCGTAGTGAATTCCGGCAATTACAATCGTTTCTGGGTGTATTGCCTTGTATAATTCAGGCGTTAAATATGTTATGTCTGCAATCGGTATAAAATTTACAAATACCTTATATGTCCCTACGTGCATGCCCGATTTCGCTTCTACGTCAGTATATCCATTATTATAATAAATATCTGCTAATTCCTTACAGTCCGCGATTGCGTTTGGTGAAAAGAAATCATAATCCGGTATTTCTGTTTCTTTGTTATAAAATTGTGCATTCTTAGGAAGAATGTTATTGATTGCCGTCCCGCCATAACACACCAATTTCTTCTTTATTATAAATTCTTCTATTATAATCAACATTTTCTTTACTTCTTCGCTATTTACTACTCGTCGCCCTTGTGTCGCCGTGTTATCATCTACTGATTGGCGTAATATCGCCATCTCGCACTCGTGGAATGTCATTTGATCATTGCATTCTGTATTCTTAAATCGGGTATTCTTAATACGCGTCTTATTGGATCGTTTCTTGTTATATATGTTCGTCATTTATATATATAACATTATATTTTCTACTATACTAAACCTATTTCGGCGACGTTGGTTGTTTCTTAATGTAATCTACAACGTGTGCCAAAGGAATGATACCTGCTTTGTTATCATGAAACAGCTTCTCATACTTTTCTAAATTATCGTCCTTTACATAAAATCTGTTTGTAACCAATTGGCATCCGTGTCTACCTATCAGTTCATATACGTCCGGATTACTCGCATTGTTCACAATATCTGGTAAAACTAGTCTGTAATGTGCAACGTCTGTGCATATGGAACAATTGTTCAAAATGTTTACTATCTCAAAGCTCTGCCCTAATACGTCACTATATGTATTATTGTATAGAGTATCAGAACTACTTTCTAAGTTCACAACTTTGGATAAATTATAACACTCCTTTTCGCCCGCCTTACACGCGCTTTCTGGTTCATAATTACGGTTAATTGATTTATCCATTATTATTACAACCTTTCCCATTACATCTGCCATTTTCGTATCGCTGGTAATCTTTGCCGGATATAACTTTGCTTTCAGTGTTGCATCAATTGATTTGGCGACATATTTATACAAGTCTGCATTACCATTTGCTTTTATACGTAAGTGTATAAATAAGGGATCTTCGTAGTTGGGACACGGCTGGGTAAATGCCTGGGATACAGCTTTCGCCAATACATTGTCTAATAATACCTTATTCTCCGTGTTAATCGTTGTTAATTCCTGGTTAGTTGTATATGTAACAAACGGTTTATTATCAATATTTAATATTTCAAAATCCAATAAACGACACCCTCTACTTAATAAATAAGTTATCATTTCTACATTTACGTTATCTCCCGTAACCGCACTATTATATGAACTCTTTATTACATAGTCTTTCAATGGACGATATGTATATTCTGAACCAATTGACGTAATCGTGTTGATGCCGTTTGACTTCACACTTTCTAACTCAGCCTCAGGTGTACCAAACCCTTCAATATTATCTATATGATTATTGATACAGGCTGGATTATTACATTTAGGTTTATACTTAATACCTTCCAAATGCAGCTTATTACATAAGCGACTTACCTCTTGTCGTCGTTTGAAGTACCTCCATAAAACATATGTTAAAATGATTATAGTCACTGCAAGTGCGATTTTTTGATATTTCTTCATATTTTACGCCCAATATAAAGATTGCTGAGACAATAAAATGTTTTATCTATAACAAATATAATAGTAAATATATATTAGATATAAATGGCAGGTGGATTACTAAACATCGTCGCACTTGGGAACAACAACCTATTCTTGACCGGAAATCCGAGTAAAACATTCTTCAAAGTTACCTATTGTAAATACAGTAATTTTGGTCTTCAAAAGTTCAGATTGGATTATAATGGTTTAAGAGAGTTACGTTTAACCGAAGACTCCACATTCTCATTTAAAATTCCACGATATGCAGAGTTACTTATGGATACATATATTTCGGTTACTATTCCTGATATTTGGAGCCCAATCCATCACCCAGTTGTAGATAAGGTAAACGGTACCGATTTTCGGTGGGCACCTTACGATTTTAAATGGATTGAACATCTCGGTACAAATATGATAAGGGAAATTGTTATTAGCTGTGGTTCTCAAACATTACAGAGATATACCGGTGAATATCTCCAATTAATGGTTGAACGCGACTTTACTACGGAAAAGAAAGACTTATTTAATCAAATGACTGGACACGTTGCTGAATTGAATAACCCAGCCAACTCATATACTCGCGCAAACACATATCCGTCTGCCATGTACGCCAACGGTGTAGCAGGGGCTGAACCGTCTATTCGCGGAAGAAATATATATATTCCTATAAACGCGTGGTTCACTCTAAATAATGGATGTGCATTTCCACTAATCGCATTACAGTACAACGAACTTACAATTACTGTAACCATGCGACCAATCCGTGATTTATTTGTTGTGCGAGACGTATTTGATAATGAAAATAACCGTCCATATATGCAACCCGATTTTAACGAAACCCGATTTCAAATGTACCGATTTCTACAAACTCCGCCAAATAGACCAGAACCTATATTTTCAAACAATGATGAGACGAATGGTGACATAATTGGTTATAATCCAGTTGTATATGAAAACCAGATATCCACGTGGAATGCGGACATACATTTGATTTCTACATACTGTTTCCTTTCAAAAGAAGAAGCCCACGTTTTTGCAGCAGAAGATCACGTATATTTAGTAAAAGATGTCTTTGAACATAAGTATGAAAATATTACCGGGGCAAAACGTATTAAATTAGAATCCAATGGTATGATCGCGAGTTGGATGTGGTATCTACAACGTAACGATGTTAACATGCGAAATGAGTGGTCTAACTATTCTAATTGGCCGTATAGAAATATTCCGGTAGATATATCTGTTTATAGAAATGATGTTGAAATTCTAGGTCAGTATCCGAATGTTGATCCAAACGATACTCGTACTACCGGTATATGTATTACCGGTAATTTTGTAGTTGATAATCATAAACATATATTAGAAGCAATGGGTATTGTATTAGATGGGGAGTACCGAGAAAATGTGTTAACGCGCGGGATATATGACTATATTGAAAAATATACTCGCACAAAAGGTAACGCCAAAGAAGGTATATACTGTTACAATTTCTGTTTGAATACTAGTCCTTATGAATACCAACCTTCTGGTGCAATTAACCTAAGTAAATTTAAAACGATTGAACTTGAACTCTTAACATACGTTCCGGCGATTGACATAGTAAATTCTCGGTTTGATATAATATGTGACGATAATGGTAACCCCGTCGGTGTACGTAAATCTAATTGGAAATTATTTGAATACAATTACAATATGACGTTATTTGAGGAGAGATATAATATTCTATCCTTCGTTAGCGGCAATTGTGGAATGATGTATGCCAGGTAATTCCGTATAAATGTCTAGGTTATTATGCAATAATATAGTATAAACAAGCTTACTATATTATATGACACATTCTCCTGAATTGAATAAGCCAGGACATTTAAGACATATGGATACCTCTGAACAATGCAGTTTTCAAACTGAGAATATGAAACATAAAATACGCACCGTTCATAGAAAGAAGAAATGTCATAATTATAAAAATATTGAACCATTGGAGAACATACACGAAACTACAACCACACCTACATCTCAACAACCGATAATTGAAGGTCTCGCTGTCCTACCGATAGCCACTTTTGACGAGAGCGATTGGACAGAACAAGACAATATTTACGAGGGACTTAACGGCCCGTCTTCTACTTCCTCATTTTCGGCAAGACCCGCAGTTGAAAAACTATTTAGTTATATTGAATCGGGGTATACTTATATCGCACGTCTCATTATAGATCCAACTCGTTCCGGTAAATCTCTGAATAGTCGCGAAAGCTATTCATCTAGTAACGCGAAAAACGATACATTTGTTGTTAGAAAATATGTTGTTTGGGGCATTGCATTGCTTTTCGCAAGTATTGCTGTTTATAACTGGGCATTCTTAATGATATACAAACGCAATGATGAGCGTATTGAATTATATGATATTTCACGCGAACGACTGGCAAATGCAGCATATTCAAACCGAATATACGGTGTGTTGGATTTTATGTTTGATATTCCTTTGTTCTTTCCAGAGAAACTACAAGAGTATTTTGTCAATGTGGTACCTTCATTTGTTTCCAAATATATTGGTGAGCTAGGCTTCTTTGCACTTTTATTTATTTTTCTAACTAAGTTTTTTGATACAGCGTCCACTAGTATCCGGGACATGCTTATTGATATTTTAACTGTTAATATGTCTAATAAAATACTTTCAATAATGTACGCTGTCACATTTGGACTATACGTTTTATCATTTTATGACATTAAAGTAGTTCCTATGGTATTCGGACTTGTAACTCTTTTTGCCACCTTCCCATTATCATTAATTAGACCCGTCTTTTCTAATATATTTAAAATTTTCTTCTTGATGATGTTGTCTGTACCATCTGCATCTATCATGTGTTTTTTATATTTATTTATATTTTCATTCTTCTCAATACTATTATTAAATAAAGAAGGGTTCATGCAAACTTATAATCTAGTTCATCTTTACGTGAAATCAAAACAATACCCTATCAAACCCGATAGTGATTGTGACCCAGTTTCTTCGTTTGAGCGAATAATTAACGGTATTAAACATGTCATTAACTTTGTTTCTATAAATATTATTAGTATTAGCTATATTGTAATGCTTTCATTTGGCATTGGTGACTATTTCAAGCATATTAAATCCGTACGAGCAAAAGTAATATTGGTAATTATCAATTGTCTCGCAATTGCCTACATTGGCAATTACTCCTATTCTAATTATATCGACGAAGAAACCTTACCTGCTGATAAGAAAAAAGTAACACCTATACCCGAAGAAGGATTTCTAGGCAAAGTTGACACCACCATCGGAGATTTCTTTGAGAACCCGTCTAAGTTAACCAAGGAGATGTTGAAATACATGAAGGGTGACACTGGTATTAGTAAAACGCCTCAACAACAAGAAGCCATTAACGATACGAACGAGATGAAAAATATAGCCATTAACAAGATAAAAGATACTATTAAAACATTTAGAGATATCACTGGCATGCAAACACCTCTACACGATGGCAACCATATCATTATAGATCAATCTGGCACAGGAGCGGTCGTTGCGGAAGCGGTCGTTGAGGAAGTACCAGTTGTAACAGTAATCCCATCAGCACCACTCTTACCAGAAGACCAACCCGATAAATCTTCAAACGACATTATGGTAGCAGAAACAGTAGGAGAAAAGGGAAATAAATCACAAGATACATTACCCATTGCTGCCGCAGCAAACCAAAGTGACCCAAAAAAAAAATCAAACGTAGTACCCACGCTGTCATACGACCAACAAGCACAACTGAAAAAAGATAAGGAAAAAGAGAAAATAGGTGGAATGTGCAATATCCAATAGAGTGATTTGTTCACTATTCACAAACTAATTCCTTAACCCGGTTTCACATTTTCACCCGAATAACAATAGTTATAATGTTCACGTTCAATATAACTATTATCAGAATACACATATAAATATAATTAGTTGATATAGTTATATTGTACAACCATGACGGCATCTGATATGACCGCTACTTTGCCGATGGTAAGTGTATGCACTCCAACATTCAATCGTAGACCATTTATTCAAAATATGTTTAACTGTTTTATTAACCAAGATTACCCCAAACATTTGATTGAATGGATTATCGTTGACGATGGAACTGATAAAATAGGCGATTTGATCCTTGCGTCAGGCATACCTCAAATCAGATATTTTGAAGTTCCTGATAAAATGTCTCTTGGTGCAAAACGTAATTATATGCATCAATTTGTTCGGGGCTCTATCATCGTATATATGGACGATGACGACTATTATCCGCCAGAACGTATATCTCACGCAGTTGAACGGCTCCAAAGCAAACCAGAAGCAATGTGTGCAGGTGCAAGCGAGATTTATATTTACTTCAAGTCTATGGAGAAGATGATACAATGTGGCCCATATAACGATAATCACGCCACTGCCGGAACTTTTGCATTTAGAACCGAAATGTTGAAGACTACTAAATATGAAGATCACGCCGCGCTAGCAGAAGAACGCGCGTTTTTAAAAGATTATACTATTCCGTTCGTTCAGCTCGACCCATTAAAGACCATTCTTGTATTTTCACACGACCATAACACATTTGATAAACGCAAAATGTTTCAACAAAACCAAGATCCTCGCTTTTTCAAGGAATCCCCTAAACTGGTTACTTCTTTCATACGCAAATCACTAGAAGACCCCATTAAAAAATTCTTTATGGAAGACATTGATGGATTATTGGAGAACTATGAACCCGGCAGACCCCATATGAAACCGGATGCATTAAAACAAATCAAGGAAATTGAGGAAAAACGTGCAAAAATGTTAGAAGAAGCACAAAATGCACAGATATTAAATGCCCCCATTATGTTAAACCAACCCGGCCAAGAACCTGTGCGATTAACCAGTGAACAGATAGTTCATTTTATTAAACAATTACAAGAACAACACCGTCAATCTGAGGAAAAAAATAGTCAGAATACAAAATACATCGGGTTATTACAACAAAAACTGGTCGCATTGAAGAAAACGCCGGTAGCTATTTCAAATGATCCCGATTCCAAAATACAGGAATATATATCCGCAAATCAATCATTACAAGAACGTCTTATTGTGAGTGTACGTGAGATATCTGCATTGAAAATAGAAATTAAACAACTTAACCAGCATATTACAAATCTCAAAAACAATATAGATACCGTTGAAAATATTAAACTAGACATTATTGATAATGAAACACCCCTAAGCAATGACACTGTTCTACTTAAAAGTGTTCCCGAAATAGCGGTTGATATTTCTGACGTTTAATCGGTTTCTACTGCAATAACATATATTTGTGATTATTTTACATCACAAATATTCAAATCTATATTGAAACATCGTCGGCCAATTCATCGTTTATATTCAATACGTCCTTTTTTACATTTTTGTCCATATATCGGTACATACGTTTAATATCCAATTTAGTTAGACCATAGTTTATAAAGATCCCTTCATATTCGTTTATTCTCGGTGGCTGATTACAGAAATCTTCACCATTGTTCAGACGGAGCTCTTGAAACATTGAAATTAGATCCGTCTTATCCATATCTAATACTTGGCATAGGTTCGTAATAAATACCATGTTATTATATTCAGTGGAGTATTTCGTCAATATTTTTGTAAATCTTATTTCTGGCAGCTTAGATTTCTGTCTATTCTCTGGAAATGCATTGTGGTATAAATAGTTATTATAGAATGTCTTAATTAATGAACTCATTTCATTGAACTGCCATATCTGGTATTGAAACGTTATACGATCTATATAATCTGCATAACACATATTATCTAATATTTGTAGGTATACTGGCAACGCCCGTCGCTTCGTCACGTTTGAAAACGTATCTACTATATTTTCGTGCCATAATAAGGCCACAATCGTTCGTTCAGTTTCATTCATAATCAAGGCGTGTTTTGATATATGAATTGGGGTGTGTATTAATGCGTTCGTTATTTTCTTTGCGTCCTCATTATATGTTTTTGTATGAAATATCGTTTCTATCGTTTCGGTTGTTAATAAATCAGAACCTGATTTAAACATGTCGTAAACAAAACCTAGTTTTCGCATATCAGATTGGATATAACTCAGCAGTGTTTCTATCTTCACTTCGGTTTTTACACTTATTGTTGGGAGTATCTTTGTTATTATTGATTGAACTTGACTACTAGTTGCCGACTTTAATTCATACACATTACATACTTTAATTAATTCCTTGATTTTCTTATCAACATTGTAGTTTCCTATGCATATTATTGGGTTCATTGTGGTGTTCTCCAAACGTTGCTTCTTCGTTTTCTTCTGTCTTATTAATTTTATAAGCGCGTTTATACCTCCCTTGTCACCATTATTCATTCCATCTATCTCGTCCATTACAATTGCAATGTTTTTTACCTTCTTTGTCATCAATGATAATACATTGCGATTTGACATATTATCACTTGCAATTGTATCAATCAAATTCTTATTACGTACATCCCCGGCATCATATTTGACTATGTCATAATCCAATTCCTTTAATAATTCAGTTACGAAGCTTGTTTTTCCACACCCAGGAGAACCATATATATAAAAACCCTTCTTATGTTGCACGTTTTCATTATTTGCACGAAATAACTTTAATTGCTTTTTTATATCATCGGCAATTAATTTCCTATCTAAGAGTGTATTTAAATCAATCGTTTTTAATATTTCTTCCATTATTAACCTATTATAATAGTATTACGCCATATGTTTAAGTTTTAATTCAAACGAATAATATGTATATCTTATTATACTATTCGTTTACCGGGAAAATGCACTGAAATCAGCAGTTATTGGCATATAGTTTGTGCTCTCCTTTTGTGGTATTGCGCCAAAATAATTTGCATTACCTATCGCCTGAGAACCCATTCCCTGAGAACCCATTCCCTGAGAACCCATTGTATTCGGGCCTAGTCGTGTTGGGTTAGGTTTAAATAGTCCTGCTACGCCCGACGCGGCACCTGTTAGTAATCCGACAGTTCCACCTACTGCATCTTTCGCTAATCCAACAGTTCCGCCTACCGCATCTTTCGCTAATCCGACAGTTCCGCCTACTGCGTCTCTGGCCAATCCGACAGTTCCGCCTACTGCATCTTTCGCCAATCCGACAGTTCCACCTACTGCGTCCCTAGCTATATTATCAACACCTGATACCACATCACCCGCCAGTTGTGTTGCGCCCTTGATTATATTTCCCGATCCGCCTCTGCCATTGTTTTCAGAAACAATTGATTTACCACCCGATGTAAGTGTTCCTGACCCACCGTTTCCTCCACAGTTTGTGCACGCTACTTTACCCGGACACGCCGGACAAGTTGGGCATACCGGGGGTACAACCTGCGTTTTTAGTATGTAGTCTTCGGTTTCAGCATAACCTTTCGCATCCTTATCATCCTTATCGTCCTTATCGTCCTTATCATCTTCCTCTTTCTCCTCACCATTTGTAGACAAGTCATTTGGTAATAGTTCGCCGCGAATATATACACCATTTACACCAAATCTCTTTACGTTTCGTACATTCAACCGATCATTGCTTCCTTTGGTAAATGTACATATTACGGTTTCATCGCCCGATGGAATTACAATTCCTGACATCTTATTGTTAATTATTATACGCCACGGATTGAAATCGGCTACTGGCTTTAATACATCATTACTTGCAAATGCCGCGGTTGCTATGTTCGCAATCTCTGTACCCGTTCGGTCAAGCACACGATCCTTTATACCACTGCCCGGACGAACATATACGTTTCCACGTTTAATATCATATCCGACATTCTGATGTAACATATACAGCAAATCGTCTTTATAAGCAGTCTCTTTCAATACCTTATTTGTGTCTGCACCTAAATTGCTATTTTCGCCGACCTCATATACGTGATCGCTATTTCTAAATATCTTGTGTTTCGGCGTTGAGCTTGCAGCTGAATCAAAAATTGCGATTGTATATGTCTGATTTATATTCTCTTTATCAACTATCACTATATACGTCTTCTGATTCCACGCCACGTATACAACATCCTTCTTTGATGCGCATAAACATTGTGATGGATATAACCATGTTGCATACGAAGAAGTTACAGTTGTTATTCTACTTTCAGGTGTATTTAAATTATCGGTGTTCGTTGCTTTATATTTAATTGTTTTCACTCCATCGCGCTTTGTTATGAAGACCCCAGTAATTGTTGCACCTGTACTATCAATCCGACTAGTTAACCCTTCCACTATTGGATCCCCGTTAGGTGCAAATCTTGGTGGTGCGGGTCCTGGTGGACCTGGTGGTCCTGGTGGTCCTGTTGCTGGTCCGGTTGCAGGTCCGGTTGCAGGTCCTGTTGCTGGTCCCGTTGCTGGTCCCGTTCCTGGTCCTGTTGCTGGTCCGGTTGCTGGTCCCGTTGCTGGTCCGGTTGCTGGTCCGGTTGCTGGTCCTGTTGCTGGTCCTGTTGCTGGTCCTGTTACTGGTCCTGTTGCTGGTGCTGTTGCTGGTCCTGTTACTGGTCCTGTTACTGGTCCTGTTGCTGGTGCTGTTGCTGGTCCTGTTGCTGGTCCGGTTGCTGGTCCTGTTGCTGGTCCGGTTGCTGGTGCTGTTGCTGGTCCGGTTGCTGGTCCTGTTGCTGGTCCTATTGCTGGTCCGGTTGCTGGTCCGGTTGATGGTCCTGCACCAGAAGCATTGGCATTGTTATATTCTATCAACGCTTTGTCATAAATTGCCTGTTTTTGAGACTTAAAATCTGTTGCTTTCTGCATATTAGCAGTTGCTATATCCAAATTAGCCGCCGTTGTATTTGTACTGGGAGTATTAGCTGTTACCGCCCTATGATAGTTACCGGATGCATCATTATATGCAATGTCTGCCTTACGTAGGTTACCAGAAGCATCCATCAACGCGACGTTTAATAGACTAACATCTAATGTATATTCCTCTGCGTCCAATTCAATAAAATTTCCATTGCGACTATCAAAGAACATATTATCGTTTAATTTATGTACCAACACAGTTTGTCCGGAATATTGCGGTATCCATACTTTATCTAATGCCGGCTTATCATTCCTGAATGCGATAAATCCTTCTGTACTTCCTTCCTTGTTATCCATCTTTCCAAATACAGACGATATTACTAAAACAACCAATAATAGTACAAATAATAATAATGGCGTTAGTTTGATGCCTGTCATATTCTATACAGTATAGAACGAAAAATAAATAGACGGTTGTGCAAAATTGAAAACTACTTTCATCCGTGTTATATTGTATAATAGAATGGAACCCAATAAGCGTACTCGTATTGCTGCGCCCATATTAGACCGCTTTTATAATGTCCCCCCTAGTCTACACGAACTTTCCATAGATGAAGCGGGTAGAGGCTGTCTATTCGGACGGGTATATATTGCGTGTGTTGTATTACCAAAAGACCCATCTGCATTCTCTGGAAAAGATGTCAAAGATAGTAAAAAATTTTCGTCTAAAAAGAAGCTAAATGAAGTTGCCGCTTATATTAAAGAACACGCTCTGGCTTGGCACGTAGCCCATATTGAAGCTGATGTAGTTGATAGCATTAATATTTTGAAATCGGTTATGCTGGGAATGCATGAATGCATAAAAGAAACAATCGTGAAAATGAACCATATCAACCAATCCGACTTCGCGTTGTCCGACTTTATGGCAGTCATTGATGGAAATTACTTCAAACCTTATATTGTGTTTAATGAGACAACACAATCATTGCAACAACTATCCCACGTTACAGTAGAACAGGGAGATGGTAAGTATATGGCGATCGCTGCGGCCAGTATTCTTGCTAAAACGTCTCGTGATAATTATGTCCTGGAATTATGTGCAAAATATCCCATTTTAAGTGAACGATATGGATTAGATGCGAATATGGGATACGGCACCAAAAAACATATGGACGGCATTCGCGAATATGGTATTACTCAATGGCATAGAAAGAGTTTTGCACCGTGTAAAGACGCAAATATTACACAGATTGAATAATAGATGATTTTATGCCAGCGAAGATTTACACCTTTGCACATTCAAAACGCCCACTTCGTGGGCAGTTATGAGTGAGCGAGGTGATGCTGATTGCGCATTTCAAATGCGCAATGGTGTAAAACCGCACCCCGTAGGGGTGCTTGATTTCAAATCGTTACTGGCATCTTACTTGAAGAATGAATCCGCTGTGCGGATTTAATTATTCAAGGGTGTAATCCGATAGTAACACAGTAATGTTTTTTTTCGGAACAACCATATACTTTGTGGTACAATCATTTGTGCTATATCCTATTAAAAATTGGTCGTTTTCTTTCATATATACAAAACCCAATGTGTATTCTATCTTTTCCTTTTCAAATGAAAATGGTACAGTGTAACGCTTCACAGCATATGTATTCCGATCTAAGATTACAAATACATGATAGTAATATCGCCGAGTTTCGTCGCTTACTAGATGTACCATAAACCATATCTCGTCGTCCATCACTACTCCATTCGTAGAACCTCGGAACCATCTGAATATTTCCGGTGTTTGTATCGTATTGGTCTCTGTGAATGTAATTGTTGAGTTCTCACCATCGTCGTTATTCGTATATTCACCAATCGTTAATGGATACCACTTATATATGACGTTTAATTTTGCGTTATCAGAGAACAATACCCAGTTCTTTTCAACCGGTTTAATGTTATGTTTTACTGCCAATTTTGAAATAGCTTTTTGGTTGGATAAATCTACTATACCCGTTTCTATTGTAATATGACCATATGCTAACCCTCTATTCGCGTTAAAATGGATCCCTCCGTCATGGGGTATTAATCGTATATCTTCTATGCCAACATACACATCGTCATATGCCTCATTGTATTTCAATAGAAATTCGCCCGTTTTTTTCCATACAGGTTCTCGTTTATCAAATATTGTAATGATATTTTTAGTTGTAATTGTCGGATTGTTCGTATACACCCCGTGTTGATCTATGCGATAGTCCACATAACGAGTATTTATATATACATTATTATTATCCATACAAATAGAAGGCGTTGAGCTAACAAACTCATCTCCGACCAACGGTTCAGTTTGAATATTATTCAATTGCATAGAGAAATCGGTTTGAATAGATACGTCCTGTATAGATTGAACGTAGTATTTGTAGTTTCGCATCACACTGTCTCGTATCTGTTTTTCAACATTGGAACAATTCAATACTTTCATGCAGGACTTGATTGAATGTTCTCGGTCTACATTACAATAATAGCCTATTATAGAGAACTCATAGTCTAACTTGTAATCGTATACGTCCTTCTGATAAAATAGATGATCGGTTGATGTATAGATATTACGCTGCGTATCCGCTATTTTGTAAAACTGGTATGCCAGTGTATTTTTACCTTGAAGTCTATAATAATGTACTATTTCATACAGGTTCTCAATTCTCTCCGAATAATATTGGAACCCTTCTAACCAATTAAAAATCGCATTTGGCATGTCATTCAACTTATTGTAGCACGTTCCTATCGCATAGTATGAAAACCATACCTCTTCTTTCCACCCACCCAGTTCAATTCGTTTCCTATATGTATCTATCGCGTTTTGGTATTGCCCAGCATCACGGTAACTATTTGCCAAATAAAACGTATATCGGTCGTTATCGGGATTATCAACCAATCCTTGCAATAGCAATCTTATATCCCGCGTATACTTATCCGTCTTTGCTCCCCCATCTCCAATATCATTTATAAATAGAGAGGTTCTCGGTATTTCAGTCGTTTTACTACAATTAGGCAAGCTGACATATTCGTGTGTCACTCCCCAATAACTGAGGTTATCAACATTCTTCAATATACGAATATTCTTATAAAAAAAAGAAGGAGAACCCTGAACCACATAATAAGCTTCATCGGTTAGAGACATTTTAAAGTCTGTAATAGAGAACCCTACCGGCACTTCTAACACCATATCTGCGTCCATTAATAATATATAATCCGCATTTTGCATTCCGTAACATTGTTTCAATGCAATTGTACGGTTATATCCAAAGTCGCGAAATGGCTCTGTAAATATCTTACCGGCTATGCTGTGAGCATTAAAGAATTCGGTTATAATGGATATGGTGTCATCTGTGCTACCAGTATCGCATATACAATATGTATCAATTAACGGCAGGACAGATGTTAACAGCCGGACTATCACCTTGCTTTCATTTTTCACTATCATATTTAGACATATTTTAGTCATAAGAGAGAACCTATGTATATGTATTTAATATGACAATTCTATATATATATTATTTACAATTACTTATTTTTTTCCAATCATATAATAACTAACATGGCATTTACTAGATTTCACGATGACCCAAATAGAATTAAAAAGCAAATTCAAGAGAGTAGCTTTACTGGACGTTATATGTTGAATGTTCCAGGCCAAGGCACCGATTTACCATTCATAGAAGACCCGCAAATCCGGTTGCAACATTGGGGCGCCAATCTCCGAAATAACACGGTCAACTTAGAAAGCGACTTACGTGGCATGACTAGACGGCTGAACCGCGACAATGCTGATTTGAATGAATACAAGAAGTTTTCAAATGAACCCTCTTCGGTTACATATAAAAAGGCAGAACCATTTATACAAGAAACTCGCGCTAGCCACCCGGCCTGGACATATAAAGATTTAGAACAAACCCGGTGGGACGCTCCATTCTTAAATCCTCATAATGGTTTAGAGAAAGGCTTTTCCGAGAACTTACAAACACGCTTTTTAGAGAAAGATAATTTCGTTAGAAAAGTACCAGTCATTGACCGAACCCAGAATATAGATTATTATTTGGGAGGGAAATCAATGTGCATTGGTGGGACCGAAACTTCTTGCCCCGGTACGGTATATCCTATGAACGGAACACGATAATATGATTGTTGTTATATGCAAATGGCGTATAATAAAAATAATAATATATAATATAAAATAAATGGAGATTGTTGTTCCACTATTCGCTTTATCAAGTTTATATTTAATTAATAATCAGAACAAAAAGGCCGATTCTCATACTGACGGGTTCTCATCAGGTAATCTTTTATCAAACGCTGATCTTCCCACGCGCAACTACCCAAATGAACAAATGTACACGGCGAATGTTTCTGACCAAACCGCCGAACTATCTAGCACACATAAATTTGATAGTGGCGGGGGAGTATATACTGATAAGTACTTTAATCAATCTGCCAGCAAACCGAATGATGGTCAAGTATCCTATTATTCTCTCACCGGTGAGAGTGTAAATGGCGACTATTTTCAACATAATAATATGGTTCCCTTCTTTGGTAGCAAACTAAAAAGTACTCACACAAATCGCAACTCAGCAGAAAGCGTTTTAGACAATTATGTCGGTACCGGATCTCAGGCGTTTACAAAGAAAGAGCAATCCCCTTTGTTCTCGCCTGATGAAAATTTACAGTGGGCACACGGCGCACCTAACCAGTCCGATTTTATACAATCTCGTGTTAATCCCAGTATGAAAATGACGAATGTAAATCCATTTAAACAAGAGAATGTGGGTCCTGGACTTGGACTAGGATATACGACTGAGGGCGCTGGCGGCTTCAATTCTGGTATGGCAGAACGTGAACAGTGGCTTCCCAAAACAGTTGATCAACTTCGTGTTGATAATAACCCCAAATCGTCGGGCAGGTCACTACTTGGTCACGAAGGTCCTGCAAACAGTGCAATTAAATCTATTGCCACACGTGAACAAATGGGTATCATGGAAAAACGCCGCCCCGATCAAAGTTTTGAATTAGACAAACGTAATCCCGGTGAAAACGATATTGGTCGCTTATTCACTACGGGTGGTGCCGAAAAGGGGCAAACGCTACGAGCAATACCCATTGACCGATATGTATCCCGCCCAGAAACCGCGATTGAATATGCCGGTGGTGCGGGTTACCAAAATGAGGCTTCTTATATTCCCGGTGAATATATGCCGTCACAAAACCAACAGTTGGGCCAAGTTCAATATGGGGCTGCAACTGCACACGGCAGAAATAGCGCCAATGCAGAAGAATATGGCATTAAATCAAACGTAGCTTACCCAAATAACCGTTCCGCCAACAAACAAGACAGCTACTTCGGCATGGTTAGTGGCGGGATTGGTGCCGCCATCGCACCCCTTTTAGACGTATTGCGCCCGTCTAGAAAACAAAATGTTATCGGTACTCTACGTCCTTACCAGAACCCCGGTACCACCGTCCCACAATCTTATTTGTTTAATCCTTCTGAAAAATTACCCACTACCACCCGCGAAACTACTGAAAACTCTAAGTTTCACTTAAATGTCAACGCAAATCAAAATGGCGGAGCATATAATGTAACCGGACATCAAGCTCCTCATACGTCAAGACAAGACACCACGGATTTCTATTATAGTGGTAATGCGGGAGCCGGGGCGGGTACCAGAGAAATGACTTCTTACGAGTCCGGTTATAATCAGCGAAATAATGATATCAAGTCTAGCACAATTGACGGTCGGTTAGTAAAAGGCAATATGTCGTTGCTCAATAACGATATCAATATGCGCCAAAAATCACGCGACGAAAACTTGAAAAACTCGCGTCCTCTCACCGGTAATATGCCATACAAAACTCCTGATGTGAATACTATGGGACGCGTTGCTGGCAATGAACGTTCTCTTTATTCAAATATTCAAATGGATCGTACCAATCCGGAAATAATGAGCTCGTTGAAATCTAACCCTTATGTAGTTGACCATCGTAAGGGACTGTAAAATTGATATATTATGCGAAATAAATACTATATCAATCTATCTATATTAGACAAATGACCACTTGTATTGACACCAATCTGTGTCCGGTTGAGCATAGAATGTATCACATTGTATGCAACTTCTCCTTCGGAATTGGGGGGTACTATGCGTGCAATACCCGGAATACGTGTGTTAACCCAAATGGTAGTAAGGACTGCTGTTCACCTAGACATAATATAGTTGATTGCCTTGTCTGGACGTCGTATTTACCCACACCTACAATTAGACCCAGTGTAACTGTCCAAGAGGTGTCTTGCATCAACAAATGTGATACAATGGAATATAAGATTGACACATGTTATTGGTACGAGAGCAAGCAGACGGACAATTTGTGTATTGGGGACAACACGAAATACTGTTGTTCTCAAAAGAGAGCAGATTGTTGTTATACAAACCAACAAAATGTAGTTATAGTTTTTGGGTGTATTGTTGCTATAATTACAATAGCGGTATATTACTTTACTATTAGAGAACAATCTAAGAAAGTTATGCCACTACAAAGTATCCCGACTATCGTGACGATTGATAAATGCGCGATTGCACTGTGACCCGCTGACGAAAATACTAGAATAGACTAACCGGATATATCAACTTTATGAATACAGAAACAAACAACGCTGCTGTCAACCAATAAAATATTTTACATAGACGATAGTTACGATTATACTTTTTCACTGACCGTTGCCTTGCCTAAATATATTAAAATACCCGTAAGACCTTTTGACGCATTGCACGTTATAGTAATCTTGTCATCCATATTCTGAACTTCACCTATATCAGTGAATTTTCTATCAAAGATACGCCCCACTCCGATAATATTCAACGCATTATTCCCTATATTTAAACCTCCCACTAAAACACCGTCTACCAATTTGCCATCTTTATCTTTGGTTTCAAATACTTCTTGTGGATAAGGATAACCGATATAATTATCAGAGCCAATAATGCTATTTGACGGAACAGATTCGTTTGTTGGCGAAACGCCCCACAAGTCCAGGCTTAGTTTCGTTTCAGCTATATCATTTGTTAATACGAATACGAACTTAGATGGAAATTTGCCTCCTTCTTGCGGTGTAATCACTATAAAACTTTCTGTTTTAAACGTCTCCATGTGCAAGACGATGTTTGTTGGCCGATCTACCTTAAATATAGCCGATTTGTTAAGCGTCTTTGGTCTATTTACCGAAACTGTATTTATATAATAAGAAGTGTCTTGATTAAATACGTCAGTTGGCGTTGCTCCATATGACGGCATATCGGGCAGAGTTGACTCCTTCGTCTGCGTTAACTCCACCATATACGGCTTTGGTAAGATATTCGATTCCGGTGTAGGCACTACGTTTACCAACGCGCCTTCCCCTCCTTCCAATCCTTCTTTACTACCAGTTATATATGCGATAAATGATGGACTTGATAATAGTGCTAAAATCAACGACAATACCCCTATTAATAGCAACATGTATAACATTACACGAGTACGAGATGGTTTCATATCTATTTTAATATATCTAGATTTTTTCTTTGGTCGGACTTGTTATTATGTAAAATCATATAAATATTTTGTTACATTATCTATATCAATGGATAATCAAGCAAGAATACAGGAACTAGAAGAAGAGAATGCAAGGCTATACGCAGAATTGCAAGCGACCAAAGAGCATCTTAAACGATACACGGCACCGGCTAGCCGAAAAGAATATTATGAGAGGAACAAAGAAGCTATAATAGAAAGGATGAAAGCAAATCCAACACCTCCTGATAAGAAAAAGGAATACAACAGACAATCATATATACGAAGAAAAGCCAAACTTAATAAAGTAACCGAAGAAAACCCGAATGTTGATAATATTTAGAAATAAGTTTTATTTGTAAAAGAACTTAAAAGTATTTTCTTTATATATTGTATAGGATGGGGTACATCTATACAATAACGAATAAGACGGACAACAAAACATATGTTGGACAAACGGTACAAGATGTAGAATTAAGATGGAAAGACCATTTGAAACGGGGAAGCAATTGCAGATACCTAAAATCTGCGATTAACAAATATGGCGTTGACAATTTTGTCTTCAAACTAGTATGTATAACGTTTGATGATAAATTAGATGATATGGAAATAAAATACATTGAAAAATATAAGTCTTTGGTCCCAACTGGATACAATTTAAGACGTGGTGGTAATTCAGGCAGACATCACACAGAAACAAAACAAAAAATATCTGACACGTTAAAAATGAGATATCAAAATGGTCTTGTTCCTCCAAGAAACCAGTTAGGAATACCACATAGTGAAATAACCAAAAAAAGAATAAGTGAAAGTTTAAAAGGTAGAAAACTGAGCCAAGAATCAATAAATAAAAGGATTATATCAAGAAGAATAAATAAAATAATACAATTTGACATTGAGGGAAATAGGTTAAATTCGTTTGATAGTTGTAAAGAAGCAGCAGAATACATAGGAGCATCATTATCAAACATATGCAGCTGTTGCAATGGACATTCAAATACTGCAAAGGGATATGTTTGGAAATACGAACCTATTATCAAATAATGCACATAATAAGTATTTCAATTATTATGTGTATATAAAAATTCGCTTCTGCCCTGACTTGAACAGGGGACCTCTTGATGCCTGCGTTATGGTAACAATACCATAAAAAATAACAGTCAAGCGCTACTAACCAACTGAGCTACAGAAGCAAGTGAGTAACTTTTCGGCAAACTCATTCCGTTGCACGTGGGTGCATTGAGACATTTTTGGCTGTCTTGGATTTCCGGAAAGACTATATAATAAAATACAGCTTTTTGTCCGTCGGTGCCATGAATTTTTTAAGGGAACCATTCAAAACCTATTTGCGCGGAGCGTGATTCGAACACGCGCACAAAAATGTAGTGGATCTTAAGACCACCGCCTTAACCACTCGGCCATCCGCGCATTTTAACCCCCACCAAGGTATTATTCCATTATACCTTTATACCGCTTTTCAGAGAAATATATTATATGGGCGGACTGCAAAAATGCAGGTTTGAACTGCAGACAAACGGCTCATAAGACCGTTGCTCTACCACTGAGCTATAATTGCTAATGCACCATATTTTTATATTTTTTCTGAGTTGCGGTTTCTGCTATTTACACTATATACATTATCTACACCCCCCACACTATAATATACGATGCACCCTTTATATTGTTTTACACAACAATTTTCTTCGCATTATGATAAGGTCAACGATGTAGATTTATCTACGTGGACGCATTTGAGAATATTCTTTATAATCTTCTCTTCATACTTCAAGTCTTCTTCCTTACCATAGCCTCCCAACGTTGACATGTGATATGTGAAGTAGTCCTCGCATATATCGGTGCCAATCTGTTCCACCTCCGGTTTGTTCTCATCATACCATTTCCACATTTCCTGTTTGTTCTTCCTAGCAACGCCCCTGACTGCTTTTCTCATATGCGTCTTGTCTGCATCGTCCTTCTCCCATTTGTCGGCATTCTTGATATAGATGGTTTCCCGCTTCAAGTCGGTACAGTGCAAGGGTCTGGCGTGCACATCCATGTCTTTGAACCGATTGGCCATCACGGCCGAAATACCTTCAATGTAACCAACCTTGCCAGTATGAAGGAACTCATCGCGAGTGACTTCAAATGACTTGATAAAGTCGTCCATTGAGATGGCATCCTTACACGTTTCATTCAGAAAAACATTGAGATTGAACTTGTTGTTAGTAGTGTTGTTACAATTGGTGTTGGTGTTGGTGTTGCCGAGTTTGCCATCCTTGACAGCTTCTATGAGTTGTGTTTGATGTTCAGCCATCTGAGAGTGTTGTTCAACCAATTGTTTGGATTGCTCTAACATAATCGCTTTGAACTCTTGATTTTGTTTTAGAAGTTCAATCACAAGTGTAGCATCAAAATGAGGAGGCAAGGGTGCACTGGTCATTGTATTCTCTAAAACAATATCTTTGGCAGAGATATTGCATATACGTTTATGTCTAGACAAACCGGACATATGTCTATATTCTTTACCACAATTGCATTGGAGGTTTTTTATTACCGTCAAATTATCATTCATTACCTTTTTATGTTTTGCAGTCAATATATGCCGACCATAATCCTTCTTATTGCTGCTATAATAGTGACAATTATTGCATACATATTTAGTATGGGGTTTTTCTTGATTGTCAATTATCATTTCGCCCATTTATATATGGTAATAAAAAAACCTCTAAATCAGTTTGACCATAAAATACTTAAAAATATATGCAGCCAGTAATTTCAATGAAAAAACATAATTTACAGCATTATGCTGACAATGTGTTTTTTGGAGGGGGCGTTTACAAGATTTCCCTGGCACTTTTGAATTTTGGACATTTATTTTTGTCCATTTTCGCGGAGCGATGCCATTTCTTTTTACATGTTTTATAAGAGTGAGAGAATAGGAAATGATGATCCCACCTAATATAATCCCACACGTTAATTATGTACTATCAAATTGTTGCCCTTTTGAAAGGCATTTTGAATATTATTGTCAAGGTTCTCCTTAATCTTGAAAATAATAGTGAAAAATAAAAGGAAGTCTTCATTGTAACACTTTTATTATATAGTGAGTGCACTAGACTTATCTACGTGGACACATTTGAGGACATTCTTTATAATCTTCTCCTCAAACTTCAAGTCTTCTTCCTTACCATAGCCTCCCAATGTGGACCTGTGATATTGAAAATAATCCTCGCATACATCGGTGCCAATCTGTTCCACCTCCGGTTTGTTCTCATCATACCATTTCCACATTTCCTGTTTGTTCTTCCTAGCAACGCCTCTCACCGCTTTTCTCATATTGGTCTTCTCTGCATCGTCTTTCTCCCATTTATCGGCATTCTTGATATATATGGTTTCCCGTTTAAAGTCAGTACAGTGCAATGGTCGGGTGTGCACGTCCATATCGCGGAAACGGTTGGCCATCACGGCAGAAAGACCTTCAATGTAACCAACCTTGCCAGTATGGAGGAACTCATCACGCGTCACTTCAAATGAATTGATAAAGTCGTCCATGGTGATGGCGTCCTTGCATGTTTCGTTGAGAAAAACATTGAGATTGAACTTGTTGTTAGTAGTGTTGTTGCAATTGGTGTTAGTGTTGGTGTTGCCGAGTTTGCCGTCCTTGACCGCTTCCAATAGTTGATTTTGTTGATCAGCTAATTGTTTGGATTGCTCCATCATCAGTGATTTAAATTCTTGGTTCTGTTTTAGCAATTCTAATACTAGTGACGCATCTACTAGATGGGTTGTGGGGGTGTGGGTGGGCGTGGGGGAACTAACATTATCATTGAGTGTCGTCGGCTGAACCAACGAGCACGTGGTTTTATGACGATAAAGACCAGACGAATGTTTATATGCATTCCCACATATACACACATATGCTTTGGCGTAATTTACTGTATCATTATATACCATCTGATGTTTTGCTGTTAACATATGTCTAGTATAATCACTTTGTTTGCTGCATTTGAAGTCACATTTTTCACAATAGAACCGGTTGGCGTTTTTGGCGGTAGAAAGTGTATCCATTATATGGTATAGGATGGTATATTATTTTACGCCTAAATGGTTTTCGGCATAATATACTTAAAAAAGTATGCAGCCAACAATTTCAATGAAAAAACGTAAATTGCTGCAATATGCTGACAACGTGTTTTTTGGAGGGGGCGTTTACCAGATTTCCCTGGCCCTTTTGAATTTTGGACATTTATTTTTGTCCATTTTCGCGGAGCGATGCCATTTCTTTTTTACATGTTTTATAAGAGTGATAGAGTAGGAAATAAATAAATATCCCCCGGTGTGGGATTTATTCAAGGGTGTAAATCATGAATGGAGAAAAAGAAAGACATGTATAGTATAATTACATAAATAATTGATATTATAATAATCAATATGGATCGTACAATACAGAAACTATTGGAGGTTCATGGCGCCTTGGCGTTTACTCCGCCCGATGGGTTACAAACAGAAATTCCGGAACAATTAATGGCTTGTCGTCACATAGAGCCCGACGATATCGTGTTAGAATTGGGCGGATCTATTGGTAGAAATTCGTGTGTTATAAACAGCTTGTTAACCAATAAAACACACCATGTGGTAGTTGAGCCAAGTTCAACGGAACTAGATACATTGAAGCTAAATCGCGATACAAATAATCTCGGATTTCATATTGAACATTCCGCGATATCTGATATTCCGTTATACTCACTCGCCTGGTATACAGTTAAAACACAAATTGAAGGATCGGTGGAGGTTTCAACGATAACTTATGACGATTTGTATAGTAAATATAACCTAAGATTTAATGTATTAGTAATTGACAATGAAGGAAATTTTGTAGATACGCTGAGAGTATATCCGAATATATTAAATAATATAAAAACGTTAATAATTGAACACGATTTTAATTCAAATGAAGATTTACAATATTTTTCAAAACATTTAATGGAAAACAACTTTGCGATGGTAGACACATATGGTAAAGAGGAAAAGTTCGGCCCGGGTATGAATTGGGGGGACGGAGTAGTAACTGACCCGATATTTGTTTCGGTATGGAAGCGATCATTATCTAGTATGTAACCAGTAATACATACAAAAAATGGGTTGTTATATGTAGGTAGATTGTAAATAAAACGAAATTTAATAAAAAAGTCCCTCCTTGTGGGAATTCAATAAAAATAGACCCCTCTACCCATTTTTATTGCCCACATATGCGATTTCTAGTCCCATTTGAGAAGTTTATATTGTTGTTTATTCTCACTATTCAAACAAGTGATATAACCAACCGACTTGTATTCATCATTGTCGCTGAATTCAACACTATTTTCAAACCAACGGCAATGGTCGCAAAAGTGGTATTTACGAAGGTATTTCGGAGAAAGCCGATCACAAAAACACACAGGGCGAACTTGCGTGTCGTAAATGTATTTGATATATAAATCTTGTTCATATATCAAGTATTGCAGGTGGCAACGGAGTGCCTCGTGGACAACATCGTTACGTATATATGTTTGTATAATATTTACAAGCTCTCTTGGCAACCGGCGTTCAATTAGTACCAATGGGGTGTTCATTTGTGTTAGATTATGCCACACGCTAAATACTTATTTTTATATTCAATTTTTTATAGCGTTTTCAATGTATCTGCCAATTCTATACGACGATTTTGTATCACCTGATCCATAGATAGCGATTGCATAATACCGTCATATTTTGCAAAATTTTGTATAACCTCTTTTGTGCGGGGGATAATATTATCAAATTCCTCCCACAATACATTGCCAACTAAATCATATTTCTCAGTAAAAACGGATTTATCGGATACAACGATTTTCTTTGCAAATACAAGTCTATCGCATCTAATCTGTTCAAATATATTAAAACACTCAAAATGATGTACGTTTATAATGACCTTACATCGTTTCAGCAATTCATCACGTTCTGCCCCCCAGCCTAGAATATTTATGCATTTCAAGCCAGAAGTTTGTAGTTGTTCCCATAGTTTTGCCCGTCTATACGTTAATTCTGAATGGACCGATGCGTCTCGTTTAATAACGGCATTAATCACACCGACATCGTAGTTGTATACTCCGTTTATATTTGCCAATTGAACCTGATCGCGTAGATTATATTGATAAGGCAAATAATAACCCATTAGATTATCAATAACGATGTCTTTGTCTTTAATATATGCGCGTAAGTAAGACAGATTTGACCGACTGTAATCAGCGATTTTTATCCCCGATTGTGCAAGCTCAATTACTTGGTTCATACGGGTTAATTCTGTTAACATCTCAACATTTAAATAGACAATTCTACCCGTCTCAATAAATTGTTTTGGAACAGAAACTGTATTTAACCACATTTGAGTGATTATAAATATATCTGTGGTTGAAGTGATCCGTTCAAGAGACAATTCGTTTAAATGAATAACATCACTTATGATATTCAATGAATATATATAGTCTTCTAGGACACGAGGAACTCTGACCGAGGGATCTTCTATTGTAACTAGTATATACCGAACCGACATGTTTATACAATATAACCAAATATCTTTATACTTTTTCTGTATAAACAAGTAGTTATTAGGCCTAGAAATAAAAAGCATAAACGCATAATAGTAGAAAATTGAAGATACGTGTATACAATAAGAGATAGTAAAATACAACGGAACCTAGAATGGAAAATACAATGAGCGAAGATGCATCTGGTAGATCACTGACCCAAACAATCATACAGGAAGATTGTATTATGGGAATGAAGAAATTGGCAGATAATTCAGCGGATATTGTGATATGTGACCCCCCATACAATATTGGCAAAGATTTTGGTAATGATAGTGATAAACAACCTATGGAGGATTACTTAAAGTGGTGCGATGAATGGATATCGGAATGTATTCGTATATTAAAACCGAAGGGGACTTTATACATATATGGGTTCAGCGAAATCTTGGCATTTATTCGTGTAAGAATAAACATAAATGTGAGGTGGATTATCTGGCATTATACGAATAAAGTGACCCCATCGCTGAACTTTTGGCAAAGAACACACGAAAGTATCTTATGTTGTTATAAAGAAAAACCCGTATTTAATCGCGACGATGTAAGGGAACCATATACTGATACATTTCTTAAAAATGCAGCCGGAAAGGTAAGAAAGGCGACAAAAGGTCGTTTTAGTAACGGCGAAAAAGAAACGGTTTATACCGCTCACGAAAATGGTGCATTGCCGAGAGATGTAATCAAAGTATCTGCACTCGCCGGAGGTGCCGGAAAAAAGGAACGCGTAGATCACCCAACCCAAAAACCGCTAGAATTATGTGGAAAACTCATCAAGGCAAGCAAAAATGGAGAAGATACAATGTTGGTGGTTCCATTTGCGGGTTCAGGAAGTGAATGTGTAGCAGCAAAGCGCGAAGGAATAAATTTTATAGCATATGAAATAAACGGTGAATATGTAAACCTGTGTAATGAGAGGTTAGCGGGGGAGGAGAGTGTTTAGATATCTAGATAATTACACAGGTCTGTTTCCGTACTGATTTCTACGAAATAGTCTGTAAATACTTTATGTTTTTTTCTGAAATCGCTACGGGAGAACCAGTAGGCTTGTTGCGCTTCTGCAATGCCTTCTTCATTTTTCTTGCCCTGTCCAGTGATAATACCGTCTGCAATGAGTTGAATGACTACATCTCGGGAGGCAACGTAAAACCGAATACAGTCAAAGTCTAGCCCGGTGAGCAACAACACGTCCCAATCGTGTTTCATTTCAATGTGCTGCCACTTCCAGTCATCGCCGTTGGCGTGATATCTAGCGGATTTTTGTTCAATTGTTTTGCCGTGTTTGGAGTGGTCGTGTATAGACGATGTTCTTTTTTCTAACTTGAACCAATCGTGTGCAATTGGTTCCATATATTTTTCACCAAAAGTCTTCCCTTGCAGCGCAACATATTTGAGAATATCGGGCGACGCATTGTTTTTAATATAGAAGTCCAATTGAGTATTGGGTGAAACGAATTCTTGATGCACGCGCAGCGTTTGTAGGTTCGCACAAGATAACCCGGTACTTTGCATGATACGGATGATAAATAATACTGAAGTAACTAAGATGCATTATATAGTAGTAATAAAAAGTATTCAATTTTCCATAAAAAAGGTACAATATGTAATAATTAAATAGTCTGATTTTTGTTTAAGGCGTGTTGAATAATGCACACATATTATTTGCTTCCACGTTCACCTCGGACTTAGTGAATAGGTTCATAATCATGTCATCGGTACGGAAACGAATAGTATAGTCTTGCTGGATATTGTTACGTCCGATGCGGCCCATTGCCTGTAATGTCTTTTGTTGTGTCATATTCATCAAATCTTTACCAATAAATCCGTGACAGAACTGATAGTTTGTACCATAAATATAGTCGGAAGAGGCGATAATGATGAATAGGCGCTGTTCGTCTGCAAGTTTCTTCATAATTTCCATATATTGGACATTCGGTTCATTTGTAAACATTCCAATGCCCAGTAGCAACAGAACCTTGAAATTATTACTAACGTTCAATTGCATAATTTCTTTGACAGTTATCTCGTCAATGTTTGCAACGAACGCGTTTTCGCGCACCTCTCCGTCGGGTGTCCAAATAGATTGATGTGGACGCGAGTTGGGCACATACATAGGGTCTAGACCAACTGCTCGTAATTCTTTGCGTAGTTTATTAATTTCAACCATCCACGCTTGCGATTCCTTACACAATCGGCCGCTTTCCCGGGCAGCCGTTTTATCATTCTTTCCGTCGGTTCCAGATTTAGTTTCTTTTGCTAAAATATCCCCTTCTAATCGGTCAATACGGGCAACCACATCATTGTTTCTACTGATCTTTGCCAAAATATTCTGAAATACACTCTCGGCAATATTGGTTTGTTGTATGTAAAAGTTACCCACCTTATTTACGTCTTCCGCCAAGAAGATTGTAGGACCATCAGTCAACGTATAGGCATCAGACGTAGTGAGAGAAATTCCCGACGAAGCAGTAGGAGGTGTTGGTTCAGGTGGGGATGCAAACACACTACTCGTTCTCGCCAGTGGCCCACCCGCCCTGGCGGATTGTTCAACACTGGTAGACTTTGTAATACCAGATCGCTTATGGCCAGAAACGTACTTGGGTTTGCGTGTAGATAAAGCGTATTTATAGATTTGTTCCCAATAGTCGGGATTGATGTGTAACATCACCTCCAAATAATACTCTTTTAATCGGTTCATCGTAATGTTACTAATATCCTCTGCAAAATATGCATCAATAGTGTACGCCTCATCAATCAGTTTCTCCGAATTGATGTATTCAATAAAGCGGATAATCTCGCGTAGATCAAAGTATCGCAATAAAGTCTTGTTGCTATCGCAGTATTGGATACATTTATACAATTGCCTATATTCCGAATGCATAAAGTGAGGAAGAACACAGAACCCCGACTTGTCCAATATAGGGATAGACTTTCTACAATCGTAACTAGTAATGGTATGTATTTCCGCATCTTCAAACTTGCATCTGAAATCGGCAAACACTGGTTGTAATTCATCTGGTGTAGGCAGCGTAGCACACGAAAGAACAACCGTTGGTATAAGGTTCTCGGTCCAGTTCTTATGAATAACGGCGTGTAATGCGTGCTCTTTGTAGTCCATAGTAATAGTCGGTTCGTCCCAATATGTCACGATGCGTTCGGCCGGATTGAATGCGAGCATATAATGCATTGCCGTAATATAAGACTGAACATCGCAAATCATAATCTCTACGTTGTTACCGACACTATTATCTACTTTTCCAATACCGCCGGAACGACGGTTTCGTGTATAGTCAATTGCCGAGAAGTAATGCAGACGAATGTCCGCGGCGGATTCGCAACCAAATGCGAACGCAACCTTTTTTTCAACTGAAATGGCCGATTTTGCCAATGCTAGGCCAATATGGCGCGCAACACATACAAAGATAACGCGGTATTGTTCAGATAAGCCGACTGGGGAGAGCGTTTTGCCCGTACCTGTCGGAGCAGTATATAGCACCAGTTTCGGAATAAATGGTGCGTCGGGTCGGGGTTTGCAAATACTAAACAACTGTTTCTGGTGTGTAAACAACGAACGGTCCTCATACTTGAATAGATAAGTGTTTCGCTCAATGAATTCGTACGCATTGGTAATGATTTCGCTGGTTTTTGTAAATGAGTTTGCGTACGACACGATGCGATCAATCACATCCATAACGTGGCAGTTGAGATTGTTAATAGACGTTTTTTTTAGTTGCATAATGGTGTAAAGATAGAAGGCATATTTTTGTTTTCTTTTATATATTTGTTTCAATAGTTCTACTGCAAGGTCAATTAATAAGAACTCAAATACGAGTTCCTTATTATCACCCAAAGTACTATCTAAGTTCTGAATACGAAACTTATCCACACTTTTCATATGTTTGAGTTCCCCCCCGCCAATCGGTTGAAATGTAATGTCTGCCAAAGGTGTATCTTTTCCATATTTTGCGATAGGTTTTGTTAGAAGATCTTCAAAGTACTTATTGAAGAGTAGACGTTCGGTTTCGGGAGACTTGTCAATCTTCAAGAATGAGTACAACGAGAGGTGGTCGTTTGTTCGGATATTCACGTCACTGTACCCGGCCACAATCATTTTTAAGATTTGTTTTTCACTTTGCGAGACGGGTACCTCAATTGTCTCCCATTCGGAACGAGTGAGTTTGCGTTGAGTAAGGTCCATTTTGAGTAGTAGTTATTATAGGTTATAAAGCCGTGTAATTGATGCCATCTATAATACGATTTAGAAGTAATCAATTTTTTGTAAAAAAATGAGCTAATAATAGAGTGAACACGAGCGTTTACACCCCCATTTTGTTGGATTGGCCAAAATATATTTGAGAAAATAGGTTCAATAATTGGTAAAACAATGTATAGATAAATATATCATGGATAAATACAATCGTCTTTGCGCAAATATAGATGATCAGATGAACTTTGATTGCACTGTAATTGACAACCATAACAAACAATATTGTGAACTACTACAAATAATTTACACGGATTGCGTAAGATATCGTGACCGAAAAATGAAATCAATATTGGAAGAAAAAATAAGAGATAATAAAAAGAAAATAAGTGCGTAAAAAGACATAGAAATGTTGAATAGTAGTATATTAGCTAATGTTCACCAACTTATTTAAAACGAGATATAATACTGCTACTTTTGAGGATGTACAAGTTGCAATCAGAAACCCAAATACATATGTATTAATCAATACGTTACTGGTTTCCAACCAACAATGTTTGATACAAAATACAATATCGTATCAGACCGAAGAGAACCTTATAAATGAATACATAACAAACTATGATTTTAATAGTAAAACGGTTATTGTATATGGAGAGAACACGAATGATGATAGTATAGAGACCAAATATAGCCAATTATTAGGGCTCGGGTTTGCAAATGTATATATCTACCGAGGAGGGTTGTTTGAATGGCTACTACTACAAGATATCTATGGACATACGGAGTTTCCTACCACAAGTAAATTATTAGACATATTAAAATATAAACCGACGAGAACCTGTATCAAATAGAAAAGGCGATTTATACAGTATTTATCACTAGACTAACTTGTGTGTCCTTTACCGGCACTTCCGTTACAGGCACTTCGGTAACGCGATTTTCGGTAGCCATCTTATCCGGGTCAACATAGTTATACTGGATACGGTCTTTTAGATAAGCGGAATAAAAAATGTTTGTATCCGTGTTCGCAAGTGCATTGGTATCAATCAGTTTCCCCGCCAAGAACAGTACATTGGTAATGAAAACGCTGGTAGTCTTACTATCTAAGTAGTTATAATAGACAGAATAACCGCTGAAACACGTATTTGCTAAAAAACAGAACAACGCAATATAACTAGCTATCTGATAACTATGGTCTAAATTGAGAACCTTGTGTCGCTTTATTTCTGGTAAATGAAGAAGCGCTTCGCCGACAGCATCATTGTCTGACGGAAATTCTTTATTTACTTCTAAATAATCAATCATCGTGGTTTCACGTTTCATCTCAGTAATATAGAGATATACGAACGCAACCAGAGTGGCAATATTTACGCCGGCGTTCGCGCTATATGTAGCCGTACTCTTGAACATGTTCTCCGTTGCCCCACACATTTGTTCACCGCATTTTTGAGGGACGAACATAACGAGCATAGTTCCCATTAATACGCGGTATAACTCCAATACAAATGAGACGGACACACTAAACTTTTGCATAAAATCCTGGTCATTCAATCTCTTGGTAATACATTCGCAACACTTGGACTTGTCAATTGGCTTCTCAACGGATATAGGCGCGGTAACGGGCGGGTTTAGTTTTACTAGTTCTGTCTCCATAACTGTATATCTAATCCTCATATATTTTTCTGTGAGGTATTCATAAAAAATTGAAAGACCGATTGTCATATTTAGTTAAAATATCTAAGATTATAATAAAATGAGCCAACCAATTATTATCTCCATTGAAGGCAATATCGGTGCCGGAAAGTCTACTATACTGGAAGAACTCAACGCACGAATGGGCGAATCTTCTTATATTAAGTTTGTAAAAGAACCAGTAGATATATGGGAGACAGTGAGGGACGAAGATGGTAAGACGATACTAGAAAAGTTTTATGAAGATCCTAAAAAATACGCATTTCAATTCCAAGTAATGGCACTGACTACTCGTCTAGCATTGATACGCAATTCAGTTCGCACAAATCCTGATTGCAAAGTGATAATATGTGAACGTTCGGTAGATGCGGACAAACAAATATTCGCAAAGATGTTACATGCGGACGGAGTAATATCATATATTGATTATAAAATCTACTGTTTGCTTGCAACCGAACATTCTCAGGACTTTATAGTGGACGGGTATGTGTATATCAATGCGGATGCCGATATATGTCACCGCCGCGTTACCAAACGGTCTAGAACGGGCGAAAGTCAGATAGAATTAGAGTACTTACAGAAATGTAAGAAGTATCACGATGATTGGTTGGAAAATTATCAAGACTGGGATTGTAATAAAGACAAAATAAAGACGCGGGTGTTGAACTTAAATACAAATGCAGATGTTTCATACAATAAAGACGACGAAGCCGATGTAGGAAACCAATGGATTAATGACATTGAGAAATTTATCAATGACATCATTCTAGCGAAACAACAGAATTAATTGAATTTTACTATAATCTGAACATTTTCCTTTTTTATGCATTTACAGGCCGAAATGGATAACTCTTCCCTACGTTTTCTCGTTTTTGAATTATTTATCTGTATAATGCTTTCATCGTCTACTGGTGTGCGACGTTTAGTAGTGCTATTACGTTTATTCATATCATTTTCAATCGCATCGTAGTTGCTCTTAATATAGTCAACAATATTGTTTTCTAATGCCCATTTAAAGAAATTCAATTGTCCGATGGTAGTTTCCATAAACTGCTCCTTGTTATAAGGGATAGATACCCGTTCCCACCTACAAAATGGGTCAAACCGTCGCTTAGAATACGCTTTTAATTTCAACTTATATTCGTTATATACTTTAAACCGTGTTACTGTAAGAGTATCCCCCGACCCATTTGTTTGCTCATATACAGTATAATATTTCTTCGCATAGTTCGTGACAAACCAGTCAACAATACGTAGAGATATTTCGGAATCGCCATTGATAATTCTTATCATTTTATTCAAATTTTCATGGTCGCGATAGAATTCCATCAAACTTGATAACAATAGGTCATTTTGTGTATTTAATGTGTTTGTACGTGACATATTTAATATGTAATACGTACAATGTTTATACTGGTTTATATAAACAATATAAACTGATGTGATATACTTGTTTATGTACGAAATAACTGTTGTAACTCCTACTATTGGTAGGCAATCCTTATTGCGATTGGTAAAAACATTGGCATTACAGGATATACGTCTTATACATATCATTCTATGGGACAATCATAGATGCGAAAATTCTCTTACACCTGACGATAAAGTCTTGGCATCGTATGCAAATGACAATTATGTACAGTACAATTATGTAATTAATCACCCAGTATACGACATTGTTAGAAAAGATAACTATCTTAGAACACTTGGTATAATGATGAGTGGGACGAAATATATTACTCAAATTGATGACGACTGTTGGATTGAACCGGACTGGTTATTGCGATCAGTTTCTGAAATAAAACGATTGGACCTTGATTACATATTTTGCATAAGGTGTTTATGGGAAGATGAAGAGAGAATATTGGGTATAGACAACTATGAATCGATTGGCATTAAGAATAGATTTGGATATCACTTGATGGAGACGAATTCAATTGTATTTACATCTAAGATGGCGTTGACCGTAAGTAATGTTACTAAGATATACGATCAATACGGACACGACCGATTTTTAGCAGAAGAATTATTTTCTAATTACAACGGAAATATAGATACTCGTGTTGGTTTACATCAAATTGTTCCCGACTTTTTAATTGAATTCCATAAAAGCAATATTACCCATTCTATCAAAATATTATCGGAGAATATGTTAGACAAATGACCAACGAGACCCGTCCACAATGGAAAGTGTGGTTACACGAATTAGTATGGCAAGAATACTATGACTACAATATGCAGCAAATTATTGCGATCATTTCAGAAGACGCATACAACGCAATAAAAGGACATAATGGGAATATGATGGATATTGCAAATATGGTTCGTGATATAATACGGTCGTTGGGTTCAACCAGTGCGAATAGCACGGATAGTAAAATGTCGCGTTATCGTACACTATGTAATGCTGACGGCACAATCGCCTATATACTTGTTGAAATGGAGAACATACAAAATATAAACCGAGACAATTGGTTCAATCGGATAGGTTTAGCACGGAATAAAAACAGGTTAAATGTACATTTTTCTGTGATAGTCCCACTTAATGCAGTTGCGAATGATATATGCAATGAACTATTTCGGGTTGATGTGGGGAGTAAGATACATCATTTGCATACATATATGTCACTTGTTCACCTGTCGGCTGAAAAGAAAAATACAACATTATAGTAGGAATGACTTTTGCCAAATTTATAACCGACTTGTTGCGGAAATTAGACACCTGGGTTTTAGCGAGCATGGGATATGCCACGATAGATGAAGACGATTGTCACGACCATCAAGCGTGATGTGGGTATTATTACAATTATTCTCTAATAATACACTCAATATCAAAGGATATGTTTATTGATTGCAGTCGGCAATCCATGACCAAACAAATCATATATATCAATACCACAATTGGTTTTTGCCCAAGTATAAATTCTATCTATATGATTATTTCCTTGTTGTGACCACCGTGCGTCTTATCGTCTTGCTCACCCCCCCCCCCTTTTCTGAAATATGGGTGGTAGAATAAGAAAATCATATAATAGCCACTTGAACAATTCTTTACGAAAAAAACTTATTCACAATAACGGTATGTTAGCTCACATTGAAGATATTTGTCCTTAAATATTACAGCAAAATATTATATCTGTGCATATGATATAATATTTTGGGATGTTCAGTGGACTGCGTTTAGTTGCAATCGGGCTTTTATGCACTGCGTTTTCAGCATTGACACATACCGTAACTGGCAGCACTTGCATATGTACGACCGTGCAATGTCCGGTTGTAGGAGTAAATACATTGGTAATGGGCGGCGGGGGGTCAACTGTAAAATACACATATATTGAACACAATGGACATGCAGTAGTATCGTCGGTAAAGGGACTTGTTTCACCTAAATCGTTGGATAAAGGCACTGAACCGACAAAGTGCACACAGGATTATTCTCGTATGTTAGAAGATGATGGTTCAACGGATTGTGACGCGGGGCATATTATGGCAAATCGTCTGGGAGGATATGGCAACGAACCGATAAACATTTTCCCGCAGAAATTCTCTATTAACCGTGGCGCATATGCACAATTTGAAGGGAAAATATATGAATGCATCAAGAGCGGAGCAAACCAAGCCACGTTAAATTGGCAATTCTCATATGAAAGCACAAACCATACAATGCCCAATAAAGTAGTGTATGGGGCGGATTTTGATAAGGGGGATTGCAAACACTTAGAAGATAGTTTTGCGAATTAAACGGCGGCGGGTTTTTTAATTGCGACATTATTTATTATGACCGCCGTGCGTCTTATCGTTTTGCTCACCCAGGCGGTTGAGCAAATTTGTATAATATTGCTTTTGTTACAACAAAAGTGACTTTTGCTTTAAATTGTAACCGTATTTGTTGTATTTTTTGCTTATCCTACTGGAATAGAATTTGCCGTTTGCTACCGAATGTTCGGGAACAATAATAAATGTATTTGCGTTAACAACCAAAAAGCATAGGTTGAACATTTGAATATCGCTAATTTGTTGAACATTTGAATATCGCTAATTTGTTGAACATTTGAACATTCAAATTTTCAAATGTTCAACAAAATTGAATGAAATAAATAGTTGCAATTTATCAACATAAAATGACGAAATGTCTAGCAATTGATAGAAATAACAATGGTTGCAGATGTAACGCATTGAACGAATCGCGGTTTTGTAAAAACCATTCGTACATGTCCGATTATACGGACGAAATGATGGCAAATCAAACGATGTGTTCGGGTTGTAAAAAGTCGTATTATTTACCAGATGGTGTGAAAACCTGTTCCAATTGCAAAGAACGTGGGAAACAATCCAAGATAACTGCAAAAGAAGCAGTTGTGTCATGCGCAAGTGATGCCTGTAAATTCAAGCGGTCCGATGAAAACAAGTATTGTATGAAACATCAATTGTGTGTTTTCGTGGATGAGACGGCGGCATTAGGCAAAAAGTTATGCAAACAATATGTGCGAGGTTGCCGTGCACAATTAGACACAGACTATTCCAAGTCAGCTTGCGAAGAATGTTTGGTAATTGAGCGTGAAAAGGACCGTGCTAGGCGTGGATATGCCCAAAAAACGACTGCACCAGAACCAAACAAGCAGATTTGCACAACGTGTTGTAAAACATTGGACGAAGAACAATTTATCGGGCACAATGCGGAACACACAAAAACGTGTGCATCATGCAGAGAAGCGAACCGCATTCAAGATATGAAACGAGACAAGGAACATCGCAATGAATTGTCACGTATAGCTGAGCAGAAACCTGAACGAAAAGCCGTAAAACAAGAATGGAATGAAAATAACTACGAAAAAGTGGTAATGAAGGGCTTGAATTATCGGCAGCGTCAGATTGAAGCGGATGTAGACCAATATTTGAATAAAAATGCAGAAAATGCAAAGCAATGGCGAGACCGTAACCCCGAGAAAGTTGCGACGAATAATTTGAATAAAATCAATAGCGTTGAATTGCAATATGGAGTATACACGCGAAGCGCAAGAGATAAAAATCTTGAATTTAAGTTGTCATTATCTGATTTTACTTTATTAACTGAACAATCGTGTTATTATTGCGGAACAATCCAAGAACGGGGGTTTAATGGCATTGACCGACTGAACTCAGAAGTAGGTTATGTAACTGATAATTGTGTAAGTGCGTGTAGTATGTGCAATTATATGAAAGCGTCCTTGTCGGTGGATGCGTTCCTCGGTCGGGTAGAGCACATTTTGACATATAATGGACGAATTCAGGGGCGGTTATTTCCGGAGATGTTTCCAGATTATACGTCGGCGTCATACGTTGATTATAAGAATCGTGCGTCCAAAAAGAACCTGGATTTTGGACTATCACGAGATGAGTATTTGTGTTTGATAACCCAAGATTGTTATTTGTGCGGGAAGAACAGTAATTCTCAACACCTGAACGGCATAGACAGAATAGATAATAACAAAGGGTATTCTTTGGACAATGTAAAGTCTTGTTGTGCAAATTGCAATTATATGAAAAAAAACTATGTCTTGGAAGACGTTTTGAATAAGTTTATGCAAATACATTCATTCAATATTGTACACAAAAAATCAGTACCCACCAACAGTATCGTTCACGAAACATTGGATGACATCATACAGCAAGTAGAAAATCGTGTAAATAATGATATAACCGCACACAATGATATAACTGAACCTAACCAAAATTTAATTAAAAGGGAACAAGCCCGATTAAAACAACAAAGATATAGAGAAAAAATTATTCGTGAACAGGGAATTGAAGTATTGCGTGCAAAAGAAACTGAAAAAAAACGAAATCAACGTAATAAAAATATTGTTGCAAATACAAATAAAAAAACAGATGAAGAAAAACGTGAAGAAGCTCGTTTAAAAAAACAACGACAACGAGCAGAATTAAAAGAACGATATGGTGACGAAGAATACAAAAAAATGAGAGCAACTGAACTTGCTGCATACCGTAAAAATAAACAAGAAGATTGATTTTAGTTAGTACATTTAATTTATAATTTTTTTATAAATTAATTAAGGTTTACATTAGAATATTTTTATTTTTATGTGCAAAAGCACTGTTTTAGTTTTGTTGGTCCCGATTTTCTTGTCCCTAACCTAATTAGAGTAAGCCACTCCAGCCATGCCGCTCATGACACGCAAAACATTGTAATTGACAGCGTACACACGGACCTTGGCGGTGTTGGTTCCGGAAACGGTTCCGGAGGAAAGCACGAGCTGCATCACTGCATTATCAATGCGAGAGAAGTTGCACGACCCGCTGGGTTGGTGTTCCTCGGGGCGCAGAGCAAAGGAGTACACGTTGATACCGCAGTCAGGAGCACGGGTGTGGTGCTGGAAGGGCTGAACGGTGTCAAAGTAAGAACCCTCACGCTCAGAGAAGCGGTCCTGTCCGTTGAGCTGCAACTTGGCAGTGACAACGGGGTTCTCACCCCAGCAGTGCATGTCAAGGGCAGTCTCAGCAAGCACGAAGGTGCCGGCATCGGTGAGAGGGGCTCCGTTGGCGGAACCGGTGGCTCTGTCGCCGACCTGTACACCACCCAACTCGAACAAACCAGACGTGTTAATGACGGAACCAGTCCCGATGGTGGTATCGGGAGAACCGAATGCAATCACGGCATTAGGAAGAGCATCAATGGCATCAGTGTAGTTGAAGGGCTGGGCACCAAGGGTCTTGAACAGAGTGGTATTGTCAATAAGGGAAGCACAGTAGTCAACGTTGGCATCGGGCTGAACGACCCAGATAAGCTCCTTGCAAGGGTGGTTGAAGTTCAACTTGATCTTGTTGGAAGAGGAACCGACAGACTCGTCACCAGTGAACTGCACCTGCTCAATGAGGTATTCGTGGGGGTTCTGTGCCATCTTGCGGCGCTCATCGGTATCGAGGAAGATGTAGTCAACGTACAGAGAGGCAGCAACAAGGGACTGCTGGTAAGCCTGCTGCACGGACGCGGAGGTACCGGATCCGGAACCAGAGAGGTTGCTAACAGCCCACAAGCACTCACCAATGGGGCGGAAATCAATGTTGATCTTCACCTCGTGGTACTGAAGGGCAATCAGGGGAAGGGCAAGTCCGGGGTTACGGCAAAACCAGAACTGCAGAGGCACGTAAAGGGTGGTCTCAGGCAGGGCGTTGCGGGGAGCGCACACCTGGTTGGGGGCAGAGGAGGAAGCGCAAGGACCAGACACACCGGCGAAGTTGGGGTCGGTGATGTAGGTAAGCTGGGTGGTGTTACCAATCATCTTGAAGTAACCAGCCTGTTGCTCCTTGGAGAGGGTCAGCTGGTTCCAGATGTGCATCCAGTCACCATACTGACGGTCAATGCGCTGACCACCAATCTCAACCTCAACTTGGGCAACCAACTGCTCACCGATGAAATCTAACCAACGGGCATAGACAGGGCCAGTAGTACTGGCACCCATACCCTGGTTGATCTCGGGGAGGGTCACCTGGAGGTAGGTGCGGTAGGCAAGATCACCATTGCGGCTGATCGTGCAGGTCACGCGGCGTCCGAAATCAGCCTGACCAGAGAAGGTCTGCTCAATGGACTCCATAGCGAAGTTGGTATGGCGTCTGTACGACACCTTCCAGAAAGTAATCTCGGGGGTTCCGGTAAGGAACACGTCTTGTGCGCCGTAGGCGACTAATTGCATCAAACCACCAGCCATTGTATGGAATTATATACTCTGTAAAGAAAAAAATTTCGGAGAATGAATATAATTAATCTAATTAATTAATTAGTTTGGCTAAACCGTTTTTACATAATTTTTAATTATAGAGTTTCATACATAGAAACGGTCGTATTTTAAGCTACAATTATTAATCTGTAAATAATAATTGTAATACTGTAAACTATTCCTAAATAATAACACATTATACTCCATTTGAAGACCCCCCCCATTAATTATAGACCGAACATCGTGTAACCAGCCGATTAAAACTATAACCGATTATAATACAAAGCTATCTGAGTTGTAGTTTGAAAGTATGAATGTTTCTAAATAGTTTTCGTGGAATATCTCTTGTCGGTTCTCGTGTTTCTTTTTAAAAATATATGTATCATTGGATTTCTTTATTGTCCAACCTTGTTCCAATGCGTTTGCTAAAAAGATTAATTTCTGGAACACAGCCTTGTCTACTTTTATGTTGTTGGGGGTATCTGTTACAAGATGGGATTGTTTGTTATTCATATAGATATAGAATTACTCATACAACAAATTGCATACTAATACGAGTTCTCATTTTTACATACTAGAATTGTCCTAAAATCAACATAAAAACACCTTAACAAATTATCTATTATAATACAAGTGATTAAATGTCTGGTTCTCAGAATGTTAAAATGAATGGACATAAACCCTCTATCAATACAATTGATGAAAAACACACTGACATGCTCAGGCAAATAAATGAATTAAATGAAGACGTTATCCCGAGATTGAACGCAGAAAAGGAAGCGTTAAAGAGCTATATACGTAAATTACGACCTGAACAAGTATCCGAATATTTGGACGCCCGAGATAGAATGAACGATATACGTACTACCATTCGTAATCATAAGAGATCTTGTAAGGAATATATGCTAAATAATGCCAAATATATCTTCGGTTATTTTGAACAAAAGCAACAGATTTCAAATAAACTAGAACATACACAAAACACAAGTTCAGTAAACACATTTTTTAAAATTAAATCTAATAGTACGGCGTCAGATAATGATGCGAGTAGTAAATATGCAAAGTTAAAGAGAAATTGCCAAAAATATTGGCGTAATGTAACCAATGACCTTACAAATATGCAGGACTATACAATGGGTTCCGATATATGCGAAACATGCCAAATTGGAGAACTTATTCCACAAGACGAAGAGGGCGTTCTTATATGTAATAATAAGAACTGTGGACGGTTTATTACCTATATCGTAGATAGTTCCAAACCAAATAACAAAGAGCCCCCAAATGAGGTCTCTTATACTGCATATATAAGACTGAACCATTTCAAAGAAATCCTCTCGCAGTTTCAGGCAAAAGAAACCACACAAATACCAGAGGAAGTATTAGACGCAATCCGCGCTCGCATTAAGAAAGAACGTATTACCAATATGTCATTGATTAATTACGATAAAATGCGCGATATTTTACGGAAATTGGGTCTAAATAAATACTTTGAGCATATTCAGTATATCAATTCTCTTTTTGGTATTAAACCACCCGTTATGAACGAAGAATTACACGAGACATTATGTGTTCTCTTTATAGAGATACAGAAACCGTGGGCCGTTCATTGTCCGGCGAGTAGAACCAATTTCTTTAATTATACATATACTCTGCATCAATTATGTGTTTTACTGGACCAGACGCAATATCTGCCCTACATACCTATGATGAAAGATCGGGAGAAACAATTAGAACAGGATATGATTTGGAAAAAGGTATGTCAAGATTTGGATTGGGAGTTTTTCCCATCTGTATAGATTTTGATTATCTCCATTAAAATCTATATAAACGTTACGCGACATTTAGTAGTATAAGTATAGTATACTGAGATGAGCAGCCCAACATACTCCTACCCAACTGATTTAACTATTTCGTATACCAATGACGAAGAGTATCGGAAAATTATCAGGCGAGTATTTCAAATGAAATCAGATAGTTACCCCGACATTGTTCATTCCGATATTGATGCAGTTAGTCGCGACGAACTAGAATACGACGAAACCTCAGCTTATTCGGCTATGGAGTATATATTTGATAAGACACGACGTGTCCCGCCATTCATTGCAATATACGAACAAGCCGCATCATTCATGTTTTCAACCGACATAAATATTGGGATGGCGGTGTTATTTAGTTATGATTATCTTTTGCTCTTTCACAATTGTCTAAAAGATTTTTTTACATTGTTATCACGTAACGAGGGTCCGTTTACGATAGAAAATGAAAATTATAAATTGCTTCATATTCATCTTTTTAAGAAAAGGTAAATTTTTTTTGTATACAGAATGTATATCTTGTATACAACATGTCGTCAACACGCAATAAAAATATGCCGGGTGATTATACATTAGAACAATCAGCTAACAAATTGGGTTGTAAATATTCTACATATGAGAGTGCAGGTAAACCAGTTGAAACCTATTATGCGGGAGATGGACTACTTGCCGGTAGAATTCCTGCATCAAATCTTGCATTCAACGCTTGTGATATTGAGTCTCAGTTATTCGGAATCGGGTCAACCAATCTGGTTAATCCGAAGAAGGATGTTCGCCCCGATATAAAACCGGTCCAATCGTTGAATATGATTGACAAACTACCGATTTTTATCCCAGAGCCACTTGTCGTTGAAAAGAACCAACGTCCGTATTTTATGAACTAGTACGGTTTCTCATAGTATGTCGGTTCATTACAGGTCGTTTATTACGAAAGGTTGTATTATTGATAGATTGTTTTGCAGTACGCCTTGTTAATTCATCGCGGGTAATAGTTAATAATTTAACGAATTCATCTTTTACCAGAGAATTCGGGTTCTCTGGTGAAACCATTTGAGTGGCTGGATCGCTTACAATTGATGTATGTTTAGATGACTTGGCCAATAAGTTTAACTGATTTGCGAATTCCGCACTTGCACTATTTGGCTTGACATTGGTTGGTAGTTCACTGCACGGGGTTACATTAACCGTCATAATCTCGGTTAATGGAGTATTTGTACCATCAGCGTGTAGTTGAATTGGTAAATATATTACCGCCATTGCATATTGGTCGGTTATCATTTGTTAAATAGAACGGATTGTTGTATTTAACTATTTTTAGGTATATTAGATGTTATGGGGGGGCCATCACACCCTCTGTCGCTTCCGATCATTTAGAGCTTTTACTGACTTTTCATCGGATTTTATCGCTTCAAGCTCTACTTGACTATATATGGAGTCTATTGTCTGGTCATCGCTAATCGATTGGGTATTGGGTTGGGGTTCAATTGCTTGAAGCTGATCGCGCAATTCGCGTAAACCCACAAGAGCTTCTTCGGTTGGTAAAAATAATTGTCCCTTTCCATTTTTGCAAGTCTTGTTTTCGCCCAATAAACCCAGAATTTCAGTAGTAATAAAACTGGTTGGCTTGGTAGAAACATTTTGTAACATTTGCATTAGATCGTCTTTCTGATTTATCTTGGTATTCAAACTCGTTACCATCTCATTTGCAATATTCAATCTATTTGTACCACTTTTATTTAAATGTGTTTCAAACATCTTCTTGCCGCCGTTTATTATCATACGAATCATGTCCAAAAGTCCGCCTTTATGAAACCCCTTGGCTATTACGTTTCTATGATGGTCGGGAAGGCACTGTGTAACCGCATCTTTAACTTTGACAGCATCGCCATTACCGACGTCCGCCGCACCAGCACCATTGCCAATAATAGCAGCACCATTGGCAGCAGCAGTGCCTTTGCTATCAGAAGCATTAACGGTGTCAGAACCAACAGGACTAGCGACCGACCCATCACCCGCGATGGTGAATGTTTTAAATTCATAAGTCTTTCTATCCATAAACACGTATGTTTTTTGTAATGGAGAAGCAGGGGGTGATGCGGCCTTTCTCTTAGGATCTGGTTTGGTCCAATAATGCTCAACATAGATGAGGTTTTTATTCGTTTTTAAATAATCCTTTATTTTTGTTGGTAGATTTGATAGGTCAACTTTGTCTGAATAAACGATGATTTCTTTTGGGTTGAATTGTGATACAAACAATTTTAAATAATGCCGGATTTTATCTATTAATGTCCACGCACTGTTGGCGCCTAATGCTGGTGTTGATACTGGTGTTGATACTGGTGCTGGTACAATTATTGGTGTTACTTCTGCATTTGCGTGTAACTGGTTTCTTACTGGTACTCGTATAACTCTTGATCCGGTTGTTTCTGATGACCCGTTTGATGACACGCTTGATGACCCGTTTGATGACACGCTTGATGACCCGTTTGATGACACGCTTGATGACGCGTTTGATGATGCTGATGCTGTATCTGATACTGATGCTGTATCTGATACTGATGCTGTATCTGATACTGATGCTGTATCTGATACTGATGCTGTATCTGATACTGATGAACCGTTATATTTAAACCGTATTGGTCGTCCATTTGTTCGTTGTACTGCTGGACTAAACAAGCTATTAATAGATGGTCTAGCAGCAGCATTAGTACTAGCAGCAGTACCAGGAACAGGAGCAGTAGTAGTACCAGGAACAGGAGTACCAGTACCAGGAACAGGAGTACCAGTACCAGTAGCAGTAGTAGTAGCAGCAGTATGAGGGTTTTGCAGAGCCCCCATTACAACTTCGATTAAATCGTTTTGTCCAACTTGCTGACTAGCTACCAAACTATTGTTAGGGAGAATTGATGGTATGACTTGTGCATGATTATCCGCTAGTGCCCGGGCATCACGGTTAACGTCAGTAACAGGAACAGGAACAGGAGTAGCAGCATTAACATTCGGAGGAACAGGAACAGGAGTAGCAACAATAGTAGGATTATTATACTGGTGCATAGGATTTTGAATATAATCGGCATTAACGAGAGGAGGAAGAGGGTCTATTGTAGCATTTGCAATCGGAAGATCCACAACGCTAACACGGGGAGGTGGGGGTAATGACAAAGCACCCATTAATACATCTACTAAATTTTGGCTTGCACGTGCTTGGTCAAACTGTTCTTGTTCGGCTATTTGGACTATCCTGTCTATTTCTGCTTGGTCCAACGGTTCTTGTTTTGCCGCTTGGGCCTCTTCTTGAAGGATTAGAAATGCAGAGGCACGACCGGCGTTTTGGATAGCATCATTGTCGCACACTTGTTTACCACCCAATCGGTTGGTAGTGCATTCGTTTAATTTTTTGGTTTGGGCCGTTAACAATCCAATTCGTGTATTTATTCGTGATATTTTTAGTTTAGCCCCTCTGTTTAATAAGACCATTTTGTTTCTCCTATCGTTGGACATTTGGTCAACTGGCCCATACTTGCTAATGAAAGACTGCAACGAATTTCTAAATTGTTCAGGAATATCTGTTTTTTCTCGTTCTAGACGTTGAATAACGGCAAGATTTTTTTGTATATTAGCTTTTACTTTTTCTTGATTAGCAGTAGCACCAACATTAGCAGTAGGCGCTGTACGAGCAAATCTATTTAAAAAACTTGTAAGTCCACTGGCAAAATTATTCATGTGGTATATGTAACGAGTATAACATAAGTAAACAAATTACTTTCGCGAAACTAATTTGTTATGTGCCGATTAGCAAATCGTACTATTTTCTAAATCTTTGTTTACACCGATGAAGATTTAAATCAGCACAACCACCGAAGGTGGTTATACGTTTTAATTCATTTATCGGCAACGTTTCATTTGAATTATATAAATAGCACGCCAAAGGCGTGCGGATTTAAATCTTCAAATGTGTATATAATGTATCAATTAAGTAAGTATTCGCCCGCTTATAATTTTTATTGAACGTCTTTTCCGACTTTGACGACGAATATTTCTTGGTAGTTTATTATGCGTGCGATTGGACCGATTTATACGTATAGGGCGCTTGGTACGACGGTTAGTGGAAGAAATTGTGGGTTTATTCTTTTTGGTCGGACTTCCACCGCGCTTGGTGTGGTGGTAATATATTTGGTATATTAACGTTGACAAGTCTAGATCTTTGAACTTGGTAATAGGTGTAAATTGAATGGGTTTGTATTCACCAACTAAACGTGTCTTGTCTTCACGTATTCCAGTTATATCAAGGTATTGGGCCTTTACATTTTTTAGTTTCCCTGTGATTGGTAAATAAGTGACTAGCGTCGGATTGTGCAACGGATGCGTGTTCAGTTCCCCTTGTTCTACATATAGAGCGAAATCTTTTAGCGCATCATATTTTGGACGAGCATCATTTGTGGAAGGGCGTTCAAAATAGTCAATTAATCTACGCAACATATGAAAGTAGGAAATAATCCTTTCATCAATATTGTTTCCAGTTCCAGGATCCAGTAAACGTCTTGTATTTTCGGTCATAACGACGATAATGAGACAATTATAATACTGAGATATTCTATTATTACCAAACAGTTTAACATCTTTCACCTCGCGTATTGTGTCCACAATTCGTTTAAACATATCTGTTTCCTCTTCTGTCTTATTGGGGATATTAAATAAACTACTCGTCTTTCCTATAAGGAGGCCAAATCCTTTCATAAAATTGATATAAGCCGTTTTAATAGTAGATCTAATGTCTACCGGTTGACTATTCTTTAAATCCGGTTGACTATTCTTTAAATAAACCAGATTACCATTTTTGAACCCATCTGCTTGCATTTTGTCTTTTATTAAACCATCAGACATTCGGTTATACCCAGCATTCCAACCAGATATTGTTGCTCGTTGTAATAGCGTTAGTTGCCGAATAGTGCCGTTATCGTTCTTTATTGGTTGTCTGTAAGCAGCATTATAGTCAGATAAGCTACCAATACGATTAATGAAATCAATACCATCAATACCAGGGTTAAAGGTGTAAGGGGTAGTAAATAAAGTATTTAATCCGTTTAGAATTGTTACGATTTCTGTGAGTACGATGGATGGAAGAGGATGCGTGTTAGCATTAACGGTTAGATCAAGCGCATTGCTGAGTTCAATTGCGTGTTCTTCAAGTGCCTCAATATCACCGGTTGGGTTTGGTACGTCTAATAATGCATTGCGCTCTTTTGTTACATGACGGGTTACCGATCTTAGATTATTCCGTATCTGCTCGTCCACCTTCTGCTCCTCCGCCCGCTTCTTCTCCGCTACCCTCGCGATCTCGTCCGCCGCCTGCTTGTCCTCTGCTAGCTTCGCTACCCTCGCGATCTCGTCCGCCGCCTGCTTGTCCTCTGCTAGCTTCGCTACCCTCGCGGTCTCCTGCTGCTCTGCCGCCCGCTTCTGCTCGTCCTCTGCTAGCTTCGCTACCCTCGCGGCCTCCTGCTGCTCTGCCGCCCGCTTCTGCTCGTCCTCTGCTAGCTTCGCTACCCTCGCGGCCTCCTGCTGCTCTGCCGCCCGCTTCTGCTCGTCCTCTGCTAGCTTCGCTACCCTCGCGGCCTCTGCTAACCTCGCGGCATCGTCAGCCAGCTTCTGCTTCGCGGCCTCTTCCTGCTTTCTCGTGATCTCCTCCCCCTTCTGCTTCGCGGCATCGTCTACCAGCTTCTTCACGGCCTCAGCCTGTATATTCTCCACGGCTACCCTCGCGGCCTCCTCCTGTATCTTCTTCACTGTCTCCTCTTGTATCTTCTTCGCGGCCTCTGCTACCCTCGCGGCCTCTGCTACCCTCGCGGCCTCTGCTACCCTCGCGGCCTCTGCTACCCTCGCGGCCTCATCCTGCTCCGCATTCACAGGAACGATTGGCTCAATTGGTACGTTAACAGTTGGGTTATGTAACAACGTAAATAATTCGCTAACTTCTGTACTTGGTATGGCAAATGCTATCGCATCATGATCTGCCATAACGGCAATGTCGTCAATAAGAAACTCTCGCTTAATAATTTCTATGTCTACAAGACGAACATCGGGTTTATCGTATTTGAGTAGAACACGAATAACCGCATTATTAGCAGTGGGATCAATGGTTTCTTGTTGTAATGCTGTACTCATTTTAATCATTGGTATTACATCCTCAAATTTAATGTCATTCTTTCCTAGGATAATTCCTCCATTAAGTGGGTTCATTTTGTCAAGTTCACCGTGTTCTTCAACGGTATATGGTTTGATTAGTGATCCAAATATTTTAAAAAGAATGTTCTCGCCTTCCGGTATTGGCACTAGATCAATACTACTGTATCTATAAGTTTTTACCAATGCATTGACTTCGGCAATTATGTTGTTTATATTTTTATCGTCTGGCGTTTCAATGTTGGACGACATTTCTATATAATACTGATACTAAAATATACAGAAAACAACCGGCTCAGTCAAGACAATTCAAACATACATTATCCGCCTCCCCCAGAAGTATATGTAGGGTTTTACACACCATTATTGTTATCCTAAGTGATAATGCTAAATATATGTGTATACATTCGGTAATGGTTGAATACCTAATGTATCGTTTCAGTTTTGCACAGATGAACATTGTAATCCACATAAAGTGCGATTAATGGTTTATTTGTGGCGACGAGTAGTCCGGACCTTTCTCTTTTTGGATTTCGTCATATTTCGTTTTCGTTTACGGCTCAGTTTACCTCCTTCTCTGGCTGACCCAAACCACCTCCCAAAACGGCTAGATTCCGGCTTTTGTTCTGTTGCTCTTGCTACTTCTGTTGCTGGTGCTTCTGCATTTAGTTTTCGTGTAGGAAATATGGATGCGAGCGCATTATACGCGTGGCCAAACCCCTTTTTAACAACACCGGTACGAAGAGTGTCCTTTTTTTCTGGTGGGGTGGTTATACGTTTCATATATTGTTCTCGTGCTTCTCTTGCTGCTGCTTCTCTATTTGCAGCATCATAACTCTCAGTAATGTCTCTTATACGCTCGCCGAATGCATGTACACTATTGTCATCATTTACACTATCGTCATCAATTAAACTATCGTCATCATTGCCACTGTGGGATAAAATAAGATCGATTGCTCTACTAATTTTGGATGCCATCTTCTTACGACCATCCTCATCTATACCGGGTAGAATATTTAAATTAAGGTTAATCATGTTATACTTGCCACTAACCTTGATAGAGCCGGTTATTCTTTGTATTGTGTAGCCGTCTGCCGGATTTACATTTCGGTCAATGTCAATATTAAACTGACCTGAGTTGTTATGAGAAAGGGGTTCTTCCTCGTCTAAAGAAATTGCCAGACTTGGTTTAGCCCCATCACTAGAACCGGCGACTGGTTTAGAACTGGCGACTGATTTAGCATCAATACTATTTGCTTGTGAATTTTTGTCTTGATCATCATGACGACCCGCGTTTGACAATTGATTTAATGAACTGAATGCATCATTCACCTCCGCTGTGGCTTTAATCGCGGGACTTGTGATATAAGTTATAGTGTCATTTTTGACGATTGCAGTCATTGGTGTATCATGGTCAAGATACATAATATAATGTTCATCATCTGCACTCGCTTTGACTATATACTTACCATTATATGTTGTTTCGCCTATCGTATAGGCAATGTCATCATTTATAACAAATCCACCACCACGCTTTCCACGTGAGTCGAACTCTATACAAGTAAGCGTATCCAAATTAACATCCGTATTCAATATCTCCTTACGATCATAATAATCTATCTTGGCTGTGTTAAATCTTGGCGATAAGGATATGATTGTTGCATAATGACTGATTTTAGGAGTTTTAGGAGGGGTGTATTTTACAATTTGACCTACATTAAACTCGCATGTTTCTGTACGTGCACTACTCGTAACGGAGTTATCTGACTGAGCCATATTGATTTAATTATACTATATATCAATATTTTTATTAAGACTTGAATAAAAAATCAGTGTTGTGTTTTCAAATTCCAAGCAAGATACCAATACCGATTTTTTAATCAATCGCCACGTAGAATGGGATATAGACCCTTGAATAAAAAAATCTTCAAGTGTCTTAATAAATGTGTAAAAAATTGAACTAAATATATGACTAAACTACTAAATAACAACAGACCGTAAAATGAATTATCAAATAGAAGCCCCATTAAGAGCCAGGACCGCACTCGTATTTGACGTGGAAACTACCGGGCTTTTACCACAAAAGCCAAGATATTCCACTGCTCCAATTCCGATCACTGCCTATCCGCATATAATCCAATTGAGTTTCGTGCTATATGATATTGCCAATAGTAAAATATTACGTTCGTATGACTCGTATGTAAAGATAGATGACACGGTAGTAATTGGCGAATACATATCCACCCTGACAGGAATAACAAACGAAATATGTAATCGTAAAGGGAACGATATTGTAGACGTATTACGCGCATTCAACCGGGCCTATGCAGAATGTGATGTACTGGTGGCGCACAATATAGACTTTGACGAAAAAATGGTGATGATAGAAACGGAGCGTAATCGCACAAGATTGATAGAAACCGCACCCGAATGTTTGAATATATTCAACAAGATCCACGAGGAATTGCGAGGAATAGCGCGTTATTGCACAATGCGTAAAGGGGTACTATTGTGTAATATAATGGTGGAATCCAAGGTGCCGGGAAAACCACCAACCGCAAAATGGCCGAAGTTATCCGAGTTATACGCCACATTGTTTAATAATGAAACCGTCTCGGGAATGCACAACGCCATGGTAGACGTACAGGCGTGTTTGCGTTGTTATATGAAAATGCGTCATAATTCTGATCCGGGATTGTTATCCCAATAAAAATCTACAATGAAAAATAAATAATCTAACTAAGCCGAGCACATTTCACATACCTCATCTTCTTCCATCATATTGGTCTGTTTTTTTTCGGGCTCAATCGTAAATTGTTGTGCTTGATGTCTCGCGCGTCGTCTCAAATAATACATACCCGTTTTCAGTCCTTTGCCCCAAGAATGGAAATGCATAGACGTCAAATTATTATAATTTGGGTCTTCCAACCACAAGTTCAAACTCTGGCTTTGGCAAATAAATGCCCCACGATCCGCTGCCATATCAATGATGCTGCGCATAGGCAATTCCCATACAGTCTTATATTTTTCTTTAATCTCCACGGGAATGATATCAATGTGCTGAACACTGCCATTATTTGCAATAATCATATTCTTCATCTTCTCGTTCCAAAGGTCCAATTTGATTAAATCGTTCATCAAATACTTGTTGGTCAAAATGAATTCGCCGGCAATGGTACGTCTATTATAAATGTTGCTGGTAATCGGTTCAATACATTCATTGTAACCTAAAATCTGCGATGTGGACGCCGTGGGCATAGGTGCAACTAAAAGTGAATTTCGGATGCCGTACATTTGCACGTCTTCCTTCAACTCATTCCAATCATACCGTTGTTCGGTTTCAGACGGATTAACGTTCCACATATCAAATTGTAGAATACCGTGACTTGCCGGAGACCCCTCAAACGTTTCATATGCCCCCTCTATCTTTGCGATATGACAAGATTCCGTTAATGCTGCGTGGTAAATGGTTTCAAAAATACGTTTATTGATTAATCTTGCTTCATCACTTGTAAAATGTGTATTTAATAACATAAATACGTCGGCGAGACCCTGTACTCCGATCCCGATGGGTCTATGTCGCTTATTGCTTCGTCGTGTCTTATCTGTTGGATAAAAATTGACGTCAATAATACGATTGAGATTGTATGTAACGGTACGTGTAACCGAGTGTAACATTTCGTAATCAAATACCTTGCCGTCGGATCCGTCTTTAATGAATGCGGGAAGTGCAATACTGGCAAGATTGCAAACTGCGGTTTCATCTTCGTCCGAGTATTCCGTAATTTCACAACAAAGGTTAGAAGACTTGATTGTGCCGAGGTTTTTTTGATTGCACTTTTGATTGACCGCGTCTTTGTATAGCAAATAGGGTGTGCCCGTCTCCATTTGTGCGTCCAAAACACGAAACCATAGGTCTCTGGCTTTTACGGTTCTTCTACCTCTCCCGCTCTTTTCATAGAAGGTATATAATTTTTCAAACTCGTCGCCGTATACATCAGAGAGACCGGGGCATTCGTCTGGACACATGAGGGTCCATTCCCCGTTTGCTTTCACACGTTCCATAAACAAGTCGGGTGTCCATAATGCATAGAATAAATCGCGAGCTTTCAAATCTTCCTCACCGTGATTTTTACGCATATCTAAGAATTTTTCAATGTCTGCGTGCCAGGGTTCAAGATAGATAGCAAAGCTTCCGTTGCGGCGCCCACCTCCCTGATCGACATATTTTGCAGTGTTATTGAAAACACGTAACATAGGTACAATGCCATTGGATTCGCCGTTCGTACCTCTAATATGACTACCCGATGCGCGAATATTATGGATATGCAGACCAATTCCACCTGCCCATTTAGAAATGAGTGCACAATCTTTGAGAGTATTATAGATGCCATCAATGCTATCGCTTTCCATCGCCAGTAAATAGCAGGAAGACAGTTGAGGGTGTGGCGTGCCTGCATTAAAAAGAGTGGGTGTAGCGTGTGTAAAATACTTTTGCGACATCAGTTCGTATGTCTCACGTACGCGATGAAAATTATTGCCGTGAATGCCGATGGCGACGCGGAGCCACAAGTGTTGAATACGCTCAACAATTTTTTTATCAATTCTCATTAGATATGCACGTTCCAACGTTTTAAATCCAAAATAATCAATGAGATATTCGCGATTGTAATTAATGAGACTGTCTAGTTTATTCGTGGTAAATAATGTAGTAACGCCGTCGGCGGGTTCGTCGTATTCTAAAATCACGTTATATAGGTCTTCTGATATGATTGGGGAATGTTTGCCGTTCTTGTCTTTATAAAAGTAGAGTTGTTTCATAGTGTCAGTGAATGAGGAGGACGTATTTTTTAAATGATTAGATATCACAATTCGTCCAGCGAGAACATTGTAATCTGGGTGAATAGATGACATGGACGCACATTGTTCGGCGGATAGTTCATCAATTTGTGTGGTAGAAATATTATTATATAACTGGTCAATTACTTTCATAACCAAGGACGTATAATTAATTTTGATATTGGCTTCATTTCCGATTTTTTTAATTCGGTTTAAAATTTTATCAAATGAAACTACTTCTGGTTTGCCTGAGCGTTTGATTACAAACATTTCGTCGTCAGCATTTCCGATTGGCATGGAAGTTACGGGAGGTGTAGACATTGATCTTATATACTAATAAAAATAAATGTCTATATTGTTTTCGTGCAACTAAAATTCTAATTTAACTAGACATATTTTTTTGTTATCTGGCATGTTTTGTATGGTGTGTGTGCCTGATGTTTGATCAGTCTGAACAATAATTTTGGGAATACGTTTTTTTGCGGCGCGATGTTCATAGCCGTCACTTCGTTCAAATAAAATGATGTTCCATACTTCGCGGATTTTGCTAACTGCAGCAGCAAACCATTTGCGGTTTCGTTCAATTAGAACACAAGAGAATTCATTGAGATACCAGTAAATGGTAGTGAATAAAACGAGACCATTCTCCCGTGCAGATTGTTTTGTTGCCTCAGTCCATTCAAGTATCTGTGCCTTATCATTCGGAATGTTCAATGGCATGTACCGATATACTGGGTTATCTGCATTACCGACATCACGCTTTATGAAATGAAGTACAACTCCCTTGTATTCAGTTGTATCATCAGCATAGAAATCTTCTTCGGCGGAATACTCTTGTATTCTAGTCTCAACAAAATCGCACTTATCCAAATTACACGTTTCCATTTGTATTTGTGTTTGTATCCAATAGTCTTCCTTTGGAACCCCAGTAATATCCCGGTTAACAATATTTTTGATTTCAAGCATTCGTCCATACCGAGTACTATTTGGGTCAATGTTAATTCCATCAGGCGATGCCCCGATAAACGAATAATCTGGGTGTTGAATACAGCCAAACTCACCAATTTTCGTTTGATACATTGCTTCATATATCATTACCGTAACCGGTTCATATTTTACCCCCCAATGCATCGGAGAAGTAGTACTACTGGTCTTAAACTCTGGCGCATTCGGTTCTACTGATTTACACTTTTCGTATATCAGACTATTTACTTGGGATTGAGTGCCAAATACTTTCCATAGATTACTCGCAGTGATCAGGCCGTTTCTAAACTCGTACCATTCGGGGGTTCTCTGTTCCGGTTGAGGAATAGATTGTAACCGGGCGATTTGTTGTGATAATCCATCTATTTCATTAGAAGACATTGGACAAATTGTGTTTAGTGTATAGGGCATTGAACGCTGAGGTATTCCGTTACATATATTGTAAGTTTCCATAACTTCCTCTACTAATTCAATAATGTCGGCATAATTATCTTCCTCACATAGTCCTGCGAATTCCCATTCGTCGTAGAGAAGTTCAGCAATGTCTTGGCATATATCCGAATAAAATGTAGGTGATGATAATTGGAGTAAGTTTCCATTGAACCTCTCGTCAATTTGTTCATATACGTCCATAATAGTTTCCGCAACATCTTCGTCTGTGATATTTTCAAGTGTAAATGCATCAAAATCAGATATTTCACTCAGCGTATCGGACGGTCCAATGCTTCTATCGGTATCACTTGCAACATAATCTGGATCGTCTTCCATTTGTAATTATTGTATAATGAAATATACTTTCTATATATTTTATTACGTTAATGCCTAATTTGATTTCAATTTTGCGTAAGACTTAATCTTGTTTTTCAGATATAGCCGCTCGCTTTGGCGTCAGGGATTTTAATGTGGAAACCCGTTTGGTGTCAATAATACGCAGAGTAAAGTTATGTGTGGCTTGATTGAAATGTAGAGCAGGTATAGCATCAATTTCTTGCTTTCCCTTATCATATGTCACGTCTTTTGTTTTTTGTAATTTATTTTTCTCCAAACAATCCACGAAAAACACCTTTAATAGCTTGATATCCTTTGATGGATAACCGTGATCTTTACCATATCGTTCGGCGAACTGATGTAGCTTTTGTATTTTAACCGTTTTATCAATCTTATTCCAATTATCCGATTTATTTCGTATTTTCTCATTTTCAAGTAATCGGTCAATTTCATTATATTTAGTTTCGTCGCGAGTTAATTGTGGTTCATTCAATACGGTTGTCGTTTCATTTTCAGTAGGTTGGTTCGTATCTTGCTTGGTAGTAAACATAGTATTGTCTATCCTCTTTATATTATATATAGTATAACGTTTATCTTCTTTTTATTAATGATTTATCATGTAGCCGCGTACACTTCCGATAACACAAGATATCCCTATAATATAGACGAATATGGAGAACATAAAACGAATACAAATGGAGACAATTGTGCCAATAAAAGCCCCTTCTCAGGGGAATGTCAAACATATCAATGTAGATTTAACACCCAAGAAGGAAAAGCGAGACAGTAACTCCGAGCCAGAGCCAGAACCGGAACCAAAGGTTCCGCGCAAACGAGTGGTAGTAAATGGAAGTGAATGGGTATTTACCGAAGTGGACTTGCTTGCAGAAAATCAATTAGAATACATTCAACAAATATATAATAATAATATCACTCTACAAAACGAACAAAAATGCAAGATAGTTATACAACAATTGAAGACAAAATTACACGGGTATCATAGTCAAGACACATTAAAACAAATATATAATGAAGAACAATTTATAACGTTGGAGAGAACCTTGCAATTATTAATAGAGTGTAATTGTAGGTGTTTTTACTGTAAATCAAATACAAAGGTTCTCTATGAATATGTTAGAGAGCCGACACAGTGGTCATTAGAACGGATTGACAACTCAATCGGACACACGATGAATAACGTTTCAATCGCGTGCTTGAATTGTAATTTACGTAGGAGAACAATGAACCAAGAGCGATATATTTTTACAAAACAACTGGTATTATTAAAAAAGGAATAAATTATAAAACACATATAAACCGTATGTAATATTTAAGTATAATATGGAACCATTATCACATCATGCGGGGGTATATGAGAAATTAAATAGCTTTTATGTTTCTGGTAAAATACCGCATATTATTTTGCATGGGCATCATGGATCCGGCAAAAAAACGATTTTGAATTGGTTTATCAATAAAGTATACGAGGAGAACAAACCCATAATAAAGAACAATGTTATGTATGTAAATTGTGCACATGGTAAGGGTATACGGTTTATAAGAGAAGATTTGAAATTTTTTGCAAAGACGAATATACATTCTAACAATGGTTCTAATTTTAAATCAATTATACTATTAAACGCCGATTTCTTAACAATAGACGCACAATCGGCATTACGACGATGCATAGAATTGTTTAGTCATAACACTCGTTTTTTTATTATAGTAGAGAACAAAGACAAATTATTAAAGCCAATATTATCGCGTTTCTGTGAGATTTACGTGGCGGAGAAAATGAGCGAGGACGCGGTTTTAAATTTGAATAATCGTTTAGTCATTGGTATAGATGCTCCATTGGACGACGACAGATCACGTTTAATAGTAGATACTATGTCAGATTTAACCCGAGGCTCAGTAACGCACACTGAATTAGTGAATATATCCGGTAAACTGTACGAGGACGGGTTCTCGGGGCTGGATTTAATTAGATGTATTCGTAATATGAAGATCTTTGACGACAAGAAGATGTCGGCGATTGTAGTCTGCTTTAATATAATCAAATCAGAATATAGATGTGAGAACCTATTATTATTGTATATGTTGGACTATATATATTTACGGACAAAAACAGATATAAAAAGTGTGTTGACATTATAGTTTATATGGACGACTTTGTATTGTCAAATCTACAAGAATCGCGGAATGAGTGGTGCAGTAGACTGGTTAGTATTTTTACACCATTGATATTAGGTGGCATACGTTCAATATTTAACGAATCGTGGAAACTCTGTCTAGATAATGACGAGGCAAATAAATATCTAATGACTTTCCAAAACTTATTATCGCGTATTCCAAAGTGGAATAATACGATTATTGAAGAAGAGCGTACACGTATTATTGAACGAAGTGGGTGCAATTATCTAGAAGATCTCATTACTTGTGTCCATATTATCCAATTAAAGGTATTAACGTGTATTCGTGTTGGTAATAAACAAAAGAAGATTGATATTTCTATCCCCAAACTAGATAGTTTTATTCATAAGGTATACATTCATGTTGCACGTAAGATTTATTCAAATGTTTATTTGTTTGATAAGAATGTAACACCTCTGCAATACCAGAAGAATACACGCGAAATAGAGAACATTATACAAGAATGTGTTTTGATTGCAATCCGCGACAGTATTCCGACTGAGGCGATTATTCGTGCATATATGGACGAGAGTGTAGAACACGAGGAGGAGGTTATCATTGAGAAGATAGAAGATGAGGAGCCCGAGCCAGTAGCTGATAAATCAGAGAAAGATAAGAAGGCAGCGAGCGCTATTACCAATGAAGAGGATATTCCAGCGATTGTACCTGCTATTCAGAATATAGACAACAAATCAGTAGTGACGAAATTATCCTTTAACGATTTAGATTCTGTATTGGACGAGAAAGACAATGTAAACAATGTAGACGCCCCCAAGACAATTGAACGCTTAGAAGAGATTAGTACGTCGAGGGCAATTCAGCGTAAATTAGATGAACAAGAATCGTCCGATGAAGAAGATCGTATACAAATCTACACCGACCCAATTGCATTGAATGATGTATCTGTCTTAGATAATGAACCAGGTATCAAGCCGATCGCAGATGCATTTGTTCTGAATGATGTGGAAGAATTGTTTTAGAAACGTACATATTTAGGAATATGCGTAAGAATAATTAATATATAATCGTAATTGAATTATATATTTAATAATAATGGAAAAGTTGTTTATTCTGGCACTTCTAATAGCTGGACTGTATTGTTCTATTAAAATCATAGAGATGAAGTATGTTACCAAGGAGTGGAAACCATTGAAAACGGTTATTCGTGATGCAGTAGTGGTACTGATTTCTAGTGTGGCTGCCATTTTTGCATTCAATGTATCAAACGGATCCATTACCGACTTTTTCAATATTGTTACCGATAATGCAGTGCTTAATCCGTCTGCTACCGAGGTATTTACTGGTGACCCAGGATTTTAGATAGAATTATGGTAAAATGTCATTTTTCAACGATGAATGACACTTTATTTTGTGAATTCTGGTATTCCGATAACCGTGTTAATGTTACTTGGTAGTGAATGAATATCTATATAACGTGCAACGTCTGGTGCCAAATACAACGTCAGTTGCATGTCTGCATTGTTCGTTAGACACTTGCTCGTCCATTTGTCTAGCTTCAAAACGTCATTTAATCCGACTATACGTCCATTTACGCCCAGATGATTTGTGGGTCGTTTACCAGGCTTGCCATTCGTATGTTTTATTCGCCATTCGCACGATAGTGCGTTTCGGTGGTCGGGAAACCCGGTTACCAATGCGTATATTTCCCACCCACCTCCACAACCGTGTGTATACACTGCACCCCCCGAAATCTCTTCGTTGTGTTGTCGGAGACGACGATATGGGTTATTCGTAGAGCCATTGTACGTTAAATGATTATATTTTGCGTGTTTATTCCGTAGAATGTAACAATACCATTTTTCTGGCGGAGTTGTTGCCTCCACGTTCTCAATCATCTACTATTTAATATAGATAGTAGATAATTAATCCTCCTAAACACAACTAGGCAATTTAAACACAACTAGGCAATTGGTCAATGTCCATACATTTGCCTACCACCTTCTTATCAGAACAAGTAAACTGTTTAAAGTATGAATATTTCAACTGTGCTTGTGGAGTATGTTTGTTGACGGTTCTCGCAACCATCTTATATAATTTGAAATTGGGGTATCGCTCATCTCCATTTCGTTTATATAACACATTCTTCCCTCTATCGTCTAAACACCATCTCTGTATGGTTTTTTGTAGGTCGTCGTATTTAGAATGGTCTTCTCCCTCGTCGGGAACAATAAAGTCGTAAATAGAACAACCTAATCTACATAAGTCAAAACTATAATTCGGTTCAATTCTTGGTTTCGTGTTGTCATAGTATGGTTCGCAATTATATTGGGTGGCAGCATCTCCGCCGAGTGCAAAACTATCACTACATATGGTATTTCCGCCGAATTTAAAAATACTACGACCGAAATCAATGAGTTTGAATATTCTACCGTGTGTAGGAACCCTATACGTTACGTTCTCGTACTTATAATAAAGATATGGTTCATCTGTATCAATATACATAATATTATTTGTATGCAAATCGTTGTGAGTAAATGCAAACATCTTTTGATATGCAATCAAAGTCATTATCACTTGGAATAATGCGGCCGCTGCACTGTCTACGTCTAACATATTATTCAAAAACAGTTCGTCTATGGTGCCTTTGCATTTTTCTAAGCATATCAGCTGTACTGGAAATTTATTTATATACCCGCTTTGTACGTCATCGTCATATGTATCGTCTGATGTAGAGCTTTCTTCGTTTGAATCTGTTTCCCAATCTTCATCGTTCTCGCGGTCTTCATCCCCTTCCCCGTCGGAATCGTCCTCCTCGGTTTCATCTGAACTATCGTTATAGTCACTATTATCATCAGAACTAGAATTAGAACTAGAACCAGAACTAGAATTAGACGATGATTTTACCGAGGTTTCTGCTTTATTACGGTTATCATAAATAGTTTCGGTTTCTCCTATTTCGGTAGTAGGTTCTCCAATATCCATTACATCATCTAGATTAATTGCACTAATATTATGAGCAATTCCACTAGATATTCTTAGTTTTGTTCGGTTTGTACGAGAACTATCTGCATAGTAAGAAGACGTGTCGTGATTACATATAGAAAATAATTTGTTTAGATTTTCATTAAAGAACGGCGATGTATTCAGGTACTCAATATCGTCGGCTACATTCATTTTATATTTGTCTTGAATTCCGATAAAACTACCATAGAAGTCTGTTCCGTGCACGAAGTTATACTCGTGTAATACTTTACTGGTTAGGTAATAGAAAAAACAGTCGGTATATGCAGCGTTGTTCATATCGTCTATCTTAGGATAACCGGATGTGTTTAATTGGGGTAACTTGTATATATCAGATCCATCGGGTTCATATTTGCCAATCATATATCGTATTGGATCAAGTAGCGGAGAGTACTTAATAAAAACCGCCTTGTCGTTATCAATTATACCAGTTGTTGCGTCCTTAACTGTACTGCTGTTTACAATATGGTATTTGTGATTTAACTGAACAGAAGAAACATTATCATTGTTTAATGATAGAAAACGAGTATACAATGGGCTGTATGTTTGAAGCCCACTGATACGAAACGGATTATAATCATTTTTCAAATCGTCAGGAGAACCTTCAAATGAGTTTTCTAAACTATTCAAATCTAAGTGGACATTATTATATAAAGTAATAGGGAATACAGGTAAAGCCGTCATTTATATCTAAATGGTATACTGGATTTATATATATAAAAACAAACATCTAAACTCATTTGGTTTAGTGTAGTGTACGGTGCGTTTAGACGTATTCCCAATTATATCTATATCGTATATATACTATACTGAATGACGCTAGAATTAAAAAGATTTAATATGCGTGATATTACATTTAAGCCGGACGAGAACAAGGGTCCAGTGATTGTTATGATTGGGCGTCGTGATACAGGTAAGTCATTTTTGGTAAGAGATTTATTATTTTATCATCAGGATATACCGATTGGAACTGTCATATCCGGAACAGAGGCTGGTAACGGTTTCTATGCGGCTCACGTACCCAAATTGTTTATTCACGAAGAATATAATACAGTATTAATTGAGAACGTGCTGCGACGTCAAAAGACCGTTCTAAAACAGGTAAACAAAGAAATAGAATTATATCGCAAGTCGACGATTGACCCCCGTGCGTTTGTGATTTTAGATGATTGCTTATATGACCAATCATGGACACGTGATAAAATGATGCGTTTATTATTTATGAATGGTCGTCACTGGAAGGTTATGCTTATTATTACAATGCAATATCCATTGGGTATCCCACCTAATCTAAGAACAAATATTGATTATGTATTTATATTAAGAGAACCGTATCTAACAAACCGAAAGCGTATTTGGGAGAACTACGCCAGTATGTTTCCGACGCTAGAAGCGTTTTGTGGGGTGATGGACCAAACGACCGAGAACTATGAATGTTTGGTGATTAATAATAATGCGAAATCTAATAAGCTAAATGATCAAATATTTTGGTATAAAGCCGAGAAACATCCTGATTTCAGATTGGGATCAAAGGAGTTTTGGGAGATATCTAAGAGTATGGGGTCCGACGATGAAGATGAAGCATATGACCCAAGCAAGGGTAAGAAACGCAGTGGACCAGCTATTAATGTCAAAAAAAACAAATGGTAATATAAGTATTGTGTAATGAATTACGGATCGTACATTTCCTCATCTTCTTCGTCAAAATCCGTATCAATATCAAAATAGTCTATTGTCTCGTTACCGTGAATGAATGGGGCATTGAAATGTTGAATATTATCCAGATAGACATTTGCCACCAAGTCTCTGAACTCAGTGCCGTCGGCAAGTGATATTTCTTGGTCTGAAATCTCGTTGTATTCTTCTACTTCTACTTGATTATTCAATTCTATTGGTTCAAGTTCATGGTCGGGGTCAGGTTCATCGTCAGAATCAGGTTCCGGTTCCGGTTCCGGTTCAGGTTCAGGGTCATCGTCATCGTCAGAAACATCTTGTATATGCATATCGTGTACATGATGAAAATCCTCATTGAATATCGTGTGAGTTTCCAAAAAGGGCGGTTGTACTGGTGACCGTTTACTAAATTCAATATAGTCGGTGTTGTATGTCATGGTCCCGATCACCCGTTTATTCTTGATTTTAAACATTCGTCTTCCAAATTGAGGGTTGTGTAAATGGAAGACATTCAATTTGTTTATAAGAAGGCATTTTGCACGGTGCCGAATAGTGCAATCAAACGAATAGTTCAACTCTAAGTACAGTCTTAAATAGGGCTTGAATATAAGAACCAACGTGTTGTCCGGAAAATCTGGATCAATTTTGATACGTGCATCGTATGTAAGCATGTTGAGTATATAGTCTACTAAGGTCGCCTCATCTTCGTTTTCAACAAACTGGTTTATGTATTTATTTCTTATTAATACCTGATTGTTTCGTTGAAAGTCAGTCAAGTTGAAATTGCTGAGAAAGAACTTATATAATACTTCCGGTGTGCGTATCAACCGGTCTTTAATCTGAAAGTAAATATTATATAAGTCCGACTTTGAGAACGGCAAATTGTTGTATGGGTTTTTTACTGGCAAGGGTTCGGATATGAAATAAGGGGAATTACATACCGAACTTTCTACTATCTTGTTCAGATCGGTAATACTGAATAAATACCGACAATTATGTTGAAATATAGTAATGACATTGCGCTGTTTTTGGTTCAAATCATTCAAGTATAAATCGGTCTTCATAATAATCGGCGCTCGCTTTAATTTAAATAAATATGCAAACTTACACAACGCAGAGTAGTGCCGTTGGCTAAGAATATGCATCATACGAACGTGTTTCTTAACGTCATCGGAAATGAATGAGAGACATTCAATCATCTTAAAATGTTCAAACTTGTTCAATCCACCCGGCCTTATTTCTCTTCGGTCACCGCGCAGTTGAAAGATCATATTTTGAATTAAATTACAACTAAATGGGTGCCCAAATCGTTTCATTGTATTGCTTATATCTAATGCCATATAAGCAGACCGATTGTTTATACTTAGGTTGGTTAGGTCAAAATGATACTGTTCATCTGTTGACGAATGGAGCTTGTGTACAATATACGAGAAAGTATTCATTGTTGTAGGGTTATTTTATAGTATCATAATCAGATACATTACAATCAATTTTTCCAAAAGATAAATGCGTATGAAAAAATCATACGCATTTACTAAATAGTTATCTATATTTACATTTATTCGGTAGCATCTGTTTTAGTATCTGCTAACACTTCATCGCGCAACTGAGCAGCATCCACGACAACTGCATCTCTGCTATCAAAATCTACTGTTTCTTTTACACCAATCAGATTTCCTTCTCCGTCCATAGTCTGTGTAAGAACGTTACCGCTCTTAGTTGCCTTTTCAATGTTCTCCATAATTGCCTTCTTCTTCGTCTCGCGGATACGCTCCTCAAATTCCTTCTTCGCCATCTCCTCGTTCTTCAATTTTTCTTTGTGCAATGCATTTAGCTGTTCCTCCAAATGTTCAACACGGCCTGTCTTATATGCATCGGGATCCCACGGAACCCACACTCCAACTGGCCCAACATAAATATCGTGGTTCGGGTCGTGTTCGCGCATTTTCTTGCATCTCTCTTCTGCCTCGTCCTGAGTAGAGTATACTCCTCTAACTTTTAGACCACGCACGGATGTTTGAAACGCGTGTTCCCGGTTAAACGTTTCATTTAGCTTATCTTCTTGCTTATCTAAGAAATTCTTATAATCGTCCTCAATACCACTTTTCTTCAATTTATCGGACTCTTCCTTAACAAATTCATTAAAGTCATTAATCAGGGTCTCCGCCTTTAAGCTATACTTATATGCAATGAAATGAATAAACTCAAAGTACCTCTCCATTGATTTAGAGAATTCCCAGTTTTTAATAAATTGATTAAACAAATAAACTTCGCGCTTCTTCAAAATCTTGTCCGGTGAGACAAACGACATACATGCGAACTTTTGTCCTGCAATAGGAGGATCCTCGTCACATAAATCAACGTATTTAGTGTTCTTCGTTCCATCGGGGTTTTGCTTCTTCTCAAACGTAGACATTTAGCAGTATAAATGATATACGAACCTTTATTTAAGTGTTTTATTTAGAATATATTTTACGGCAACAACCCCCCCCCTCGTATTTATTAAACACCGTATTTATTTAGCATATAATTAATTGGTAAAGGTAAATTTTTTTGTTCTAATATAATATAACAATCACGATGCTTGATTTGAACGATTTAGTGAAACGTGCGATTAAATACCTCATTGAGGGTTTAGTCGTCGCCCTTGCCGCCTTTGCCATCCCCAAGAAACAGCTCAATGTAGAGGAGATCGTCATTATCGCCCTGACTGCTGCTGCTACGTTTAGCATTCTTGATGTATTCATTCCTTCTATGGGCGTGAATGCTCGTGGTGGTGCCGGTTTCGGTATCGGTGCCAATCTAGTGGGTGGTTTAAAGATGGTGGCGTAAATGTCACATTATAGTATTTCCTATATTTGATTATTATTATTTAACTATAATCAAATAAAAATCATATTTCTCTTTTCTATGCATCGTAGTATGGATTATCACGGATTTTCATTCCACAATACTCCCGCGGTTTCTTCTTGTAATCAACTGGGTCGTGTATACCCGCTTCTTTTGCATTTTCTAGTAAAAATTTGAAATTTGCCCAAAATTCACTCTTATGCCCGATTGACTTTGTCATTATATGTGCTAGTTCATGAATGGCTACAAACAAGAGCGTATTCTCATCAATTAAGTTATTATTGTCCGCTTTTTGCTGATTTAAACAAAATGCAACCTTCTCACCTTTGTTCTCGCTATATGCAGTAAATGCGCTCGTTGGTAACGTCTCCATTACCTTGGCGGGGTTAAATCCGGATACTAGTTGTCGAACGTCCTCGTTATCATTATGGTTCTCGTCCATATATTTGACCAATTCTTTACATTTTGTGGTAACATTGGCTAATAAATCGGCGGCTTCGGCAATGCGTTTACGGTCGCGTACACAATACTTATTTCCGTCCACGGAAGATACGATACACTTCAATTGAAAACTATCGGCATTATCGTAATATGTGTATCCACATATCGCCAATATCAGT